TTACCGCATCGACGTATAAAGGTAAATCTGGTTCTGTAACTTATACTGCGACTTCATCGCCAGGAAATTTTACGGCATCGGGGTCTTCTTCTCCTCTTACTGTAACTGGTCTTACTAACGGAACCGCCTATACTTTTACAGTTAGAGCTACATCATCGACTAGTGAAACGGCTACGTCTTCTTCGTCTGGTTCTGTTACACCGGTTCTCCCAACAGTTTCTGTACAATATCTTGTTATCGCTGGCGGAGGATATGGTGGTGGTAATGGTTCCGGTGGCGGTGGTGCTGGTGGATATCGCACATCGGTAACTGGAGCAACAAATGGCGGTGGAAGTGCTCTTGATTCAGCTCTTCAATTTAGCCGAGGAACTTCATATACGGTTACTGTCGGTGGAGCACAAAGCAACTCTGTACTCGCAACAGTAACATCAACTGCTGGTAACTCTCCAGCAAGCTATGGAGTTGGCGGTAATGCCGGTGGCGCTACTACACAAGGCTATAACGGTTCTGGATCTGGCGGAGGTGGAGGATCTGGTTCTGCTGCAACTTCATGTGTTGGTGGAAATGGTCTAAGCAATTCAATTACCGGAACTGCTGTAACCCGTGGCGGTGGCGGCGGTAAGGGCGACGCAGCCAACTTCTGTCAAAACTGCTCTGGTTGCGCTGGTGGCTCTGGCGGTGGAGGTGGTGGTGCAGGAACTGAGCCCAACGGATGCGGTGGTCAGGGCGGAACTGGGGCTGCCAATACTGGTTCTGGTGGCGGTGGCGGTGGTCGTGACTGTGGTGGGCCAACTGGATACGCTGGCGTTGGTGGTTCTGGATTCGTTGCCCTTCGTTATGTTGATACCGAAGCAGCAATTACCACCATTAGTGCTGGTTTGACATATACAACAAACGTTACTGGCGGATATCGTATCTATCAATTTACAGCAGGAACAGGAACGATTACATTCTAATGGCACACTACGCATTTCTTGATGAAAATAATATTGTGACCGAGGTTATCACGGGTCGCAACGAATGGGAAGTTGTCGACGGAATTTCTGATTGGGAAGAATATTATGGAGAGTTGCGTGGACAGCGATGCAAGCGCACATCTCTTCATGGGAATATTCGAAAGACATTTGCTCGAATTGGTTCACGCTATGATGAAGCAACAGATGTGTTTATACTTCCACCACCATTTCCTTCGTGGGAGTTAAATGAAGACTTGGATTGGGTTGCGCCAATTGCATACCCAGATGACGATACTCATTTGTATGATTGGGATGAAGACGCACGCTCATGGCGTATTTCATTTACTTGGGACGAAGGAGCCTCTTCGTGGACTCAGGTTTAGACGAAACAAAAGCACGCATGTCCGTGTGCAGAGAGTGTGATAAATTTAATCGACATCTTGCACAGTGCAAGGTGTGCAAGTGTTTTATGCCAGTCAAAACAAGAATGAAGTCTTCTAAGTGTCCACTTGGAAAATGGTAAAATATTTAGAGTTAGGAGTATTCTAATGGCACACTACGCATTTCTTGATGAAAATAATATTGTGACCGAGGTTATCACGGGTCGCAACGAATGGGAAGTTGTCGACGGAATTTCTGATTGGGAAGAATATTATGGAAACTTTCGCGGACAAAAATGTGTTCGCACTTCTTACAATGGAAACATTCGTGCCAATTATGCTGGAATTGGGTTTTTCTATGACGAGGAAAATGATGTTTTTATTGCGCCACAACCGTATCTATCTTGGGTTCTAGATGAAAATTATAGATGGATTCCACCAGTGCCTTATCCGGAAGATGAAAACAATTTATATGTATGGGACGAAGATACAATTTCTTGGATTGTGAGCAAGTAGAACTAAAAAATATTGAAATGTAAAGTTTGCAAGTATTTTATATTAATTAAAACAAAAATAAAGGCGGTAAAATATTATGTTTGCTAGAGGCATTTTTGCATCTCGCAGCGGGGGGATCCCCGATGCTCCTACGAGCGTTTCGGCTACCGCTGGTAACGCACAGGCGACAGTAACTTTTACCGCATCGACGTATAAAGGTAAATCTGGTTCTGTAACTTATACTACGACTTCATCGCCAGGAAATTTTACGGCATCGGGGTCTTCTTCTCCTCTTACTGTAACTGGTCTTACTAACGGAACCGCCTATACTTTTACAGTTAGAGCCACTTCATCAACTAGTGAAACGGCTACATCTTCTTCGTCTGGTTCTGTTACACCGGTTCTCCCAACATTTTCTGTGCAATATCTTGTTATCGCAGGTGGAGGTGGTGGCGGTCAAGGTGCAACAGGAGCAATTGAAGGTGCTGGTGGTGGCGCTGGAGGATACCGTTCTTCGGTAAGTGGCGAGTCTTCTGGTGGTGGGGCGTCGGCTGAGTCCGCGCTTTCTGTCACTGTTGGCAGTTCCTACACGGTGACTGTTGGTGCTGGTGGTGCTGGTTCCAGCAACGGTTCTAACTCGGTGCTTTCAACGATTACATCAACGGGTGGTGGTCGTGGCGGTGGTGACAATCCGAAGCGTCCTTCGACGGGTGGTTCGGGTGGTGGCGCTACGGGTGGAGGTTTCGGCGGTTCGGGTGGCGGTGCTGCGGGTACTGCAAATCAGGGTTATGCGGGTGGTAACGAGCAAGGTGACTCTCAGGGTGGTGGCGGTGGTGGTGCTGGTGGCGTTGGTGCAAACGCTCCAAACGGTGCTGGTGGTTCGGGCGTAAGTTCGTCAATTACTGGTTCGTCTGTTGCGCGAGCAGGTGGTGGTGGTGCAGCACAGAACGGTGCTGGTAGTGCTGGCGCATCAAGCAGTAACGGTGGTGCTGGTTCAGCAAACACGGGCGCTGGTGGTCACGGTGGCAGCAATGGCGGTTATCAGCAGGGCGGTACTGGAGGGTCGGGTGTGGTCATCATCCGCTACTCCGACACGCGTGACGACATCTCCACTATCGGTGCTGGTTTGACGTACACCAAGACCACATCGGGTGGCTACAAGATTTACTCCTTTACAGCTGGAACAGGAACGGTGACTTTTTAAAATTGGAATGTAAAGTTTGCAAGTATTTTATATTAATTAAAACAAAAATAAAGGCGGTAAAATATTATGTTTGCTAGAGGCATTTTTGCATCTCGCAGCGGGGGGATCCCCGATGCTCCTACGAGCGTTTCGGCTACCGCTGGTAACGCACAGGCGACAGTAACTTTTACCGCATCGACGTATAAAGGTAAATCTGGTTCTGTAACTTATACTGCGACTTCATCGCCAGGAAATTTTACGGCATCGGGGTCTTCTTCTCCTCTTACTGTAACTGGTCTAACTAACGGAACCGCCTATACTTTTACAGTTAGAGCTACATCATCGACTAGTGAAACGGCTACGTCTTCTTCGTCTGGTTCTGTTACACCGGTTCCTCCACCGTTCTCTGTGGAATATGTTGTTGTTGGTGGAGGCGGCACTGGGCGTACTGGAGGTAGCAGCGGAACATATTATGGCGGAGGAGGCGGTGGTGCTGGAGGATACCGTTCTTCTGTGTCTGGCGAATCAAATGGCGGTGGTCAGCCGCTTGAATCAGCATTATCAATCAACGCTGGAACTTCTGTTACCGTCACAGTTGGCGGTGGTGGTAGTAATTCGGTGTTTAGTAGCGTTACCGCTACGGCTGGTGCTAATTCAGGGAGTGGCACAGGTGGAAATGCTGGCTCATACGGCTATTCTGGTGGTTTTGGACCCGGCGGCGAGGCAGGTGGTGGTGGTGGTGGTGGAGCAGGCGGAGCAGGGGGAAATGGGTATACTCTGAACGGATACCAGCCATACGCAGGTAATGGTGGCGCTGGAATATCTAGTAGCATAACTGGATCAGCGGTTGGTCGTGCTGGAGGCGGTGGAGGTGGAGCTGAATATAATGCTGGAAGCGCTAGTTCTGGAGGTTCAAGCGGTGGAAGCGGTACAAACGGCACAGCAAACACTGGTGGAGGCGGAGGCGGAGGTGGAGCACAATACTCTGCGTGGAGTAACACTCCTGGCCTTGGTGGTTCAGGAATTGTAATCATTCGTTATTCAAGCAGCATGCCAACTATTTCATCTATCGGTGCAGGTTTGACATACTCAACATCTACTTATGGTAGCTATAGATATTATCAATTTACTGCTGGAACAGGAACGGTGACTTTCTAAAATACGCTGGTCGAATACAATAATTGATATTACTATTGTTATATACAATCTTTAATTTTGGAAAAACATGCGATACAACGAACCTATTTCATATAATTCTTCTAATGTTACGTACAATGGAACAATTTTAATATACGCAAGTAGTTTAATAAATCCAATTGTATTAAACAATATAACAGTATTTTACGCTAATAATGAAGATTACTCTAATTCAACTACAATTGGCGTTTTAAGTATTGATGTAAATCCAGAAGGAATTATTTCCATTGAAGTTTTAGATGAAGACGTAAGCGCTATTGCGTCCGCCCAAGTAATATCTATTACTACAAATGGCGAAGTATCTATATTAGGCTAAATATAGTTACTATAAAAAATATTAAACTTGGAGATTAAATGTTAACAAACACGGTTCTTGTAAATGATAAAATAAGAATAAAGGTAAAATTTGTTGACGTAAACAACCTTACTGGTGAACAGATTTTAGTTAGCCCCACTTCTGTTTTGGTCGCTATATATAAATCAGATAATACAGAAATTGTTTCAACTAGCGCGACATCATTAACTAGCTCTGAATATTATTATGATTTTACTCCAACTGTAGCTGACACTTATAAAATAGTTTTCATTGGCAATATCCCTGGTGGAAGCTCTATAACAGTAAATCAACAGTTATATGTCAGCACATCAACCGATGAATACAAACCAAAAATAACTTTAAAAGCAGATGAAATAATTACATTTGCACCAGATGTTGATCCAATTTATTTAAACCCAGAAGAAATGCAAGCATATTTTCCTGAAGCATCTTTATTGGAAATAGGAGAAATAATACATTTCCATTCTATGGAAGTAAGAGATATTTATGGGTTTAATGATTTTTATTCAGCATCAAATATTAATTACACAAGTTTGGAATATATAAAAGCAGCAACAGCGTGCGATTTAAGTAGAACATATAGTTATGGTGGTGATGATGACGTATCTGTCCAGCTTGGTGATTTAACTGTAACTGCTCGAAATCTTCCAAGAACAAATATAAGCAGAGGCAACGCCGTAACCTGGTGTCAAATAGCCGCTGCTCTAAGAAAAGAAATGTTAGCTGGAATAACCGGGGCGAGAGGAGTTCAGCCTAAAGGTATACCAACACTCCCAATAGTAAATGCAGGCAAGTATATAGACCCAGACACAGGAAGAGTTACATATCTAACCGAAAGGGATATATACGGGGCTAGCAGAAAGAAAGAACTATCGTATGACCCAATGCCAAAGAGGGGTCTACATAATTATGATTAATCTTGAAAAATCTTTTTTAAACATTTTAAAAAAATGGGGCTATGATGTTTTTATACAAAGAAAAAAACCCAATGGTAATTACGAAGAAAACTTACAACAAGTAACTACTAGAAGTGTTTTTCAAAAAGGAAGATTTTTAGCCAAATCTGTTGATGAAGAAGCAGAAGGTATATTGGTTAATTCTGATATTGTTTATTATTTTGAAGGCTCAATTAATCCAGGAGAAGGCGATAGAATATATGAAATGATTCCTAACGCCGCAAATAAATATACAATTTACGTAATAGATACAAGTGCCCCAATTAGAGGAAAAAATGGAAAAATAGTATATTGGACTGTTGGGGCGACTAGAGAAAAACAGGTTTAAAGTGTTAATAGTAAAAAAGAATCAACAACTTAAATTTAAATTTACTTTTGTTGCTGATGCAAAAGATGTGTCAAGTACGTCTACTAATACTAAAAATATTTCATTTAAACAAATTTTAAATGGTAAAGCAACAATAACAACAGTTGTTAATCACGGTTTTCAAATTGGTCAAGCCGTAACAATAGCCGGTGTTGATAGTATTTTTAATGGAATACATACAATAGAAGAAATTACTGATTCAACATTTTCTTACAGAACTATGGAATCAAATGTTTCAGTTCAAGTTTCTGGTGGGACAGCATCAGTTAAGTCATATTTGTTAAATGGTGGATTATCTTATGATCCAATAGCGGGTGGCTCAGATGTGGTTGTAAGCGTCTATAGAGGTCCAGATCAATCTGGAGCGCTTATAGGGTCTCCTATTTCATATAAGTACACAGATGCAAATACCAGTCCTAACGCTTATATCCAAAGAAATGGAACAACTGAATTTGTCTTTAATTATAAGATACCAGAAAATATAGAAGCCCAAAATTCTTTGTTTAACGGCATATATACCGTCGTTGCTAAAACATTTATTAATGGTAATCCGCTTAGTTCAATAGCGCAATTTGAATTAAAAGATACATTATATGATTTAACTTCTGGAACAGGGCAAGGAAACAAATCTGCCACAATATCCTATAAACCATCATATGATGATTTGAATCAAACAAACATGCAATCAATCTTATTAATTGGTCATGGTGATGGAATAGAAATAAATAATCCAGTAAAGATAAGTTCTATACAAAACGCAATAGATTTATTGTCTGGCAATAAAAACAGCCCCCTTCTAAGAGGCGTGCTAGATGCGTATGGGGCTGGAGCAAGAAACATTTTTATCTGTGCAGCAGCGCCGATGTCAGAGTATGTGCCAAGTGTTCCAGATAGAAATACAGCATATGCAATTTTTAGTGAAAGTCAATCTAATGTTGTACCACAAACTTTTTATGAAAAATATTATAAAAGATTAATTGAAACTTATAAAATAATAAAACAATTAGATTATATTGATATAGTTGTTCCGCTAGAAGCTTCCATAATTAAAACAGAAGGTGTAGATTTTCTTTCGCAATTAGCTCACTATTGCCATGATTTTCATAACGAAACAGGCTATGTACAAATGGGGGTGATTGGAAGTAGGACTAATGGAATAAATGCAAATGATATAGAATTAATTAAAAATAGCAAATATCTTAAATATAAATATACAACTTTTATAAATACTACCTCTAGCACACAAATAGCTTCAGATATTGGCAGATATGTTATGCCAGTTTACGGAGAGGCAGTTTTTTCACACATGCAAATAGATTCCACCTATACTGCTTCGGTTGCCGCGGCAGTTGCTGGGATGGTAGCCCAATCTGATTTAAATATGGGTTTAACAAGAAAAAGAATTCCTGGAGCGTTATCTTTATATGGAGTTGATTTAACATCAACACAATTAAACGATCTAGATTCTATGGGAATAAATACTATATATAGAGGGGTTAAAGCTCGTAGAGGTAATGTCTATGAGGTTTATTTAACTGGAGACTATACTTTGGCAAATGCTAATTCGGTATTTTCAAAGCTTCCACAAATGAGATTAACATCTTTTGTTGCTAGTCAAGTTAAGGCTTATGGATATGACTATATAGGCAAATTTGGCTATGACAAAGTGGTAACAAATGTTACTAATATGTTAGCTATTTTAAAGAAAAATAAATCAATTATTGATTATGAATTTAAAGCTGAACAATCAACAAGCGAAAAAGGTTTATTAATATTAAATATTAATTTAACATCTTCTTTAGGTTTGAAAAAAATAAATCTTTCTTTATCAGCAGGACCGGCAGCGTAACATGGCACAACTTCCGATAAACATGCCTATACTTGGGTTTGCAGATGCGATGGATAAATCACGTTTTGCAAATATTCTTCAGTCTGAAGGAAATTTATCATATTTAGAATTCATTTCAGCAGTAAAATCTTTATGGGAGCAAAGTTTTCCAAACTATCCTATAAAGGCAACTAGTAGCGCAGAAAATTCTTTTACTTGGTTTAATCCAGCAACTCAAGAGTATGATTCAACAGACGCAATAATAGTCTATTCTTTAGAGTTAAGAAAAGCTCATTCTGTAGAACCAAAACCTAGAATGAGACAAATAACAAATAATAATATATATGTTTATGGGCAAAGATTTCAAAATGTTGTAGCATTCACGGCTATGTCTCCAGTTGGTAAAAGACTAGGATCTAACCCAGACTCAGGTTGCGACGACCAAGACAACGCTTATCTTGTTGAGTCTTTAATAGAATCATTTGAAGATTTTATGTTGGAATATACGCCTATCTTTAAAAAGATAGGAGCTTCAGAACTAGTATATTCAAGAAGGCTTTCGGACTCAGAGGTCAATAGAGACGTAAAAGACGTACATAAAAGAACCGTAACGTACATGCTGACTACTGAAAAAACCTTTGCGGCACAGGCAAATACAATAGAAAAGATCGCGGTAGACGTAAGACAATTTATGGCTTACGAATCAGAACTATTAAATGGCGCAACTCCAAACTATCAAGATATACCAGTTAATCTTATAGATTTGGAAAATACCGCTACTCCAAGGCACTAAAACATATATTAATTTAAGCTTACTTAATATATTCATAGTTATTTTTATGAGTTACTTGTTACTATAAGACAAGAGTTATTCTGTCGGAGGTTCAAAAATAACATGGCTACACCAGGTGTAACAACATTAATTAGAGATCGCTTCTACAGCGTCTCAAGACAAGATGTCCCAGCAGGGCCAAGAATCGTGGCGATAGCCAAAAGAAGCACCGATGATGGCACAGGTAATGTTGCCAATCTGGATGTCGTTCAGGCAACAACCGAAAAAGATGTAATTGATGCGTTTGGGTCAGGTTCTGACTTACATAAAGCATTTTTAGAATTAATTACAGCAGGAGCTGAAAGAATTCATTTAGTCGCTCTTCCTTCAGATACTCAATTTGATCATACAAATGGCTACCTGAAGAGCGCAACCGCAGGATACTCTTCTAACAACGATAACATGCTAGATGCAGCATTTGCCGCTGCAGAAGCTGCTATCCCAGATATCATAGTCCCTTGGGGTAGAGGCGGAAACTCTTTAGACTGGGATTCAACAACCGGCGCAACACCTAATGCAGACGACTATCGCTTTCATGCAAATAACTCAAGCACAACAGCAAACAATTGGGCATATAAAGTAGCGTATAGAACAAAAGCAATTTCTGAAAATACAAATCCATGTATTGCCGTTATGGGTATAGCTCCATATGTAGCTGGTGTTAAAGAAAACCTAACTCCAGCTCAAGTAGCATCTCATCTTAGCTCAAGCTTGTCATTATTGGCGGATAGAAATAATTCTGTCTTTAAAGTAGTTGGTCCTTATGTAACTATAGTTGCTGCAGAAGTAAAGCCAGTTGGATATGCAACTATTAGTTCTGGCGGCACAACTGATTACGGTTACTCAAACGGAGCTGCTTCATTGGCAGCCACAATGAGCAGGACACCTTCTTATACGGGTATAACAAATAAAGCATTGTACAACGTACAGGCTTTGCGCTATGCTCCTACAAGAGCTCAGCAGACAACATTGAACGAAGCTGCAGTAAACACTGTAGTTCTTAACTTTAACAAAATTGCGGTATTTGGTGGAGCAGTAACTTACTCGGCTACAAATTCAGATTATTTGAGACTGTCAACAAAGAGAATTGTAGATGAGGCTTCACAGCTTGTTCGTCAAGTGTGTCAAAAGTTTGTTGGTGAACCATCAACAATACAGGTAAGAAATTCAATGGAAACAGCAATTTCTTCCGGTTTACGCGGTATGCAGATAAAAGGTGCCTTGTTGGAAAGTGATTTCAATGTCACATATGTTCCCTCGGATAACATGGCGATTGTAGACCTCGTATTAACACCTGCGTTCGAACTTAATTCGATCCAGGTTCAAATAGCCATTAATATATAATATACCGATTGGAGGGTAGCAAGTGGCAGCAGAATCATACAACCCAGTAAACAAATATCTTAACACCTACACAACTTTTTCTGGAGCAGACATAGTTGCAACATTTGGTGGAGTAGAAATTGGTGCTCTTTCTGGAATCACATTTTCAGTAACCAGAGAAAAAGCTCCTATCTATACAATGGGTTCACCAAACCCAAGATCATTTTCTAGAGGAAAGCGTGGCATTGCAGGTTCGTTAATCTTCACAGTATTTGATCGTCCAGCACTTTACACAATGCTTGACAAAAATTATGAATCACAAGATTCAAAACAAATGTTCTTTACAAGAGCACATAATACACTTCCTGGCGATACACAATCCGTTGGTAGAGGTATCCCTGGAATCAAAGATGGCAGCGGCTGGAGCAAGGACGTCGTAAAGAAAGTCCCATACTACGCTGACCAAATCCCGCCATTTGACATTACAGTAACTTTTGTTAATGAATATGGACAAGCAGCAGTTCGTTCAATTTATGGAGTTGAACTTTTGAATGAAGGTTCTGGCGCTTCAATGGATGACATTGTCATAGAAGAGACAATGACCTATGTAGCTAGAGAACTCGGACCGATGTATGCCATTAAGGTAGACAAAGATGCCGATGCAACATCATTAAAGCTTAATGATATCTTAAGCCAGGATGCAGTTAAGAACTCGCAACTGAATACAAATATCATACGTCCATAGTTTATAACTAACTGAAGACACCGGTAATGCATGGGGGATCTCTCCCATGCATTACTTTTTTAAAGACTGGTTAGGTAAAATGCAAGAAGTAAATCAACCTTCAAGTATCTATAGTTTTTCTGAAATAAAACCTAGCTACGATCCAGCAACAAATTTAGAATCAATACTTTCTAATATGTCCTTTTCCGGGGCGGACACAGTTGCTACAATGATTATCCCCCAAATAGGCCCAGATGGCAGAATAACTAGCTCTGGAGATGTTATAGATATAGGAGAAATACAAACTATATCTTATTCAGTTCACAGAGAAAATAGCCCGATTAGAACTTTAGGGCATTCAAATGTTAGAGGTTTTATTAAAGGAGGCAGAACAATTGCTGGTTCGCTTATATTTACAGTATTTAATGAATACGCATTTTATAGAATAAAACAATATAAAGAATATCTTGCTAGAAGCAATGGTTTTTTTGCGCCACTAGCTGACATGCTGCCACCGTTTGATATTGTTTTAACATTTTTTAATGAATACGGCAGCGCAGCAAAAATGAAAATATTTGGTGTTACAATAATAGATGAAGGTCAAACAATGTCTGTTGACGACCTTATAACTGAACAAACATATACTTTTATGGCAAGAGGAATACAGCCAATGGTCCACATGGCTTATGAAAAAGAAAGATATGGGGACATGACTAAAACACAAGAAGAAAATATTTTAAAGATTAATAGAAATATTTTTGGTGATACAGTTGATGGTGAAACAGTTAGTGCAACCTATTCTAATTTTATAACAGATCAAATAATTTCTTAAAGAGGAAAAGTGTCTAATAGTTATTACGAACAAAATTTTAATCCTTTATCTAATCTTGATACAGTTTGGTCTGGCACCTCTTTTCAAGATAATAAAGATAAAAGATTTAGTAATTATTATGACTACTATTTTGGCGGCGAAGACATCAAGGTTTATATTGATGGACTGTTTGAACCAGAAAATGAATTAGATATAGCTTCATTTAATTATGCTATAAAACAAGAGAAACAACCTTTGTATGGTTTTTGGTCCTATAACTACGATGCTGTTTTATATGGTACGAGAATTATTAGTGGAGAATTTACTGTCTATACTAGATATCCAAGAAGATTAACAGATTTAATTGAGAAGGCAACTTCTGTTAGAGTAAAAAATCCTTCACCAACAGAAGCATTTGGCGGTGTGGTATCGCCTTTGAGATCAAAATTAGATTCTGTTGATGATCAAAAAAATTTAGAAAAATACTGGGCCTACAGTCAACTAGATAGAATAACTGCAGATCCTTTGGCTAAACAGGTAAAAGATTCAGGTCATAATATATTTAGTGCTCACCCACCGTTTAACTTTGTTATTTTATATGGTGCCCAAGAAGCTTCTATGAGCCCAATTGATTACACTGGTACTAGCGGAAAAATTATTTCAGACAATTTAGATAGAATGATTGTTTCCGATATTAACGAAAGACTAATAAGAACAGATAACAATGCAAACCCAATGAAAATTGTTTTACAAGAAGTACAACTATTAGGTATGGCTACTTCTTATAATACCGGTGGGCAGCCCATAACAGAAAGCTATCAGTTTATAGCAAGGGATCTATACTTTAGTGAAGTAAATCTTGGCTTTATTAAGTCAGAAACAACACAAAATACATCCAATTTAAACCAAAGCGGAAACGGCCAATCTAATACAGAGCAATCAATATCAAATATAAATAATTAAATACATTGAATATATCATGTTTATAATGTATAATGTTTAGTGAACTAGTTCTTAAGTATAAGGAGATATAATGTCTACTCAAAGAAAAGTATCTATTTCTTCTAACGCCACGGCAGCAGAAGAAATGAACGTTGATGAAGTTGTGGAGATAACCACAGAACAAGTAGAGGCAACAGAAGCAAACGATGAAGCTAAGTCTGTAGAAGATTTAGATGACGCTCAAGAAATATGGGAAGGTGGCCCTACCGCTGGAGAAATAAAGAGATGGAAAGAAGTGTACGGAGACATCTATGTTACTTCTTTATCCTTTGATAAACATATTGTTTGGAGAGTTCTTTCTAGATTAGAATATAAGAATCTAGTAAAAAAAATGGAGCAGCTAGTTCAAGCAGGACAACTGTCTTCAGCTGAAGCAAACATGTGGAACGAAGAGGCAATAGCAGAAATGTGCATGCTGTATCCTGAGTATGATAAAAACAATACAGCTGGAGTTATGGCCGGCGTTCCTTCTTTGATCTCTCAAGAAGTTTTAGAGGCTTCTGGCTTTGTTGCTTTAGAGGTAAGACAGTTATAATTAAATATGGATCCAGAAAAACTCTATGAACTAAAAAAAAGATATGGTTCTATTTTTAGTACTTTCATAAAAAATCAAGAAGTTTTTTTTAGAGAATTAACTTTTGAAGAATATGATAAAATCATAGAGTATAAAAAATCTGAAAGCCACTCTTCTGCCGACATAGAAGATGTTATTATAGGGGCTGCGGTAGTTTACCCTGAAAACTTTAATATTAATTCTTTACCGCCAGGTTTAATATCTTCTTTATCTCAACAAATTGTTGATATATCGGGTTTTTATTCAGCTAAAATAGCTAAAAATATTTTAGAAAATAAAAGAGAAAAAGCTAATGAAGTTAGAAGTTTAATGAAAGCTTTTGTTCTCGCTACTATACATAAGTATAGCCCGCAAGATTTAGATAAAATGACGTTTTCACAATTGGCAGAAAACGTTGCTCTATCTGAAAAGATTATTGAGATACAGCAAAGTATTAATGGTGTCGAGCCAACTAATATTAATCTGCAATTAATCGATCCAGAAGAAGAAATGGAAAAGCAAAAAATTAGTGCAGCTAGACACAACGCTTCAAAGAAAGATGGCGAAGCAAGTTATGAAGACCCCATCGCACAAAAATTGTGGGGACTAAGACAATAGGAGATAGCTTTGATTAGAGATCGCGGACCATTACACAGCATAGGTAATGGTGTAACTTCTCGCGATATACCTTTGAATGAAGGTGAAACAGAAGGCATATCTCAAGATAGTGGTGCAGTTGCTAGAGCCTTAAATGGCCATCCTGTTATGCGTTTTTTTGCGCACGCAGGAACAACGATGCTGGTTGCAGGTGTTGGCGCAGCCATGCTGCGAAAAGGTGGATTAAAGTTAGCACAAAAATTAGAGGAATCTGGTAATACTTCTTTAATTAAAGATATGATAGATGTTAGAAGACATCTAGACAATTTGCAGGGCGTTAAACGAGCAATTGATGGCGTTAATGATCCATACGAAAAATTAGTTTTTGAAATTAATGATGAACTAACAACTGGTTATCTTGGTTCAAGACATTCCGTTTATGAAAATTATGGCTATTCATTTACAAAAGGTGAATTGAATCAAGCTGGTAGAGGGCTAACTTCAGAGCCGGCAGGTATATGGGGTCTTAAAGAGGATATTCAACAAAGAATAGTTAGAGTAGGCAGAAGGATGCCTTACGAGCTCCCAGCTTTATGGGGAGCACAAAGGATGGTCACCGATCCATTGTTTGGTAAAGATGGTGAAAGGAAAAAGTTAAACTGGTATAATCCAGCTGATGTTGTAAGTGATTTTGTTAAAACATCAGTAAGCACAATGGCAACAATGATACTGCCATTTGAGGCAGGCGGCGCAGCACTAAATGCTTCTAAGAGTTCATTAAATACATTTAAGTATTCAATGAGCAGTATTGGAGATTTAAGTCCAATAAAACAAAAAGTTGCAAAAGGGTTTGTAGATTTAAATGAATTGCTTAGCGAAGTTGGGCACGATCTTGCTACAGCAGGAAACGCTTTTCTAAAGAAAACCGCACAGTCATCTGGGGCTCTTAATGCTGCTACAACAGCTATGGGGGCAAATGAGCAGCCAAGAATATTAGACGCCCTACACAAGGCTAGAAAGGGCGCTAGAGCTGCATATGAGGCCTCTCGTGCCTCAGCAGACCCGGGGATGAAAAGGGCTACACACTATGCTAAAGCGCTAGCATTTGGGGCAAGAGGTGTAGACGGAGAAATTGGACCTGGTTTAATTGATACAATCCCAGCTCTAAGAGGCTTAAATGCAGGCATAAGAGCAGGTGCACAACAGTTTAGAGTATACGGAGAAGCATACGATGCTTTACAAAATTCTATCCAACAAGCAAGAGTTTTATCTTCTTCTAGTCCAAGATCAGCGGATATTATTTCCGCAATGCAAAAAATACAAGCTCAGTATTCTAGTAGATTATCTAAGTTTGCAAATCAAATTTCTATACTTGGCGCAGGTGGGCCAGACGACGCTTCTTTTACTAGATCTGATTTTTATTTAGGTCAACAACAAAAAGAATATAAAGAACTTTTATCTAAAAGACTTATATCTAAGGGCTTAGACAAAAAACAAACAGAAGACTTAGTAAGCCAAATGAGAGTTGTAATGCCGGGTGGTAAAACTCATCCGACAAATATGATCTCAATTGGCAAAATGAAAATACACGCAGATGAAGATCAATATTTTGATATTCTTTTGGAAAGACTAAAAAATGTTAAAGGCGGAAAAGATTACGAAACTGCTCTAGCAAATTTAGCTGGACCAGGTAAAACTTCTGATGAATTTTTAAAAGACGCAATAGAAGAAACTAATACTTATTTTACAAGTAAAGAGTTTCAACACGGTGTCAAACTAAAAATCAAAAATCAATGGAATTCTTTTTATAGAAATGATTTATCTGACATAGGGTCTTCAATACTTAAACCGCAGAAAGCGGTTTATCAAGATTTTGTTGGCCCACTTAACTCCGCAAAAAAACAATTCTTACAAAGAAAAACAGCTCAAGTATTAGGTATACCATTAAAAGATCTTGAAGGAAGAATGGTATCTGAAGATGTTATTAGGAATGGTTTATCTAATAGAGGTTTTGATCCAAACGATTTTACAAATCTAAAATCTTTTTTAATTAGAAACAAAAAAATAACTTCTGGAATATTTGAAGGTAATTTCAACCTATTTGGGATGAGGCCACTCTTAATTAGTGAGGCAATAGACAGAGGAAAATTTGCTCACTTGCCAGATAGAGAACAGCAAATAATAAAAAATTTAGCTGGAAGAATGGCCATAGATGACCCAGTTTCTAAATCAATAGGTTTTAATAAACTAGAAGGTGTTTACCAAACTAAGTCTGGCCAAGTATTAGATTTTAGCTCAATTAAAACTTCGTTTAAAAACGTAGGCAATTTCCTTGCTTCAGATCTTCATATACCAATAATAAAACTAAATCCAACCGACCTATTTGCGTATAGGTCATTTGCCGAAATAGCACAAAAGGGACCGATACAATATTCTCCTGGCTTTACGGTACAGCCATTTGGTGAAGTAGGTAAAACTAGAGCAGACTTCCATATATGGCACGCAACCAAAGGCACCAAAGGTAAGGTAACCTCGTATTCAATAAATGAGTTTTCTGGTCAAACTTATGGGAAAACTTTAAGCGGCACATATAGGCCATTACCAACAAGAAGCGCGGAAATGCTTACAAAGCATGCACGCTTTGCATCGGGTCTTTCTGGAGAATCAGCTTTTGATATAGATGGTAAATCTGGTTCTAGATTTTTAAATTTTGTTTTAGGTAACTCTGACAGAGCTCGAGGCTTCAAAAATGCGATGGACATTGAAGCTGATCAACCAAACTCTTTATTTGGTTTATTGTCAAGATTTAGAAAGAGATCATATGACATAAATAATCCAAGTGTAATTTCAAAACTATTAAGTGGTGAACAAGTTTTAGTAAATGAAGGTGGAGTCAAAAAAGCGGTTACCTTAAACAAGGTTGGCGATAAATATAATTTAGTTGACGCCGATGGAGCCATAAGTGGCGTTTTTAATGAATCAGAAATTCTAAAAAGTTCTGACGTTTTTAGAAAAAGAACATTTGGTTATGGTTTTACCGATAAAATAATGCGAGAGCTTGAAGAAGCGGCTCCTGAAATATTTACTAGAACAGGTTTAACTAGAGTATCGGAGATTAGAACACCGCAACAAGCAAGAGAAGCAGCTGCACAATTGGAGAGTATGAAGCCAGTACTTTCTGCAAAAGCCAGAGAGGCTGGAGTTGATCCAAGATTTTTGGAAGAATCTTATTCTAGAATAAGAAACATAGTTAGGGAATCAGATTTATTAGCGGCTTCGCAATCGTCAAGTAAATCTTCAACAATTACAACAAGACTTGATGAATTAAAAAATGAAATTTTTAGATACGTTTCTCAAGCAAATGCAGTTATTGGACAAGGTGGCTCTAGTACAGAAAGTATGTTTGTTAACATACAAAATGTACTAACAAATTTAAAAAAATCTTTACCAGCGTCAAAATATGCAGAAGCACAAGCAGCAGCTTTATCTACACTATTTAATATTAGCGCCTATACAACTTATAATCAATCGTTATCTTCAGAGCAAAACGCAAGAGCAGCACTTAATGCGCTACTTGGTTTAACAAGATCTACATCAGCTGCGGGAACAGCAACTAGATCTTTTCTTGAACCATTTGCTAGAGGTACAGAATCATTAATAAATACTGGCGTTAAAAGACCATTCAATGCAACGCTTCCGTTTCTTAGAAGAAAGTTTGGAACAGCTTCTTTTAAGCCCAGCGAATATAGCGTAGATCCTTTAGGTTCTGGGCAGGGAATTACTTTTGTCCCAACATTTGGAACTGTATTTGATAAAAACCCATTTGGTGCTATTAAAAGCGCATTAGGCATAGGGACGTATAAAAACCCACAAGACTATTCAACTGCTAGTACAGCCGTCTCTCAAGGTGTAGAACGTTTAAATAGATATTTTGGCACACTAGGGATGCAATTAGATGTATCCAAGTTTAATGGTCCACTAGATTTGTATATGAGGGGAATGGTTGGCAAGAGAGTCCTGCCAATATTTGCCGCTGGTACTGCAGCCTTCACGATAGATAGAACAATAGGTGGCTATACTCAACCAAAAGATCAAAATGGGGAAAGAGTTTATTCTCCATTTTTTACAACAAAAGCAGCAGCAGGAGTAGTTGAAGCAAGGTCTATATTGTCGGGGATTACGCCTGGTGGTCCTTCGTACGAAGATAAAAAAGATCAATTAACCGAAGGGTTGGTGCCCATTAGGCAAGGTCGCTTTTGGCCTTTAGGTAACACACCGTTTAAGGGTGGCAAAGTACAATATTATAGACCATCCTGGTATAGAAAATTACAAGCTGGGGCAATGTTTACTTCGGACACTTATGGAAGTCCGATGGAAAAATTCTTGTATTACAATGATATTTCTCCTTTAAGACCATTAGATCCTTATAGATTTGAAAACAAACATTATTATGATAGACCATATCCTGTAACAGGAGAATATTTTACTGGTCCATTTGGCCCAGCAGTACCCTTGTTAAATGCAACGCTAGGTAAAATACTCAAGCCTCAAACTCTGATGCATCAACAGGAGTTGAATCAAGGATTACAAAATTATGTCCCCGCCGGAAATTTTGGCGCTTATAATGCTACACCTTACTTGTCAGCATCTGGTGGCACTGGCACTGGCGTTGGTGCAGGTATTGGCGTTGGCAGAGGCGTTTCAGGACTTGCAGTTAGCGGCGTTGCTAAAACTAATCAACAATATCAGTCAGCTGGTTCAACGCCATTGTACACTGCTGGCAATACAACAAGGCAAACAATAGCAGGTTTAAACCAACCACTTATGCAAATGGCCTATGGCCCAACTAAACAAAGAGGTATAATGCCAGAGCAACTGGTGCCAACAGGTGCGCCATTGTCGCCAGGTTCAATTAGAATGCAATCAGGGTCCTTGGGTTACACAACTCAAGAAATGGCTGGTATTTATGGATTTGGTTTTTCTTCTCTTAGAGAAAAATTTGGATTTGGACAATCAGATTTTCAGCCAAATAAAGCAACTTTGCAATCGGCATCAAAAGCCTATGGTGTAACTAGAGCTTTCTGGGATTTAAACTTGGGTGGAGCAGGAGACATTCCACTGCCAGCGCAAGGCGCTTTAGGCAACTTAGAATTTTCTGAAATAGTTAGAAGATTTATACCAAAAGAAAGATCTGGAGTAGATTATTTAAATCCAATACAAAATACGATGGGCCAACAATACCCATTTTTGCCGGGAGCAGAATACTTTACAGACTTTACTAGAGGAGATCCATTTACACAAGTTGCAGAAGGCGAACTAAGATTGCCAGGCAAAGGGTATGAAAGACTTAATGTATTAAATTCAGATGCAACAGGTAGATATGGATTAGTTGATCAATTAAGTATATTAGCCGATGTCGCCCCATATTCAAATCAATTTAAAAAATTAAATAATTCAATTGATTCAAAAAATCTTTCACCAGATCAAAAAATTAAAGTACAAGAAATCAGAGAAAGAGTTGCTCAAACAACAAAAAAATATGAATTTAGTAGATATCAATATAAAGATAAAACAGCTTCTGAGTTAGGTATATCAGATAGAAGGTATCAATTTGAAAGAACAAAAGAATATTTAGCACACAGAGATACTATTTTTAATACAAAGTTTTGGCAAAACAGAACCGCACAGGAAGATTGGGAAAGAAGGAATGTTTATGGAGCAACATTCCCACAATGGCAAAGACCATTTGAAAGCTTTGTTAAGCCAATGGTTCAGAAGGCAACACAAAGAGATCCTATTACCGCAGCTGGATCATTACTTGCAATAGGCACTGCATTTGGTAGAACTCCAAAAGGAAAAGCTTTTGGTGGATTTTTTGGAGCAGCAACAGGCCTAACTGCATCGACATTTGAAAATGTTAGAGAACGTGTAACTGGAGAAAGGTTTATTCCAAAAACTAGAAAAAAAGAACTTGCACTTGAAGAGTACAGTGACATTTTAAATTATGTTAAATACTCTAGACTTTCTTCTATGGCACAACAATCAGGCAATGCCTTTGAAGCAAATCAATATAGACAAGCCGCCAAGAGAACAATGTATGGCGCAGATATATACGGGGCACCAGTAGAAACTTTATCCTTAGCTATACCAAAAAGAAAAAGAGAACATTTTTTAGAAATGATTAATGCTCCGGAATCAGAAAGAAAAGCAATATTGTCTACTTCTGGCAGATTAGAAAGAAGAATATATGAAGCAGCGTGGGGAATGCCAGTTGAAGATAAGCCAGATTTAGCAGAATATTTTAGCAGACACGAATTACCAGATTTAAACTGGGAAGGTTGGCATCCAAATACAAATCTTGATCATGTAAAAGTTAAAATAGGTCAAAGCATGGGATTAGAAATGTCTCAAATGGGCTACTATCCACAGCAAATAAAAGAAGCAAATTTGGCAAATCCTTCTTTTCCAGAATTTAGAAAAAAAGAAAACAAAGAAGATACATTGAATAAATTAAGAAATTTATTGAGAGGCTCTGGTGTTTCTGGAACTATTACTCCAGTTGCAAATACATTTGGTTCAAGCAGTATAGATATTTTTGCAGGTGTTAGATGATACCAATAAATGAATTATTTAACAGCCCAAGAAAAGCAGAGTACGCTGCAAAAGCTGGATTAGCTAAAACGGAATTAGGTAGAACAGGCGCTGCAAAAGTTTCTGTAAATAAAGAAACTGGCAAAATAACGTATGTATCTTCTATAACAGGACAAGAATTTGACACCGCTGGCGAAGCTTTCTTAGATGCAAAAAAGTTTCTTTTAACAGATTATGCACATTTAAGATATGGAGCAAGTAAAGCAGGTTCTGAATTTTACGACACCAGGTTTTCTCAAGCAGGAGCAATATTAGAAAGTTTTCAAGACAAATTATTGAATTTGACAGCAGACCAAAGAGCACGTCTTGAAAGAATTGGCCTTGGTAGTATGGATCCTAATTCTTTGTTAATGGAAATTTTAACGACTAAAAGCGAAGGAAGCAAAGGTGCAACACTTGCAGCTAAAGAATTAGAAAAATTAGGAAAAGGTTTTATTCCAATTGTTGATGGAGAAGGCGGAGCTTTTTTAACAATGAGAGCTTTAGTTGGTGGCGAACAAAAATCTTTAACATCCGCACAGATGCACATGATGGCTTCTATTTTGGGTTCGGGATTTTTAAACGCAGATAAACTTCAATCTGCACTTGGTGAGGCAGCATTACCAGGATTTGTAAACAAGCTACCAAAGCGTTTAAGAGCATTTTTTTCTGAAAGAGATGTTTTAATTTCTGCAGTTGATATAGAAAATGCGGTGGGGCTTGGAGAACTAAGGGTTGATTCTGGAATTGATTATTTAAAAAATTATTTTGGAGTTTCTACAAGAGAAGTAAATTCAACAGGTTTTAGTTTTTTAACTACAGTAGAAGGTAAAACTTATAATTTAATTGATGAACTTTTAAATAAAGATTTAGTAAAAGCAACTATAGATAATTTAGTTACAGATAAAACATTTCTTGAAACTGAAACATTAAAAGATCTTGTAGAAAAATCAACCAGTTCAAAAGATCTTTTAGAACGCGCAAAAAGCGTTTTAAGTGATGAAGAATATAAATCTTTACAAAAAATTGTATCAGGTGTAAAAAAAGAATTTGATGGTATTTCTCCTATAAACTCTAAACTTAGAGATTATAAAATGCAAACCTTACAAAACAATATACAAACTATCCAAGATCAAATAAAAGAAATACACTCTGATCTAAAACTTGGTATAACGGGAAGAACAAGGCAAGACGCAGAGCTGCTTGAGCAACAACTCTACGAACTTCAAAGGCAATATGATGTTATCGCCAACGCTAACAATCTTTATCAAGTTACTTTAAGAGGTGGCATTGGAGAAGAAGGAATAAAATCTGCTGCAAATTTTACAGACTTTGATTTATTAGGCCAAAGTAGAAAAGGTTTATTTAGAAATTTTGCCGCAATTTTAGATGAAGAAGCAATTAAATCAGATCTTGGTTTTAATTTTAGAGGATTGGTAATTAGCGGATTTGGCAGTAGTAGTAAAAGGGTTTATGCAGACCCAGTTTCTGCATCTTTTCTTGGTGAACTTTTTACTTCAGATTACGATTTAGAAAATATAAGAAGATATTCAGCTGAAATAATGCAGGATTTCAATGACGCGGTAAATCAAAATATGCTTCCACCAAGAATAAAAGAATTTTTACACAGAACTGTATTTAACGATGAATTAGATTATCTGCCAGAATATATGACAGAAACTAGAATAAGAAATAAACAATTTGCAAGAGAAATTTTAGAAATGCATCAATCAGGGATATCTCCAAAAGATTCTCCCCGAATGTTAAATATGCTGTCAAGTCTTCACGCTGCAGAAATGTATAGAATACAAACAAAGGGCAATGTAGCTACTTACCTGCCCACGCTGCCTGACGTTAGAAGATTTGCAGTTAGTACTGAAGGCGCAGCATTTCAAGGTGGTACAGCAATTACTGATAATTTAACAGGTTTTACTGGAGTTAATATAAAGCACCGGGTTTGATATAAAAGATGTAGGGGAAAGTATATCAACACAACTTATGGAATTTAGGGTGAATGATAATAGGTTATTATTTGGTCCCGGAATGACAGACAGGTTTTTCCATTCATTGGGTGGTTTTGACTTAGACGATAAAGTCTTAACTAAAATGATGACGTATAAAGATAACGCAGATAAAAAAAGGCTTCTTTTTGGCATATATAGACAGCCTTCTGGTCCAGAAGAATCAATATATGCAAAAGCAAATTTAGACGAGGGAACATTAAGATCATATTTCCAGAACGAAAGATTTAGGGGTTTGTTAGAAGATTTTAGATCTTCTGTTGGTGGTTCTAAAGCGGCATCGTTAGACGAACTTCATTCAGTTCTTTGGGAAGATTCAAAATACAAAAAGATAAATGCAGAACAAGCAGAAGAACTAGTTATAGACATATATGACTTTGCTGAATCAAGAGGAAAAGCCGGACTTAGGTTATTAGATGGCTCACTTGAGGGAACAGCCGGCGCCCATAACAGAAGAATACTAAGAGCAATTCAAAGGCAAGGTTCTTCTTCATTAGCCAACAGCGAAGGATATACAAGAACTGGAATATTTAAATTATTTGCAGAAGAAAATGCTTTTAATAAAGAACAAGGTTTTTTGATCAAAGAAGAATTACAAAAACTTCTTGAAACAAACGCATACAAAGATCAATTAGATGCATCTATATATAATTCATTAAAAACGGCTTTAGAAAATAATCAGTTTCAAACAATTAATAATATTTTTGAAACAAATAAAAATAATCCTGTTTTCAGCGCAATGAAAGAAGAAGCTATTTTTAAAAAAATGTTTAATGTTGCAACTTCACAGGAAGCTTCATTGTTAGGAACTTATGTTAATAGATCAATGGTGGTTGGATCTAAGCTCAATCAAACTCAAGATTTAATAGAAGAGTTGATTAATATGGGTGGGCAAGAAGGAAGAATTAAAAAAATTCTTGAACATCAAGTAGGTTTAGTTTCTCAAGAAGTAGCTATTGACTTTGCGCAAGGTGCTTCTGGCGTAATGCCCAAAGTAATTGATGATATTGATATAATTAGAGAAAGAGTAGGCAGTTTAATATCTGCAATAGATTTTTCTAACGATGTAGACGCAGCTATAAGAGCAGCACAAAAAGTTAATGGTGGTGCATCACTTTCTGAAATAGGGACACAAGCAATCCAAAACTTGGGTAAAAGAGTTGGAGCTGAATACACACAGGTTATTGAAGCGGCAACAGAAATGGCGGTCACAGATGCCGCAAAAGCTGAAAAATTTAAAGAAAGATTTTTACCAAAAATAGATCAACAATTGTTAAAAGGCAGGATGCAAATTGTTGACATAGAAACAATGATGAGAGGAATAGCTGAAGGCATAAAAGGATCGGCTACTGATCCAAACGCATTTGCGGAAATTATTGGTCAATTATCTGAAGAAAAAATGCCAGCCACGGCAGAACAAAGAAGAGATCTTTTAATAAGATTGTTTGGAGCAAATGAAAAACACGCATACTCAAGTTTAACAAGACTGCACGGTGCAGGAATAATAAGCGCAGCAAATCAAGAAGCTCAAAATGAAATAAGAAGAAGAAGTAGAGTTATTGATCCGTCTTTGGCATCATTAGAATATACCGAAGAATCTAGAAGAGCCGCAGATTTCTTATTACAAAAACATAATGACGAAGCATCAAGGATAATTAACTTCTCTGCCGATATAAAAGATTTAAATAACGAAGCTATTGATGAATTATTTAAAAGAAAATTAGCTATGGGCGATAGAGTCACTAACGAAATAAGAGAAGCGGCTAGAGCGTCTAACGTTTCTGTTGAGGAAATGATAAATATTCTGAAAAAGAGAAGCAATCAACTTGGATTAGATTTTTTGTATGAAGATTTAAATTATTTTCCAGAATCTGTTTTACGAGATGAAGGTGAATTTTCCCAAAATTTAAGACAAATGATGAACGCAGCAGATGTAAAAAGAAAAGCCAACTACGCTAAAGATATTTTAGAAAGTGACGACGTTCAAAAAACAATTGGTTTATTAGGAGATGCAACAACAGAAAATATAACTATTAAAGCAAAAGAAACGGCACAGGGCATTTTAGATTTTCGTCGCTATATAGCATTTGGAGAACAAAGCGTATCACCAGAATTAGATTTGCTGGCACTATTATCCGATGATAGACAAATATTAAATGATGTTTTTATGAATAGAGATATTAATAAAATTAGAGCTGGTTTATCAAATAAATTAAAAGCAATTTTAGATAATTCAAGATACAAAGAATTAGGATCGGAATTTTTTGACCCCGCTTTTGCAGAAAGGTTAGCGCCAGCAGCTTCTGAGCCAACAACAGAAATAGCAGAAGAATTAAGAAGGGTTATTTCTGGAGAAGAAGCGCCTGTCGCAAAAGCGTCTTTTAAAAGGTTTAGTGAGTTTATTAAAGATGGTAGTTTAAAAACTTTATTTCAAGAAAATAAATTATTTAAAAATTCAGTTATAGCAGCTGGTGCTCTTGTGGTTGGCAGTTTTGTTTATGAAGGTGTTAAAGATAGAAGTCAAGAAGATATACAGGGGCCACCGCTTTTACCAGGTGGTTCGGCATATGAAGATGATTATCCAAAAAGATTAGCAGAAATTCCTCAAATAGGTAGGATGGCTTATAACCCAAATATAGATTATAAAGTTAATTTATATGGTAATATTAAAGATGTTTCTAATTTTAGAGAACAAGCTATGGGGTTAGGAAAATTCAATATGAACACTACTATGTATCGTAGATCTCCTCAGGCTGGGAAAGACCCATACGCAGAAATAGCTAGTTCTTTCTAAAGGTGTATTATGATTTTTGGCGCTGATAAACAAAATAAAAACCTTAAAGAAGCCGCTGCAAAAACAAAAGATACTTCTCCAAGGACTAAAACATCAAACGCCTATGCAGCAAAAATAGCATCAAATAAAGGTAATAAATCAGCTGCAAATGCAGCCTATGCTAAAGATACAGTTTATGAATCTAAAAGCAGATTAAATACCTCAGATACTATAAAAGGATCCAAAGAAGGGTTGATGGATGGCAAATCGGCCTATATCCAAATGAACAATTCTGGCTATATGAATCAAAGGCTTCAGCAAGCAAGATACGTAAAAAACTTTGAATCACACGCAAGTCCCTTTATGAAAACAAACTTTACAAATATACAACCAAATGGTATAATTAATAATTATAGTGGGGTTGCTCAAGAAAACTCCGCCTCGGATAGAATAAATGCTATCTCTAAACTGAATATGATTTAACGGTAATCTATGGCTCAACCAAGTGTTAATTATTTTCTAGAACATACAATAGATTCTGCCGCATATAAATATTTAAATTATTTAATGAATCTTTCTTATATAGAAAAAATAATAAATTTTTTAAATCCAGATAATGTTAACAAATCAGTTAGCATTGAGCAGTTGGACACCTTTTTTAATTATGGCCAACTGCCAGCATATGTAACAGATCAAGTTCTTGAGTCTTATCCTAAATTTTCTTTGAACTTATCTGAAAAAGATCAGTTTAGCGTTTTTGCGGCAAACGTTGGTATAAGATATTATTTGACTGGGATAAAACAACCGTTAGCTGAATTAGATGATTCTATCTTAACCAGGTATTCTTCTATCGTCGATGACGCATCCGGCCTCTACCGCAGTAAATATTCTTTAAACGCAGAAGAGGCAAGAGAAGATTTTTTTATTTATAAAGCATTTTTGGGTAGTGCCAGTTTTTCAACTGTTATAGTAGCCGCAGACGTATTATATAATAGATTAAAAATTTGGAAAAAATATTACAGTTCATCAAAAACAAAAAACGAAAATTTAGGAACAATAACTTTACAAGAACTCTCTTGGTTAAATGATCAATTATCTTTAGGGGGCGATGAATTAGGTGCTGGCGCAAGCACTGGCTTGAATTATTTAGAAGAAGTGTTTAAAGTGGTTTATGGGCAATACGATACAGCACTTGTAAAAGAAAAATTGGATAGTGTGCGACGAAACGCTGCACCAGATAGAAACGTTGCCGCAGTTGATTGGACTGGCTTTTATAGAGCTTTTAAACCACTTGAAGGCAACGAGCCAGCAATTGACCCCAAAAGTGGAGCAATTGACGCAGATCAATTAGAGCGAATTTTTTTAAGGATAAAAGATTCTGGTCTTTTAACACTTGCGGCTTATGCATCTGATATAGCTAAGTTTGGGGAAAAAAGATTGTCCAGTTCAGCAACCGTTACAAAGTCAGCATTTGATTATTTTAATGCAACGCAAGATCAAGCTTGGTTGGATCAATTAATTTTTACTGTTCAAAGGATCTCAAGAGATCCAATTACATTGTCAATGGTAAATATTTATTTCCCGTCTTTGGTTACCTTTTTCTTTGACGCACTTGCTGTAACAGGTGACTATTCAAACGACGGCACTGGAGGAGGAGAAGAAGATACGGTTAATAACATGCAAGATTTTTTGAAATCCTTGCAAACAGCTTTGGGCGCTAGAAGTGGTCAAGATGTATTTTCTTTAGTTTTTTATGGGCCAAATGATCCAAAGAATTTTAAAAACACCGCAGAAAGAATCAGAGAAGTTTTACAGAAATCTCCTTATAGGGCAAATATAGCTCCACAGTCTCCTGATATTTTCCATTTTAGATTAGGTGCAGCAAACTTTTATGTTCCACCATTATCAATTAACATTAATACCGCATTTAAAACAGGCAGTTTAACAGGAGGAGCATTAAGGCAAAAAAATTCTCCAAAATTTAATTCTGGCTATAAAGAAACCTCTATTTCCATTAGACTATTCTTTCCTAACTATGAAGAAATTTGGGGCATATCAATAGAAGATGCATCTAGAATCCAACTAAAAGATAATTTTGTTATAGACTTTTCTTCTAACGGTGATTCAGATAAAAAAATAGATAAGTTTCTTTCTTCTCTTAGAGGGATGGTGGCCGCTTTTAAATATTCTCCTTTTCTTCCGGTTAAAAATTCTTATCTAAATAGCGTTCACGGCATTACGGCAGTTGCACTTTCTAATATGCAAGTACAAACCATACCAAATTTCCCATTTGCGTTAGCGGTAGATATTGAGTTATTAAACTTTAACCATAAACCACTTATGCCAATGATAACAGATTTTAATCAAGCGATACATTGGGGTAAGTACAGACAATACATGGGCAAAGCAGCTGGAGTTCTAAGTAATTATGTTAATGGAGAATTTTTGCAAAAGCAAACAGATGTCAAAGGCGCAGACCAAAAAGAACCATTTGCAAACACAGTACCTAATTCTTCTGGTTCATTAGAAAAATCTTACGGCATAAATACTGTTGATTTAAATGAGAGCCAATTAGCTACAAATATATACAGCGAATGGACTAATGGAAATAATATTTCTTTTTATATACCGGTTGAATCTCAAACAAAAATATTCTTGCCAGATATGAGCTCTTTTAGACAAAATAATGAAGAACTTATGTCTGATCAAAACGAAGATTTTTGGTCAAGGATATTAAACTATTTTGGCATCAATGTCAACAATGCTTCTGATTATGGCGTAACTTTAGCAAATACTTACAACTTAGCTATTAATGGCCAATATAATAGAAACATTAGAAGTATCTTAAAAGACTCAATTGATATTTTAGTAGCAGGCAATTCAGATGGAGAAGTAAAAGAAAAAGTATACGCTTATCTTGTAAAAGTTTTTAAAATAGAAAACAAAGGTTTATCTTCTTCAGAAAAAAAATATATAGAAGACATTAATAGCAACGAAGTACCCGCAGGAATAGGCCCATCTACATATATCGTCAACGGCGAAACTCTCACAAGCGTAACGCTGACCGCAGTAAAAGAGTATATGAAAAAAATAGCTTTAAGTTCAAAAGCTTATCTTGATCAAACAACAAATACATTAGTAAATAAAAAAGCAAAAGAACAAAAGATAACGATACCTGCAGATGGGGAACTCGGTTCTGAAGCGTATCAAAATCTTAAAAAAGAAATAAAAAATCAAGTGAGCGATGCTTTCAATGTGCTTGTGTATGAAAGGTTCTATTCTAGTGGTCCGATACAAGCTTTAATGGAAGCAATTAGAGCAAAATCTGGCTCTTTCCAATTTAGGGAATGGGAAGTGCCGATGATGAAAGTGGACTTAGATCCAGCTTCTGTAACGGTAACTGGTGTTAGCGTTTCTCTTGGCAATAACTTAGCTAAGCTGCAACTGCAAATGCAAGATGAGCCAACCTATCAACATATAGGTGGGAAAGATTCTTATATCAATATATCAATGACTGTAGTTGGCGAAAAAGAATTAGCTAAAATTAAAAAGATTTTTGATCACGTAAATGCTCTTGCAAGATTAGAACACGCTAGCGGAGTATTAGGATTTATGGGGATAAAAAATATTATAACGGCGCTGTGTGGCATCAAGTATGTTATGCCGTCAAATTATTCTGTTTCGACAGTCCCAGATTATCCGCATGTTTACCAAGTAAACATAACACTTATGGACTTTGATGTCTTCCAACAAACAAGAGAAAAATTAAGTTCTGTTCAACAAAAAGATTTTATAGATAATTTTTCTTCAAAAAGAAATCCATTTTTAAGAATTAAACAAATGTGGGGCGCGTTTAATGCATATCCAGACCTGCCGCTTGAGGTAAAAGATTCAAAAAATGAAACAGTTGGAACTTTAGATCCAGATTTTTATTTTAGATCTTTTGAAATGTTTGACAAAGATATTGTTTATAATGTTTCAAATCAGGTTAAGCCCATTATTTTTGGGCCTACAGATGAAGTTGTATCTGAATCACAACAAGTCGCCAAAGCGTACAAATATTTACCACAGTTTATTAGAGAATATTCTGCTTCAGATATAGAAGAAAAAAAGATAAAACTTAGATCATTAACTAATTGGTTAAAAGAAAATGGAATAGATTATAAAATTTTCTTAAAAGCTTTTGAAAGTTGGATAAAGTATCCTTATGATCCCAGCGGTGCAACAGAAATAGCAAAAGAAACTAGTTCGCAAGTGTTGACCGATTACATTGACTTTGTGGAAAAACAAGAACCTGAAATAGTAAATAAAATATTCTCTGCTCCTTATCAAGTAGGCAATTTATCTTCATCAAGTATTGAAACTTATAAAGAAGTAGAAATGGCTTTGGCTGGAGAATACAGTCTTCCTGACGAAAGTGACATAAGTTTTATTCCAGAAGAATTAAACGCGCACGCCAATATATACATGCTGCCAATTAAAGACCCAAATGACCCTAATAAAATTCCAGCAATGCTCGTAACTGCTTATGGAACTAATTTTGGTTATATTGATACAGAAAAAAATGGAAGATTTTATTTAACAATTGATGGAGTAAAAGTACAAAAAAATTCTAAAGTATATGAATTAGCACCAATACCAATAGATGAACACGCTAACCCAGCTTTGGGGACGACACGTTCCGCTGTTGCTGGTATGACTCCATTATCAGATTATGGTAGTCCAATTTCTCATGGTGATCAAAATGTTCCTGAGTGGTCTTCAGGAAAAGGAGACCCGCCAAAAAGTGTAAACATGCACTGGGAAAAAATGCTTGTAGACACACAATACCGTGACGTTTCTGGAAGAATGATACGAGCGTTTCCAACATACATGCTATGGTTGATAGATGAAGGTGGGTATTTTGCTGGCGTAAAATTGTTTGATAATTTTTATGGTTTACAATCAATTGTAGATTTTTCTGTTGTTTCCTCAGAAGATCTTTTAGGAGATACTCTAATTTTTAGAGTATCTAATCTTTATTCAAAACTAACTAAAACCGCATCTTCAGATATATTTAGCGCAGATTCGCCACTTGGTGCGTCGGTTTCTGCTGGTATAGGGTCAATACTTGATAATACTCTGAATAAAGCCAGAAATCTTTTGGCTCATATGAAAAATGATTATGTTGTAAATATAGAAAATATAGTTTTAAAACCTGGCGTAAGAGTTCACCTAAGAGGCGGGTATGGTTCAAACCCAAATAGTTTGCAAACGTTGTTTAACGGTACCATAACTCAAGTTGAATACGGAGAAGTTGTTACCGTAACCGCTCAATCAGATGCCATAGAACTTGGCGCAGTTGTAAATTCAACAAATAAAAAAGGCGATAGCGGCAAAATAGATGGTGGCATAAACACTGGATTGTGGCTTTCAGAGCCAAGAGATCTTATGGTTAGGTTGCTATCTATGGGCACTTCTAGATTCAGAGAAGGCGTTGCTAATGCATACAGAGGATTAGTATTTTCAGAGAATAAATTTGGCATAAGACATTTTGGTTCTATGTTATACCAGCCATTAAGTGAGGCCGAGGCAACAAAGCATTATGCTATGGTTGATTCTATTGCAGATGCACATAGGGCTGCAAGTGAAATGAGCGGTTCTGCCATAGGTCAATCAGCTTTGAATATGGTTGGCGTAGGTGTGCAAGAGTTTAGATATCCCGTTGCTTCTTTGATGGGTCAGCTTTGGTCAAACTTTTCCGCACAAAGAGATATGGAAATATTTAAAAGAAATATATATCCAGGAAATGGAACTGGTATAGCACAATTTTTAGGCGGGGACTTAGGTGATGGCTGGACAAGCGTAGCGTCTATAACGCCAGAAGATCAACCAAATCCTAGACTTGAATACCTATCAAGATTGTCTGATAGATCTTGGAATAGCTTGATGTCTAAATACGATTCTGGAGATCCAAACGCCTCAGCTGTTGTTGACCAAGCTACAAAGGGTGGGGCTATAAGAGACGCTCAAGGAAGCGCTTCGTTATTTAGGAGTCTTACTTTAGGCGGGTTAGGCGGCGCAATGCTTATAGCGGGTGGTCCAATTGTTGGAACCGTAGGAGTAGGCATTGGGTTATTGGGTGTTTTAAGTGGCAGAGGCGGTAATAATATATTTAGGACGCTAGGTATAATAAGCCCAAACTCTGATGACGACATGCCTGGGTTTGATGAAGTTTCTTTTAGAGCTCAAACGTATATGAGATCTGTTTGGGATTTGTTTCAAACTTGCGCAAGACTTCTTCCAAATTATATAGTTGCAGTTAGACCATTTGAGGATAGGTCAACAATTTTTTACGGCAAACCTCACTGGTTGTATACATCTGGCGTTGTCCCTATTACCACTGGTTATCCTGGTGATGAAAAAGCAGCTGAATTAGGGATAATACCTCCTCAAATAAATGAACCCGATTTTGATTTAATGCAAATAATGACAGATGTTAATAAATCGATAAATCCTTACGCAGACGCAGAAGCGTTTTTAAGAGGGACTGAACCGCTTGAGGCGTTGAATCAAATAGCTGCATTACAAAAAAATGCAGAAGGTATATTTAATACAGCTGGATATTTGAAGTCACAAAAAATATTAATTAATTTTATGGACAAAGATTTCCAAGAAATAACAGATTCAAATGGAAATATAATTGTAAAATTACCAAAATCAAAAGGCAATGTTACAATGGGCTTTCACTTGCCAGTGGGAACTAGAGAACAAATTGTCTCAGACACAAGAAACACAAAGCATGCTCAGATACAACAACTTCCTAGTAGATTTAGATTTCCGTTTTTTACAACTAGAAAAAACGATGAAAACTTTTTGGATACGTATTCATTCCAATATGGTTTAGCAGAACTAGGGTATCAAGGAACAGACAAAGGTTCAACACATAAAAACTTTATATTAAATAAAGTAGAAAAAATTTATGGATCAGAATTTAAAGAATTATTTATATCAGATATAAATTATCAAGATTCTCAAAGTATATCTGGTTCAATAGCTTATGAAATATTAAATAATCCTCTCGATTTTTCACTTAACGCAGAAGCATATGACAAGGTGGCAAACGAACAGGCTATACAGGTAACAATGCCAACACCAGAAAAAAATATATCTTCCCAAAATAATCCTAAAATTTTAGAATTAAATCCAGAATTTGGTGGAGCCAATCCTTTTACCTATTTGGAATGGGAACCGCCAAAAAATGATCTAGAAGAACAATTCTATATAGCCATGAGATGGCCTTATAATGTTAATGTGTCAGATAACGCACTGGTTAAAAAATTTAAAAAATATTATTTTGATAGTGAAGAAGCTCCTGTTTATGGTGAAGCTAAAGACTATCAAAATATGCATGTGTTAGTTTATAATCCATCTGGCAACGGTGGCAACGGAAGTGCAGTTGTGTGTAAGCCGGCATATTTTCTTTGGGGAGAAAATAAAACTACGAATTTGAGCAAGGAAAACCAAAACGGAACAGATGTCATACAAACTTTATCAACTGATGTTGATGCAGTTGTTTCACCCGACGCAGCCTTTTATTTAGATATATTAAGTTATGATGTTTCTGTAAAAAAAGATACAGAAAAACAAGATTTGTATATTTACGACAAAAAAGGTTACGCACCAATACCAGATGTAGAAGAATGCTATTTTGCGTTCGTGCCGAACACGATCCCGCTTGGCGTAGCATTCAGTGCTGTTGTCCCTATCAAAAATTTTAAGATAAAAAAATCACCAAACACTGGTCAGGAACTGCAACCATTTAATCCTGGGTCACCTGGAATTGAGACAGAAGATTCTGTTGTGATTGGTTTTGGAAATTGGGTTTCAACAAATAAGACAGACGATCTCTACGCGCTGTTAAAGAACCCAAGCATGGAGGCAATAAGGCAATACGTACCCGAAAGCGCTAACAACAGCAACGAAACTGATTATAGATTTGGTGGAAATTACAAGAGTTATTACTCGTTAATTCAAAAGCCAATTGGAGATGAAAGTAGAAAAAATCTAGAAGATGTAACGTATGGAATTAATTTATTAAAGAGTGAGTCAAATGACAAAGATTATAGCTCTAGCGGTAGAGTAGAGTTTGCCTCAGTTTTTTCAAATCAAGATTCAACTTCTGTTGAATCAAGAAAATTTTATGATGAAGATTATGATATAAACACAACTGTTATAGCTGGCAATGGTAGAACATTAGCTCAAGCTCAACAAATTTGGGACCAATTTAGATATGGTTATCATACTTATGATAGTGTCAAAAAAATATTTGCAGATACATACTTGATGAATTGGAATGATACAACTCCTTTCCCAGAAGAAATACAAAACATATTTGGCGGTAAACCGTTGCCAGAAAAATTTGGTGTTTATAAAAAATTTGGGGAAACAGGCAGCACTGCTATAGATGAATTTAGTTTATTATTTGGCGATATAAAAAGTTCTTCTCAACAAGAAGCAATAGAATTTTCAAGAAAGAATTTTATTGATGCGCCTATAGAAAATGGTGGTTTAATAGAATACTTTAATGCTCTTACAGTAGAAAAGATAAGTTTACTAAAATCAAATTTATTTGATGTTACTCAGATGAGAAATATATATGGTCAAGATGTTGAAGAAGCAGACCTGGGAAATATAATAAAGTGTCCTCAAGATTTGTTTTATTATCTTGTTGGTTTATTTAGGCAGGCTCTTTGGTCTGATGCGTATGCAAGAGCTTGGCTAGTTTTGAAACCAGATAGAAAAATAGATTATTTAAACAATGATCCTAATAGGGATGTTTGGTCTTTTAAGCCAATAGATAAAATTTTCCAAGCATATATTTTCCCAGGAAATACTTACGCTAAAGATAAGAAAAAGTTTTTAGAACTACTTTATAAAAACAAGAGCGAAGGAAATAGCACAACAAATTTAGCAAGTAAGACTTTAAATAGTTTAGGAGATTTTTACGATAAAAGTATTGGACAAATCTTCAATGCAGTAACAGATAGCTTATCTGCACTATTTAATGTATTTAGACTCAATATGTTGCAAACTGGCTATGGTCTTTCACAAAGTTCCATACTTGCAAGACAAGCAAATATTTTAAACAAAGCTTTAAACGATTCTATTTATTACCAACTTGGTCGACCAGGCTCTCTACTAAGGGCAGTGGATAACCCATTTACAAGAGAGTACGCAGAACCAGTTGTGGAAATAAGAGAGCCATTCCAAAGAATACATTACCTAAGTTCTTTTTCTCATATAATTTCAAATCAAATACAAGAAAATTCTGGTGTTTCAACTACAATAACAGCAGTTTCTGACGGTAAATACCCAGTAACAGTTTCCTTGGACAAAGGCGCTCCAGCAGATAGGCAGGTAGAAACTACAGTAGAAACTGGAATTTATTTTGACAACGTTGTTGGTAGCGGATTTTTTGGTTTCTTACATCCACTATTACACCCATTTGAAACTGGAAGAGGTATTTCAAAAAACGTTACTGGGGCACCAGATGAATTGAGCGCCAAGAGGGTTGCGTTAAGTCATTTGAGGGAATCGGTAAAAGATATATATAGTGGAGAGATAATAATTCTTGGTAACCCAGACATAAGACCACATGACTTAGTATATTTGGCTGATATATACGAAAGAATGTATGGCATGTTTGAAGTTGAACAAGTCGTGCATCATTTTAATTCCGAGCTTGGATACGTTACATCTATAACTCCTAATGCACTTGTTACAATTAATGATCCAGCTAGATGGTTTATGACTTCTTGGCTGCATTCTTGGTTGAATGTTCAAACCGTAAGAAACGATACTAGAATATACTTAGATTCCCTAAGAGCAGGAAATGCTGGCTTAACAATGGGTGGGGAAATATCCCTCGATGCGTTGGGTAACTCACTTAGTCCTCAGCTAATTGGCGGCATGCAGTTTACTGGTGGGTCTTCTGCTTTAGTTAAAGATGTGATTGCTAATGTAACTGCATCTGGATTTACAAATTCAAATCTCGGAGACGCAATAAGACAACAAGCTCAGAAAAATGGCAATAACGGTCAGGTAGATGCATCGGCAATAGCTGGAGTTATCTCCGGCACAGCTGGTTTAGCAGTTGGCATAGGTACGGCCGGATACGGGATAGCTTCTGCGGGAAGTGCCGCTATTGCAGGCACAGCAGTGGGAGTTGGAGCAGCGCCTATAGTGGCTGGAGCTGGTTTGCTTCTTGGGCCATTGGTTTGGAAAGCTTGGAAATGGGTTAGGAATAACCTTCTAGATCAACACGGCTGCTATGTGCAATACCTTACTAGAAATGGTCAACCAATGGAAGCTGGCCTGTCTTATAATCAGGGGATGGTTGTTGGCAGATATCATTCTATAAGCCTTCTTCCTGGTATATTGGGAGTCAGAACAAAAACTCGTTCGGCGGAAGGATACCAATATATAAGAACAAATGATTTGATGAAGAGTCTTGGTTGGTCGGAAAAAGATACCTCAGCTTTTGTAAGATATGCAAGTTATGAAAATGCTCTTGTTCATGCGCAGGTATTGGGTTTGTCTGGCCTCGGTCCAGAAAAAACAGGCTTTGAGCCTTTCTTTAAAGTTCTGTGCACTTTAAGTAAGGGCAGTGGGCTAAACGGTTCTGGGGTTACTGACGGAGATACAATACATGTAGAAGATGTTTTAAATCCAAATGTAAAATTTACAGTACGTTTAGATGGCATAAACGTTTCGGAAAAAATCCAGATTGGTTATACTGAAACATCAAAAAATGGTTGGATAATAGGAAAAAATATTAAACTAGTTAACAATAAATATTACGCAACCTTGGTTACTGGCGGATACAACTATGATGACAATGAACAGATTATAAAAGATGCGTACGGATATCCAATACCTAGAGCCATAGAGAATAATTTAATTCCAGCTAAAATACAAAACAATCAACTTGTTGCTGGTGATAAAGTAATAATCAAAAATCTTGGCTATCCGTTTGACGGAACTCATAATGTTCTATCGGTTCAAGTGGTTGATCCAAATTTCAATCCAAATATTGTTAACTATTTTACATATGAATTAACACCAACTCAATCTTCGATTGATCTTTATGGTCCTGTAAGCGCGTTTTACGATTCAAATTTACAAAATACAATAACGCCAATAGATAATAAATTAATTTTTAATTTAGACGATGAAAAACAAACAAGATATAGTTCCGAGCCAATAACAAACGACTTGATTATTGAAGACTTTGGCAGCCCCGGTATGTTGGCGGCCGAGTTTGTAAAAACGGTTTTAGAAAATAAAACTTTTGTTGTGAGAATAAAACAATCTAAAACGTCTCCAAACAAATTTGAGACAGAAGAAGATTTTGAGCCAAATGGGAATGATAACAGAATTAATTATCTAAAAGAAAGGTATCAAAGAACATTAGGGACAGTCTTCTACAATGTTCCATCAGATGCCGTGGAAAAAAGTAAAGAAAATGTTTTTGCTCTTATGAAAAATTATAAATTTGATGTTAATCAAATAGTATTTAAATTTAAAGAAGAATTTTTTGATCTAAAAGAACCTTTTTATGTTAATTTTTCTTATGTATTTAACAAAACATATGAACTAAATAGCAAATTTGATTGGGACAATAACGAATATACATCTAGACTTTCCGAAGGTGAACCAAGGGGGGAAGAAAGGGTGAGGACATTTTACGCTCTTGTTGAAGTTCTAAGACTGTATAATTTGTATAACAATGCGTCAAAATGGCCATTAATTCTTTGGGATGAGTACTATGAAGATGGGACTCCAGCAACCCTTAACTGGGAATTAGTAACAAGAAATTATGGCACCTCTGTTTATACTAAAGATCTTTTAACAGAATCAGAGTCTGTGATAAATAGTTCCGAACAATTAATAAGGACTGAATAACATGTCTTATTTTGATATTTCAATTGAAAATTTACAAAATTCTGAAACCCTATCTAATGCAATAGCAGATAATATAGTGCCAAAAAATGGCAAAAATATTTTGGCAACAACGACTGCAGCAAGAGGATATGCTGGACAAACGTTATCTTCTTCAGATTTAATTTCTGCTGCGAGTGGAAAAGATCTTTTGGCAAGTGGTGTATATGGTAATTTATATAGAATTAGTATGGCGAGAGAAAGCCTTTCAAGTTTAAGTAGTTCTATTTTAGGTTCAGAAAATGCAGACCTACAAATACCTTCTCCCAATGAAGTTGACGCTGATGGTAACCCAATTATTAAAAAAGGGCAAGATGCTGCTCTTTCAATAATAGCTGGTAGTAGTTTAGGTAGAAAATATAACGATGGAGTTATAGCGGATTTTGCAAATCTGTTAATAAATAAATATCAACAATCTGGGGATGGTAGCGGCCATTCACCGGACAATGGACAGTCCTCTTCGGAAGCAGTTAGTGCCGGCTATATGCCGATAGCATTGGCTTCTAATTTAAACGAACAAGAAATAAAATGGTATATAGAAAGAGGAAGTATACTAAAAACATCTGCATATATAAATGATTCTGATGTTTTAACACAAGGTTTCCAGTTTGATATACAAGATAGCTTGTTAAATTTAACATATAATTCAACAACAATTTTTCCAGGCTTAGAAAACTCTGGGAAAATTCAACAAATACCAGAAGATATTATCACCGCTAAACCACAAAAAGCTTTTGTTTCAGCAGCGTTAATAGAATGTCTTTTGTTTTTAGCCGGAAACGTTGGCGGTTCTTTAAAAGTAATAGGTGGCCTTGGAGCATTTAGGGCATCAAGCCAATCTGATCAAGCAGCTAATTTAAATGAGCTTGTATCAGGCGGAAGCGTTACTGACCACGCATTTGGTAGAGCTTTTGATTTTACATCTATATCAAAATCGGATGAAAGTTTAAGACCAATTTCGTCTGGAGTAGAAACCTATAAAAAACATTTAGATAATTTATTAGAAAAACTAAATGTAGCTCCCCAGCACATTCTGCCAGACGTTATAATTGTAAATAGTTTTGTTGGTCAAGAGTATGCAAACGGGAAAAACAACGGCACAATGAATAAAGTTTCTAGTTTATATCAAAATTTAAAATACGTTAAAATCATACTAGACAACAACCATCATGCTGATCACATACATATGAGTTTTTCTCCGCAAAGGGGCGGTAAGTATGTTGCCAAAGATGGTGGACTCTCATTGGTGGTGGGCAGTAAAGATGTTATATCTAACCCAGGAAACTCAAGTTCTATAAAACCAGATAAATTTGGAGTTTCAATTAATACTGCAATTCTTACTAAAGTTTTTACTGATTACAGCACAATGTCAGATATGGAAGTTTTTGTTCTTCTTAAAGAAGCTGGCAATTTTTCCGCAGAAATGGCCGCAGTTTTTACTGCAATCTCATTTAGAGAATCAAGTTGGAGACCAAGAGTGGTTAACAACGATTCTTTTGTTGGCTTATTTCAAATTGGCACTAAAGAATCATGGAGTAGAGATTTGAAAATAGATTTAGCATATCCATTTTCAACTACTGTAAAAATGTGGCAACTAGTTTTGGCTGACAAATCTGAATTAACAAATCTTTCTGGAGAACAAATACTTAATTTAATTGATTCTAGGTCCAGATCAGAAGGTCACGCAGAATTTTATGCCGGGGCCGCAGATGAAATGTGGATACCAATAAATCAGGTAAGAATGTTGAGAAGTAAATTAAATCAAACAAATTATACTAAAGAAGTTGTTTCTGGTCCAAGTAGGCTTAGTTGTGTTTTCTTTGCGTGGGGAGAAAATTTTTTTAAAAATAGTTGGATGACTAGTGTTGATTTTCAAAAAGCAAAAAGTGTATATATTAAATATGGTGGAGACGCAGATAATTTGAAATCTTGGATACTTCAAACGGTTCCAAAAGATTCAACTGCGTGGTATAAGTTTACCGATCAAGAACATTCTAACAAAACAAAAATAGAAGCTTGGGTAAACGAAGAAGTAAAACTTGGAGAACAGTATGGAGAGTGGAAAAATGGAGTGTTTACCCCAACTCGTGAAGCTACTTCTTCTGACGTTTGGCTAAAGTAAGGAACTTAAATGGCTATTAATTATCCTAAATTTGACAATAAAATACAAAATCAAATTGACACAGCAAGAATGCGTCAAGCAAAAACCAGGCCTGGCGTAGTTATGAAGTTTGATAAAAAAACAAATATGGCAACTATTATTCTAGACGACGCATACTCTGGTCAAATAGGTAATATAATAGATTCCGTTCCATGTCCTGCTATTATGGGCATACAAAACGTTTCTCCAGAACCAGGCACACGCTGCCTGGTGGGGTTTAGAGACGACAATGAAAACAACGCTTATATAATTAGCTTTTTTGAAGAAGCTAATCTAGGCTCAAACTTCTTAAGCAATTATATAGTTAATACTGGTATACCAAAGTTTATGGCGAGATAATATGGCTAATGCAAAAAAACAAAATGCAACTCAACCAAATTCTAGTTTTCCCGTTGGCGCAGAGTTAAGCAGAAGAAATCAATTTTCGCAAAGAGAAGTTGGTTTAAACCATCCAGACACTAATTCATTTTTAAGATTAAATGATGAGGGTGATATAGAGATATTTGCAGCTCCTGGAGTGGGCATAGTCATAAGCGCTACAAGCAAAACCATATCTTTTTTTGCAGAAAAAGTTAGATTTTTTTGCGCAGAAGACGGGCTAAGATGGAATGAATTTAATTTTAATTATTCAGCGTCTGATTATTCTCAGCCAACTTTAGTTAAAGTAAACCCTAAAAGTATACATATGGCGCAAAATAACGCCTATCACTATTTAGCTAAACTTAAAGATATAGAGCAGAAAGAAAAGCAAAAACCTATTACTATTAACGAAGAGTATGGTTTTGGGCAACAACAATCTGAGTTGGAACAAAAGTTTAATTCTGGGCTTTCTACCGATGGATTAACGCCAGATCAGATGGTCTTTCTAGAAACCATGCTAAAAGATCATTCCATTGATTACATACAGTATGCGGTAGATTTAATGAAGAGTGGTTACTCAAATCAACAGGCTAAAGAAAAGGCTGATAAAGATAAAAATGTCTGATTTATTTTTAACTATGTCTGGTGATTTGCTTGTTAATGGGAATAAAGATATATCAGTTATTGGTTCTGGTGCGCAAAACGATGTTCAGCAAATATATATTAGACTTATGACTGAACCTGGCGACTTTCAAGTTTATCCTAATCTGGGTACCGATCTTGGGGTTTTATACGGTATGCCTCAAAGTAGGGAAACTGGAGAACTTGGCCAAAGAATTATTAGAGCCGCTCTTGAAAAAGAAGATATATTTAAGGGAAGAAAAATAGAAATAACTGCTGTTCCAACGAGCGCAGATTCTATTAGATTTGATGTTCATATCACAACCGATAGCAATGAGCCAATCATCCTATCTGTAACACAGAACTTGTGAGGTTAAAATGATTTACGGGACAAAAGATAAAGCACAAATAGTAAATTCTATTTTAGATTCGCTACAGCAAAACGCCGGTATAGCAGCTGTGCAGCCGGGTTCTGTTGCTAGAGCTTTTGCAGAGGCGATGGGGTCAGAAATAGCAGATCTATATTCTTCTTTATCTTTTACTCTAAGGCAAGGTGGATTGGCAACTGCGTCAGGACGCAACTTAGATCTTATTGGAGATTTATATAATGTAAGAAGAAAAGATATTTCCGACAATGCAGCAGCGGAAAGACAGTCTTATAATATTGAATTTTACATTCAAGCTCCATATAGCGTTGATATAGTTATCCCAAAGGGAACAATTGTTTATACAAACGTAGATAATTTTACTACCAAACAATATAAATTTAAATTAAATGGCACTGTTGTAATAGGCGCTAGCACAACTAGGGCCTACGGTTTAGTTATACCAGATTTTACAGATAATACATATACTGCTCCAGTTGGATCTTTAACAAGACATAACTTCATAAGTCCACCAGGAGTTGTTCTCTACTGCAACAATCCCAAAGAAGTTTATGCTATTATAAATTCAGAATCAGATGACAATTATAGATCAAGAATAATAGCCGCACTAAAGACAAGAACAGCTGGGACAGTAGAAGCTGTAAGGTTTGCTGCGCTTTCAATTAAAGGCGTTAGAGATGTCAGGCTTAGAGAATCATCCTATGGCCTAGGGTCTTGTGATGTAATTGTTATTCCAGAATCAACGGCAGAAATAAAAACTATGCCAGAAACTGTTTATGATACAATAATTGGGGTTAAACCAGTTGGAGTTAGATTCAATATTAGAGTAGCAGAAAAAATTTCAATTAATCTTACCGCAACTGTAACCCTATCTTCATCGGCTACACAAAGTATGACTACTGCAATTACAAATCAAGCATCTTTGTTCGTAAGAAGATATTTGAATTCTGGCACAGTTGGCAGTATTGTTTCTGTATCTGAAATAGAAAGACAAATTAAACTATCTTCTGATTATATAAAATTTGTTACAATTAATTCGTTCAACGCTGATGGCAAAGACATCCCATTAAAAGACTTTAGGCCCTATAGCGATAAAATGTATACGGTAGCTGGAAGTATTTCAATTAATTCTGATATAATGGGAATTAACAATTATTAACCCTAGAATAGGTTAGGTATGAAAAAAACTTTTGTTGTCACAAATAAACACATAGTTCGCGCACCAAATATAGGTGAAGCTAAAAATATAGTTTTTACTGGCGAAGGACACGGAGATGTTTTAGGTGAGACTTCTTCAATAGAAGAAATTTCAGAAGAAGAAGTAATTGAATATATAAATGAAAAAGATTCAATGTACGTACAGTCTTCTAATATAGAAATAAAAGAAGAGTACGAAGCAGAAACGGAAGATTTGCTTTCTAGTATATCAGATTCAAGAAATGATTTTTTAAGATCAGAGAATAAAAAATTAGCTAAAAGAGTTGAAACATTAAAGAATGTTCAAGAAGAAGTGGTAAGAGCAGTTTACGAGGCTGCGTATGATGCGTTTTCTAGTTTTGAATTTCCAAAAGTTAAAGCACCAAACTTAAAAAGAAATAAAGAAAAATTACCTGAAACAGCAGTAGCAGTTTTTGCAGACTGGCAGATGGGGAAAATAACTCCAGATTATAATACAAATGTATTAGAAGAAAGAATAGAAAGATACACAGAAAAATTATTGGAGATAACCGAAATTCAAAGAATGGATCATGAAGTAAATGATTTACATATTTGGCTTCTTGGAGATATTGTTGAAGGAGAAGAAATATTTCCTGGACAGAGTCACCTCATAGATTCAGGTCTGTATAGACAGGTTGCAATTAATGGTCCCAGAATATTAGGAAACTTTGTCAAAGTCGCATTAGAAAACTTTAATCACGTTCATGTTACTGGAGTTATAGGAAACCACGGAGCAGTTGGCGGTAGAGCAAGAAAACAACACGATCCAGAAACCAACATGGACAGAATGCTCTATAAGATAATAGAGTTAATAGTTGGCGATGAAGAAAGAATATCTTTTAATATACCAGATGGTAGAGGTGAAAGAAACTGGTACGCGATAGATACTATAGGAAACTATAGTAGCCTTTTAATCCATGGAGATCAACTGCCTTCGCCTAGCGCATTCCATGGTTACTATAAAAAAATAATGGGCTGGAAAGACGGAGCAATACCCGAGCATTTTGATGATGTCTTTATGGGCCATTACCACCAACAATTTAAAGTAACAATAGGAAGCTCAATGCTAAGAATTTCTGGTTCGCCAGAAAGTTACAATACTTATGCTCAAGAGTACTTTTCTTCGATGAGTAGACCTTGTCAGCATTTGATGTTTGTACATCCAGAAAATGGAGTTACTTCAGAATATTCTGTTTGGCTAGATTAAGTTAAAAGGAATCAGTAGTGAAAAATTACCTTTTAGGTTTTCAAACCATAGATTTTAATAAAAATGGTAATATTTGGACAACTGATTCTATAAACCTATACAATAATAAATTTTATAAAAATTATTCATATTACAGATCAAAGACAGGTTTAAATTTAATACGGAGATTATACTTTTGTTGGAACAGAAGTATCTTCTCCGTCTTTTTCTTCTAGCCATTCAACCCCGATAGACCCGTACGCTTCGTATGTAACGAATTATGGAGAAGTAATAAGGGATGAAGCGTCTCCTTCTTTTCTAAGGTTTATAGATACTAGCTCAAAAATTGATATAGTTTCTTTTAAGCATAAATTTACCAGTGTCCCCGGCGAACAGCAGCCAACTTTTACTTTACAAATATATGAATCAGATCTACCAAATGGTCCTTGGCTTAAATCTACATTAAATATAAATTCTAATTCTATTTTCTTAAGTAATTGTAAACCATATATTAAAATAGAATTAACTGTATTTTCTGATGTAGAAGATATTTCTACGCTAGGCCTCTTGCTATACGTAAACGTAGCTATACATGAACCGGTTACGCCAGTTGTGTCAGACTCTGCTAGAAATATTTTGAAAAAATTTCCGACATGGATGGATATATATGAAGACTCAATAGAGCAAGCTACGCCAGAATTGGCAACTCCTATAACAATTGGTGGTAAGTTTGTAAACTCTTTAGTTGGACATTATTTAGATGATTTTAGTACGCAATTAGATGTTTCAAATATAAACAGTTTCATTAGCACAGCAGATATAGACACACCTTCATGGGCTTATGTTTCTTATAATGTGCCCGCAGCAGCGTTAAACTTTGTTGGGGACACGATAAAGTTGGCTAAAGCATCTTCTTTAGAAGATTTTAATTCATCTAAAGCTACAGACTATGTTTATTGCCATAATCTATTAGATAGTCAAATATTAACTTTAAGAAAATTTGATGAATTAACAATAGATGGTTCTGTGTTTTTGCAAGAACCCATAATGCTGTTTAATATATTTGATGAATTTGGCGCAAGGGTTGGATTAAAGAGATTATATTTGGAAGAAAATCTTTCTTTCAAAAAAAGAATACTTGACACATATATAAACCCTCCATCAGTTGGTTTAGATGGATTTAAAAGAACTCTAAGAAGAGAATTAAATATTTGGTCTGCGTATGCAAGTACGCCAGATTCTTATGCAATTGGGGCAACGCCAGAAATATTAGAAATTATTGATATAGAATCTTCAACTCCATATATAGCAGATAATGGAGCTCCAGAAAATAGTTTCTATGATTTTGTTAGAAATATAAATAAAAAATATCCATTTAATTTAGGGTACGCTAAATGGAACGAAAACATATGGGACTACGCCGGATTAAATAATGAAGGCGTAAACTATATACCCAATATTTATGATAATGCTACACCTTTAACCGGTTACTTCCAACCGGGTGTTGGAGATTTTTCAGACCTTGAAATAAAAATACAAGAAGAAAATTTTGCAACTGTTTCGTTCGAAGGGTATTTTGAAGCTGAAGGTTTTAAAAACGAAACATTTTCTGACCACTACACGCCAATAGAACTTGCTTATTCTTACATGGCTCAGTATACAGAGCAGATTCCTAATCCAAACTTAATAGAAAATGTATCTTTGGTTTATGAAATTTCTATGCCGGCACACGATCAATACTCAACGCCATCTGTTTTCTATGCAAATTTTAACCCAGACGAAAGAAGCGATTTTGCGGTACGAAATAATTCATTACAAAATTCTGATGCAAGTCCAGAATGGAATTATATATCTGTTGTAGATTCAAATGGTTTAACAAAACAAAATATAATTTTTAAAGAAAAAACATATAATTACGTATATGAAAATACAAAATTAACACCAACAAGCTCTAATATAGATATATCAAAAGCTAGTTCTATAAAAATAGTTAATTCAGCCAAATGGGACCAAGACGCTCAGACCTATATATACAATTCAACACCTCATTATAGAGTTACCTTTAATGAGTCAACCACATCCAGTTCTCATTCTAATTCAATTTCTGTAGCAAACATCCAAATAAGTACACCAAACATTAATTATATAAATTCAAACTTTAAAATAGGCTCAAATTTATATGGTTCAACTCCAGTAATAAAATTCTCTAATGTTATAGAAGATTTTGTAATTGTAAACAAAGATAATGATCCAGATATAACAGCAGATGAAATTGTTTATGTTTCTGATTTAACAAAAAATTTATTTATACCACCTAATGCAACGCCAGTTAATTTAATAATAGAAAATAAAAAAATTGATTCTAAACCAATTTTTACGATTGATGAAATATATAGAGAACCAGGTCAACCGTTAACTGCTTTAGATTTTTCTCAGAATTACGGTGGTAAATCTTATTTTCCATTGTTAGATACTCAGTATTTTGTTCCTTCTTCTCCAAATATTATTATAAACTCTTATTCAGTAAACGATCTTACAACACCAATTTATTCTAACTATTTTGAGTCAGCCACTTTTAACTATAACACACTGCCGCATGTTTTAGCTGTAACCAACAACGTTCAGTCAACTCCAAACTATCCTTTCAAGAGTCCCGTTTGGATCCCAACCGAAGAAGGCGAACTAAGAACAACGCCAATGATCAAAGGTTACTTGGATTATTTAGGTAATATTTATAGAAGTGATGAATCAGCGGAAGGAAATCGCAGTCCTTTTGATCAAAATTATAGAGATAAGTTTTTAAATTCTTATTACTTAACTCGTGAAGATTTTGGTTTAACAAAAAATTCTAATAATCAATATTTTATTACAGAAATAAAACCAATTTCATTAAACAATAAAGTATTTTTAGAAGCTTCTCAAGAAACAGTAATCAGAGAAGATAGTCCATTATTTAAGCTTAATCAAGATTCATCTAAAATTATAAAAGAACTTTATGATTCTTCTAACCAATTATTCTATTTTTCTCCAATTGAAATAAATGCATCATTGGATAAGGGATACAAAAATTCATTTACAAATTCTATTAACTCAAATCCAATAACCATGAATACTGGTTGGTTGAATTTAGAAGAAGAACAAAATTATGTCTACGCAAAGCCAATAGTTGATATTTATACTGGTAAATATTTTGAAGTTGAATTATCTCAAACGCCAACACAAGGAGCCCCAGTTCTTATCTCCATTAAAGATGGGGATGTAAATTTTGATCTTGAAGAAATGGCGTTTCCTGATTCAGCTACTCCAGGTAAAGTTGTATTTAATAACGAGGAAACAGTTACTTGTTCAGAACACGGCGCACTGTATGTTTCTCATTTAAACATAAAAGATATTGTTATTAAAGATAACTATACTGGAAATATTTTAACTAAATCTCCATTAAATCCAGAGTTTTATGTATGGACAATGGGCGGCGATGCATCTACTCCTGGCATCATAGAAGCATTTCTTAGTGGAGAATTTTATATTTCAACTTCGGATTTAATGATAAGTGATGATGTGTCTTATTCTTATCAGGTAAGTAAAATAGAAGTATATAATAATTTAGCTACCGCCGAAAACATTTTGGTTCCAGGTAGACAGTACACAGTCAGCTATTCTCTTGAAAGAGCTTTCTATGTTGATAGAAATGTTTATTCAGAAACAAAAGATCAATATATTTCAAAGATATATTTTTCTGCAACCCCAAGTTCTGCTACACCTGTTTATGAAATAACATATGAGTCTGCATTACAAGAAACTTCAACGCCAACTGGAATTAATCTTAATAGACAAGATTTGCCGATTGATGATGGTTATATTTATTTGAGTAAAGACGAATATGAATTTAGCACAGCGGTTGTAGAGATATCTCCGCAACAAATATCTAAGAACATAGATGACATAATATATTTGACTATAACATCATATGATCTAGCGGGTAATTTTAAACCATATCAAACATTTGCCATATCAAGTGATTTATTAGAAATTGAAGATGAATATCTAACAACAAATAAATATGGTATTGCTAAAACTAAGATAAGATTTACTGGAGTTCCTACCAGCAGTCTGTATGCCTCTGTTTTGGTTAGTGGCGTTTCTTACCCGTCAGAATACGCACATGAAAATAGTGAATCTGGTGGATTTATAACTGGTTCAAATATAGAATTTATTGATAATTATAATCCAAGTTATCGTCTAAAAGCATCTGGATCAAAATTAATAATAGAATCTGATGGAATTAGTGAAAATTATATTTATGGTTCTGTATTAGAAAATAATAACCCCCCTTCTTCTACGCCAATAATTTATTGGAGAAAAGCTAGAACCCTATATGACGTATTAAATACTATAGAATATAGTTCTTACTCAGCGATGCCCGGAAGAAACTTTATTTCAGGCTATACGCACGCAGATTCAAATGGAAAGTTTTCTATAGGCCCATTTTATTCTCAGCCAAGAAATAATCCTGGTTACTGGTTTGTTGCTGTGGAAACAGAGTTAGCTTCAACGCCTTCATTGCAACCAAACCCTTTACATGGAGATGTTGTTTATTGGTATGAAAGATTTAATAATGTTCAATATTTAGATGAACAAACAGTTCTGCCTTCGTACTATATAAATACGGTAGATGATAAAGATATAATAGCTACACCTAATTTTAAATTTAATTTAATTAAACAAGATTTTGGCGCTACTCCAAAATCTAAACTAAATTGGGTGCCACCAAGATGGTTGCCAATTAATTACTATGAGCAATATCAAATGGGTTTATTTGGCTCAACACCAAATGTTATAGCTACGCCAAATTATATAGTAGGCTATGAGGAAAGTTAATGAAAAAATTTAACAATAAAACAACCATAGGGAATGAAGAAGCTGTCAAAATTGGCAATCTTGTCCCCGCTAAAGGTGTTGGGTTATCATATTTTTTTAACAAACCTTTAACTCCAGCAGATAATTTAAAAATTTTAGATTTGTCTGATTCTATAGCTGAAAATAAAATTGGCACTCAAAATGAAACAAAATTATTTTTTGCAAACGAGCTAGGCATTCTGCAGGATCAGAACGGCGATACTAATTTTCTTAGCTCTGACATTACAATAAGTGACGCCTTTTTGTCTAAAGATTTTACAACGGAAAGAATATATTCTAATTCAATAAATGAAAATGATTTTTTACACTATTATTATGTAAGTAGATATTTTTTAATGGCTCCTTCTGGCTATGCAATAAATGATTTGGAAGATTATCATGATATTTCTTATTACAAAAATTTAAATATAAAAGTTATTGATGATCAAAATAAAGAATATTTAGATAAAAATACATCTAGACGTAAATATAAAATTTTATTAGATCCATATATAACAAAATCAAACTCAACAAATACTGAAATACCTTACAGAATTGTCGTAGGGTTTGATTCTTTCGAGCCAATTAATCTTAAGTTAATTTATGATAAAATTGTCTTAGATGAAGACGGAGAAGTGGTTTCTCAAACCCTGCGCTATGTCGAAACAGTAAATGCTGTTCCATACTATACAGAAGTCGCTGAAGAAGCAGCTGTTATGTCTAAGCATAGTAAAAAAATATATTCTATTAAAAAGTTTAATAAAAAATATTCTGAAATATTTTCTCATAACCTAAACTACAACAGCTACCAAGTTTTTGTTCCAAGAAAAGCATTGTTTGATAATAGAAACTATGAAGTTTTTAACTGGAGATTAGTTGCAAGAGTCAACCAACCAATTAATTATAACATTTTAGATAATTCAAAAGACGCAGAAGAATCCGGGCAAATAAAACAAAGGACTGTAAACGTCGGAGTTTTATATGACTCATCTGATGCTGACTCACTAGGCAATATACAGCCATATGTTTTTTATAGATTAGAAAAATCTGGTTTTAATATGTCTAATTATGTTTTCCAAAACCCAGAAATAGAAAATAAAATTTGGATTCAAGCAACTGGTATAGGTAAGCCCTCAAAGCAAGAAAAAAGATATTGGTTAGTAGACATTCAGTCAATTGAAAGTTTAGAAAATTTTGACATTTTATCTTTTAGCCCAACCAGCGCGCTTTCTGAAAAAGCAACAAATTTACTAAAAGAATATGTAACCGTTCAGAATGGCACATTATTAGTCGACGCTTCGGCCTATCCTGGGGATAAACCACTTGTTTTTGATGGAATAAAAATTTCTAATTTTCAAGCGCAAACTACCGATACTTTCTATGAGTATGTTGAGTCTACAATCCTAGATGAAAATACAACTGGTGGTTGGAATATTGATCAAACAATTTTTAACAATGAAAACTACGGCATATTTGGTTATAAAGCAAATAATTATAGAAGCATAACATCAGTAGATAGTAGTAAAGTATTTTTTAATGTAGGGATAAATTCTTCTACTAAACGTCCAGCTGGAGCGGTATTCAAATTTTTGTCTATTGGAGATAAATTATCGCAAGGAAGTATAGTGTGTTGTTCTTTTCCGTTTTTAGAATATTGCAATAGAGTTTTTCATTCAGGCGAAAAACCAAATGTTCTAAATGAAAATTTAGATCAATCAGTATATGAACAAGCCGACTACTCACTCATGCCAAGTTTTGTTGAGGGGCCATTTAAGCTACTTTATAATTCTTTAGTATATAGTTTGTATTCAAGAAATCAAGCAACAAGAAAAACAGACTTAAGACCATCTTTGTATAATTTTGTTGGGCCATGGGAATCGTCTTGGGTTATGGACCAAGACGCATTAATGGATGATGAGAAGGCTAAATATTTTACAAATATATCTAGTAATTCTGGGGTCATACAGTATGCAAGAGATTTGATTTCTGATCAAGATTCAATCAAAAAATATTATTTGAAAAAAGTTTCGGAATCTATTCCAAGTTCTTTAGCCGGGCAAATTTCTAGTCCAGGCATTGTTGAAAACAATACAGATTTTTATTTAGAGATAACAAATCCAGATGTAGTTATATCTTCACCCTCTTTTTCTTCTTCTAATCTTTCTGATTCAAAAATACAAATAGCTAGTTTAGAAAATTTTCCAAGTTCTTATTTTATGTATAAAATACTGAGCAAGGACGAAAAAATATTTGCTTTTACCGAAAAGAAATCTAACAAACTTTATATACCAAGCGGTTATGGCCCATATGAAGTTAGAGAAATGGGAGAGATAAAGATCGGAGGCAACAAAACCTTAAACAATTCGATAAGCCCTTCGTCCTATTTTAAATCATATCCATTTAGATTTGCAACAAAATATTCAACAATATCAACAACAGAACAAGGTTATGCATTCGCTGGTTCAGTAAAAACTAAACTTAATTTACTTTACAAAGCAAAAGGTGCACTGCGCTCTGTTAAAGTGATTGGAACTGTGACAAGAAACTATGCTGGAACAAATAGAATAATACAACATCCAGCCCCTGACGCAGACCCAATAATCATAGAGGGGTATAATGTCACTGATGTTCCTTGTGTAAATATAATATCTGGTAGACAAAATGAGCTATCTGGTAGATTGCCGGTTATAACTGATCTTAGCGCATTAAATTTTAAAAATTTTGAATATACATGGGATGTTGAAGCTGCAGCTGCTGGTTACCCAATAGAAACTTGGAGAGTGGGGGCAAAGCATCCTTATGTTAAATACATAAAGTGTGTTATGCAAGCCGCAGGTTTATATAATATAAATAAGACTTCTATCAATGCAAAAACTAAAGTCAAAGAACAACCAGAAAACAATACCACATATACCGCAACATTATCAGCAGCGGTAAAAGAATTTCAAACAAAAATGAAATTGGGACAAATGACTGTTGGCTTAATACCAAGAGTCCCTTTATTGTATCCTCCAGATGGAGTTGTTGATAGCGAAACAAAGTCTTTAATGGCTTATGTAATAAAATTTTGGAGTAAATATGAGCCAATATACTACAATAATTTATTACGCTTAACCGAAGAGCATGATGTTACGAGATTTGTAGAAGCTGTTTTTAAGCAGATAGAACCTTCTCAAATTAATTCTGGTTCTTCTTATAGAAGAATTTCTTTTACTGGCAATGTGTCTAATTCTCCTTCAACAATAGAAGATTTTATTTTCTTTTCTATACCAGATCCAGAAAATTATCAAAAAGTAAATAAAATAAAAATAAAATTAGAAGATGCACCTTGGAACAAAGTTAAATTAGTTGGATATGGCTATTCGGCAGAAGATCCGATTGAAGGTGGGCAAAAAAGATTTGCGGCAAAAGATATCTATAAAGCCTATTCAGTTCATAAAGCTACTAATGGTGTGACTTTAATTGATAACAACATAGAAATAGATTTAGCCGGCGTTTCAACCACAGCATGCAGAAATATTTTTGTTAGGCTACAAACTGACGGGAAACAGCTTGGTGGCCGCTGGGGCAATTTAGCCGAAGGGTTTGGTATAGTTGGAATAACTGCAGACTTAAAAACAAAAGATACTTCAGAACCGCCTAAAGATACAATAACAGATCAACCTTTTGATTATAATAAAGTTCATCAAGCATTTCCGAGCATAGAAAAACCCGCCGTAGAAGAATTGGCTAATTATTGGCTTTTGGATTTAGATGGCAATCCAGATCCAAATCTATCTTGGTCTGGTAATAATTTAATTAGTTCTCTTAATGGTCATCTTATATATACAACTTTAACAAATAAATTTTATGTTTGGGATGGAACTAATAATAAGTGGACAGAAGATATAGTATCCTTCTTTAACCCTACTCCAGACGAGCTGCAAGAAATAAATCCAATTAATCTTTCTTTAGATGAAATAGAAAGAAAAATAATTTATAAAGATTTAGTGCAAACAACAGATGTTTACGTAAATGCTATTGCTTATCTAACAGAACAGTTTGAAAACTTGTCTTCTCTTTCTGAATATTCTGTTGATTATAATGTCGGCTATTTAAGTGGTAAAAATGTTTTATTAAATAATTTTTCATATAATTATTTAGGAAAAGCGTATTCAAAAACACTGACAACACCAACACCTATATCCGATTCAGCTTTAAACAATTTGTTAAACGAACAAATAGAAACAGACCCTAGCGCGATAGACAGTATACAAAATAACGGTCTGCAAATAAATTTTGCAAATCCGGTTTCCGTTTCTATAGATAATGAAAATTCTGTAGAAATACTTTCTCTTAAATCAAAAGTTAACGAACAGGCGGCAAATCCAAATTCTATTTGTAGCATTTCTTATTACGGAAATCTGCCCAACAACTTAGATCCACAAAAACAAACATGCACTGGTTTTAAAATAAAAACTTCTCAAACATATTACTCCAATCCAAAGACATATATTTCCGCAGAATCAATATTGGATTCGTATTCTGTAATCAATACAGATGGTGATGTTATACAAAAAATTAGTTCAGTTACCGTTAATGATGGTTTGATTTTGTTGTGCGATAGTTTCGGAAAACCAGTTGGTATTCCTTCTCCAAAACAAATAACCGACAACATCGTTACAGCGGGGCAATCTTCTATTGGAGCAGAAAATATAAAATATGGGTATGTGTCAATTAACAATACAACATATGAAAACGAAGGTTTTGTATACGGTTTTTACGACAGGGTAAAAAAAGAATTTTTGGGTAAACTTATTTCTTTCAATGAAATAATAACAAGAGGCGTAAACAATATATACATAGGGGCTATGGCTTTTGACGCTGATGGCAATTTGGATAAAGCTATTGATTACATAGGCGCACAAAGCACCAACACATATACGCCTATATCGTTAAGTCCAAAAATGATTGCACCAGTATATTCCGTAAAATATAAAAGTTCTAACGCAATAAAAATTACTGAAATATCAAATTATATAAGCAAAAAAGAACCATGGCCGTTAAGACTAACGGCAGGATCTTTTAATAAAAACATATTGATACCTTTAAACTACGCTTTTTTTGATTGGAAATCAAAATATATGGGGCAAGTTTTAAACTGCACATATGATACTTCTGGTTCTATTTTGGCAAACAATTTTTCAAGAATATTTGGCCATAAAAATAAAGACATTAAAAACGAAGTGCCATTAATAATTTCTACAAGAAAAATACAGTTACGCAGAACACCAGTTTTAATGTATACAATGCCGATAGAAGATGGCGTTGAGTCAGACGTGCCAGCTATGCTGCCAGCATTTACAGTTTATGTAAGAGCTGACGAAGAATCTACTTGGTTGGAAGTCCCGTTTGGCGACATTAAAGATTTTGATGCAGAGAATGGTGTTATTGAATTTAAAACAAATATAGTTGTTTCTTCAAACCTGATAAAAGTTGATTATACAATTAAAGATAATACGATTTGGGTGTATCAAGTAGAAGGAAAAGAAATCCCTTTAAATCCTTTCTTGAATAAAGATCAAATAGATGAAAATAAACCATTGTACATTTACCTCATGCCAACAAAAATAGAAAAATACAATGTCTTTCCAGATCCAGTAGTCTTTGAAGGTCCTACAAGTAAGTCTTTAATAAATAGTAGGACTCCAATAACAGAGTATGCAAACTCATACCCAGTTCATTTTACTTATGATAAAAATATTTTTAATAAATCATCTAATAAATATAATCCAGTTGCCCTTCTCATAGGAGCTGTCTACATAACAGATTCTAATGATGGTTCAAGTACAAATCTATACGATATAAGGATAAAAGGCGGGGGCGTTGCGGCTGATATAACATCTTACAGCGAGTTAAAACAAATCAAAGGAATTAACTCCTATTGGGATATGCATTCAATGCAACCAAGAGTTTATCCTAAGGGCGGATATGCAATAATAAGAATGCCAGACGCAGTTAAAAACAACTTTAAATCTTTAGAAGAAATATATGATATAGTTAATAGAAACATTACAGCTGGCGTTGGTTTTGAAATACAAAATTTAGACGGGGCACCCTGGAGCATAAAGAATTATGAATAAATTTTTACCATCTTTAATAAATACTTTATCTAATAATTCGCAATCAAATATTCATTCTTTAATAAAAGAAATAAAAACAAGTAAACAAGATTTATCTTCTCTTATTTCAAGATTAAATTCTTTTAGAGTAGACGCAAACTTTTCTCCAACAAACTTTGGCGCGTTTGCGGAAATGAATAAGCAAGTTTTTATAGATATATTTAGAGATATAGACTTAAGAATAAAATCATATTACTCTTCTATAAATATAGTTAATCTATTTATTAATTCTATAATAGATGTTTTTTCTTCTGAGATAGAAAAAATAGAAAATGATATAAGATTATTGGAATCTTACATAGATAATTATGAATATATATCCGGTAAAGATGATCTTTTTAATTCTAGTTATGTAGAAAAATTTGACAATTTTATGAATGACTACAGATCAGATGGCTATGTATTCCCCTTAACGGATAGAGACCAAAATAATTTTGATGAACAAGGTAATGGTTTTATAGATACAAATTTAGGTATATTTAAAATAGCACAAAAAACTTTTACAAAAAATTCTCTTGATTTTGTTGAGAGTTACAATGTTGATAGCAACTATCTATATTATGTCACTAGCGATACTGGGGTACAATCTGTATTCAATAATATTTATACTGATTCTTGGAGCGTAACAGCAAAATCACCAATTCGTTTAACATCACAATTATCTAATTATATAAAATATATTCCGTATTCTACGGCAAATATTTTTGGAGCTCAAACAGCACTAGAAATAATTTTTTCCGTCCCCCAGTCTATGGATTCAATTGTGATTAATCCTTTTGGCGGCAACGGGTTGCAGCTATTGCAGGTAGTTCTATTCTCTGATATAAATGAAAACGAATTTTCAATAAATAATTATTCAGAAGAATATGACGAACAGGTAGCAAACGATATAACTATATTAAATGGCGAGAATCAATTTGGTGTTTTGTCCGCACCTAAAGCTTTAAATGGTAGAACAGAAGTTATGTTCCCAAGAAAAAATGTTAAAAAAGTTATTTTAATATTTAACCAACCAAATTATTTTAAGACTGAGAATATTCCATTAGCTAATGAAATAAATTCTAAAAATATATATAATACAGCTAAAGTTATAAAAGAAATAAAAAATAATAATACAGATAAACTTCAAAGTTTAGTATACAATCTATTCCTTAAAAAAAATAGCTTTAGACAAACTTCAAAAAATTCTTATTCTAAAATAAATGATTATTATTCGTATAAATATCCAATAAAAAATAATAATTTTCTTTCTATAAATTATCAAAAAAAATATATTAGTAATTTTTTTAATACAAATTCAATTGATTCGCTACAAACTGGCGGCATCACAGAGTTGTTTAAAAATATTTTTATAGATTCAATTGGTGATAAAAATGAAATATTTGAAAAATCAGTATTTATTAATACTGATGCAAATGTAAATTCTATTTTTAATTTTACAAAACCAATGTTTTTGCCTATTCAAAATTCTAATAATTATACTATGAATGGTCAAACAGATCCGGCTAGCACTTCTCCCTGGAAAGACAACACATTAAAAAATTTGTCTAGTGTAGAAAATCCAAACTTTTATGAATATAATTTTTCAATACAAAGCATCGACTTCTGCAAGTCGGAATTAACGCAATTAGATAAGGCATGCTTTGTTAGTAAAAAAATAAACTTTAATGGCTATCCTTTGGCTATAAAATCTAAACTTATAAAAGCTGAAAATGAATTTAGTGTGTTGGATTCAAAAATAGATTTGAAATATCCAATATCGTACGAGCTTTCAATCTGCAATAAAGATATTCCCACAAGAGAGGAAGATTGGATACCAATAGTTGAATCGGGAATAGAAAAAATAAACTCAGAAGTTCTTTTCTTTGACGAACAAACCTATCAAGCTTCAACAAGATTCCCTTTAAAGAAAGATACGTTTTTATTGTACAAAAATGGAGCACTTGTTAAACCATCTGACTATAAAATATCAGAAGATAATTCAATCGTTTTATTTAGTTTAGAAAAAAATTCCGTGTACTGTTGTACGTATTCAATAGATCTTTCTTTATATAATGTTGATTACGTAGATTTTTTTAGGCTTGATTTATTAGACGAAACCCTTAAATCTTCTTCTACTAGCGGGTATTCAAATGAAATTTTTAGCGGTACGGATGGATTAAATAGAATACAGCTAAAAAATATACCTTATGTAAATAATAAGGAAATTGACAAAGCTATATACAGCCCTCTAATAGGAACTATATTTCAGGGTTCACAAGCCGGGTATGTCCCAATAAAAATACAGATGCCGGACGGATCAATCGCTATTAATCTAACAAATTATACTGGTTCTAAAGAGTTCCCTCAGTTTAAAGATGCAAATTCTTTATATTATTTTATTCAAAATGGAAAAAATATTATCTTTAATAAACCAGTAAATGGTGAAATAGTTGTTTTTTATGATTATTTAGCTGATACTATTAGATTTAGATTAATAATTAGAAAAAATATACCAGATATAATTTATTCTGGATCAGCAGATCTTGTAATTTTGAAAGCAAAAACTAAAAATTACGATCCTTATTACGATAAACTAACTAAAGTAATTTCCAGCAACTAACAACCATGGCGCAACTTTCTCCCATAACATTAGTGTATGACCAAATCGCGATGAGCATCGCAGAGATGCTCAAGAAGCAGGCTGCTGGAGAATATGTAACTAAGGAAGATGTGTTAAAAGATTTTAACAAAAATCTAAGCGAAATTTACGACAAAATTAATTCGCCTAGAACATCTTTAGAGCTGTTTGAAAATAGCGAAGTACCCTCTTCGACTAAGGTTAACAAGTTTATAAATTCTATAAGAGACGATATAAATGTTTCAGCTAAACAATTAGATTTTTTAAATGCTAAAGCTGTTAGCCTGTTTAATCTATTTACTTCGGAAATAGAAAATGAAAAAAAGTATTCAGAAAGAATTCTTTCAAAAACAAAAGTATTGCAAATGTACAGCAAGAGTCCTTCAAATGATCTGATTTATAATGGCGATTCATTTGAGAATGGCGATTATATTGATTGGGCAAAAATACAATCAAATCAAAATCCTATGATACAAAATGGTTTTGCTTCTTTAAGAATAAAAGATAAACCAATCAAATGGTTTGCAAATTTGGTTACTGTTAATCCTTCAAATGGTTTTATTGGCAATAATAATTTAGCGGTCAAAAAAGAAAATAGTATTTCTGGTATAAATTATGAATACAGTTTTGCAAGTTCTGCAAGCTCTTCTTTTGTTGGCAGCTTAGTTGATTCTAATCCAGTAACACATTATATATACGAGGCAATAAAAGTAGAACCAAATGACAACGTGTACAGAAGTCCACTCGAGTTTAGCTATATAGTTAATGATTCTACATTGGTCGCGGCCGAACAAAATTCTTTAATTAATTGGGCCGATCATGACGTAAATCAACCTCTTATATTTGATTTTACAATCAAAGCAGCTGCTGGTCAAAAAGCAAATTCGATCAATATAACTCCATATTTTGATTCATCAAAGATAGTTAAAGTAAAAGAAATACATCTAACAGATAATGCTGGGAACATAGAACAAATATTGAAAGAAGAATTTTTTATAGGTTTATCGATAGAAAATCTTACTAAAGAATCTTTAAAAAACTATTCTTTAAACGCCGCTACATTTTTCTTTTCAGAAAGAATTTTAAAAGAGTGTCGAGTTGTTTTAGAACAACCATACTATCAAAACGTAGAAATTTTACATACATATTGGCAAACAAATTACGAGGCGAGTAACGCAGACAACAGTCCATTTTATGGTGTTAACAGATTTAATCCAGAAGCTGTTAATAAAGAGCTATACACACAAGTCATCTATGATAAATCAGCACTGGTGCCAAATCTTACAAATCCAAATATCTTTAAAAGAGATAATGTTTTGAGTAAAAATATAAGTGTTATAATAAAAAATTCAAACGAACCAGATTCCGCTGGGTTACTTGAAGAAACTTTTAATGTCCCAATAAAAACAGCTAAAGAAGTTCTTCCAGCAAAAAGAATGGCTATAGGCATTAGAGATATTTCAATTGCCTATCAGGAGTATGAATTATCTGCAGATATAATATCTAAGCCTTATGTCTTTGATTCTCCAGTAGAGTCTGTGATGTTAGATATAGAAAGCAATTATAACGAAATAGCAGAATCTGGCGGTTATATACAGGGGTATATATCAATAGATAATGGCCAAAAATGGATTGAAATAGCCCCTGTCCAATATGGTTTTACAACAAATTCTAGTACTAATATAAGTGTTCCGGAAATATTTGCATTTAATCAAAACATAGCTACTGGTTTTAAGTTACCCGGTGTTCAATATATGAACTATCCAAAAACTAGTATAAACAATGTAGAGTATACGGTGCCGCAGCAGGTTAAAAATATTTTAGTAAAAATTAAAATTGTTAAAGGATCATCAAATATTGCTCCAGTAGTATACTCTTACAAATTGGCTGCAAAGGTAAAACAGGTATGAACATATCTACAATACAAAAAAGAAGATTTCTAGAAAATATATATAAATTATATTATTCTAATGGGGCAAAGCCAACCGATCAGCAGATACTCAATGCCTTTAGTGATTATTTTTCCATTAACAAACCAGGTTTACCACTTAGCATAAACTACGCTGCACTTAACGGTACAGATACAACTAATGTTGATACATTAAATGAGTTAATGGTTAACAGTCTTTTTAATTTAGATATTTTGTATGATTGTATTTTAGAAAATAACGAAGAACTTTTTGGAGTTGTTACAACCTTAAATAAAAAAATTGAACAATTAAAAACAAAAAGAAAATTATTAGAAGCAAAAGTAGATGATTTATTATTTATTAATAATAATTCAGATGGATATTTTTATTCGTACACAGAAAATTTTTCAAGCACATCAAACATAGATATACCTTTAACCACTGGATATGTAGATATACAAACTAGTTGCGCAGCATTAAATTCGGAAAACTCCGATAGATATTCTATATTTGCTACAGATAATTTACCTGGCGTAAGACCAAAAGTTTCTTTGTATGAAAATGGTTTTTTGTTATCAGATACAATTGATGTTGAAACTTTTTCAAATGTTTTTGATGGCTTGAACGATACATATTGGATTTATGAGCATAGAACTCAGTCACCAAATCCGGTTTCTATAGTTATAAATATACCAATTAATAGAAATATAATACTTTCTAAAGTGCAGGGTTATTTATTAACTTCTTCTCCCGTTATAACACAGTTGAAGGTAAATTATAGTGACGCATCTCCTCAAGAAATTTTTGTAAAAGATTCAAATTTGGATTATGATGTTTTTAATTTTTCAATTAAGCCAAGAAATTACTCTTCTATAGAATTAATTTTATTAAAAAATGAACCAGATTATATAGACAGAGAATCGTCTTCTCCTTATGTTTATAGAATTGGTTTAAGGGATTTGATTATTAGTTCGGTAACTAAATCAAAAACTGGTACAATTATTTCAAAACCAATTAAATTACCAGTATCTGACAATAATCATCTTGTTATAGATTCAGTTGCGGTAGAAGCAAAAGAGGAATATATAAATGATGGGGCAATCGCCTATTACGTAGCCGTTGATAATCCAAGTGCAATATCTATTTATGATTTTAACTGGACGCCAGTAACACCATTGAGCTTAGATAAAAATGGTTCTTCTAACTTTGTTAATTTTACTGGTTCTACAAAAAATATTAAATATATATCTTCATCTCCAAAAAAAAATGAACTTCAACTAATACCAATAGACCAAACCTCTAAGAATGCAAACGATCTAAATCCAAACCAAAAAATATATCAAGATAAAAATGTATATAGAATAGCAGCTCTTGAGAATAATGAAAATTATATTTCTCCAATTCTTTTGGGAAATTTAAATTCTTTTAAACATTATTATTATTTAGGAAGCAAATCTCAAATATATAAAGACGTCAACTATTGGTTTTCGGAAGTGAACAATTTAGATAATACACTATTAAAAAATGTACTCGTACAAAACTTGGGGTCTATATCAACAGGAATAACTTCGCCTAGTTATGGTTTTATACAGTCAAAAATTATTTGCGATACAGAAATTAAAGCCATTAACACAATTAAAAAATCAGTTGCCGACTTTGATTTAGCAGTGTTTTTAAATGGAGTAAAGATAGCAGATCTACCCGCAGGAAAATTAAGCGAAAATATAGAATGGAATTTTTTAGGTGGCATAAATGATTTAGTGGTGACATATAACAAGCCTTCTTCTGGTGCGGTTTCTTTTTCCTTAACAAACGGAACAGATTTTTCTAAGTATGGTGTAATATTTACTGATTATTTTTTCTATTTAAATAGTTTTGATTTTAGAAATAGAAACATGAATGACAACTTATATTTTACAATTGATAATCCTTTTGGCAGAAAAGAGATAATAGCATCTGCTCCAGTTAACGGTTTGTCAAGATTTTCTTATCTATCTAATAATTCAAATGCGCCTACAGCTATTAGGTATAGAATAGACTTAACTAGGTTTGACAATCCTTTTGCTAGTCCTAAAGTTGATTATATAAAAATAAAATTTAAACATAAAGATCTGTAGAGGTAACCATGCCAATAACATATTTGAGCAAAGCCAAAGACACGGTGATGCAGCCATTTTTTGGAAGGTTTAGACAAACCTATAGAGGGGCAAGAAATAGCACAGTAGAAAATCGTGAATCAAATTTTTTTATTATAGATATTAATAAAATTAATAATTCATTAACAAAAACAGAATCAAATATAAACAATATTTCTGATAATTTTGTAGGAAATTTAAATAATTTATTAGATTATCAAAAATACAGTGACGGTTTATTTTATGATCTAAGACCAATTAAAGTTTACTATGATGATACAACTGGCTTAAACCCTCAGCAAGAAACAGATTTTTTATTGAATAAGCTTAATGGGTTATCGGCAATTTTGGCAAAATTAAAAACTAAAGTAACTAGATTAGAGAACGGTAGATAATATGGCAGAAATAATGAACACCCAAAAAAGAGACATGCAGTATGGTGGGCCAGTAGACAGCAATGATTATAACTCCAGGATAGAAGAGAACTATCAAGACTTATTGTATTTATACAATAAAGCAAACGTTGTTGATTCAAAATTGGAACAAGCTTTTGAAAGAGTGTTGAAAGATCAAGCAATGTTATCGAATGCGGTTAATGATCTTAGAGATAGAATTTCAGCCTTAGAAGCTGGTGGTAATAGAGCATCTATACATTCATTCAATCAGGTTCAGTTTAGTAGATTTAATTCTACAGATTTTTCAATTGGACCCAATGAACTGTTAACTGTAGATCCACATTACAATATAATAACTCTACCCAAAGTACCAAACGCCTCAAGTTCAAAGGTTAAGTTTTATAATTCTTCAGCTGGTCAAGTAGTCCCTGATTTGTTTAAAACTAATATCCAAAACAATTTGGGCGGTATAGATACTCCTGGTGCAATCGTAAATACAACGCCAGTATATAATGCAATAATGGATGATCCATCTAAGGTCTGGAGTAGAACCTTGATATCCGATACAAATGCACTGGGCGCAGCTCAGATGATGTTCTATTGCAAGATACCGGCTGAATTTACTGGATCGCTAAAAACTAATTGCGTAAAACTTAACCCATATCCAATGCACTCAGTAAATGTATATTCCATTGAATATACTAATAAAACAAATCCGACCCTAACAGACGCAGATGGGTGGACGCCGTTAAATGATAATACTCTTTATGATGGTGAAGTTGAGGCGGTAGGGCATGTTCCACCTGGAGCTTGGATAATTAATGGTTCTGATGAGATAAGAAATTCTGGCCCCCTGTGTTTCTATTTTGCCGATCTAGATATGACGGCTATAAGAGTGGTTTTGCGTCAAGAAAACTATTTTAAAGAATTAAATAAATATATTTACACTTATGGTTTATCTGATTTTGACGTCAGATATGATAAGTTTGCCTCTTCCGGAAAAACTATTTTAAACTTTAAAGCTCCACCAGATAAGCTTATATCTTCAATAACAGTTGATCCGGTAATTTTTAACGTTCCAAGATCGTTGATTTCACAAGCGTTTTCCTATAGGGTTATATATCCATTTGATTCTGGTAGCGAGTCTATTGATTCTTCATATACCGTTACAAATCCCGGGGCTTCAGCTGAGGTGTGGATAGAAATAACCCTTAATATGCTCGAAGATAAAACGGCTCCAGTATTATCTGATTTGATAATTGATTACGATACCCTGAATGTCTAGTTTTATTTTTCAAATAAAGCTTCAAAAAACTCATATGCAATTTTACTATATGGGTATCAATCCTCTATAAGGAGATTTAATAATGGCTACATTTTATGTTGGTCCAAGACCTGTTTTAAAGGGCCAAAACACCAACGATATGGTTAACCCATATTACACAATGACTGGCAAAGCAAAGGGCAAGGGTACATATTCTTACTACCCTCTATACAACACTAGCCAATTGTTAAGAGGTGGTCCAGATAATGGCCATACTCCAGGAACAGGCAACCGTCCTGGTAACGTTCTTATGTCCCAGCTCTTTACTGGTTCAACTTTATATGTTGGGACCACTCCATTAGCAGGCACATTTGCTGACGGTACCGCAACATATGATGGCGTAAGATTCCGTCCTCATGAATACAAAGGTATTGAAGGCGCAAAAGCTCTTAATGGCGGTCACGCTAAAAGAAGTTTGTACTATGGCTTTTACAGCAACTTTGTATTTGACGGCGTTGCCGCAGCAGAAGTCATGCCAACTGGGTTTGGGCACGCACCAAGAACAGAGGCCCAGGGTGCACCAGCATCATTTGGATACTTTAGGCCATTTGATGTCCATGGTGTTGCTAGCGCAACAGTATTCGAATCTGGATACGGTCAACCAAATGCAACTACCATTTACGGTAGAGCACATCCAAAAGAATACAAAGGCGTTCCATCCGCAAAAGCATTGTAAAAAACAAAACATAGTGTGAGCGCTATGTTTTCTGTGATATAATCATTATCACGGAAACCGACGCTCAGCGATGAGAAAAGGATTATCCCGCTCTTAGGAGCGGGATAATCTTTTTATAAGGTTCTTTTATGAGTTTTAGTAGTTTTATAAAGGATTATAAATGTCTTTAGATATTTTAGAAAAAGTTATAGAAGAAGACACAATATCTTTTGAAGTCGCAGAAAAATATCTAAACATATTTCTTGGTCCAACAGACTGGAAAAAAAATATAAATAAGCTATGGGAAATATCTGGATCAAAATCTAAAGATTTAGATACAAGAAAAGCTTTTATGAAGCGAGCAATAAGCTGTGCTACCCTACTGCCTTATACGGAGAAAAGTCAGATTCCTTCTCCGCCAGAAAACCTTTTGTTTTGGTGTACGGCTTGGGTTCAATTCAATGAAAGAGACTGGTTTGACCTATTTAAAAAAGTTGTTAAAGAAGATATTGAGATAGGAAAAAATAGAAATAAAGCAATACTATTAGGCGTCATAGACCCAATAGACATATCGCCAATGAATAGACAAGCTTTCAATTGGTTATATGAAAAAGCTAGAGAGAATGAAGATTTAGATAGTTTAAATGTTGAAGAATTGAAAATAAAACTTGCAAACATCGTTAAGTCTTATGGCGGAGCGGTAGTATGTAATATGTTTGTTAACCACAAAAAGAATGTTAATAATGTTTTTAACTGGAGAAGCGGTTATTTCTTTGAAAGAGAAATACACAAGGTTTATTCGGTACAAGATATACTAAAAATTAAAGCTACAGAGATTGAAAAAACAAATTCCAAATACATCAAGAAGATTAACCAATAGGAGTCAAAATGCCAGAAGAAATTGAGAATGGTAATCCAGATCTAAGCCCAATCGCTACCAAACAATCATCTATGTTTTCTTTTAAGTTAACTGATGACTTTATTGCTGGTTACAAAAATGTTATACCACCTTTTGGCTATAGAGATGCAGCTGGTAATTCTGTTGGAGAAATAACTTTCTTACGTACATATTCTCGTTTAAAAGAAGATGGCACAAAAGAATCTTGGTCTGATGTGTGTGAGCGTGTAATTAACGGGATGTATTCTTTGCAAAAAGATCATTGCAAAAAGAGCAGACTTCCGTGGAATGACGCTAAGGCACAGGCTTCAGCAAAAGAGGCTTTTGATCGTTTGTTTAATTTAAAGTGGACTCCTCCTGGTCGCGGATTATGGGCTATGGGAACAAACATTGTTAATGTCCAAAAAAATTCGGCCGCATTGCAAAACTGTGCTTTTGTATCGACAGCAGAAATGACAAAACTAAATCCAGCTAAACCATTTTCTTTCCTAATGGAAGCATCAATGCTTGGGGTTGGTGTTGGGTTTGATGACAAAGGTGCGGATAAAGACTTTGTCATCTACCAACCTACACCAGCAGATCCTTCTACGGCAACATATGTTGTGCCAGATACAAGAGAAGGCTGGTATATATCAACAGCAATGCTAATAGATTCATATCTAAAGTCTGGTCAAGCAGAAGTTTATTTTGATTATTCTTTGATAAGACCATCAGGCACGCCAATTAAAACATTTGGTGGAATAGCTGCCGGTCATGAGCCGCTTGAAAAGCTTCATAAACACATTAAAAAAATGTTTGATGGTAGAGCTGGAGACAAGCTTACAAGAGTTGATATTGCAGACATAGGTAACCTTATAGGTGTTTGTGTTGTTTCCGGGAACGTAAGACGTTCGGCAGAGCTTTTGATAGGGAGAATTGATGATAATCAATTTTTAAATCTTAAGAACTCAGAACATTTCCCAGAAAGAAACTCTTATGACCCCACTGCTCCAGGTTGGGGGTGGATGTCTAACAACTCGGTTGAAACTGAAGTGGGTAAAGACCTGAGTGCGATTGTAGAAGGCATTGCAAGAAACGGTGAGCCTGGTGTTTTATGGATGGACATGTCCAGAAAGTACGGAAGATTAGCAGACCCGCCAAATAATAAAGACCATAGAGTTGCCGGCTATAACCCATGTGCAGAACAATCGTTAGAGTCTTTTGAGTGTTGTACATTGGTAGAAACTTATTTAAATAGGCACGAAAATTTAGAAGACTACAAGCGTACTCTAAAGTTTGCGTATCTCTACGCCAAGACAGTAACTCTGCTCCCTACTCACTGGGAAGAGACTAATGCAATTATGCAACGCAATCGTCGCATAGGCACCTCTATGTCTGGTGTTGCTAACTTTGCAGATCGTTTTGGTATCCCAGCGCTTCGTGATTGGATGGATCAGGGCTATAAGACTATACAGAGATATGATAATGTTTATTCTGAATGGTTAGGAATTCGCGAATCAATAAAGATGACTACCATTAAACCATCTGGAACCGTGTCTATTCTTGCTGGTGAATCACCAGGAGTTCACTGGACACCAGGTGGGAAATACTTTAATAGAACAATTAGATTCTCAAATGATGATCCTATGCTGCCATTGTTTAAGATGGCTAATTATAGGGTTGAGCCTGCATCAGAATCACCTGACACAACAGCTGTTGTTTACTTCCCGATAAAATCAGAAGCTGCAAGAGCTGAGCGTGATGTAACAATTTTTGAAAAGATGGCGTTAGCTGCTACTGCGCAAAGATACTGGTCTGATAATAGTGTTTCTGTAACCATTTCTTTTGATAAAGATAAGGAAGCACAACACGTAGGCACAGTTTTGCACATGTATGACGGCCAGTTAAAGACGGTGTCATTTTTGCCAAGCGGCAACGACACCTATCCACAAATGCCTTACACGCAAATAACAGAAGATCAGTATGTAGAAGCTGGTTTAAATCTATTGTTGATAGATTTGACTGGCGTTTATGCCGGTATGGCCGCAGATGCTATAGGCGAAAGATACTGTTCAACTGATTCTTGTGAGATTAAATTTATAAAGGATAATAACCAATAACCATATTGTGATATAATGTATTTATGAATTTAGATAATACTATCAATGTCCTTGACAAGGGATATGTTAGGCTTGTAGACAGTCTTGGAAGTGATCTTTCTGTCGTCAACGCAGCACGTGCTTCTTTTGCAAAAGAATCTAAACATTTAGAGCAAAAAGACGCTCAACTGATTGATTTTTTAATTAGAGAAAACCACATGTCACCTTTTCGCCATGCGATGTTGACATTCGAATTCAAAGCTCCATTAATGGTTGCCCGTCAACACTGGAAGTACGTTGTTGGTTCTGACCATACGATGGACGCTTGGAATGAATCTTCCAGAAGATATGTAACTATGGAACCAGAATTCTATGTACCCGCTAATGATGAATGGCGTTTGGCACCAGATAATAAAAAGCAGGGTTCTGGTGGACCAATAGGTCCGTGGATAGGCGCGGTGCTTACAGACGAACTAAATAGGTACATAGAACAGGGAGAGGCCCTGTATAATATGGCTATGGAAAATGGTGTTGCAGCTGAACAAGCAAGATTGTTTTTGCCTGCATATGGAATGTATGTTATTTATAGATGGACTTGTAGCTTGCAGTCAGTGGCACTGTTCTTGAATCAACGCCTAGAAGAAGCAGCACAAGTAGAAATTAGAGACTATGCTAGAGCGGTGTTTGATTTAGTTCAACCAGTTTTCCCAGTGAGCATTAATGGTTTAGTAGGGGTTGGTAGTGTATAAAAATATATTTTTTTCTATTATTTTTTCTGTGTTTATCAATTGGTCTATAAGCATGCAGATACTCAATCAAGTATCTAAAAATAAAAATGTAAAAATTATTTCTAGTATAATTGCTATTGTTAGTGCTTTTTGTGCAGCTTATTTTATGATGAGCGTGTTGTAATGCCGGCATCCAAGCTAAATTATATAGTTGTGTATAATAATCATAGTCAAGTCTATGGTTGTTCTAACCCTAAAATAGCTATAGAATCCTCTCCACCAGAAGGTTTAACGGAAGAAGATAAAAATATATTCTTTATAAGTTTTGAACCGGATTCAAATAATATTTGTCTATATAAATACAACCCCAATGAAAAGTTTGGCGGTTATGATATAGATGATAAAGTAGTTAATAAAAAAAATAGAAAATAAAACATATGGCTAAAAAACAAACAGATAAAAAAAAGATCAACATTAAATTGCTTTCTGGTCAAACATATTTAGTGATCACAACAGAAGAAATGCTGCAAGTTTTTAATGCACTTACGCATTATGTTGCAGTGGTAAAAGATGAAAAAGAACGTTTAGAAATTATAAAAATTAGTGAAGATGTTTCTAAAGCAATTTCTAATCATTCTTACTTAGGGGATAATAGTGACGAAGAAGAATGGTAATAGTAGATATTTTATTGTAGGTGCAATCTCTGTTTTAATAGTTTCATTCTTTTTTAAAAAAAATGACGTTAAAAATCTAACTAATAAAATTTCTTTAGACCAATATAGAAATAGATTAAAAGAATTTTTCTTGGAAGAAGATATCAGTAAAGCAGTTCAAGAAATGTGTGGTTTTATAAACCACGGTATTAATGCAGAAGATGCTTTCCACATGGTAATACAAGAATCAAAGATAGAAAGATTTTAAAAATGATTGATTTGTGTGTTGTAAATTATAATACAAAAAATCTTCTTAAACGTTTTTTAGATTCACTTCATAGTGATGTTAATGAGCAAAATAAAGTATGGAATCTTTATATATCGGATAATGGTTCTACAGATGGAAGTTGGTCTTGGATAGAGCAAAATAAAAATAATTATTTCATCACCGCTGGTTGGCAAAACAATAACATCGGTTATTCAGCGGCATGCAATGGGATGGCTAGTCGTTCTTCTGGAGATATAATATGTTTATTAAATGCAGATGTTTGGCTAACAACAAATGATTTGTTAGCTATCCAAAAAATATTTGATGAGAATCAAGATATTCACATACTTGGTCCTAAGCAGAGAGATGAAAATGGTTTTATAACTCATGCGGGAATTATTGGGACAAATATAGCTCCAGCACATAGGGGTTGGAGACAACATGACCCAGAAGATAAATTGTTTAGAGACAGAATTTCTTGCGTAACAATTTCTGGTTCAGCGTACTTTGTTAGAAGATATGTTTGGAACGCTTTAACAAATGACCCAGAATATCAAAAAATATATCCAGGAATAATAGGAGCTTTTTTGCCAACTCCTCATTATTACGAAGAGACTTGGTGTTCGTATTTTGCACGTCACCGCGGTTATAATGTAGTATATGATGGTAGTGTATCAATTGGGCATAGCTGGCACGCATCTTCACCAAAACCTGGAGAAGGATTTAGTCATGCCGACGCACAATTTAAAGTAAGTCAATCAATATTTCGCGACACATGCGACAAACTAAAAATAGAAAGAGATTAATATGTCAGATAAATTAAACCCGTGGATTTATAATGCAGAGGTAAAGAAAGTAGTTGATGGCGATACATTTGATATCATCATTGATCTTGGTTTTGATACCCTTAAAAAAGGCAGAGTTCGTTTATATGGGGTTAACACTCCAGAGAGTCGCACTTCAAACGTAGAAGAAAAACAAAAAGGTTTGGCCGCAAAAGAATTTACAGATCAGTGGTTGACACGTGCAAATCACAAGGTTAAGATAGAAACTGTGATAGATAAAAACGAAAAGTACGGAAGAGTCCTTGCTAAAGTTTGGGATGATGCGGGTAACTGTCTTAACACAGACATAGTTGCAGCTGGTCTTGCTCGTGAATATTTTGGTGTTGGCGATAAAACTTGGACAGAATTTAAGAAGGACTAATGCAAACTTTTCTACCTTATCCAGATTTACAACAATCTGTTCGGGTACTAGATTACCGTAGACTTGGAAAGCAACGAGTAGAAACTTTCCAAGTCTTGAATATTCTTCTTGGACGTACGCCTACTAAAGGTTGGCGTAATCATCCAGTTACGTTGATGTGGACCGGCTATGAGTCGGCACTACAGCTATATCAAAATTACACCATCCAAGAATGGGTAGACAGAGGCTATAAAAACAACATGCAGTACGAAGAAATAATCCCAGGATCAGTTGTGATGCCAGCTTGGTTTGGCTTAGAGCAACTACATCGTTCACATAGATCTAATTTATTGCGTAAAGACTACCAGTATTATTCTCAATATTTTGACGAACCAATTGATTTAGAATATTATTGGCCAGTTAAGGAGATGTTTAATGCAAACTAAAATATTTTTATCTGGAGCAATAGAAGAAGTTGGAATTTTTGCACACGGTTGGAGAAATAAAGCTGTAAAACTTTTGGAAGACAGAGGTTTTTTGGCGGTTAATCCAATGGATTATGCACTAGAAGAAACTGATTGTGACCCAAAAGAAATCGTAAGTAAAAATCTTTTTCTTCAAAAAAGTTGTGACATAATTTTAGTTGAATACACAATACCAAGTAGGGCTTATATTGGAACAGATTTTGAAATGACTTGGGCTCATCTTAATAACCAACCAGTTATAGTTTTTGCAGATAATTCTTACATTTCAAGAGTATATTTAAATTTTCTTGCAACTAAATTAGTTACCTCTTTAGATGAAGCTGTTGACTATATAGCTCATACTTATCCAGCAGAAAAATAAATTGTTTGGTTACCACAAAAAATCGTGGTATAATTACTGTGTTATATTAACTGGCTAATGCCACTAACAAAGGAATGCAATGGCTGAAAATAAGTTCAAGTATTTTACAGTTACAACAACGTCAATCGTTAAAGCATCAAATATGACCGATGCAGAAAAGATAGCTAATGGTAGTCGTAGAACTATTTCTGGAATTTCTGGAGAGCTTCTTTTTAAAGATGTTGATGTAGAAAGAATCACTGCAGTAAAAGCACGTGAACAGTTAGAAAACTGAGACAATAATTATTGATTTGAGCAACGGCGGGCCCTCCGCCGTTGCTCTACTTATTTAAGTGAGCACCAATGAAAAAACCAAAAATAATAGCCCAAATGGTGGGCAGAAATGAAGCAGAAAAGTATCTGCCACAAGTTTTAGAAAGACTATCAAAGCAGGTAGACGAGATCGTTTTTACTGATGATTGTTCTGAAGACGATACTATAAAAATAGCAGAGCAATATGCCCATGTGTATAAAACCCCAAAACCAATGTTTACTGTGCATGAGGGCAGACTTAGAAAGTATGCCTGGTTAAATCTAGAAAATCATGCGGCGGAAGGGGATTGGATTATTGCTATAGACTGCGATGAAATGTTATACGATGCGTCTGATGTATCCAAAATTGATATAAAAAATATTTTAAACTCATCTGAAAAAGATGTTGTTAACGTTCGCTTTTATCACATGTGGAATGAAAAGCAGTATCGCGTAGATAAACTCTGGGCTCCTACTCCAAGTACTAGAATATTTAGATTTATGTCTGGAGCTATATTTAGAGATAGAGCACTAGCATGTGGATCTGAACCAACCTATGTGTCAGATTTTGTCAATCAAGGTAATTTTTTTGTTAACTCAAACCTCATCATGCAACACTTGGGGTATATAAAGGATGAAGATAAACAACTAAAATACAATAGGTACTCTCAGTTAGATGGTGGAAATTATCACAATCTAAATCATATTAATTCAATTATAGATAAAAATCCAGTATTAATTAACTGGGGAAATTTTGGAGTTTAAGATGAAAAATCAAGCACAAGCCTCAATAGAGCTAACCAAGCTAATGAATGGAAAAGAAAAATTTGCTTTTCTAAATATATCTAAATCTTCTATTGTTTCTTTAAGTAAAAAAAATCCTGATGGAACACCTTCAAAGTTTAACAAAGAAGTTGTTAGATCAATCAATCTTTCTGATAAAAGAATAATAAAAAGCATACCAGAAAGTTTGGTAGAAGAAGTTCTCGCCGCTAAACATTCGGGTATTGGGCTGGTTGATGACGGTAAATTTTATAGTCCAAATCTTTTTGAATATTATTATGAGAACAATAAAGAAATATACAATACTATCTTTGATTTTTATATCAAAAATACAAAAAATGTTGTTGTATCTTTTCATGATAAAAAAACAATTTATAAGTTTATGGGCTTTAAAACAAATGTAATTAATGTTCCATTCAATAATTATGTTTCTAGACTAGAAGATACATTTGAAAAAATAGCAGCTTTGGATGGCAAAATAGAGTACTGCATCCTTGACTGCTCTTCTCTTGGCTTAGCTTTGTCTAACTCAATATGGAATAAATTAAACATGTCTATTATAGACTTAGGAAAAACAATTAGTTATTCAAAGACTTATAATTCGGCAGAATAGCATGAGCTTTGGCAGAAATGAAAAAGACGCAGATGATCTAGACTTTTTAAAAGATCTTCTTCTTGAAACGTCACTGCCAATTGCAGAAATAGCTAAACAGTTAGGTTGGACGATTCCTCAGGTTAATAAAAAAATAAACGCTGCAGGGTTAACCTGGTTAAAAGATAGTAGAAAAAAAATGTCCAGAGGACAAACAGCATTGACAAACGCAATGCAAAAACTATTACCGGGAGAAAAAATTATTAACGAATATCATATAGGTGATAAGTTAAAGCTAGATGTTTATTGTCCAAAATATGCCATCGCTGCGGAATATCATGGCAGACAACATTATTATTATACCAGTAGATTTTTTGAATCTAAGTATGAGTTTGAAGAAGCAATTAAAAGAGATGAAAAAAAAGAACAATGGTGCAAAGATAATGGCATCGCTCTAATAGTTTTTCGATATAATGATAGCTTAACAGAGCAATCTGTTTTTGATAGGCTTCTTGAGGCTATAAGATCTAACCCATATAAGCCAAATGAAAAGAAAAAAAAATCAATAGTTTCTTCTAAAGTGTATAGAAGTATCAAAAAGAATAATTCAGAATATAGAAAAAAGCTTTATAAATCTGTGAAAGAAAAAAGAAAAAACAAAAAATGATGGAAGTAATTGAAAAGATAGAAACTGACATTCCTTTAGAATATCAAATATTCGCGCTTTCTTTTAGAAAAAATGGGGCAATAAATTATTTTAAAGATAATTTACCAGAAGAAATAGTTGGTTCTATACATGGTGATAAGGGGATAAATGAATTTTATAATGCGCTACTCTCCTTTAATGCAGCAACTCAATTAGATATAGTAGATCCAATAGCGTTTAAGTCTTGGCTACAAACTGAAACCGATATACACGAAGCTCTTGGTGGAGGAGCTGGTGTTGAGGTTATGATTGATTTATTGATGTCTGTAGAGTTATCAACAGAAGAATCTATATCTGAGCTTGTCAAATATAAAGCAAATAAAAGAAAACAAATAAACTACTTACAAGAACTGCATTCTATTATTTCCCAAAAGGGTCAAAAAACAGAGCAGGATATTTCTAGAATTCAAACTCTTACTTCTGAAATCAGAGAATTAGAAAATCAAATAAGATATAATCCTTTAGATAAAATAACTACAGCAAACGAGATAGCAGAACGAGTCGACTCGTTGTTGGATATCCCAAACTTTTTACCTACTCAGTTCAAAGCTTTAAACAGAGCAATGGGTTACACAGATGAAGGCGGATTTTTTAGGGGCGCAGTGCATGCTGTTATAGCGGCTTCTGGCAAAGGTAAGAGTACCTTTGTAAAATGTTTGGCTAATAATTGGCTTAACAATGGATATAGAGTTTTGTATGTAAACTTTGAAGAAGCTATTGGTCATTGGGAAAGAATTCTAATGACACAAATAATAGAAAAAAATGTTTACCTAGAATCTTCTAAGTGGTCCGATCAAGAAAAAGAAAATTATTTAAAAACTTTTAAACAAAAACTGTCTGAATGGGGCGATAGATTGATGGTCAGACATGATCCAGATACCCCATATTTTGAAGACCTAGAATTTTGGTTAAGAGATATTATAGGGCACAACGTCAACATGCCTGATATCGTAATCATTGACACAATACAATCTATGTTTACTAGAGGCGCAGGTAAGGGTAAGCCACGTTGGGGCGAGTTTGAAGAAATGATGGTTCGCCTAGAAAAACTTGCTAGAGACATGGATTGTGCGTTGATAATAACTGCACAAGAAAATGCAAATAGAATGAAAGAAAAAAGAGAAGTTGTTCAGCAGTCAGATACTGGCGGTTCTTTGGCAATCCAGCAAAAGTGTGCTGTTACAATATTTATTACAGAAAAAAGATTAGCAACAGATGATGAAACTGAAGATGAAAATATCATGCAGTTGCAGATACCAAAAAATAGAATTACTGGTTCTGCGTTTCTTTATGATCCACCTTTAGTAAAATATGTTGATTACAAAAAGACATATGAGGACTACGATCCCGTTACGGATACTTCGTACACATCTTCTTCATCATTATTAGACGATTTATTAAGTGGAAAGAACTTTCATTAATGGAAACTATATCAATTAAATCTTTAAAAGATTTTCAGTTATGCGAACGTTTGTTTGATTATAGACATCAACAAAAACTTCCAGAAAAAATATACGCAAGAGATATCTATACAGAAAAATTTGAATTAACCATAAAAAGTATTATGTATTTTTTCTTTTTTAAAAAACAAGGTGGTGTAATTCCTTCTTACTCATCTCTTTTAAATAGATGGGAAAAAATGTGGTTTCCAAAAAATACAAACTCTTACGATATTGTAACTGAACAACATGAAACAGCCTATGGTAACACCGCTAGTTTAACATCAAAAGCCGCAGGCATACTTTTGGCTTTTCATGAAACATACGCAGATTCTCCGTTTATTCCAATTGCCATAAGCGAAGAATATAATATGCCAGTTGGTAGATTAAATTTACAAGATACTTTTGATATTATATTTTTTCATAACAAACAATATTATGTAACTAAGTTTATATTTGGGTACAAGTTTAGCAATAGAGATTTATATAGAACTGATTTTTGTACAATGTATAAAGCTTATGTTAATAGGCACTCTTCTAGAATATCCAAAACAAAATTTGGTTTTATAGATCCTCTAAGCCAAAATATAGAGTTTAATGAGTTTCAAATCAGATTAGAAGATCTGCAATACTATGAGTATTGGTGTGATAAAATATTAAACACAGAAGTCTTGGTTCCAAAAAGAGGTTTAATTTCTTATTGCAAGAAGTGTCCTTTTGATGAACCTTGTTCTAATTGGAGTGAATGGAAAAAGGAAAGTTAAAATGGGCAAAAGTATATTAGATGATATTTTAATAGAAGAAAAGAACGCTTCTTCTATGGGTAAAGAAAATGAAATTTTATTTCCATTATTAAATGAAATCAATTTAATAATTGATGAATCTATTAGATCTTTTGTCAGATCTATTTTGATGAGAAATGAATTATTTTGGGAGATACCGTCAAGTTTCTCGGGCAAGTATCACCCTTATGATGAACATGCTCTTGGTGGCAACGTGCTGCATACAAAAAGAGTTGTAAGAATAGCTTCTTATATGAGTGAATCATACCTTCTTTCTCAAGAAGAAAAAGATATAGTGATTGCAGCCTGCCTACTGCACGATCTTTGTAAGGCTATATATGGATCTACAGTTGAAGATTGCAAGTATGACCCAATGCATCCTTATACTGTTGGGAAATTTATTTCCTCATGTCAAGAAAAGGATAAAAAGTTTGCCAGTGAATCAGAATCGTCTACGTTATTTTTATCTGAAGACACTGTACAATCTATATTAAGACTAGTTAGATGTCACCTTGGTCCATGGTCACCAATACCGGAAACTTATCCAATTACATACTTAGATTATATTGTACATCTGTCTGATAATATAGCGTCTAAGTTACATCTGATTATAGAAGATAGCGATCTTATTAACCCAAAATGGAAAACTGATGGATCTAGAGAAAAGAATTAAGAAAAGATATTTTCTAATAAAGAATATAGAAAAAATAATAGCCGAATCAGTCTATTATAGAAACAACAGTAAAAATATGGCGCAAGAAAACAAGATTGTTATAGGTAATATTTCTAATGTTGAAAGCAAAAAAAATATTCTATGAAGATTCCACAAAGCGACGATAGATATATTAGCTCTTGGCAGTGGGTAGAAACCGCTAGGTATGTGCCTGCATTGTCTAGAATTATAAGAGATAAAGAAGGTGACAAGCCAAAATTTATTTCTATATTTGACATAGAAAACTATAGGCAGCAGTATAAAAATACTGGTTTGTATACCTCTATCTGGCATTTTAATTCAAAAGATATTGATAACGCTGTCAGATTAGGCTCTTTATACTTTGACCTAGATAATCAAGATCCAAATAAATCTTATGAAGACTGCAAAAAACTATTAAATTATCTACAAAAATATATTCCACAACAGTCACTGTTAGTTTATTTTACTGGCAAAAAAGGTTTTCACATTGAGTGTGAAGCCCTTGCTTTAGGAATAAATCCATCAAACGCACTGCCAAACATCTTTAGATATATAGCTACTAAAATTAAAAAAGATTTAGATATTGAATCAATTGACTTTAGCGTTTATGATCCAAGAAGAATGTGGAGACTTGCAGGTAGCAAGCATCAGGAAACAAATTTATATAAAAATATAATTCCACAAGATATATTTGATCTTGGACTTGAGGATATAAAAAAATATTGTCAAACAGAAAAAGATAACACTGTAAGTGAACAGCAGTTTAGTCTAAAAGCCAATGAATGGTTTAGGCAGTTCACCTATGACATGGAAATAGACAAAAATAGATCATCAGATTTTTTAGAATACTTTAACAAACATGGTTCCACCGCCTTTAAAGAAGTTAATTTAACAGAAAAAGAATTTACTCCTAAAGAATTACTTAAAAACTGTAGTGCTATTTCTCGCTTAATAGAACAAGCAAAAGTAAATAAAAAGTTAGAGCATGAGGCAAGATTGTTTTTGTGTTCAATATTAACTTACAACGAAGACTCTATAAAATTTTTATATAGTATACTTAGTTTGTGTGATGATTTTAATTATGAAAAGTCAACAAGCCACATAAACGATTGGATAAAAAGAAGACAGCTGGGCATAGGCGGAAGACCTTATACTTGCGATAGGGCTAACTCGGTTGGCGTTGGTTGCGGCGACTGTAATCTAGAAAAGAAAAAAAAATGGATAACTGTTGGTAATAAATATATAGAAAGCTCTGAGGAACTTTCTCCATCACCAATAAGATTTGCCTACAAACAAAAAGGAGATAAAAAAAATGCCCGTTGAAGATGAAGATGACGTAATTGGTGTATGCACCGAATGCAAATCAGATCAGCCTATGGCCTATATGTATAGAAGTCCTTTTGCCCAAGAAGGCAAACCGGTCCCATGTAAGTACTGCGGAGGAGTTGTTGCAATTGTTTATAGAGAGCTGAGAGATAATTCGCTTGATGACTCTGATAATAAAAGAGGAATTTAATTTTTAAAACGTAATGAAAAATTGGACTAACCTTCATAACCATACAGTTTTTTCTATGCTTGACGGGCATGGAAGAATAGAAGAGTACCTAGAAAGAGCAAAGTCCTTAGGTATGTCTGGCATAGCAACAACTGACCATGGCAATATACATTCTTGGTTAGATTTTTACGATGCAGGCAAAGCTGTTGGGGTGAAACCAATATTGGGTTCTGAGTTTTATCAGGCAAGAAAAACAAGATTTGATAGAGATGAAGAAGAAAGATCTGGCCCCTCTAAAAATGAGTGGGAACAAAGAGGGCCTTATCATTTAACTATATTGGCAAAAAACAATATTGGTTATCATAATATTATTAAAATATCTTCTAGGGCTTTTACTGAGGGCTATTATGTAAAGCCAAGATTGGACCACAATTTGATCTCAGAGCATTCTGGGGGCCTTATTGTCTTGTCTGGGTGTCTTAACGGCGAAGTGTCTCAAGCTCTTCTCAGAAACGATTACAACGCGGCATTAAAGTATGCTGCGACCATGCAGTCTATCGTGGGTAAAGAGAATTATTTTATAGAAATACAGAATCATGGTTTGAGCGAACAAAAAAAGATTATACCAGATCTAATAAAAATAGCGAATACTATTGGAGCAAGAATAGTCCCCACTGGTGACTGTCATTATGTACATCAGCATGACGCAAAAGCGCATGACATAATGTTATGTGTTGCAACAAACTCAAATATAAATACTCCAGATAGATTTTCTTTTTCCGGAGATAAATTTTATCTTCAGTCTTATCAAGAAATGTCTCAAATATTTGATGAGCAGTGGCTAGAAAATACTATGCACGTAAATGAAATGGTTGATCTAAATTTAAATTTAGGAGAAATTCATTTCCCAGATTTTCCTATTCCAACAAATGAAAAACCTAATCAGTATTTTGAAAGATTAGCGTGGGATGGTTTAAAGAAAAAATATGGTGATCCACTTCCACAAAACATAATCGACAGAGCTAATCATGAAATAAAAGTCGTAAAAGAAATGGGCTTCTCGGAATACTTTTTGGTTGTTTCTGATTTAGTTAAATGGGCTAAAGACAATAACATTAGGGTTGGCTGGGGTAGAGGTTCTGCTGCAGGTAGCGTTCTTTCTTACGCTTTTGATATTACAAATCTTGATCCTATTAGATTTGGTTTAATGTTTGAACGTTTTTTGGTAGAAGGCAGAAAGTCGATGCCAGATATTGATCTTGACTTTGATGATCGACACAGAGATAAGGTCATAGATTATGCTAGAACAAAATATGGAGAAGATAGAGTAGCTCATATTTGTACATTTAACAGAACTGGAGCAAGACAGTCTTTGCGCGATGCGGCACGAGCTCTTGGTTATGATTTTATATCTGGGGATAAGATTGCTAAGTTAGTTCCAGCTCCTATCTTGGGTATATCAAAAAATTTATCTGAATGCATGGAAGTCAGTGAGTTTAGAGTAGAGTACAACTCTAATAGCGATTCAAAGCTTATAGTAGATACAGCTTTTGGGTTAGAGGGGTTAGTGCGACAGACTGGTATACATGCAGCTGGCGTGGTTATATCAAAGGGACCGCTAACAGAGTATCTTCCTGTTATGCAAAAGGGTGTAGATGCGCCACTGGTAACTCAGTGGGACATGGGCAGAGTTGAGCAGTGTGGTCTATTGAAAATAGATTTTCTTGGGCTAAGAAACTTAGGCGTCATTGATTCGTGCTTAAAGTTGATAGAAAAAAATAGAGGTGAAAAGTTAGATATAGAACTTATACCTTTGGATGACATCAAAACATATGAAGAACTCTGTAAGGGTAATTCTGTTGGGGTATTCCAATTAGAGTCTTCAGGTATGCGTCAACTAATGATTCAAATGCAGCCGCAAAATATAGAAGACATCATGGCTTTAATATCTTTATATAGACCAGGTCCAATGGGTTCGGGAATGGACAAGCTGTACATCGACAGAAAACATGGTCGCTCAAAAATTTCATACGACCATGAAAAGCTGCAAAATGTTCTAGCTCCTTCTCTTGGTATTATGTTGTATCAGGAAGATGTGTTGGGCGTTGCTAGAGAACTTGCTGGCTTTACTTCGGCTGAAGCTGACGATTTACGTAAGGCTATTGGCAAAAAACAAATGGATAAAATCTCTTTGTTTAGAACAAAGTTTGTTGATGGCTGCATTAAAGTTTCTGATATTTCAGAAGATAAAGCTAATAAAATATATTCAGATATTGAATACTTTGGTGGTTATGGGTTTAATAGGGCACACGCCGCAAGCTATGCTATGATCTCGTATACAACCGCCTATCTAAAAGCAAATTATACCGTAGAGTACATGGCTGCCTTAATGACTTCTGTTGTTGGCAATAAAGATAAGCAGGCGTTATATCTTTCTGATTGTAGAAAAATGAACCTAGAAGTTTTACCTCCTTCAATAAATTATTCTGGAGTAGATTTTGAAGTTGTTAATAACAACTCAATTATATTTGGTTTGTCTGCGATAGATGGTATTGGCTTATCGATAGCAGACTCTATCGTCTCATGCAGAGACAGCGCTAACCCTTACATTTCTTTATATGATTTCTACAGAAGATGTGACCCATCAATATTAAAAAAATCTACTTTAGAAAATTTAGGTTTTTCTGGGGCGCTTGATGAACTAGTTGATGATTTAAGCACAGAACTAAGTAGAAAAGTTGAACTAGAAGTTTTAGAAAAAGAAAGAGAACAGCTAGGCATATATGTAACTAACCACCCTGTTCTTGGCATCTGGGATATATTAAAGAACCAAATTACTCATGAGATTGTTGATCTTATAGATTGTGCAGGCGGCACCTCTGTTAAGGTAGGTGGCATAATTGTTTCTAATAAAAAAATGACTACAAAAAAAGGTCAGAAAATGTATAAGCTAGAGATAGAAGATATAAGCTCTAGCATAGAAGTTATAATCTTCCCCAAGAATGCAAAAGATATATCTGATGAAGAATTTAACCCAGGAGATATATTTATAATAAATGCATTCTTAAATAGAGAAACAGATGATGAAAATTCTGTTGTTAAATTATTCTATAATTCATCAGAAAAAATAGATTCTAAAATATTTTCTGGTGGTAAACCAATAGTTTTATCAGCTAAAAACAATTTAAGTCAAACTACTTTTGAAAAGGTATATGATTTGATCAGCTCTAATAAAGGTAATAGACCTGTGTTTTTAGAAATTATTGATAATAATCATAAATTTGTATATAAATTTGATATACTTGCATCAGGTAAAATTGTTGATTCTATTAATCAAATATTAGAATTGGAGATATAAATGGCTTTGCCAGGTACTTACAAAAACCCTTCCGAAAGACCGTGTTGGACCTACTGCACATCTTGTAGTAGATGTGGAGATAAGGGGCGATACACCGCATGCAATAAATGTAGCGGCAGATTTGATCCAAAGGGAATGATAGATGTTAACAATGATGATTTTTGCGATTGTAAGAATGGTAACCTTCGTTGGACACCAAAAAATGGTGGTAAAAGTTTTATAGTAAAATTTAAAAGTAATCCTTTTAGAGGTAGAGTGGAATATCAAAAGAAGTCTCAAGACGAAAGAGATTGGGATTCTTATGTGAAAGATATGAGAGAAAAAATGAATGACCCAACATGGAACCCAATAACAATAATAGAGGAGGACTAATGTCTAAAGAAGAAAATGGAAGAATGCTATTAAATGATGTGCAGCTTATAGAATATCAAGCGCCACCTGGAGCAGATGAAACGTTCTTTTTACAGCTGGGGATGGTGGGTTTCAATGCTTCAAAGGCTGAGTTGCATGATATATATGGTTTGTTAAATTACTATTTTAACATAGACTCTATAAACAATACAGTTATATCTGTAAGATAGGAGCAAGGTATGCAATGGCCATATATTGAAGGCGATTTCATGGAGATGGGCGAAACCGGTTGGGTTTCTATTGGTGAAAATAGATTCTTAAACCTGAAGAACGGTCATACAATTGAAGACGGAAAAGAATACGACGCAGACGGCGCGCTTGTTGCGGAGCATGGTACGGAATAATAAATGTCAATTGTTTTAAAAAAATTAAAAGACTTAGATCCAATACAAAAGCTTGCGCTTACTGAATTTTCTTACTCAAGGATAGATACATACTTACAATGTCCTTCTAAATATTTTTATTCTTATATACAAAAAGAACCAAGACTTTTTGGTGAGGCAGCTACCCTTCGGAAATATAGTCCATGCCGTATTAGAAAAGGTTGTTGACAAAGAAAAGCCATTAGACCATGAAGAGATGGTAAAAGAATTTGATTTAAATCAAAATAAATTAGATCCAGAAAATAAAATATCTCAAGATTTAATATCTGTTGGCAAGAATATTATAGATGAATTCTATGATCAAAATATAGATTCTACTTTTGACGTCTTTGATAAAGAACATGCCTTTAATTTTATTATAGGCAACTATTCTATGATTGGTTATATAGATAGAATAGATGTGGTCGGAGATAGGGTTAACATTATTGACTATAAGACTGGCAAATGGGAAGTATCACAAAAAGGTATCGCTGAAAACCTTCAGCTTGGCATATACGCGCTTGCTGTTCACAACCTGATGCCCGATAAAGAGATATATGCTGAGTTGCATTATTTAAGATCGGGAAGAAGAAAAGGGCATTTGTTTACAGTAGAAGATCTAGAAAATGTAAAAATAAGATTGTTGTCTTTGATACAAAAAATTATAGATGATAATTCTTTTGCAGCTACGTCTAATGTTAGAGCGTGTTCATATTGTGATTACGCCAAAACTGAACAATGTGGCGTGGGAGTCTTTAGAAATAAAAAAAGTTCTTGGTCTTAATTAAGACAATAAAAAAACCCCGCCACTAAAAGTGACGGGGTTTTAATTTAATTACTAGAAAGAAGCTTCGGTGGCAATGTCGAAATCGTTACCATCAAACTCTGTTACAAGCTTAATAGCTGTATCGTTTGCAAAGCCATAGTCATTGACTAGTGACTCGATAGCGTTTTCATTGGCTACCTGGTGCATGCTGTCTAATAGGTTTCTTACTGTTGTATTTGTCATGGTTTTACTATACCTATTCCTTTGGGATTTTGCAACTTAAAAGTTGCTTGTTTTTTAGATTTATTTAAAGTATAATATACGTAGTGGATATAACACAATAGAGGTTACACAATGGGAACTGTGGTTGTCAAGTCAAAAGATTTTTTTATTTCTAGATCAAAAATAAAAAACCATCCAAACTTCAAAAAGATACAAGGCGATAAAATTGCAGAAGAAATTATAACAGACGAAACAAAAAAACCTCCCAGGTCTGGCAACGCTTACAAACATACAAAAACTGGATATAGAAAAGATATAGATTTAAATGTTAGATCAAATTGGGAAGCTAATTTTGTAAGGATATTAAACGCATATAAAATCAAATATGAATTTGAACCAACTGTATTTTCTTTTCCAATAAAAAGGGGAGTCAAAGGGTATACGCCAGATTTTTATTTACCTTTAACAGAAGAATGGGTTGAAATAAAAGGATATCTAGATCCTAAAAGTAAAACAAAAATAAAAAGGTTTAAAAGGTATTATCCAAAAGAGTTTGACAAACTTACATGCATAGTGAGCAAGTATGCGCGAGATGCAGTTGATTTTTTTATTGATCTAGGCGTAAACAATATTGTGTATTACGAGGATATAAGGTCCGAATACGCTGAAAATATAATTTATTGGGAAGGAAAATAATGGCGGCTTACAAAGAACAATATTACAATTTAGAAGAAAACGAAATGCAAGATCTCATAGCAAAAGCAAAAGATGGAGATCACAAAGCTAAAAAAGAATTGTTAAAAGTTTTCAATAATTTTTTAACAAAGTATGTAGCTTTAATTTATCATGGAAGATATAATCTTGGTGACTATGATATAAGAAGATTTATTGGTTTATTCGTAAAAAATCCTTATACACGTATGGCTTTAATGAAAAATAAATTAGCCAAAAAAGATCATAAAGACGTATCAGAAATAATGGGCCGGCATAGTATATATGGCCAAAAGATATGGAGACGAAGAAGATATCAGGCAAACTATAGACGTAACATTTTTCCAATGCATTGAAAGGTATGAAAAAAAAGAATCCGCTAAGGGACCTATACCATTTAGCCGGATTTTTGTATAGTTATTTCTTTTATTTGCTAAAGAAAAATGTCGATACATTTTTAATAGATCAATTAGGTAGAAAAACTTTTCCGCTTATAGACGACGATGCGGATACTGATCCTGAAAGTGAAAATTTTGAATCAGGTTTTAAGGCAGAACCAAAAGAATATTCATTAGAATCTATTCTTTCACCAGAAGATATAGATGAGGCTTGGGTGGTTGGAGAAAAAAATTTTCCTCCATTTGATAAGTTGACAATACAGGAGAGACAGCTGATAAAATGGAGGTACATAGACGGAAAAAGATCTAGTGAAATATCATTAAAGATTAATGAACATCCAAATACAGTTAGAGAGCATCTAAAAGAAATAAAAGAAAAAATTGTATTGATAATCAAAACAGATGAAGACTTACAGCATTTAATAAAACAATTTGGTTTAACAACAAAGGATGACGATGAATAGTCAAGAGCTAGAAAAACTTCAACAACTTCTTGCAGACTTTCTTGGACCGCAAATTCAAGAAGTAATTAATTCATATATGGATTCAACAAAAAATAAATACTTTATAGAAATTCCAGACGAAGATACAATTGATCTTGGCTTAGACAACATGGCTTCTTTAGTAGCAAAAACATCTAACGTTTATGGAAGAGCTGCACGATTTGCAGGTATGGCAAGAGCTAATTATAAAATTATAGAAGGAAAATATAAAAAGAAATATAAGTCTTCTAGAGTTGGCAAAAATGAAGCAGAAAGAGAAGCAGCTGCGATGGAAGCAGCAGAGGATGAATACTCTGCCCTAATAACCTGCGAGGCTGTTTTGAGCTTAGCTGAGTCTATGGAGGGTGCAGCACGCATAGCTTCTGAATCTGCAAGAAAACTTATGGACAAAGTCCAATCTATGCAAATAGCAGCCTATAGAGAAAGCAAAGGTAACTATCTTGAAAGTGATTTTACTACTTACTAAAGGAGGTAATTGTGTTTATAGGTCACTATAGAGCTGTTGATAAAGCTAAAGAATTCTATTCATCTAAAAGAAAAAAATTAGATTTTCCAACTCAGGTTGAGTATAAAAAAGAAAGATATTTATTGGTAGCTGCATATACGGTCTCTGGGCAGAATCAAGAGTTAAGTATAAAAAATAGGGCTACAGAATTGAATATCCCATCCGACGTTGAAATAGATTAATGAACTTTGAAGTTTTTTGCGATGGTGCCTCAAGAGGACAAGGGCAAAAAAAAGTTGGCGAAGCAGCCTGCTCAGTTGTTGTCTATAAGAACAGAAAAAAGATCGCTCAATTTTCAAGAGGCTTAGGCCCAAGAACCAATAATGAAGCTGAGTATGAAGCTGTTATAGCCGGCTTGCTGATCTCTGCAATGGCAGATTTAATTGATCCAATTATATATACAGATTCTGCCGTTGTGGCTAATCAAATTAGCGGAAGATGGGAATGCAAAAATAAATTACTTATTCCTCTTTTAATGACAGTGGAAGAAATAAGATCAGAGTATAACTTTAGAGTGTTGCAAGTTCCTAGGGCTTTTGTCTGGGAACCAGACGCTTTAGCAAATGCTTTTCTAGATGAATTAGAAATCAGAAACCAAAAAATAAGTTAGTTATCTGATATACTGTTTCAATGAAAAAAATTATTGAAAATCAACCAATAATACTTGGCCTATCTGGCAAAGCAGGTAGCGGCAAAACTTCTGTAGCAGAGACCATTCTGCCAAAAGGCTCAATGGAAACAATGAAATATGGCATGAACTGGGATCATATTTTTTACGCTCTTCCATTGTATGAAATGGCTTCAATTAAAAAAAACATTATAGGTTTTAACGAAGATTCAAGAAAGCTTTATGCTTTACACAATGTTCTATACGAAGTATATGGTGGTTCACCAATAGGCAACATGCCAGATTATGATATTTTAGTTGATAAGGTAAGACAAATAAACTCTTTGCCTATAGAAAAAGAGGGAACTAAACCAAGAACTTTTCTTCAAAAAGCTGGAGATATCTGCAGAGAGTTTGATCCAAATTGTTTTTCTAATTGGGCAATTATAAAAGCAAATAAATTATATAAAAATTATATAAAACAACAATTAGACGATGATGCTATTGCCCCAATGTGCGTTATAATATCTGATGTTAGGTATCTGAATGAAGCGAAAGGTATTTTAAAACAGCCAAATGGTTTTGTTATCAGCTTTGATGCAGACGAAGATGTTCTAAGAGAAAGATTAGTCAAAAGAGATGGTAAAATGATGGATCAGTCTCAGATAGAACACAGTTCTGAGCTTGAAGCAGAACAAGTTAAGCAAATAGCTTCTACAATTATTAATACAAATCACATGACTTTAGAGGATCAGGTGTCGGCAACACTTGCTTTTCTTGGAATAGGAATAAACCAACATGCCTAAGATTAATAAAAGTGCACAAGAATCATCTTCATTTGATTCTCCAATAGATAATTTAGTTAGTTCTATTCCGGCGGAACTTTCTATTACGACGTCGCCAGTTTTTATTTGCGGGGTAAATAGAAAAGTTAATATTGGCAATTTTGAAAACATAGATGTTTATGCCGCCGTAGCCATCCCCCTCCCAAATGTTTCTTTTGAAGAAAAAGAATCTTTAAAATTAGCCATAGAAGAGGCAGCTTCGTATGGTTTTTCTGTAGTTTCTAAAGAAACTGGAGATAGATATTCTTTAATTAAAGAATCACAACAGGGTACCAAATAGGTTTCCTTGCAAATTATCACTATATAAGATATAATATTACTATTATTCTCACAATATAAAACAAAGGTTAAAAAAATGTTTAAAAATTTAGCTAATAAAATTAAAAGTTTTGTGTTTAAAGCGCAAAAATTAAACCCAAATAGCCCTCTTGCAAAAATGCAATCAGCAATGATTGACGAGGTTGCAGATCAGGCTGACCTCATTGCTGAGGTAGCGAAAAAAGCCGCAGATGATTTAGTTGAATCAGCTAAAAAAGAAGTAAATGAGGCTGTAAAAGAAGTTAAGGCAAAGAAAAAACCAGCTACAAAAACAGCAGCAAAGCCAGCAACAGGAGCAAAAAAGGGTCGTCCTAAAAAAACAGCTAAATAAATATGTTGGGCGTAAAAATTTCAAGCGTTAATTATAATAAATAACGGTACTAAATATAATGTGTTTCTAAAACATCTTAGAAAGATAACATTAATTTCTATTGTTGTATTAACAAGTATAACAATAAAAAATTTATTTCAAATATTATAAAGGTTATAATAGTATGGTTATGAAAAACAACATATACATAGCGGGTCCAAGAATGGGACAAAATAATTTTATGTATGGCATAGAGTTAAAGAATGCTCCAAAACCTGTTAAGTCTCCTCGTATAAATAACAAAACAAAAAAAAAGAAAAAATGATGGCTTCTAAAAAAAGAAAGTTAAAAATAACTGGAGTCACTCATGTTATAACAGTAGATAAAAAGGGAGATGTTCTTGTTGATCATCCTGGAATAAAAAAGGGTGAATGGAAAAAAGCAAATCTAACTAAGGTTGCGGGTGTAAAAACTGTTAAACAGGGTGTTAGTTCCGCTAAATCTTGGCACAAAAATAATCCTCATAAGAAAGGAAAAAAATAATGGCTAAGTCACCAGCGTGGCAACGTAAAGAGGGCAAGAACCCTAACGGTGGTTTGAATGCTAAAGGGCGCGCTTCTGCCAAGGCACAGGGTATGAATCTCAAACCGCCTGTATCTTCTAAGCAAGCAAAGAAATCGCCTAAGGCAGCTGCTCGACGTAAGTCGTTTTGCGCAAGGATGGGAGGCATGCCTGGTCCGATGAAAGATTCTAAGGGTAGACCAACTCGTAAGGCGCTTGCTCTTAGAAAATGGGATTGTTAATATTTTATTTTAACTATAAATAGGAGAAACATTATGGCTACAAAAAAGGGCAGCAGCAAAAAAGATCCAATGGCGGTAGCTTCTAAGAAGCAGAAGGTTACCAACATTATGCAAAAGGGTATGACTACTCCATCTTTTGATGGCGGAAAAAATCGTCCCAAGAAAAAGATGGGTTCATATAACGTGGATCATGCTCCCAAAAAACCAGCTCGTACTCACAAGATGTAAATATGGTTAATAGGAAAATGCCTAAAGCTAAAGGGAAAAAGAAGTCTAAAGGTTTTGGCTATGATCCTATTTCTGGACAATTAAGAGTAAAAAAACATCTAGATGATGATGTAACTTTAAATCATTTTACAGGCAAAAAGTTTGATAATATATCTCATAAAGATAAAAAACCGCCCAAGGGTACACACCCAATGCCCATCTCTAGGATGAAACGTAAGATAGAAAAATGAAACAAATAAAGGATTATTGTTACTATGTCTAAGTACGTACAAAATGTTCCTCCGGTTGAAAAATCGGAAACAGTCAAAAGGGTGGCTAAAAAAGCCGCCAAAAAAAAAGCTAGCAAAACTAAGGAGAAATAAATCATGGCTATGAAGAAAAAAGGTGGCGGAACAAGCGCGCCAGAACCAACCGCATCAAACGGTCAGATGAAGATGGCACAACGTCCAGTTAAAAACTCTGCAACATTAAAAAAGGTTGCAACTGGCGGCAAGGGTGCAAGCGCACCAAAGCCAACAGCTTCAAGCGGCCAAATGAAGATCGCTCAAAGACCAATTAAGGTTTTGGGTAAGATCGGTACCGGCAAAGGCAAGAAATAATAATGGCAGCAAAAAAGAAAATGCCAGCTAAAGCAGCATCTGCAAAGGCTCAAGCTAAAGCCGGTTTAACGCCAGCACAAAAAAAGTTGCCCCCATTTATTCAGGCAGCTATTGCTAAGAAAAAGAAAAAATAACATACTCTAGTCCCCCCATGCCAAAGAAAAAGACTTCGTCTTACCAAAAAAAAATTAAATCTGTAATGCATGAATTTGGTAGTGGAACTCTTCACTCTGGCAAGGGGGGTCCTATTGTAAAATCCAGAAAGCAAGCCGTAGCAATTGCTATATCTTCGGCTAAAAGAATTAAAAAGAAAAAATAATAGGAGTATTATATGGGCAAAGTTGCTTGGGATTACATTGTTCCGGTAAAACTACCGGCTGATTTGAAAAACGTTACTCCCGGAAAGATCCCCGCAAATCTTCTTGTTTCCATAGAAGGCGGCGGTAAACTCCATTGGCTAGCGGCCGCAGCATATTGCGCCATGGATGAAAAAGCAAAAGCAGAAGGTGTTGAATTAAAACCAACTTCAGCTGGCGATACATATAGAACATATGAATCGCAATTAGCTGGATTTAAACAGCGTTATCAGCTTGAAGAAATCGCTGGTCAAAGTACTCGTACATTTGAAGGCAAAAAATGGTATCTCAAAAAGGGAATGGCACCTTTAGCTGCACCAGGTTCTTCACAACATAATCTTCGGAATTGCAGTTGACATAGCTAATGCAGCTGAACCAAAGCGTCTTAATTGGCTTATCGCAAACGTAAAAGAGTTTGGTTGGTCATGGGAAGTAGTTCCTGAAGAGCCTTGGCATATACGTTATGTATGTGGCGACAACCCACCTGCTGCTGTCGCTGCTTGGATGGAAAAAAATGGTGTTAAAAAACCAGAAGCTGGTGTAGCAAATCTTAATAATACACCAACTGGCGGTGATGCCAAAACAAAAAGCATTCAAGAGGCATTAAAAAAGAAGGGCATATACGCTGGCGCAATAAATGGTGAGATGGATGCAGCAACAAAAGAGGCAATAAAAACTTTCAAGGTTGCTAATAAATTACCAGCTGATTCTGTTCCTGGTCCTAAGGTTCTAGAGCTATTGGGAATAAAGGCATAATGCGATGGAGCAGGTTACTGTTGCTTTCGTTGGTCTTGTCGGTGCTATTTTGGTTGCTCTTATAGAAAAAGGAAGAAGAGAAAATAAAGAAGATCACGGTTATGTCCGTGAGCATTTAGGTAGAATAGAAGACAAAATTGATACTCATGTAAGAGATCATATTGTTGGTAGACTTGTAGAGATTAAAACCAAAAAGGAGAAGAAGAGTGGCAGCAAAAAAGTCTGATAAAAATTGGATTCAGGGAGCAATAAAAAGACCTGGTGCTTTTACCGCAAAAGCAAAAAAGGCTGGCAAATCTGTAGCTGGTATGGCTGCAGCAGTTTCCAAAAATCCAGATAAGTATAGCCCACTTACCCGCAAGCAAGCTTCACTTGCTAAGACACTGAGAAAAATAAACAAGAAAAAATAATATGGTAAAAACAAAGTGTTGCGCTAGTTGTCATACTAAAAATGACATGTGTTTAAATTGTTTAAGCGAAGAAGCAGCTGCAAGTTCTAAAAAGGAATGGCTAATTCACCTAGGTTATCTTACTCTTCATTTAATTCAAATGATTTTAATTGTAGGATTGGTAAAATAATGGCTGCTAAAAAAATGGTTTGGGACAAACCAAACCCTAAATCTAAATCAAAAAAATTGTCACCTAAAGCTAAGGCAAATGCAAAAGCTATGGCGAAGGCAGCGGGTAGACCATACCCAAACCTTATAGACAATATGAGGGCCGCAAAAAAAAAGAAAAAATAAATGCCATTATAATACCGGCACAATGAGTGGCCCAGAAATACCATCTGCTATTTTAACAGTCATACCTGTAGCATAATATTTTTTTATGATATAATTGTAGTATGGAAAATAGTGGGATGTTTGACGGCTTCATGCCAACCATAACTGATGTTTCCATTTCTAAGCCTACGGCTTCTATAACATCTAATGGTGATCTTTTAGATGTACATTGTGTAACAATAAAAACTTTAGAAAAAGAATATATATTTAGTATTTCGCCAGAAAAATTAAACAAAGTATTTTTTTTGATAATGAAAGTTCTATCATCTTAGGTATATTTTATGGGAATTATTCTTTATGAAAATTTAGATGTAGGTTATGTTCCGCCGACACCAGCAACACCCTATCCAACACCTGAAAAAATCTCACCTGTATTTTTAGAGTACGCAAAAAAATATGGTCACCCAATTGGTTATATCCAAGAACAACACGGTCAGATAATACAAAATATTGTTCCAGTTCATAAAACAGAACACCAGCAAATATCTACTTCTTCAAAAGTTGAACTAGCTTTACATACCGAAACAGCTTTTCATCCTTATAAGCCAGATTATGTAATGTTGTTTTGCCTTAGGGGCGATCCTCAAGCTATAACAACATACGCTAATTTTTCTGATATACTAAAACAATTAGACAAAACAACAATAGATATTCTAAAAAAAGAATGGTTTACTACTGGGATAGATATCAGCTTTAGAACTAATGGCGAATTAGACAAACAAATACCAATAAAAATAATTAATGAATATAATGGTATGTTATCTTTTATCTATGACGTAACCGTGATTAAAGGCATTAATGATGAAGCGCAGAAAGCCTTAGTTGATATTCAAAAAGCAATAGAAAATTGCACTCAAGAAATAGTATTAAAAACAGGTGATCTATTAGTCATAGACAACAGAAAAACAATTCATGGGAGAAAACCTTTCCAGGCCAGATATGATGGCACTGACAGATGGGTGCAAAGAATTTTGGTGAGAGAACAACTTCCGCCAGAAAATCAAAGAAATGGTAATATTATTACAACTAAATTTAATTATGGAGTATAAATGAGTATAGATTTACGAGCTAAAGAAATAGCAAATTTTCTTCAAGTCCCAGAAGGTTACGCAAACGAAAGACTTTCTAGAGGTTTTCATTATAATCATCACGAAGTAGCGCAAGATTTTTTAAACGCAAAAATAGATGTTAATAACGCGGAGTCGTTGTTAAATTGGTATAAAAATACAGAATCTTATATATGGGAATTGTCTGCCTATCACCTGGAGACAGGGTTTAATTATTCTGGTATGTGTGAAGGCATTGCTCTAGGCTTAAAAAACTCAAACAAAAAACAAGTACTTAATCTTGGTGATGGGATTGGTTCTTTGAGTATTAGAATGGCTGAAGAAGGTTTGGAACCAACCTATCATGATTTGGCGGGAAGTAAAACAGCTTCTTTTGCACAATATAGATTTGGTATTAAAAATAATTTAAAAATAAAAACTTTATTTACAGAAAATTTTGAACCAAAATTAGGGCACCGTTGTTTTGAAGCGGTTGTCGCGCTGGATTTTTTTGAACATGTTGTTAATGTTGAAAGTTGGGTTGAAGCTGTGTTTTCATGTCTAAAAAAAGGTGGCGTTTTTATTGCACAGAATGCTTTTGCAATAGGTGATATTGAACACGGAAATTCTATCCCAATGCATTTAGCTATCAATAATAAATATGAAACCGAGTGGCACCCACTCTTGCAAAAAACTGGATTTGTTCTTCATGAAAACCAACAATGGTGGATAAAAAAATGAGAATTGATTTTGGTGTTTCTAGTTACAATAACCCTGATAAATTAGACAAATCAATTACTGCATTTAGACTAAACACGCATTGTGATTGGAGACTTCTAATATTGGAAAATGCGTCGGAGGATCCAAAAACTTTAGAGGTTGCACAAAAACATTCTGATCAAGATTCTAGAATTATAATTAAAAAATTAACTAAAAATATTAGATATACAGGGGCAGTTAATGAAATTTTAGATTGGGCAGAAACAAATAATGTTGGTTATATAGATAATGATGCGTACATAATGACTCCAGGTTGGGATCTAAAATTAGCATCTTATCTTGAATCAAACCACGAAGTTGCTATGGCCTTCCCAAATGGTGGCGCTTATCCAATACAACGACCAAGATATTTAGAAATTTTATGGGGAGTTGGTTTTTGTTGGATTTTAAATCGTCAAAGATATAAAGAAATTGGTGGCTTTGATACTGAAATCGGTCATCAAGAAGAGGTCGACTTCCAAACAAGAATAAGATTAAGCGGCTATAGAATCGTTGCAGATCCAACAGTACTTGTTGCTCATGACGCAACGAGTACAAAAAATCCTGAAGCGCAAGAAAGAATAAATCAAGGCGTTATTAATTGGGTCAATAAGTGGAACAAATATTATGTTGGTCAGCACGTAACTTATCATAGCCCTAATGTAACTAGATTTGAAGATTGGAATGCGATATACTTGGAAGAATGGTATCAGCAACAACCAGAGCTTAAAGGGTTAAATGATAACCCAGAAACCGTTTACATTGCGGCTTTAGGCAGAGAGGTTGATTTAATAAAAGTACCAAGATGGCAACATTTATATAGAGGAAGAATAATTTAAATGAGACTAGAAACCATACCTCAAGGTGAGGGAAAAAAAGTTGTTATTGGTACACGAACCTATCTTGGTTCTGACTGGATTCATATTGATATAGATCCAACCCCATTGTATGACCATGTTAACAAAACATATGTCCCAGTAGACGTGGTTTGTGATGCTAGAAAGATAGATTTGCCAAATGATTTTGCAGATATTGTTTATAACTCAGAGTGCCTTGAGCATTTTCCCTGGAAAGAATATCAAGCCGTCCTGGCTGAATGGTGTAGGATAGTTAAGCCTGGTGGAATGATTAGAATTGAGGTTCCAGATTTTCTCCTTGCCTGTAAACAAATTTTAGAATGGGATAGTCTTGAGGGCGATAGAAGAATGCAGCAAATATTTTTTGCGGAACAGTTAAACCCATTTGACTTTCATTTTGTTGGATTAACACACAGAATGTTAGAGGATGATTTTAAAAATTTAGGTTTTATTATAAAAGATATTCAAAGAGGAGATCAATGGGGCTGGCTTAAAGTTGATGCGATTAAGCCGATTAAAAAATGAATTTGCAGCATGTAGCTCACATAATAAGAGACGTTTTTAAAGAAACTTCTTTTACGGTTTGTTACGAAGAAGAAAAAAAATTGTCTTCTATTTTGTGGTCTTCAGAACACGGTATAGGGGCTTTTAGTTTGTGGTCCGGAACATCTACACCCGCGCAAAACGAAGACAATAGATATTATTGGCCAGCAGGTATGAATGGAATGTTTTTTGGAGATAATTGTGTTGACCTATTTGTCTCAATTAATTATAACCCAACGCTATTTGATGAAAATAGTTTACAGGTAGCAGAAGAAATAAAAAGAGTTTTAAAACCTAAAGCTTTTATTTTTGCTTGCAACCCTGGTTTATGGGCGGATAATCTTAACAAATTATTTTTTCGTAATAAAATTTATGAAAAAGAAATAAAAAAGTATTCATTATTTTCAAAAGAAAATGTGTTGGTTTATGAAAATATTTGATTGTTTTACATACTTTAATGAAGTAGAGATGTTGCGTGTCAGGTTTGAAGAGCTTGGTAGTATTGTTGATTATTTTGTTATAGTTGAGGCTTCTGAAACTTTTACCGGCAAACCTAAACCATTTTATTTAGATGATCTTCCAAAGTGGGCTAAAAAGTGGAAACAAAAAATTATTAATGTAAGAATAGATTTTAGTTCATCTGATTTGTCATTGTTAAAAGACGCTTGGCAAAAAGAACATTATCAACGTAATGCTATTAAGCTTGGTTTAACTGATGCTCAACCAGAAGATATAATTATTATTTCTGATGCCGATGAAATAGTTAAATCAAGTATTCTGAAAAAAATTTCATCATTTAATACTCCTGCTAGATTAGATGTTAAACAGTATTTTTGGAACTATCACTGGCAGGCTCCGCAGCACTGCAATCAGGGAGCTAGACCTATAATAGCTAGGTATAAGGACCTTGATGATTATTCTTGTCAGGAATTGAGATCTGGGTCTTGGTATACAATCCCTGACGCTGGGTGGCATTTTTCATTTTTTACTGAAATTGAAAATGTTAAAAACAAAATAGAATCTTTTGCTCATACAGAATATAATATAGAAGAGTATAAAAACGACGTAGAAATTCTGTATAGAATCAATAATGGAATTGATCCCTTTGATAGATTTCCATTAAAGTATCAACAGATAGATAAATCTTATCCCAATTGGGTATACAAAAATTATAGATAGAATTGTATTGTTTAGTTACTATTTATATATCCAAACTATTAAATTAAAGGTTTTTTATGGGCAAAACTATAATAGATAACGCCACACTGCCTAAAAATAGTTTACAATATAATTTGCCAGGTGGCAATAGCCGACCCTTTGAAGATTTTTATAATTTACCAGTGCCTGAAACCAATTTATCTGGTGATTATCAAGCTTGGGTTGCAGCTCGGAAAACCAAAGGTTTTATATTTTGGTCCTATTCTTAAACAATTATATTGGAATAATACAAAAACATATGGCTTATATAATGGAACATTAACAGAAACAAATTTTTATAAGCCTACAATAAAATTACCTTATGCGCCGGCTTGGACCCTGGAAGACATGGTTGCCGCGGCTAAAAAACAAGGTATAACTATACAATATGAAACTGTTTACAAAACTTTATCTGTACAAGAAAAAGATTTTTTTTCAAAAAACAGCAAGACACCCACGGTTATTTCTAAATCTTCTACTTTATCTGAAGTAAAGAACGGAAGATTGTATAATGGTTCTAAATGGTATCCAACAACAATAACTGTTTATAATCCACTTCCTGGTTTTAATATTTTTGGTACGGGTCTTTGTATTAGAATAAAAAATAATAATGAAAAAATAATTAATTTTATTAAAACAAATGGATCAAGTTATGGTTGGAGCTGGTCGGCAGACATTCCTTTAGCTGACCCAGATTTTCAAAACGTATTAGTTTATTATGCTGGGTATACTAAGCCATCTAAATATAGAGATAGAACTAAACAAGAAGTTGATGATTTTAAACCATTACCTCCACAAAAGGGTGTACCAGGACCCAACCAAGGTTGGGTTTGGGTCCCAGACAGTAACAAAAAACCTGATCAAGTTGATCGTGGGATAGTGAGTATTGACCCAGATACAGGAGTAGCAGGTTCTACTATATCAGCTATAGGGACAGATAGTGGTGGCGGTCATTGGGAAATAATTTCAGATTCAGACACTGGGGGAACTACTGGTAGCGCAACAACAAAAATTAATCCTATTTGGGATCAAAATCAGAGACAAAGCATTTTGGGCCCTGTTGTTTTAGTGGTTAATGCTACCTCTGTAAAAGATTATGCAGTGGAAGTAGCCAATACTCTTAAGTACATAGGTATATCAAGTCCTAAAATAGTTCTTCGAAAAAAATATAATATTATTCAACGGATCTTTTACTGTGCCCGAATCTACCAGTAAAAATTTTGTTTATTTATGGGGAACCAGACAAGAGTCTGCAATAGCACAAAACAATAGGGGCGATTCCGCAAAAGTATATGTGCCTAAAAATATGGTGAATTATTTTGAATCTTATATTAAAAAAAGCTATGAAACATATTCTAGTGTGAATATTCAGGAGGATGTCGCTAACGTTAACGGCATTAGTTACTCCTATCTTATGACATACGGCTCAAAAGAAACTTGGGGCGGGCTTAATACAGAATCTATAATTGGAGATAACCCATTAAATATAGCAAAATTTCAACCAGGTAATCCTCCTCAAAAATCTATAATATATTATTTGCCTGAGTATAAAAATTATGTAGAAAAAACTTTTGTTCCTTTATTAAATAAATTAAATGGAAGAATATTAAATACAAGTTTAATTATGGTTCATCAAAAAGCATCTTTATATCAGTATGATTTAAGGCAAGCACCAGCTGCATTAGAAGGTTTAATGAGAAACGGTAAAAGTATTATAGTAGATGATTTAGATTATGCTCTTTATCAAATACAAATTAGCAAATTTACTTTTAATAATTCTTATTATGCGTTGAGCCCAACTAATAAAAGTTATACAAATTTTCCATTAATTAAATCAATAAAAAAATGGCCTAGTGGCACTCAAACACCAGATAAAAATCCTTCTAATCATTGGGCACAAATTACTGTTGCAACAAAACAGGGAGATAAAATATACCCTTTAAAATTATCTATTACAACTGTTTCTCCTTTTAATATAATGTTTATCCTTGGGACAAGTACCGCTTTAGAAAGAGAAGAAATAAATCAAGTTATTGCTGGGTTACCTCCGTTTAGCGTGCCCAAGTGGGTTCCTTTATTTGGCAATGATACTGATTTTGTTGGAGGTTATTTGAGCGCAGATGTACTTCAAGAAAGAAAATGGATAGATGAAATATTAAAATATATACCTATTAATAAAAATATTCCAGGAAAAGTTACAGTACCTTCTGCCCCATCAATTACCGTCCCTAAACCTGTTGTCATACCAACAACCACTACAACCATTCCCAAAACAACGACAACTACATTAACTCCACCTAAATCAACAACCACTAGCACTATACCAAAACCAGGGACAACAGTTGTTAAACCTAAAGTTATACCAGATAGACTTGATCCTTTGCCGCCATCGACTATTACTCCACCTAACACAACTGTTATCACAAATAAAGAACCAATAATAATTGGTGACAGTATTGCAAAAGGTTTATCTGATAGATACGATTCTTTAAATAATACTGAAACTTCGCAAATAGTACCTAATGTTTTAGAAGGAAATCCTTCTGCTTGTGAAAATGCAACTTATTTTCCTGGGAATTTAAGAAGCATATTTTGTCAGTGGGATGGTTTTTACCAAAAAGTTGGTCTTAATGTTACAAGCGTACAAAGATTAGTTAGCAATACACTTCGTTATATAGATCAAAAAGATAAAAAATTAACGAATAGAATTGTTTGGCTTTCAACCGGCGCCGCAAATGAGATAGCTTATATGCCGATACAAGATATATTATCTAAAATAAAAGTTCAATTTGATTCAATAAAAGTTTATACAGATAGAAAAAAAATTGCAATGGTTTTTGTTGTTGGAATATCTAACCAACAAAATCAAAAATATAAAAAAGGTGCACTAGATTTTAACAGTCAATTAAAAGCTTTGTGTCAAAAATATAATTATATATTTATAGGTGGCTTTGATTCTCCTGGAGATGGTGTGCATCCATCTGGATACGATGATTTAGTTGACGACTTAATTGGCAGGATACCAGATAAGCCTATAGTTATACCCCCAACAACTGTTGTTCCACCAACAACAGTGCCGATAACAACAGCTCCAACTACTCCAACTACAATTGCCCCTACCACAACTGTAACCAAATGGATTCCTGCTGCTCCAGGAGCAAGGCCTGGATCTGGTGCTGCAGGTATTGGTGCGCCAAAGCCGGTCACAACAACTTCGACAACTAGTACCACAGCACCCGCTCAGCAGTCCACCACAACAACCACAGTTGCTTCAAATGGATCTATAACTACAACAACAATTACTTTCCCGCCAAAAATTCCAGTGTTACCTCCTTACACTCCCGGAACAACTACAACTACTTCTCCAGAAGGAATAGTGACCACCACTACAACAGCAGCTAATGGCGTTGTAACAACAACTACAGTAACTCCTTCAACGGTAACAACCGTACCTGGTCCTACAACAACTGTCACTACATCGGTGCCGGTTACAACAACTGTTCCGACAAGACCCGATCCTACCATTCCAGACAGAATAGATCCACCATTGCCTTCGGCGCCGGAACCTAAACTTGTTTCCTATTTGGTTGAATCTTTAACTCCAGAAAATGATACACAAAGAGTGAACATAGATGTTAGTGTTACTCTAGAGTTTGATATACCAGTTAAAAGGGGAACTGGTACAATTTTCTTTTATAAGAAAAATACTTCAAAAGCTTTAGCTAGAATAGATATATTAAGCTCTGATGTTTTATTTATTGATTCTAATACTATAAAAATTATACCTAAAAATGTTTTACCATACGATACGAATGTTAGCGTTATTATTGGGTCAAGTGTTTTTAAAACTTATTCAAATAAATCTTGGCCAGGCAACATTGGTAAATGGGATAGTATAAATTTCCAAACCATAAAAAATCCCAATGCACCAACACCAATCCCTACTCCAGGTCCAACACCAGCACCAACAAATCCAAAGCCCGTTAATCCAAACCCTAAACCAGGTCCCCCACCACCAAAAGACGCTCCATCAATACCTGAAACCCCAGAAATTAGACCACCGGATGATACAGTAAAGCCCCCTTCAGATGGGACTATTACCATTCCTGATCCTGTAAAAAATGAAATTACTTTACAATCAAATGATGGTTTGTGGACAAGAAATGAAAATTTTGTTGACATTAAATTTAAATCTATTAAACAAGATGTAATAATATCGCAGGTGGCAGCAAACACTTCATGGGTTCTACAGTTTAATATTACAGATGATGCGGGAGTTGTAAAAAATATTGGTAGAATTGGTTTGGAAAGAGATGCCCCCAAGTGCACAGGAGAAATAGATTCTCCAGCCGTGTGTTTCTTTACAATGTATGGTGCAATGAAATCTTTGCCCGAACAAGCTGTAGATCGCTACAGACAGGCACCGTGTGAGAATAAAGTTTCTGACTATGGTCCAGGTCTTTCTTTAAGAAACAAATTAATTTGGAGATCTGGCGACGCATTTGAATTTAGAGTTTCTTTTTCCGAAACACAATCTCAAGAATTTATTGTTACATATAAGTGTTTGTCGACAGAAAGACCAGCTTCTCCTGGTTTTTCTGAAACAATTTATGAAACAGATACAGATAAAATATATATGTGGAATGGTCTTGAGTGGTTCCAGTTAGCTTCTTCTACTTTAAATGTATCTCAAAATTTAACTTTTGAAAATCCAAATACATTTATGATCAATGGCAACTGGTGGTATGGAATGGTTTGGAATAAAACATTAAGAAGAACATATCCTTTAGGAAAAATATTTGTTCCAGCAGATTATTTGAACATCGACGCAACCAGAAATTATGTTAGATACTATGGACCCGAGTCAGGCAAAACAAATGTTCAGGAAAGAAAATCTTCTGCTAGATTCATAACACCTGTAGGGTTTAGCAATGACGGCGCAAGAGGAGTATATAAATCACAATGACTTTAAAGAAAAAAGAAGATTGGCCAAAAAAAGATTTAGCACTAGATCCATGGGCAGGTAATTTTTATTGGGATTATAAATCCAAGACTTTTAAAAAAAGTGAAAATGGAAGAGCAGAACAACTTTTAACTCTTGGACCATTTGGATTTAAAAATCCAAGTGGAAAAGATTTTTTGTTGAATCGGAACGGCTGCAGACTCTTTTAAAATGATGGCAGACGATCTCTACGCTGCAACAAAATATAAATTAAAAATAACCGAAGCCTTTAGAAGCCTATCTAGTGCTGTAAGTAGTTTTAAAACCAAGTATTCACCAACACCTTGGTTAACAAAGTGGGATAGAAGATATGTAGCATATTTTGATGACAAACCTGAATGGAAGCGTAACGGAAAGTTATTTATAAATAACCATCAGTTTGAAACTATACTTGTTGATCCGGTTCTTAAAGCTGGGACAAATCGTTCTTCATCTGAGTATGGAGGAAATTTTGTTGGCAATAATTATATAAAATATTGGTGGTATGATCCGCTATATCCAAACGATAGCGGTAAGTGGTGGTATAAAAAAGAAAAATACTCTAGATATACACAAGAAGATGCGGTGAAACGGTAGGCCTCCCGACCCCCCCTCTGCAACGCCTAGTATATCTAATCATGGCTGGGGTATATCTGTGGATTTAGATAGCGAAATTTTTGACCAAAAGCTACCCAACGCAAAAAAAGCAGTTGATTGGATGGCAAAAAACATGCTTGACTATGGTTGGGCAAATGAAAATTTAGATGGAGATTTTTACCATATAACTTATTATATTGTTGCTTTTGCTACACCGTTAGTTGCTGATAGGGTTAAAAACTCTCAAATAAAATCCTTGTCTATAGAATCTAAAACAAATATTGTTAATACTGTTGAAAGAAACAAATCTAATTTATCTTTAACAGAACTTAAAGTTAACACTGGAATTAATAATTCTTTACAACAAGAAGCAAATTCTATAAACTTTTTTGTACCGTATTCAAAAGAGCCAATTAATTCTTCTTTTGGTGGTGGGGCTTTTGGTAGACAAACAACACTTGTTTCGGCAAATAAGATCATGTTACCTAGTCTAAAAAATACGAATGGTTTACCCGCAAAAATATTTAAAGTAGCCAAACCATATAGTGGTTCTTCTCAGGCCCTTATGGGTGACTATTTTACTTACGATGAGTTTTTTGAAATGATGATTCATCCGTTGGTTGGTAATTTTTCTTTTGCATTAGCTGCAGTTCTTACTGCAATAGCATCAAGAGAAGGGTTTTTAGAACCAGGTAAAATAAGCATAGGCACAGCTAACGGGTCTGAGCATTTGGGGTTTTTGCAGCTGAGATGCAAACCAGAAGATACTAACAGTTTTGATCTTAAATATGGTTGGCTTGGTACCGGTTTATTGTGGTCTGTTCCTTATAATATTTCAGGTGAACCAATTTTATCAAAAATTAATAAAAGATATGCATGGGAAGCTTTTATAAAAGATGAAAATATTATAAAACAAATTAAAAACAAAGCTTCTAGTTCTTCAGCTTCTTCTAGAAATTCGGCCGTATCTATATTTTATGAAAATTCACCTAGTTTTAGCGGACAGTATGGTGGCGAAGATAGAATAAATGCATCGGCATACATTGCAGATTGGGCTAGAATACCAGCCAACCAAGTATGGATGATGAGGTCAAGATTTAATTTTGCGCCAAATTATTTACAAAAACAGTCGACTAACATCGCTTTGCCCTATACCCCTCAAGCTTCTATATTAAAAGAACAAGAAAAACCCTGGAATGTTACTGGCTTATCGTTTTTATTAAGACATTGGGACGCTGATGGAGAAGATAGTTGGAAAAATGGTTCCGATGTTAACGTAGCTTTTAATGTTTTAGTTAATTGGTATAAAAAATATGGTTATTTTTCATCAGAAAGAGACGCTAGACCCACAACTGCCCAAGCAAAAGCTAGAGCTAAATCTGATTTACAAAAATTATCAGCATATATATCTCCTAGTAGAAGAACTGCATTTGATTCTTGGTTACTTGGTATAAATGATTAACAGATTTAACTGTTAGGCATTACTATCATTGGTGGAGGGCCAATGAATTTAACCACTAGATTGAGATATGCTTTTACGCGCAAAGCCGCATGGATTTTTGTTCCACTATTTTTAATAGGATCTTTTGTTCCTTCAACAAACTCTGCTCAAGCATCTGACGGCAATAAAATTGTATTTGCCTACCAGCAGGCAACAGTATCGCAAGATGTAGATGTTTCTTCAATAATTTCAGGTGGCAGCACCCTTACGGCAACTGTTTCTGCTGCAGAGGTTCAAGACTGGAAGGCATCATCTGACGTCCTTGCTGTTGGTATAGAGCTCCTGGGTGCTGGTGGTGGAGGTATTTATTCGCACAGTACTGGATACCTGAGCCTTACAGACGGTGGGGTTTTTAATGATTATTCTATCAGTGTTACTGCAGCTGGGGTTGGTGCTGGGTGGGCTAGTGTGGCCACGGCCCGCATATTTATTATTGGAGGCGATGGTGAGTTTTGGGCAGGAAACTACGGAACTCAAGTTGAGTCTGCATCCTTAAAGCTTGATGGAACAGAGCTTCTATCCAATACTGAGTTCACATCTACTACTGGCTGGACTTCATCTCTTGGCTGGCAGACTTGTTCTGGTAATGCTGGTGGGAAGCCATGCGTTGGGCTCACTGCAGTTGAGGTCAATAATCCAACCACCACAACCACTACAACTACAGAGCCACCAACTACTACAACAACCATTGACCCAGGTCCATTTTCAATTGCAAACGCTGGATTTGAAGACAATTCATTTACCGGGTGGGAAAAGGGTTCGCAAACCGGAACCCTCGGAGCGACAATAACTTCTAACGGAACTGGTGTATCTATATTCAGTGGTTCAAGGACATTTACGCATGGTTCGCGTAGTGCGGTTGGAAACCCAACGCTTGCTAATGGAAGCCCTAATTCATACTATGCACCTGCGGTAGCTGCTGGAAGCTGGACATTCTCTCCAAACAATGCATCCTACGCTGCACTTCTTCAACCAAAAGGTCAACAGACCTTTACTCAGGCGATGACTGCACTTGGCTTATCTGGTGCACCTCAAACTGCAATACAAAATCTTCTCATTGCAGATTCCCAGGCTTCTGGGTATGGAAGTCCAACACCAACAGATGCAGCTTGGATTTCTAAAGAGGTCGAACTTACTGCTGGTGTTACGTACACAATGTCGTGGAACTATGTCGGTACAGATTATGTGCCGTTCAACGACGGCTCACTAACCTCGCTTGTTCCTGTAACGGTTGCTTCTGAGCCAACAATAACCGTAAATAACTACACGCAAAAATATGCGCTTCTTGGATTCACCAACCCTGGAACTGGTGATTATTCGGTTAACTCTTTTGGCGCAACGGGATGGCAGACATCTACGTATGAAGTTTCCGTTACTGGAACATACAAGCTTGGATTTGCCGTATTTAACCTGGGTGATACTTCCCTATCCCCCGCCCTAATGATTGACAACGAACAGGGAGTTACGCAGTCATGTACGACTAGTGGAACCTGTACAACATTTGGTGGTGTACAGCCAAATAACGATACAGCCCCAGCCGTCGAGACAACCACTACGACAAGTACAACTACTACCACTACGACTACTACTACAACTACCACTGTTCCACAACCAACTTCACTAGAAGTTACAAGCCTTCTTGATGATGGTTCTTCAGGAACTTTCCGCTGGGCGATAACTCAGGCAAACTCGCAGTCTGGTGGTATCTATGATTCAATTACTTTTAGCGTCCAGGGAACGGTTACTCTCACATCTGATCTTCCTGCAATAACTCAAGGCGTATCAATTACTGGAACTGGCAAGACAACGACAATTATTGATGGAAACGACCTGTATCGAGCTATCTACAGCAGTGGCTCCCGCTCCGTAACGATTCAGAACATGACATTCAAGCAAGGGAAAAATGTTTCCTGGAACGGCGGAACTATTTATAACAGCCAGGGCACATTTACTATTACAAATGTACACATAACCGAATCACCGGGTTGGGCTTTCTACCAACACAATGGTGGCGTAACTACCTTCACAAACTGCGAGTTTACACTTAATGGTGCTGGAATAACTTCAGACCATGGCTCAACTCCATCTTCACTGAGCACTACTGATTCGAATTACAGCAACAGAATATATGTGAATAACTCAACATTTGAAAACAATACATATGGCGTATTTGTTGAGCGTTTTATACGTATAAATTCAAGCACTTTTGAAAACAATACTGTTGGTGCAAATATCCGCGGCCTAAATAGACAGCAGGTTTACAACTCTCAGTTTAATGATAACGGCAACGCCATTATGTTTTTCTCATGGATTCCGACAACATGGACTCCTGGTGCAGATAACCAGTTAGTGCAAGGAAATACATTTAATAGCAATGACACTGCAATAACATTCGGTAACTCATTCAATAATGGTTCTACAACTTTTAACGGCGTAAGTGCAAACTCTTGGTCAACCTCAAGAAATAACGTGTTTGGCCAATCTGCTGAAAATACTGTTAACTATTCTGGTTCTGGTTATGTTGTTGATAATGATACAATTGTTGTTCCCACAACCACCACTACTACTACCACGACAACCACCACTACTACAACAGTTCCAGTGGCTCCAGAACCTCAACCACAAGATCCACAGCCAACAACTACAGAAGCTCCAGTAGAAACTGCTCCTGAAGATACAACTCCTGATACCGAACCGGAACAAATTACAGAGACAACTGTAGAAATACCAGAAACAACTGTTGAGATTCCAGAAGATATAGATTTAACTACAGAACCCGAAACAGTGCCAGAAGAAACAGCAGCAACAGAACCAGATACGACTACTGACCTTAGCGATCAAGAAGTTAGTATTATAATTGATAATATTGAAGATGCTTCCCCAGAGGAAGTAGCCACAGTGTTAGAAGATTTTTTAACTTCTGATATATCTGATGAGCAACTAACAGAAGTGTTGGATGCAGTATTTACTGCTGACGCAGATCCAGAAGTTTTGATGGCCGCACTTGATACAGTGTTATCAGCTGACATTACAACAGAACAATTTGCTGCAGTTCTTCATGCGGTCTTTGATGAGCCATTATCAGATGAACAATTTACTGCAGTTATAGATTCTCTTATCACAGAAGATATAACAGACGAACAATTTGCTGAAGTTTTAAACGTTCTTGAATCCGATACGGTTTCAGAAGAACAGGTAGCTGAAGCCGTTGATGCGGTACTTGAAAATGGTGTGACCGAAAGCCAAGCTACGGAACTTGCAAGTAGTTCCAAGGTTCTAGAAAGTATTGATACCACTCAAGCAGAAGCTGTGTTTGAAACTATCCCAGTTGGAGATCTAACCCAAGCAGAAGAAGCAGCTCTCGTTGAAGCTGTAACCAATGCTCCTGAAGAAATTAAAAATACCTTTGAAGCTACTATTGACATCTATGGTGAGGGTTTGGATGATTATGTTCCAGTTGGCTCACAAGTCGACGTAGGAAGCCGTAGAACGCTTATAGCAGCTTCTACAGCTGTTGCTGGTATTGCCGGAGCTGCAGCCACAGGAGGCTCTTCTGGAGGCTCTACAGGAGGTTCTGGTGGCGGTTCTGGAGGATCAACCCCAGAGGGTCGTAGTAAGAAAGAAGAAGAAGGCGATGAGCCAGCAGGAGAAATAGCTGGTCCAGAAGACGAAGACGACGAAGAATATACAAGAAATAGCATATTTAATTATTACCTAGAGGAGGGTATATGGAAGAAAAAAATAAGTTGGCTCGGACTAATAAGAAAGTTTGTCAATGAGACAGCTGCACTAGCATTTACTTTAGCTGGTAGCGTAGTTGTGTTCATTACATTGTCCGGCGATACAAGAAAGACAGCTATGATTGCAACAGGTGTTGCCTTAGCGGTTCATTATATTCATGTTCTTTTAAAGAATGATGAGGCTTAGTCATGAAAGAAAAAACTATGTACATGTTAGCAATGATGGTGGGTATTTGTGTCATTGCAGCAATAGTTGGTGATTATGTTACTGCAGCTCTAGAAACAGCAGAGACTGGAGAACCAGTAGAAGTTTCTGCTGAGGTAATGACCCTTGTTCAAACTGCTCTTGGTGGTGTAATCGGAATTTTGGGTGGCTATTTTGGTGCAAAGGCTACAAAAAAAGATGAGGACAATGAGTAAGCTTCTTTTAAATAGAGAAGATGCAAAAGTAGCCAGTGTAAAAGCCTCTGTTGAGTTATTGTTATCTGAAATAACAAAGCAAGACAGAGAGCTTTTTACGCATCAAGAGTTAGAAGATATGCTATTAGATATCTATAATTTAATTCGTTAACGTTTTCGGCCTATTAGAAAAAGTCAAAAACCATTTTGGGCCAAAAAAATTTTTCCCAATTTTTACCTATATAGGAAAAATTAAAATAAAACTAAAGAATCCAAATTCCTAAACGTTCTACTTCTTCCCCATCATCACTGATAAATGTGTATCCTTCTGGCTTAGGATCTTCTTCATCTTTCCAAACTGGAATCATTGATTTATTTCCATATGAAAAATCTGGATTTCCGCGAAGATGTATTTCTATAAGTTTCCCGCCAATGAATTCACAATTTATTGTTTTATATCTTAATGGTATTAATCCAATAAAATGTGGGAGTGGATATATTTTTTCTGTTTTTTCCCAATAGGTAAATCTCTTGTACGGATATATAGCGTGCTTAGTCCCAACAACGGATAATATTGGTTGATACTTTTCGTAATCAATACTAATATGTTCACCAGTAAATATTTCGCACCAAAATTCACCTGGATGAAGGTGACAAGTATCTTTTTCTAAATATTCTACTCGAGCTTTTTCGCCCATACCCTCGATATTTGTTACCGGCTTTACAAAATATTCACCTGGTTTTGGAACAGGTATTCCACGCGGACCACACAAATGCCCCGCTTTTTTAGCAACAATTAATTTATCAAAAATCCAAAGATCTTTTAAATCACATTTATTCCAGGCATCTACCTCTAAAGACATTGTTTAATGTAATTATTCTTCTGTGTCTTGTTCTTTGTTTCTTCCAGTAGAAATCATTAAACCAGCAAGTGTTCCAGTAATAAAGGTTGCTACCGAGGAAAGAACTCCAAAAAACATTTTGTCATTTTCTGCTTGAGCGCCGATTGGCTGGGTAACAAACACAAGAGCATATAATACACCAATTGTTGTAAGTGTTAAAACACCTGCTAAAACGCAACCTACTACAAATTTTAGTCTTGCGTCTAAATCTTCTGGGGTTAATTTCTTTCTCACGGTACTGTTGTCTCCTGTGCGACACTTGTAGTTGTTTCGTTTGGATCGAAACCCAATAAGGCTTCTGTGCATGCGCCATCTACTTTGCATAGCGGTGGGTTGCATTCTGGTATTTTCCAATTTTGGGGATCTTGACATTCATATCTGTAATTTCCATTATATCCACAGCCAGCCAATAATAAAAAAGTAATAAAAAATATTTTTTTCATTATCTTTATTCTGCGGCCTTTTTGGCCTTTTTGTCTACTTGATTAAAAACTTCATTTATTTCTTTTACAGAAAGTTTTCCGTCATCTAAGAACGCACGTGAAAGACCTTCTACAACAGTAGCTACACCAGCAATGCCAGCCATAAAAACTGCTTTAATGAGTGGTACACCAGCTATCGTGCCTGCACCAATTACTCCAAGACCGGAAGCCGCAAAAGTGGCCATCATTCGCATAAGTATATTTTTAATTTGTTCCATAAACCCTCCGTTTTTATAGGGGTTATAGTAACTAAAAGCGTCTAATTATATAGGTTGGTTTGAATCGGGGTCTATATTTAGTTTTTTTAAAAATTCTTTTTCTTTTTCCCACAATTCTTCAAGTTTTTCTTGAAGCGTTAAATAATCTAACTGTTTATTTTTAGTGGTATCTATTTCTTGATTAGTTTTTGAGGTATTATCCATAATTTACAAATTCCATTTGGGTCTATTTGGCCAGAAACTAATTCACATGAACCCCCACCTACAAAAAATACACAATTACCGCAAATCAATCCTTCATTTTTAAAAGGGTTTAATTGACCTGGCGCATAATGAGCACCGCTAGCTTTGCTTGATTGATCAAACATGCCATGCATTTCTACAACGGATTCATAGTTTTCATACATCATTTGTTGACGTTCAGTTAAATCTTTTCTGGGCATGTCTTCTGGGTCTTCTGAATTATCAGAAGCTTTTTCGCGTACGTGTTCGCTTATTCTTTTCATCAATTTTTTTTGATAATTAATATCAGAAAGCCAGTAATTTTGCATAACTTTATAGTACCATTAGATCTTTTGGTATGCAATTCCTTGAACAATACATTGAATCTTTATATTCAAATAATAATCCTCTACCGGTTTTATTTTTGCATGTGGGGCAAGTATGAAAAACGCCTTTATATGCGCCAATATACTTTATTACTTTGCCAGGTTTTTCTGGTTGTGTTACTTTATTTAAAGAATTACCTTTAGCTGGTTTTTTCCCGGCCACTACACACCTCCTAAAGTATGGTTACTATAGAGTCAAATAGTAATGAATTGATTGGATTTTTATGGCCGAAGATTTTACACCTGATATTTCAGAAATTAGAAAAAATTTTTGCAATCCTACACCCCCTGCAGCAGCTGAAGAAAAATCCCGCAGAAAATTAAAACGAGAAATAATATGAGATTTACAAGAAGAATAGATGATTTCAGAGCAAATGATTTTGAGATCCGCGTTGGAAGTAGCGCACGTGAAACAGTCAACACGAGGGCATTAAACAGGATTAATAGAATTGTAAAAAAAATGGATATTCCTGGAACCACGGTGCATTTTGGTGGTTCTTCTCAAATTATTTCTGGTAAAACCTTAGCTGAAAAAACTGTATTAGGTGCTTTCCCCCCAGAAAGACTTAAAGCTTTTGGTTTAGAGCCGGTTAACTACGCATATCATCTTGCACTTAAACCTGGGAGTCCACAACATACAGCATATAAGCGTTTATTTGAAGCTGAAAATATAAAAGTTGGGAATAAGATAGACACGGCAACTCATTTTCTTATATTTAATCCTTATAAATTTTCAGAATTTAATACGTACGGCTTAATGGCGCCACTGCATGAAATATCACATGCTTTTAGCTCCGAAGCGGGATTGCAAAAAAGAGATGTACAGGATACATTCTATAGATCCTGGGATTCTCTTAATGATGCGTTAGATAGCCCCGGAGATGTTGGAGCCTACAACAAAGCACTGCGTGATCATATACAAGGCATGGCGGGATTTGGGTTAGAAGAAGCTAGGGCTGAAAGTGGGGCCTTATCTTTGATGGTCAGAGGGGGATATGCAAGAAAAATAAATGAAGCAAAAAGTATAGAAGATATTATTGGTTATACGGGACTTAATACACGGTTTTAATCACTATGAAAACCTTGTAACAGAACACTTTGTTACTCTTATTAAGAATTTAAATTACGGCGAAGATCGTTCTGTTGCTGAGATGCTTCGATTCCACGAATTAGGTCGTATGGCCGCTCACACTTCTTTCCATGCAAACCTTCAGGTACCAGAAGAAGTTGACGATACAGTTAGAGAACTTTTAAGACAAAATTTTGACATTCAAGCAGATAAAATTAGAACAAACCCTTCTTTTTGGAGCGCATATAAAGCGGATGAATATAGAAAAGCAATAAGCGCTGCATTAAATAATGAAGAAAAGGTTTCAATGCGCGTTGGGGATGTCGTTAGCCATAATTTTTCCTCAAGACAAGAACTAAAAAGAACTCGTTTTAAATCAATCGATCCACTCTTAGGGATTTATACGGAAGATCGATCCGCAGACTACGCTGCTCGTATTGTGGAAGATGTAAAACCTCTAAATTTACCCAATACAATTGATAAACTAGAAAGACCTTTTATGGCTAGAGGATCTAGTCATTTAGTAGAAGCATCCATGGATGCATCTGCTGCTGTTGCTGGAGGTGTTGGTAAATCTGGATTATTAAGAGATGCTGCTTCTGCATTGACTATATTGGGTAAGAGATTCTAATGGATGACATAATAAAAAGGGGCAAAAAGCTTGGTGAAGGTCAAAGACAGGCTGAAGCAGCAAAAGCCGCTAAACAAAATGCAGCTAGAGAAAAAAAAGCTAAAGCAGTCTCTTCCAAGCTTAATAAAAATTCTCCAGAAATTAGAGCTAGAATTGACGCACAACGTGCCGCCAAAGTTGAAGCCAATAAACCTAAGCCTAAAATAACTAGAAAACAAACAAGACAACTAAAAAAAGACTTTCCAACAAACAAGCCAATAACAAGAAGTATAGATGATTTTGCAAGACTTGAGCAATTAACTCAAGCTATTGTTGATAGTCCGTTTGAATCTTCAAATGCAAAAAAATTATTGCCAAATTTAGGTAGAAGACAAAAATTAAAGTTTGTTCATGAAGACAGATATTCTGCTCTTAAAAGTCATATTCTTGCAAGAGTTGGTTTTGATCCAAATGAAGTAGAGACTCCGGCAATGCGATCAACAATAGAAACAATAGAGGATATTAGGCAAGCAGTGCTTTCTGAGAGAGGAGAAGTTAAGTCAGAGTTGCCCATAAATACAACAAATAAAGTTGGCAAAAAAGTTAAACCCAAAAATAAAAAAGTATTTGGCTATACAAGAAACGAGGCTGGTGAAATCGTTCCATTAAACCCTTATCCACCAGAACCACCTGGTCCAATATGGATGCCAAAAGAAACATATCATCATAAATATGTCCCATTTGAAATATCACAAGATGTGCCAAATGGTGTAATTACGCAAGCAAAAATATCTTCTGATGAAATAGCGCACAAAGCTTCTAAAGCTTCTTCTGGACTAACGGGAGAATTATCTGAAGTTGCTGCAGCTGCGTCTAGTTCTACTAAAAAGAAAATAGCTGAAGATACTTTACGAGCGGTAGAAGTAGTCCAAAGTAGGAAGTTGGGTTATGCGGCTGTTGCCGCTGGTGCAGGAGCACTTGTTCTTGGTATTAGAAATAGAAGAAAGATGAATGAATCTTAAGATTTTTTAGCTGTAAGCTGAGCTCTTTTTTTGGCGGACAAACAAGAAGCACATTTGCATCTTTTATGCTTGTATCTTTCTGGGGTGCCGTGACCAGCTAAACGATTTTCTTCAGATGTTTTTTGTCGATGATGTTTTTTACAAAGAACCTGGCATTTAGCTAATTCTTTTTCTCGTACTTCTTCTTTTCTACTCCAAAGCGAAGAAACCTCATGCGTTTTTTTATTGGGATCTATGTGATCTATTTCTAGATTTTCCCAAGTACCGCACTCTTTGCATGGTCCGTTTTCCTGAAGCCATTGTTTGCGACGATCTTGTAACCATCTATTTTGGTAGGCTCTTATATATTCTCTACGTTTTTGATAATCTTTTTTATTTTTCATAATTTTTCTTTGGAGCGGTTGAAGGGAATTGCACCCTCACACCATGGATCGGAAACTCATGTACTCTACTGTTAAGTTACAACCGCAAATCAGTCAAACCAATTTGATTTTAAATAATCAGCTAAATTATTGTTATTATTCAAACCGGTTATCAATAATCGATTTAGCAGTTGCAATTGTGTTTGGTATTTGAAAATTTGGTAAAGTGGTAATAATTTTTAATTCCCACAACGCATCAGTGATTCTTTTTGCTGGCCCAACTATTGCTGTTGGATCTACACTATCTTTTAAAAGAGCACTGTATATTTGCTGATATATTTGTGTATATTCCATCTAGATTTTATCCTAATCAATTTTTTTTAGTGTTTTCCAGTCTAAAACAGTAACTTTTTTTACTTTTCCATCTGTAAATTTTATATCATATTTTAAATAATATTTTGTATCTTCAGAAGGAACATCTACATAAGTATAGCACTCTACGTGTTGGTGGACGTAAAACTGTTTGTATTCTTCACCAATTTTTTCATAGATAAGACCAGTTCTATCTATAAAATATGTATTCAAAGAACAATATAAATCTTTGGTTTGAAAGTTATCTATATTGATAGTGTACCGTATATATTTTTTGTGTTCTTCTGTAGCGTTATCTGGATACGGTAAATCGTAAGATATGTCTAGGTAATCAAACAGTGACACAAATTCTCCTGTATTTAAAAATTGTTATACAAAGTAACTCAGTGGGCGAGATTTTGTCCCGCCCACTAAGAGCATCTGACTTCGTGTGTATAGTATATCATAAATCCGCGATCTGAGGCCTAGTTAAATCCGCGATCTAAGGTTCTAAACAAAAAATTTTTTTGAGTTAACAAAATAAAAATAATTTTGATTACCACAGGGATTTAAGCGAAAGGGGACCCGCATATAATGCGGGCTTATGTGCGACCAAACACATAAGTTTAAACTTAAATCCCTGTGGTAAAACCTAATTAGGCGTTGGTGAGCATGACCCACAGATCATACATCTTTGTCTTTTCATTGAAAAGTGATGAAGTCTGGGTGGCCAAATTGTCTTTTGTTGCACGAGCAAACAGTCCTGCTCTGATTGAGGCAAGTTGTGCTTTGCTGGTGATCGGAATGTTAATGTGTGCCCACACGTTACGGTTTTCGATCAACTCATTGTAAATCTGAGTGATGACTGGGTTACGCTTTCTGCCTTTGCCTGCATTTACAGGTGGCTCACCTTTAAGAAAGGTTACAAGCTTTGATGGTTCTGCTATTGCAAAACGCTTTGGGGCAAGGTGAATTTGTGTTTCGGTGGATGGGGATGCGATAGCCATGATAAGCTCCTATTTATTTTTTGGACATTGTTCTAGAATACTGATCTCTGATTCTTTGAAATAAAATTAAATCTACATTATTAGTTGAAAACATGTCTATTAATAACATTAAGTCTTCACACAAATTTCTGTATTCTTCAATCTGTTTCTTTAGATCAGCAATAGAGTCATGCTTGTGCGGGTATGTTTTAGAAGCATAACTGTTGTCAGTATCATTGTTAATAGGTGAATACTTGTTGGAATAATCTATGTAAGTAAACGGTGAATAATCTTTATGGTTAGATGGTTCCATTTTTACGCCGCCGCCAATAAAGGTTTAGAACCATAAAAAACAATAAACAATAAATACAATAATTCCTGTATTAAACTAAAAACAACTTTAACTTCCTTCACTTTGGAGAAAGCTTTTTTCATTGAATGTTTGGAGATAATTGTGCGCATGAGGAGTTCCTTTTGTGAGATGAAAAGTGTAAAAAGATATAATATATTAATTAAGCCTGCGCCTCTTGCCGACCTTTAAGTTGGTACGGGATATAGGATCTGCTGTTTTTTCTGCACCAATGCATTGGCTCTTCTGTCAAACCAACATAAGTTTCAAGCGTTGTTTGGCATTGTGCGCAAACCCAAGAGTTCTTACCTTTGTATTTAGTCTCCGGTAAAACTTTATCTGTAGTATCCAAAGCCTTTACGGTTGGTCTTCTCAAAGAGAAATCTTCTATTACAGTTTTAGAAGGTCCAACAACGTTTTGCGGAGAAGCTAAACAATTAGGGCAAAAACGAGGTTTTCTGCCTCTAGATTGTTCACGCTGCCAAGAAGATTTACATTGTTCACAAACCAGTTTTTCTTTCGGCATTCACTGCTCCTTACTGTATCTGCCAAATAACAAACTTTGGACATTATATATAGGTAAGCAGTAAAAAGTCAAAAAGTAACTATTTAGCCTGTTCCTGTAAATGATAATGAAAAGGAGATCCGGTGTGTGGGTCGAATTTGGCAGCGGTGGTTAAAGCTTTTAAGGCCATTTTTTTAGCCTGAGGTATGGTAAGTTTTTTGTTTAGATTCAATGCTTGCATAGCGCCTAAAGCATAAGGTGCTCCGGTACCTAAAGCATACATTCCGGAAGAATCAGATATCCAAGAATAATCTCCATCAACAACATATATTGTGCCATGTATAACAACAAGTATTGTTGAAGATTGTTCTGCGATATGTTCTTTTTCTTCTATGTCTGGCATTGCGTATCCCTGCTGCTCAAAACATTCACGCAAAGCAGGTATAAACTTAGCAGTAAAAAACTGATCTAGTTTTTTACCTTTCATATTTGGAGGGGGAGTAGGAGGCTGAAAAACGTGATGCAAAATGTTAATTGCCCTCACATCTCCGGCAGCACCCAACAAATACTTTCCGTTTAATGCTACTTTACCAGAACCTTCTTTTAAGGTAGAAACCTGCGATATAAAACCAGAAGAATCAGATGTTGATATACGAGAATCTACATATACGACAGCAAAATTATCACCTTGTAAAGCAACGATGGTCGTCATGTATTTATTATATCATCATTTGGTTCATTATGCTGGTAAAAACGAGAACCAAACACCTGTACTGCCAAATGTTGAATCTGATCAAAAGTTACAGAAACAGAAGAATTATAATAATTATGATAAAGATTTCTGTTCTTTTTCTTCTTTTTCTTGTTCCTGGACATTTTGGCTATCCTCAATTTTATAATTAATTCTTTGAGATGAATATTTATTTCGAATGTTTTTATTAAAATATTCACCAACAGAAGTAGACTTTACAAGTCTATTATAAACTTCTTGAGATACATCATAATAAACCCATGTGGTACCAGAATTAAATTTAATATATAAAACTTCTGTATCTTCACTATAGGAAACATTAGTTATAAAAGAACTATCGCGGAAAAAATAAGATTTAATTGTCATATGTACCTGTGCATCGTTTTTGTATACTGGTCAACATAAAAATGTAAATCAAGTATGTTAATTGAATCTTGCTCTCTAGTCAAATAATAAAAGCCATTTGACCATAAAGCGCCCTCTACTATGTAACTAGGTTGATTAGCGATCCTAGAGCTTCCTAGAGAGCAATAAGAGCCATCTGGAAGCATCTTGTAACGTAAAACATCTAAAGGAATAGATGAATTTATTGTTTGTTCAAAACCACTTATTTTTATTTTTACTCTAGAATGAAGAGCAGAAAAAGTAGTAGCTAAATCAAGAACCTGTTTAAAGCCATGTTGAGAGACACTGTAATGATAATAAAAAGGAAAAACCTGAGAAAAATTTTTTACGAGTTCAAATGAATCTTCTTCATCTAAAGTTGCTTCAATTGAATGTATTATTTCAGGACAATGTAATACGGGCTGCATTAAAGATACTGTATTTTTTCTGCTTGTTTTTGTTCTTTAACAATCATCTTAACATATAAAGTTTTCTTTTCTATTGTAGAAAGAAATTTTATAGCGTTTACTCTCCACTCATCTTCTGATTTTCTAAAAGAATCAAGAAGCTCTTTAGAATCTTTATTTTGTATCATTTCTGATATTTTTGCTTTGCGTGCAGCAGTTCGAGAAGATAAATGATATTCTACGTTTCTTCTAATCGAAGAAAGAAAATACAGCCACAAATCAATATTAGATTTTAATATTTCCAACTCTTCTGGAGCAGAGCCATTTTTGACATCTTTTGTAACAAGTTCTTCAAATTGAGAAAGCTGAGATTGATTAAGATCAGAAACAAAAGAATAAGTATATATTGTATCTTTCATTACACAACTTCCTTTTTAGGTTTATGTACAAACTGATAAGCTTGAACAATATCAGATTTAAACTGCTCAATAGAATTAGCACCAGATTTTAAAACATATCCTGGAGAATATGTTGGCAATATAGGCCAATAGCCAAGCCAAGTAACATTGCCTCGGTAATCTTTTAGTTTAATATCTGTTCCAAATAAAACAGAAGCTGCTAAAGCTCCCATAGTTACAATAAGTTTAGGATTTAAACTTTGTATTTCTGTATGCAAATATGGTGAACAATTAATTATTTCTTTGTTATCATATTTACCGTATTTAGGACATCTATTAACATAAGTCAAACATAAATCTGATGATTTAAACTTAGATTCTTTTATAGAATCTATCATAAGATTTATGGCTTCTGGTTCTATTGAAGGAGATTCAACAACAATAACTACATCAGGATCTATTACATTCCACTTAGGAAGTTCTGCGGTTGCAGATATGCCGCATTTTCTACAGTTTTTTGTAACCGTGTGTAGTTCTTTTGGAGTAATAGGAACTTTCCTAGAAAGAAGCTCTGAACGAAACTCTTGAAAAACATTATTAAGCTCAGATTCTGGTAAGTGTTTAGACATATAGTTATAAACAAGAGACAATAAATCTGTTTCATTATATGAAAGATACATACTAGAAGCCGGTCTTAATAAGCTCTCCCCCTTTTCATTCAAAGCTTCTTCTATTAAAGAGTTTAATAACTCTTCGCTAAATTCTTCCATTAGAAACTATCTGGAACAGAACTCTGCGTCTCTGTGTCAGATGATGTTCCAGCGGAAGATGTTTTAGTTCCTTGGGCTCCAGCAGTTGCTGCATAAGAAATGTGCTCAGCAACTACAACAACGCGATTTTTATTTTGATCATCTTGCTTCCATCTTTCCTGAACCAAGCGACCAACGATCTGAAGTTTTGCGCCCTTTTTAATCTTGTCATTTTTAATCTGACCATGAATAAATGTAGCATTCTTTCCGATAAAACCGTTAGAATCCTTAAGATAATACACAACATCAAAATAACCAGATGTATTATCAGAACCTTTTTCTGATCCTGCGTAATCAACAGCTAAACGAAACTTTGCTATTTTATCATTTATCAACTCTACGTCGGTTACAACTCCGCCAGTAAGATTGAGTAAATTGCGTGGGTCTATCATGGTTTTTCCTTGCTTTCTGTGTTTTGATTAAGGATCTGCTTAAAGTTTTCTGATATTTCATCAAGAAATTGTGTTGATAATTCTACAGCTTTAATTGGACCAAAGTCAATTGTGTAATCATTGAACAAAGATACAAACAAATTATAGATACCATTTTTTAAATCTAAAATTTTGTCAGTAGAAACTTGTTCAGAAACTTGCTCAACTAAGCTGTCTGCTGTTGGGTTATCGTATTGTTCCTGCACGTTATTGAGTCCTTCTTGATAAAGCAGCATCAATCATCTTGCCTAGCTGTTTTACATCTTCAAAACCTTTATCATACATTATCGATATAATTGGTTTTGGATCAATATGGTTGTATGTAATTAACTGAAGATTGAAAACATCATTTAAACTATAGATTCTATAATTATTTAAATCTCTTTTAGGTGAAGGATATTTGTTATTTTTTTCTCTATTGGAAATAGTGAGTGTGGATACATTTAGTATTTGAGCAACTTCAGACCTATTAAAAATAGGTTCTGTTATTGAATTTTTAGGCATATTATCTACCTTTATTTAAGTTTATATATGATCATATAGTATCATAGGTAACTCAAAAAATCAAGCAGAAATATTACGACGAGCCTGATCAATAGAAACTAAAGTGCGTGAAAAACTGTTAGTAGTTCTAGAAAAAGTTGTAGAAACGTCAGCAATTAATTTTGGGATAACTTCTTCATAAGTATAAACATGACTCCAAGCTCTGTTTAAATCATTAAACATTTCGTCTTCTGATATCAATTTTTCTGCATACAAGTAATTAATGTAATCATTATGATCATAAGAATCATTCTCAATAATATCTTGAATATCATCCATGTCATAATCGCCATTATCTAAATAGCTTACTAAATTATCCTGATAAACACTGGTGCCTGTAATGTCGTTAGACTCATAATTAAAATTTCTAAAAGGCGCAGATGTATTTGGCCAAACAAAATTACAAACTTCAGATAAAGTACATTTTTCCCAAGAAGAAAATAAATGACTCATGTATGATGTGCTAGCTTGATATCTATTAGATGTTAAAAAACGATTTTTGTTAAAATATACATTGTATACATTATCGTCTAAATACTTCATAACAGAATTTTCTTTAGGGCACTGAAAAGAAACGTGCATGCATGCTTCTGTTAAATCATGGTTTGTGCCAGAATTCCAAACCCAATCGTAAGCGCAGTGCATGATGCCAGAAACATTTTTAGAGTATCGGTCAACATCTTCCATTGTACTCATAACTGGAGGACACAATAAAGAATGAGTATAAAAATTTGGAAGTGGTGGAAGATAAAGATTTTGATTAGGACTATTGATACTTGTATTCATGAAAAACATATATACAGAATAAGTGTACATATCAGGATTAAAATATACAAAATATAATTGCCAAGGAATTGGTAAAGCATAAACCTGCTGCAAGTTATCGGTGTTATCTGGAACACTGCTTTTATGTGCAGGAACATAAAAAATGTTTTTAACTGTCGGAGGCCTTTCAAATACTAGATAATTAGAACCAAGCATTTTTAAGCCTGGCGGAATTAAACCAGAATCAAAAGACTGAGTTTTATAACTAACTAAAGAATTAAAAAAGCTAGATGATAACTGAGCGACTGTATCTTTATCAGTTATCGTATGAGTTTCGTCTAATACAACGCTACTGTAGCGAACAAAAGGTTTAAAGCCTGTATGCCAATAATAATGATCGCGTTCATTATCGGCTATAATAAAATTATTTATAAGATCCACATCAAATCCTTTTTAATTTAAAAATTAGGAAAAAGAATACTTTAAAGCATGTTCAACTTTATCAGGAGTAAAATTATGGTTTATTTCATTAGAAATATACGTACAAACTTTTTGTTTGTTTTTGTCTGAAGAATTTTCCTGTAGAAATTCTTGAGCTTTAGCAACGACAGTGTCTATGATTTCTTTTATATAATCGTACGCAGAATAATTAGTAATTATGTCATAAGAACCAGTTTGAGCATTAACAGCAAAAGCAATCGGTTCTTCGTCATTAAAACAAGTAATCATGTCGCCAATTAAAGACGCACACAAGTTGTTGGAAAAGAGAGAAGATAAACGATGATGATTTTGTAAATCCTGAGGATTATAATTATAAAAGTAAACATGATAATCTACTTCACTATAATCATAATTAAAATAATCTGAATTTATTGAAGTAAGTAAAGCATTTTTAGATGAAGAATCAACAATAGAATCATTTTTGTCAATTCTTTGAACAATTGCAGAAAGCGTATAACGATCTTTAACTTGAGAATATGTAAGATCTTTTATCGAAGAAATAAAATTTAACTTTTGTTCTAGTGTAAAAGCAGAAAATATACCAAAATTTCTTACAAACAATTTTTCAGGACTAATTCTGCTTTTAAAATAATTGAACTCTTGTTTATAAAATCTTTTTAATTTTGAAAAAAGTTCTTTAGGAAAAACTGTAGATAGTTTTTCGTAAAATGATTGATCGCTAGAAGGTTGCAAAAAGAGTTTTAATTCTGGATAAGAATTAATAACAGAGAAGTTGTGAGTCGAAAGAGATCCTAGTAGATTTGAGTGTAAGTCAGAGTTCCATCCACCCATCATATAATTATTAAAGATATAATTATAGATGTAAGATATATTGAAGTTTTCAAATTCCTTCATATCTAAAACATCTGAAAAATCACTTAAAGAATTAGAAAAACATATTCTGGCATCGTTATAAGAATTGGGATAAAAGCAGGGGACTAGATGCTGGTCTAGCGATTGCAAAGAGGTATCAGAAAAATAAAGCTGAGCTTCAGAAAAATTACCTTCTGCAAAAGAAGAAGCTGAAAAAACCATAACAGTCCATGGAACCCAAATTTTTACAGGCGGCATTTTGGGATGACCAGAATGAGCAGAGCCCATTCTATAGTCAACTTCTAGTTGAAAAGGTGGTCGTTCAACTACGTAAGTTCCTTTAGCAGATATATAGCGTACAGCCATTGGATAAAATGATGGGTTGTATTTTCCTGCTGCGTTGGCGTTAATGGAATCATAAACTCTATCTGTAGAAACGCTAACAGTTCGACGCATTGACACAGTTGTAAGTATTGGAGCGGTAATATCTGTGCCGTTTTGTGACAAATACTTAGTTATATTATGAATATAAGAATAATAATTATTCATATTGTAACTTGTATTGTAAAGCGTTGTGTCCTGTTCATTACAGGATAAAATGTTGTATTGCATGGTGACCTCAGACTAAAGAAAGTATGTAGCTTTTCTTTTCTGGCGCACTGACAGAAACGCCTTGATTTTGAATTTGTTTAACTTCATAGTTAGAGTAAGATGAAATGATTTCATTTACAGCCAACATAACAGTATCTTTTAATTCTGGTGTATCTTTTTCAAAGATAGAATAATTAATTTGTTTATTTGTAATATCATAAAAATGATATATTGCAAAGCTATCTGAACAAGGAATATATCTTAGTTCAAATTCTTGTGGAGAATGCGTGTTTTTGTGTATTTGAAAACTTTCAACTACTTCATAATCATATTCATAAAAAGGACAGCTAACAAAAGGAGTTTTTGTATCACTGTATATGCATGAATGTGGAGTAAGTTTATTCACATAAACTTTTGAATTTGAACAATTAGATCTAATAGAATTAGGTTTGTTGGCAAACAAATAATTTTTAGAAGTTACATAATTGTTTTCAGAAGTGTAACCAGTATAATGTTTACAGATTGGATTTGCAGCAGGTGAACTGTCAATTTCAAAGACTAAACCAATATCAAGCATCCAGCCATTTAACTGATCATCAACGAACCTAGTAGCCCAACTAGGAACTTCAAAAGTATGATTATCATCAAACTGGTTAAAGAAAGAAGGCTTGACAACATACCTGACGAGTATGGTGCACATAGTATCAGAAAAACCAAGAATCTTACCTGAGCTAGATGGGAAGTTTACATATACTTGACCTGTATTAAAGTAATCGTAAACAACTTTATTTAAAGGAATTTTACTGTATTGATTTACAAATAAATTCATACTGTTGACTGAATCAACAGGGATAGCAGCATATGATGAGCCGCTTAATGAAGTTTTTATTTTATACATATATATATTTCCTTTTCACATTAATGCCAGCTAAGAAGATAACCGTTCATGCCTTCTTTTTGAAGAAGATCTATTTTACTGTTTAGATTAATTACAGCAGATTCAAGTTCTAAGATATAATTTTTGTAAGCTTCATTGTCTTCTACTATTAGCTGTATATGAGATAATACATCTTGAAGAACTGCGACAGAATCAGATGAAACTGTGTTAAAAACTATATTATTTATTTCTTTTAAGTTCTTTAAAGTAGGAACAATCTTAAATAAGATACATCCTTTGAAAGATGTTGCAGTTGAATCATACATTTGTATAAAAGAAGAATCATTAAAAATTAATGAGTAAAGTTTTTTTGCAGCGGAGGGTAAAATTTCTTTAAACATACTGTTAAAGAATTTTGTTGAACTGTAAGGATAAACGTACGCAGTGTGTTCGGATTTAAATTTTGTATGGTATTCCGAAACGATAGTTTGATATTGTTCAGGAAGATTTTGTTGAATTTGTTCAACATAGTTAGATACTGATGCTCCGGACTCTACATGAGCTTTGACTATATCTAACCGATTAAAAGATAATAAAACATACAGTTCTTCTGTAAGTGGCCTGCAGTTGTGCAGTCTATCAATGCCATCATTCCAAAAATGGTTAAAAGAAGAAATATCATTAAAATTAGTTATAAGCATTATACTACCTCTACAGAATACAATTCTATTTTTGATTGTCTTAAATAAGTTAAAAGATTTGTTTCTAATAAATGTAAAGATTTAAATTCAGGACATAATGATTTAACAAGAGGATATATCTGTGAAAGATAAACAATATTTTGTAAAAGTAAATAATTATGTTTATCTACAAATAACACGCATTCATTGTTATTAATTTGTGTCAGATAACTTTTTTTCAACCAGGTTGCCAAGGGCTCTTGCAATTCCTGGATCGTTGTCGGCCATAAATCCTTTAGAGCTTTCATTGAGAACCTGTATCATTTTCTTTCGTTGCTCTGATAAACTATCAGTAAAAGCTTTTTGAGCTTCTGGAGTAGCATACTCAAGTTGGGAAGTTAACGCTTCCATAACTATAGCTTGCTCTCCATAAGCATACACTATTGTCGCAACTTGATCTTCATATTTTTCTAATTTTGCAAGTATATCTTTAAACTGAGACTCGATATCAGTTAATATTTTTTGATATACTTCTTCAACTAAAGAAGAAAGAATCTTAGTCATTATTTCAATGTTAGCTTCAGTGTAGTTATCAGTCATAATTATATGTTATACCAATCAGGATTGTTTGTCACGTGAGATGTTAGTGACAATTTTAGCATATAAGAAATGCTTACAAGATCCTGTCTTGTAACTTTAATTGAGTCTACAGATACAGGTGAAGACATGTTTGGAATAAAAGCTCCGCTTTCTGTTTTACGTGCAGCAAAATGTCCGCATTTCCAAACGAATGCATTAGAATCATAAGATTTGTCAGAGTTCTGCCAATAGTGAGATTTAAATATTCTTGATATTGGTTTTGATTCTATGATGCCACCGCCATAGGAAACAAAAGATTCATCTGTAACGCTACCATTTTTTTCATTGGCGGGAAAATTAAGTTTTGCTGTACCGTTAACAACAGAATCTAAATATGCTGCAAAATCTATGGCGTCGACAAACACCATAGTGCTTCCTAAAAGCTTTCCATCTGGAGATGTTTTACCAATATCAATCTTAAATTTCAAACCTTGATACCATGGTTTGATAGAAAGAAATCCGCTTTGTGTTTTAGAACGAAACCATTTTTTATAAAGGTCCTGATCATACTGTTTATTTGCAGATAAAGAATGGTTGTTGGGAACATCTTTATCTACTTGTATGCTTTCTAATACTTCTTCAATGTTAGAAAAATCAATTTGATCTGACATATTTATCCTTATATTTTCCAAGCTAAGTCTTTATCAGAGTTGCTTCTCGTACCGTGTATAATCATTTTAGCATCTTGTAGCTGTTCAGTAGAAGCCCAATCCCATTGTTCAAGAGCATACTGATACATGTTTTTAATCATATCTCTGTTTTTGTTCCAGAGAATATTTCTTACAGTAGGAATATAAGATATAATATCTTGAGTATTGATTGGTCGAAGTTGTGAAGAAACAACAAAGAATTTAACTTCTTTGATTAGTGCGGTAATTTCTGCGCCAGTAAAGTACTGTGCTTTTTCCGCAAGTGCATCGTAATCAAAGATGTGATCAGTTTCAATATCTTTAAGAATAATTTTAAAGATATCTTTTCTTTCTTGATGTGAAGGCAAACCAACAAAGACTATCTTGTCGAAACGATCTGCACGAAGCATTTCTGGACGAAGATTATCTAGCTGGTTTGCGGCACACATAAGGAAAGTATCTTCTGGAAGTTCCTGCAATCCTGTCAAAAATTCACCGTGAACACGATCAGTAGTGCCTGCGTCAACATGAGAACTGCTAGAGCCACCTGAAAGATCGCGACCAAACTCGTCGATCCAAACACAAAGCGGAGTCATCATTTTAATCTGATCAAAAACAGCTCTCATGTTTGCTTCTGATTTGCCGACAAAAGAGTTCATAACTTGGCTAATGCCAGTACGGGCCAAGTCAAGGCCAAGTTCTTTCGCAGTTGCTTGACAAATAGCAGACTTGCCGGTGCCGGGAACGCCCACCATAAGAACTCTTCTAATCGGAACAACGCCAAAAGATTTTGCTTGTTCCCGGTTAGCCCACAATAGTTTTGTTCTTTGAATAATATCTTTAATATTATCTAAGCCACCAATATTATCAAAAGATATTTTAGGTTTAATAATCTCCAAAATACCAGCTTCTTTAATATGAGCCATCTTTTGATCATAAACATATTTGCTATCAATCTTATTGTTGTTGACAATAGAACGTAAACAAAGATCAACAAAACGATCTTCTGTAAGACCTAAGCCAGAACGAACAATATCTTTGATTTCATTTTGATCAACAAATCTTCCAGCAGAAGAAGTATCGATATGATTAACTACTGTAAAAAGTTCTTCTGAATTAGGATAAGAAAACTGAACAGTTTTAAACATATGCAAATATTCTTCTGGAGCATCGGCAGAAGATATAAATACTACTTGAAGCGATGTTGCTTCAATATTATCAAGCCAAAAGTTCTTTCTGTAATTATCATTTAAAGCAGCAACAAAAGAAATGTATGGAAGAAGAACAGAATCAGGTTTGCCTAAAATTGGTAGCAAATAAGTAACTGGCTTATCTGATTTAAGATTAAGTAAATAATTTAACGATACAGAAGGATCAAATGTAGATTGATGGATTGTTTCTCCATTTTCTGGATTTATAGATTCTATAAGAATTGTTTTCCATGCACCACCAACATACTGAGAAAAGCCAGACTCAAAATTTATTGTATAAAAGTCTCTAAAATCATAAGAAACTAAACTTTCTGCGGCTCTTGAATATTCTGTGGTTTTAAGCCATAAAGATGGATAACCAAGTTTTATTTCATCAAATAACATTTTTTCCCCTGATAGATAGACTTACGCCTTTTAAAAAAAATGTGGGAAGGCTCTATTAGCGGAAATTAGAGCCTTCCCACGATCTTATGACTGAATTAATCAGCCCTTCTCGCCGGCACGACGGTGGAATTCTACGTTGTCACCTGGCTGAATAACGTAATTCTCGTCGAGCTTGTCCTTGCCCTTGTAAGCAACTGCGTCATTTGGGATACCCCAAATTTTAGAAAACTGTTCGCGCGCTTGCTGAACAGATTTTCCAGCAACATTTGTAGGCTGGTTGTAAACACCAAACCTCAAATTTGCCATACCAGTTGGCTGAGATGCGGAAGCGTTTGACATATTGTTTTCCATGATTGCTCCTTATTTTATTTATACTTGAACAGGTTCTGAAACATAAGATACCATTCTGTTATATGGTTCGGATTTACCGATACCTAAATCAAAATATATCTCTGTTTCTTCGGGGCTTTGGTCTAGCACAATTGTCTTTTGTACTCTACCAAGAATAAATGCAGCAACTGCCATATTAGTGGCAAGTAACTGTGTTCCACCTTCTATTTCAGATCTTTCTTGACATGATAATTCACCAGGATTTTTGTCTGGTGCGTTATCATATTCGGGGTGAAACACTGCTGGATGTTCTGTTATAGCAACGCCATCTCTTTTTTGATAATGATATATTGAACCAAATAAAGCATCGTCGTTGCCACCAGTAAATACATCAATGTTGTCTAACCGCGACGCCGCATCAAAAATAATCTTGCGCGCAGCAAAATTATCGACAACCGCAAAGACCACATCTCCTTCAGATAATAAAGCTGATGCTTTAATTTTTGGAGAATCTTCATCTGTCGTAACTCCTTTAAAGTCGTCTCCTACAACCCATTTGGGTACAGGAATAATAGTTGTTTTTGGAAAACTAGGTGTAAGTTCATGAGCTTTAACAACAGCTTTATTGCCAATTTTTGTAAACTCTTGACGCTCTTTGTTCTTTTGTTCATAATTGTCGCCGTCAACAATTATCAAACCTGAACCTGGAGCTTTCCATTCAAGCAATCTTACTAAACCTGAAATAAGCCATGTGCCTACGCCACCAGCTCCTATAACAACAAAACGTTTAGGGTTCATAATTATTCCTTTTCTAATGTATCTGCATACATTGACTCATAATGAGTGCACGGTATTATGCCGTTTCTTTGGGTTTCAAGATCAAAACCGTATTTATTTGTAACATATTGAGTTAATAAATAACGATATGCAGGACATGCAGGAGTATAATAATGAGCGCAATATATACAAGAAGAATTAGTGTCATAAAGCTCAATAGTTTCAACTGCCGATTCAAATGCACTTAAATCTTCATAAAGAATTGGAACAAGACAATTACAGTTATTAATGTAATTTTCCATAGGTGTATTGCAACATATGGTTTTTGTTCCATCATAATCATTATCGTTTAGACTGTGATAATAATCATAATTATCAGAAGATTCTATTAAACTTAATGGAACATCTTCATCGTCATCTATGCCATAATTATATTTGTGTATATCGTGTATTTCTTGTTCAATATTTAGTTTCATCAAAAAGTGTTCAAACTTTTCGTTTTCACCATACAAATATGGAACCATTTGAGTTGGATCTAAAGATCTCTCAAGACAATATCTGTTGTATATCGAAGCTATTTGAAAAATACTATGACTGTTTAACACAACTGGAACATCGCAACAAGCACAATATCCTGCTCTAAAATCTTGAGTATCAAGATCGTAATCGCAAGCAGGACATATTGAAGCATAAGCTATTTGGGGGTCTGCTTCAACAATAACAATGGCATTGTCACCAAGATCGGCAACCATGTCGTTCCAGTGTTTGGTTAAAAGTCTTTTACCAATCGTAGGCTCCCCAGCCGCCGTATGTTGCGTCGAGTTTTGATACGGTTGTTGAGCCCGATGAGACTGGTTGTACGGCGCTGGAACCTGCGCTGGTGCCGACGTGCTGACTCCCCCCGCTATAGGGGGGTGTGCTTTTTTTACTTTAGTAGACCATTCTACAACTTCAGAATCAGGTTCTTTTTGAATATAAAAATTCTCAAAAACATCTTCAGGTTTCAAGGTATAAGAAGATCCAGACATCTGAAGTTCTATGTGGTACTGAGTGGCGCCATTGTTGACGCTCTTCTGCCAACCATAGGTGATGTGAAGACCATCAAAATCTGCTTGATCTGCGTGGTCGGTACCAGAAGCATACGCAGACATTTCTGGATGACTATGAACAGAACCAACAATCATAACATTTTCTGGTTTGATTGCAGCGATGCTGTCCGCATCGTATTTGCAGTGAGCAGGAGTATTTACCTGATCAGGAACTAAAACACCCCAACCATCAGATCCCTGTTTTTCTGTATCGTAAGTAAGAAGAACAATTGACTCCGTGCCGTGCTGAGAATAAACAAGTCTAAAGAATTGATCCATCTTTTCAACAAGAACGTAAGGCAATTCAGGCATGTTGTATTCACAACACTCTTCTGCAACATAAAACTCTGCTGGCAATTCATCATCAGATGGTTTAATTACCCTACCAACAAAATTATTCACAACCTTAAATAATGAAGAATTGTAAGTAGCAACCTGCACAGGCTGGGTTGTGGTGGTGTAACCAACTTTGTTGTTATTTGCAGGCTGCTGAATTGTTTTCACTGTCTTTTTGTTGGCCAAAAGATAATATATGTTAAAGCCAATGTCTTCAACAATATCACAAATTGTATCCCTGTCAGCAATAAAACATGGAACGCCTGACGGCATCCAAAAATATTGAAGCTGATCAAGGGTTACTTGAGGCTGCACTTCTTCTTCTTGCATAGGTGGTCTCCTAAATAAAATAATATTCCGTTATTTTTAATTAAAATGGTTCTTCAGCAGTGTTTGGAGTAGAATTAATTTTATTCACTAAATCTTGTATAGCCGTTATAATTAATTCAGAAGGAGGAACTAAATTTTTTTGAGTAAACTCTGTTTGAATAGTGTTATCAGCTAATTTCAAACAAGATTCGCAAGTAACTTTTTCATAATCTTCATCATAATGTAAAGTATCATTAAAGAATTTAGAAGTATTGTGAGGAACATCAGTTGAACATTCTGAACATTGTGTATATTTGTCTGGATGAGATGCTATACAAGTTGAGCAAGCATGATCGCCTGGTTGGTTGGTGTATTTCCAAATAGGAAATATTGCAGCATCTTTAAGCAATGATATGTGTAAAGTGTCACAATTTGGACAAATTTTGTACGGAGAATTAATAGCTGGAAGATAATAATATTCTTCTTCACATTCTTGATAATGCAAATTTTCCGAAGAGCTATGTAGCTTCATAGTATTTTTTGCATAAATCAAATCGTTGTGATAAACGCAAGATTGACAAACTTCGTAACAGTTTCCTTCTTCATCTTGATAGGTTGAACTTTTATCGCCACAAGAATCAGAAGAAACAAATTCATGAACAACTGGGCAGTATAATTCATCTGATTCATTTTCTGAATCTTCGTCTTCTTCTTCATCATCGTTATCAAATAAAGTTTGCTGTATAGTTGCAGCATGTTCTCTATGAGCTTGGCTTTGAGAATAAGGATCAAGACCAGAAAATGTTGTTGAAGAAGTATTGTAAGACTGCACAAACCAGTTTACAACTTGAGAATTAGGTAATTGTAAATCAGGTCTGGTAATAGCGTTAATTGGTTTTGGCAAATAAGTGTCAGTGTAGTACGCTTTGTAATTGCCAGTTATTGCCGTAAGAAGGGTAAGAGGAATGCCGTTTGCATAATGATCGGTTTGGGAATCAATTGATCTTACTTTAACAGGTATCCAATGAGATGGATCTAATGTCCATTCCCAACCCTCTTCTGCTGATTTGTTCTCCCATAAAGTTGGGCTATAAGTGTAATCAGGCATTTCAGATTGTTCATAAAAACGAGGACCATCTGTTTCGCTCATGTTGGCGTCATTGTAAACTTCTACGCCAGAACAACGCTCTAATGCTCTATTGAGTCTTTCGTTAAAAGGTAACTTAGACCAATCTTCATTGTGATATAAACATATCCAACCAACAGCATTTCCGCGGTACCCTTGGCAATTGATGTTTGGTAGATTAACATGATACAGCTGAACATTTGAATGTATTGCTGGCTCGACAGCATAAAATGTTCTTGCACCTAAAAGATTGTTATCAAGAAAATCTATGATAACAATTCTGTATGGTTGAGCAAAATAGTATTTTGTGTAATTTGAGTCTTTCTCGTAAGCACCCCAGTTAACATAATACATGCCTGGTTTGTACTGATATATGACTTGAGTGTGGTTGCCGGCTTTGCGTACACCTAAAAGACCGGTGCCATCTAAAGGCAAAAGACCAGTATCAAAATAAGAATAGTCAGAAAATGCGGTGTAAAACGAAGCAATATCTTTATCTGTAACATGGTCTAAATTAAATGACTTTACTTTTGATCTAAAGATAATATTGTCTTGATCTTTAACAAAAGAATATGAAACTTTATCCATGATAATCTCTTTCTTCAACTATTCTTGGGTAAAAAATTTTTCTAAATCTGAATCTATTTCTTGATCAAAATCACCAAATGCAAGAGCAAACCAATTTGGATCTGTTTCCGCAGCTTCAATAACTTTAAGTTTATTATTTAAAGAAGTATTTATTTCTACAAGATCAGCTAACCTATCAATAGCTTTAGCAAGCTTTTTTAATTCTACGCGAGAAGATGTTACATGCAGTATGTAGGAAAGAATAGGAACGTCATCGATTGTAAAATGATTGACGATCTTATCTATTCTTTCCTTTACTGTATCGCGTTGTTGTTGAAGCTCAGACTTAGTTTTAGATGCCATGTCAAAAGAAAAGTTAAACTTTTTTATTTTATCTAATTTTTTGTAATCTTCTGAGCTCATTGTTTCTCCTAAATGGATTTACGATTTTTTATGAATTGTTTCAATTCAATAAGTGACCACCAAACGGTAGCTGAACCTATAGCAATTTTAGAAATTAATTTTATAAGATATGTTTCGGTTGCAGATAATGTTCCGTTTGGGCTAAATTGAACATCTAAACAACAATCATCTAAGTATGATTTAATTGATTCAGATGTTAGTTTTATTGAATCTTCGTATTCTTTTTCTGTCGGTGTCACTAGTATCTGTCTCTTTCTCTACTTTGTTTGTGTATGTGGAAATTATATTATTGAATAACGAAAGTTCATTATTTTGTTTTTGTTTATTTATTTTGTTGTTGATTAGCTTTGCAGCTAAACCTAAAAATACAAAAGGTGCAATTATAATGTACATAAAGCTGTATCCTGTTCTTTTATTTGACGATATTTTGTACCATCAAAACCAAAATAATTAAATATAATTTCAGATGCGCAAACAAGAAGTAAAGGTAGAGTTGGTAGTGAGGTATAAATAAAAGATAATAATAAAAGATAGAAAGCTGCTATGAATCCTGTTATAGGACCGTATGCAACAATTTTTTTTGCAATGTGTGAAGGCAAATGTTTCATGTTGCGTATTCGGGTAACACCAATAGATACTATTGGTATTGGCACAAAGTATGGCAAGTCTGCATCAGCGTTGTTTATTCTTGCAGTTATATAGTGACCAAGTTCATGAGATATTAAAACTGCAAGTATAATAAACACAAAACTGCTATGGAATATAGTGTAGTTTATCGCAGCAACAGCAGCTGCAGAAAAAACTGACACAGTAACTTTTTTAAATTTTTTACCTATCATATTTTTGTAATCCTAACAGGATTGGAATAAAGTTCAGAAAGTTTTTCTGTATATTGTGCGTCAGACAATGATTCAAACATAGATTTGTACATTGTGTCATGGTAGTCACTAACGCTGGTGGCAAGAGTATGTATCAAGTCTTGTAAGGGTGGATTTGGATCTGCAATAACTGGGTGCATTGGCAGATCTAATTTTTCTGCAATTTGAGCGTACATAGAACGTTCATTGTTTAAAACATGATTGTTTATATGCAAATTAGTTTTTATGTAACAATTAACAAAATTGTTGTCTGAATCCATTTTTATTTGATCTAAAAACTGTTTGAATTCAGAAGAAATCTCTAAACTGCCATCTTCTGTTTTTTGGAGAAAAGCGTTCTCAAACAAATAACTTACATTAAGTCTACGTATAATATTTTGTTCCAAAAAATTATACATATAAAACATAGAAAAACGACCGTTAGTTAATTGGTCTAATGTTTGATGTACAGCTTTGTGGAAAAAGACATTTGATGGACGAACAAATTTATTATAAGTATCGAGTAAAGATTCTGCAAATCTAATCTTTAAACTAAACGATCCTAAAATATCGTCATCTTTTGTGTCATCAATCCGTTTAGATATATCATCAAATACTCCAGATGTGGTGTTGTCTGAGGCGCTAGAATAAAAATCGTTTGATTGAATGTGTTTGGTTTGGTCTGGATCATAAGAAAACAGATCGTCGTCGTTATTAAAAGCTTCGTTTGTCATAATCAACCTACTCTATGTTATGATAGGGCCTTTTTTAGAATTTTTATTATTGATCGTATTTTAATGAAATTGGTATAGAATAATTATTGTTTTCAACGATCTGGAATATTGTGTCAATGTTAATATTTTTTGGGTTATCATTAAAAAATCTAGACATGATAACTGATCTTTGATAGTCTGTTGTTTTCGCCCATATGCCAACAGATTCAGTTGTCATAGCTTCGTATAAACATTCGCATCTAACAGAACACTGTTCACATACAGAAAATGGTTTAGAAACGGTGTTTTCTGTATATCTGTTGGGGAAAAATATATCTAAACTTTGCTCAACACATGATGCTTCCTGCATCCAAGGCTTGCGTTGAATGAACATTGAGTGCCTCTTTAGTAGGGCGGGTGGGGATTGAACCCACGTGGACCAACTAACCTTTCAACACTTTATAAGAGTGAGGGTATACCGCCCTGTGTCTTATATGTTGCCTATTCGGTTAGTTAACATTTAATTATTCTTTCTTTAAAAGGTGATAGTAGTGATAGAGTTCTACAACGGGAAGCCGTAGTACGCATTTATATTCTACCATTACCAACAGTTTAATGCGCTACTATCATGAAATTAAAAGACAGCAATGATGCCAGGAGAATATGGGTCCCACGTGTTTATTACATCATTCTTGCGTTCCACACACTAGGTTAAGTGTATCACGTTGCTGTCTTAGAGCCCAGTCTCAGGATTGAACTGAGGACCTTCCGCTTACAAGGCGGATGCACTACCACTGTGCTAACTGGGCGATGGTTTAGCAAATTTCAAAACCACCAGAGTTAATTAAAAATTCAGAAAACTCTTCAACATTTTGTTTAACAAAAGGATAGTGTTTGCCAAAATGTTCTACTTTACCTTTGCCTTTGCAAGCGTTACAAGTGCCTTGAACATGTTGATCGTTGCGTATGCCAGTAGAATTACAAATTGTGCATTCTTGCATTGGTAGTGCGTCTAGTTCTTTTTTGTATGATTGCTCATAGGAATCAACTTTGCCGGAAAGTAAATCCTGTTTAAGAAGCTTGCCAAGTTTAGTGGCATCTTGAGAGTTTAAACCATCACCACTATTGGAATGACCATGCTCTACTTTGGCAGCAGGGTCTGGGTGTTGAGTTAAACAGTAATCCCAAAGTGGATGCCAATACCAAACATTGTTGCGAAAGTATTCGCCTTTTTCGTTTTTAGGTTTTTTACCATAAACATCCATGCCCATATTACTTCTCCTTTGGCTGTTCAGGTTCTGGTTTAGGTTCCGGTTTTTTGGGTCCTTTAGAAACTTTTCTAAATTTAGCCAACGACATTTTTAAAAACCTTTTTTATTAACTCTAGTTATGTTAGTGGCAGATAAAGTTTCTTTATCAGTGTAAATAATAAAATTATTTCCGTCTGATTTAAAACCTGTTACTGTCATTTCTTCAAGTGTGTACTGATCGCCAATATACAAAACGTCACCAATTTTTAAATTGGTTACAGCTGGTTGTGTGCCGTAACTGTTCAAAGGATTTTTAGGTAATGTAATCATATTGTATTCCTAATCTTCGTCGTCTTCATGTGGATCGCAAACTGGAAAATGCCAGTTTAAAAAACTATATTTGCATGGACATGTAAGAGTCATAATTAATCCTTAATAGCAGGTGTCGCAAGTGCAGTGGTTGTATTGACCACTTTGGCAATTTGGTCTAGCAGTATGTGGTGGAAACCATTTGTTTCCTTGCGCTCGTTCGCGATCACAGTATGAGCATTCTCCTTCTGGAGCAAACTGCATAAATACAAACGGCTTAGATTGAGTATTATCTACCACACTGTTTCCTTTAACGAATAAAATGTTCAATACGCTTGTTTACTATTGTGTTACAATCTTTCCTTGTTTGTTGTAGACATCTCCGCAATCATCACAAGTATATCCGTCCGGATATCCATCAGAATAAGCCCAAACTACATTATGCTTTTCGTAATGTTGAAGGCGTCCATCATTATAACATTCTAAACAAATTATAGATGGATGATCAGTGATTGCGCCAATCTTTTTGTTCATAAAGATACCTTTTGGAGCAAGTTCCCATCATCATCTGTATAAAGATTTGTATAGATAATAATCTGACCTTCATTGTCATAATCAAAATCGGCTGATGGAACAAAACTTGTAACAAGTGTTTCTAATGCATAGACACTATCAACAATAGGTTTTTCTTTTTGTTTCTTAGTTTTTTTTGTCATAGTGGGCCGTGTAGGGATCGAACCTACGGCCAAGGCATTATGAGTGCCCTGCTCTAACCGCTGAGCTAACGGCCCTTATTAATAAACGTCACCGTTTTCCGCTATTTTTGTATCTTCATATGGTGCAGCAAGTCTACGATAAAATTCTAATTTGGCGCATTCTAATACACCAATAATAGAATTAATAACATCGTAACTTGTTCCTTTTGAGTCAATATAATCAATAAGTAAATTAGTGATAGTATAGTTTAATTCACCAGATGTTTGAGGACGACGATCTTCAAGTTCTATACGATCTGAATTTTTAAGATACGGCATAAAGTTCCTTTTGTTCAGAGAATCAAATCATAATGCAGTAGATCAATTGCTAAATCTATAGCTGTAAGATAACCTTCCCAGTAATCGTAATCGCTGGTACCGTCAGCTTCTGCAGATTTTTTATGCTCTGCCGCTTTATCTGATTCTGTTTTAAGAACTCTTATAATATCATCAATAGTATGATTAGTCATTATGAGTTCCCTGATGATCTACGCATAAAGTTTTATACCAACCATGAATTTTAGTTAAAGTTCCATAGTTACCACATTCTTCACAAGTAACAGCAGAAGCTTCTTCATATGATAAAACGATTTCATACATTTGATGGACTACGTCAAGATCTTTTATTGATGCGTCAAAATAATAACGAAGTGTTCCAAACTTTTCTTTTATCTGAATAGGTTTGTAATCAGGATCAATCTGTAAAAGTTCTTGATGACACTCTTCAATTATTTTGTGCCAACCTTTATGACATTCAATTGGTAATTTATCGCTCATTGCGAAACTCTTTTTCTATCTGTGTACAAAAAGAACATGCTTGTTTCGGGCAATACAATAAATGTAAAACTAAACCTTCTAAACGCTCAATCTTAGCATCACGATCAAGAACTTTGCCCTGCAAATAATCAATACAAAAATCCGCTTCTTCAAGCTGATCTTTTAAATGGTTAAGATCTTCTTTAGTACTCTGAAATAAAGACTTTAAACGATTATATCTGTTTTGTTTGCTTGACATTTTAAGTATGCCGCACAATGGACTTTCTACATAAGAACATTGAGACTTTCCTGGACGAACCATATGAACATCGCATTTGTAATAACCACAAGGCATTGTTTCTTCATCCATGATAAGACCTATCTAATTTAGAGATATTGAACAAAACTGTATTCAATTTAGTGATAAATATGATACTATCTAACGCATGATTACATTAACAATATCACTTACACTAGCGTTTGGAATAGCAACAGCAGTTCACAAAACGCTCATGAAGATAGTAGATTCATCAAATGTTGGTTTAGAAACTAAACCAAAACCTGAATTCTATAGTTAATCTTCAATAACAAGTTTGTTGTTCTGTCTCATTCTAAAAGCAACTTTAAATGGAACTTCTAATCCAAGAGTAGTAACAGAATAAGACAGAACATCATCTACTACTTGAATATCTACGAATCCTGCTTTGACCAATCTGTTTAAACAGGTTACTACATCAGAAGTTTTTTTAGTTCTAGTCTGAAACTTATGTGAAAAAAATTCTGCTATCTGAGTAGCAGTAGTATATTTTTCTTTACTTCTTTGCCGCATACCGAGATAGTTTAATATTAAAATAGTTGAACTACCTGGTTTAATACTATTGATGTTCATATGTTTCTTCTTCGTGTGGCAGTACATGAATTATAGATTCTAATGCATTAATATAGCCTTCCCAATATCGGAAGGTAGATACATCAGAATTTAAAGTTTCAGACTGACGAACTTTAGCGAGTTCTAAATTACGCTTAACCAGCGTCTTGAGGTGAATCATCGCTGACTTCCTTAGCTTTAAAATAACCTTGGAGAGCAGCGTGAACAGAATTCCAAGCTGGATCAATTGTTTCAGCAAACTGCTGTACTTCGTTCATCATTTTGTCCTTAAGACCAAGTTCAGAAAGTTCATAAAACAATTCAAAAAACTGTGGATCATTAACATTAAACAATGGATCTTTGCCAGTCAAAGGATTTTTAATACGAATGTGTTCAGCTTTGAATCCTGGTATCAAAGTATTATAGTGAGAAGTAATTGCAGAATGAACAGCAATTTCTTCAGAAGAGCGGCTATCTTTTACTGCTGCTTTTTTTTGCTGTTTTAATGGTGGCACGTTTGCTCCTATTGTTGATAACTTTTTTAGTTGCTATTTTCTGAACAGGTTTAACAATTGCTTGTTGAACAGGAGCAGTAAATAACAATGTTGGCTCAAGTGTATATTGATAACTATACATTTCTTCTACTGGAATAGTTGTAGTTGTTGTAGTTTCGACAACTACAGAAACTGATTCAGGTTGAGAAGTGGGCTGTGGTTCTGGATCTGGGGCAGATTGAACAATAGGGTCAGGTTGAGAAACAGCAATAGTTGTTGTTGTTTCTTGATAAGTTCCGTCACAAGCAATGGCGCAATCACCATTTGTTGTTACAGGATTAGTTGGAACATTTAAATGTGCTTTAATAGTTGCCAAAGCAGCAGTAGTATCAAAAGGTTGATCAGTCCAAACGGCAATAATAATTGATGGACGATAACCATTACCGCCAGAACCAATACTAAATCCAATACCTGGATTAGTTTCCATTCCTTGACCTTCGCCAAGCAATGTGCCCATGGCAGCATGACCGCCATTACCGTATTGAATTAATTGCTCAAATGCTTCAGTGCCAATTTCAGTATCACTGATCTGAATTAAGATAGGTTCATTATCCTGGGCTAATGCTCTATCTGAAAAATAAAAAGATGAGGCAAATAATGCAGGCAATAATAACCACAATTTAAATTTGTTTTTCATTTTTTTCCTTTGTTAAAAATTGGACTAGAAATACATATCACTGTATGTTTTTATTTCTTATATCCAGTGCGCCCTCTGGGGGTCGAACCCAGGACCAACGGATTAAAAGTCCGGTGCTCTACCGGCTGAGCTAAAGGCGCTTAAATCATTCCCAATCGGAATTAAAATCGTCTTTAATATCATTCCAATTTTTTTTAATAACATAATATATGGAAGATATCATAATAACTACAAGAATAATCATAGGGCGTAGATCAGGTTCAAAAGAACCTGGAAACAATATTGAAGTATAAATAAAATTTTTCATAGCTGGCGAGGCAGGGCTCGAACCTGCGACCCAGGGATTAACAGTCCCTTGCTCTGCCAACTGAGCTACTCGCCATTGGAATCAATTCCAAACTAAATTAGATGTATAAAAATATTTAGATATTTTATCACTAACAGTATACACTACTCTGTATATTCCGGATTCAAGTATCTCTTGTATACACCAAGCACATGGTTTAGCAAGTGCTGGTGTATCAGTAGAACTAAGTCTGGAAACATATAAAGTAGCGTCTTGTGTTTGTGAAGCTATTCTCAAAGCTGCAATTTCTGCATGAGTAGAAAATCTATTTGGTGGAGTACTTGGTGATTTCTTAGTTATGTTTGCACTACCACCAAACACTCTACCAGATTTTACTACTAATGCTCCAACGCGAAATCTATTGTCAGATGTTGCGGCTAACTTTGTAGCAACAGCTAAAAATGAATAATCACTTTTAGATACATCTGAGTAATCAATAGATTGATAATCAAGATATGGATCTACTACAAAGCGAGAATAAAATTTAGTTGTCATTTTATTTGTTGCGTTTAATGTCATCCAATAAGATTGCAACTAATCCAACAAAAGCTAAACCTACTGGAATAGCTAATACTAATCTTATCCAATCAAACCAAGTCATTACGAAGTCGCAGCCGCTACATAACTTTGCCACTCAGGACAAAAGATAATCTTTTTCATTTTTATTCCTTAGTTAGTTTCGAATACAGTCTTTGCTTTAATATCTAATGCAGCAAAGATACGTACCAGTGTATCAAGGTTTGGAGAGAAATGTCCATTCTCAATACGATTAATTGTCTTGCGATCAACATCGCAAAGATCAGCTAAAGCTTGTTGTGAATAACCAAGCTTAATTCTTCTGCTGTAAATAATTTCTGCAAGATGATCTTTAATGTTGTTGATTTTAGAATCAATTTTCTTTTTGTTATTCATGATGTTGTTATTTCCTTTTTAAGTAATTGTTGTTTTCTTTTTGCGTAAGCACTAACGGATCTGGTAATTGGACCAAAACCACCTTTGGGCATAAAGCCCAAAAGATATCTATCATATTCATTTTCGCCGGCCCAATATCCTATTTCACCGTGAGTTCTAGCATATGTTCTGCATTGTTCAAAAACTTCACATTGGTTACAAACGCTTTGAGCTATTGCCTCGCGCTTTATTGTAGCTTGTGGTCTTTCAGAATCTTTTGCAAAAAAGATATGTGTTAACCCCTTGCATAATGCAGAATCAAACCAATGCATAAAGCTCCATTGTTAAGTAAAAAATATAATAATAAAAATTAATATACCTATTAACATTCCAATTGCGGATAATATAGTCATATTATTTTACCAATATATATTTTGAAAATGTACCTATTGTTTCAGAAGTGGAAACAGCGGCCATTCTACATGAGCGAATATTAACAGAAGAAATAGAAACTAAATAAAAATTAGTTGTTCTATTTCTGTTGGGTATTGTCTTATCAACTATTTTACCATCTGTATATCTGCATCTTAAAATAAATTTAGATACAGGTATGTTAGTGTATCGATAAGTAAAATCAAGTTGGATATATGACAATCTTGTTGAATATTTCTTTAATGATATAATATAAGGAATATTCAAATAATCTTCTGATTCGTCATCTTCATCAGAAGGAACGGTAGTGGTTGTTGTTGAACCAGGTACAGTTGTTGTTGTGACTGGAATTGTGGTAGTTGGTGTTGGTGTTGTACCACCGCCAGCAAACATAGATTTAAAATCTATTCTTTTTGTAACAATTCCACTATAATCATCTTTAGCATTTATGCCGGTAGATTGAAAATCAGAAACAACTTTATCAACTGGCTGTGAGCCAAACTTAGAACGATAGACTGCAAAAGCTCCAGCAACCATTGGGGCAGACATTGAAGTTCCTGAAGAGGAACCATATGAGCCCATGAGTTTAGAAGATACAATGTTGTATCCTGGAGCAGATAAATCTGTCAATTCATTTACGTTACTAAAGCTTGTAACTCTGTCACTACCATCGGCCAAAAAGTATGTTGCTGCAACACTGACAGTATCTGTAATACATGCTGGTGAACTCATGCCAACTTGGCCTTCGTTGCCAGCAGATACAACGGTTGCAATATTTTTGGACTTTAGCGTTGAGATAATTGCAGTAAGATCAGGAATATAAGAATTGCATGATGATCTAAATGTTCCAGGTGTGCCTAAAGACATGTTGACTGCAACAATATTATAATCGTTAGATATTGAATCAACCCATTGTAATGCTCTAATTAAATCGGCATCTGATGCGGAACCGTCTAATGCAAATACGTTGACTGCAATAATTTTTGCACTGGGTGCAATTCCACGAATAGAAGAATTAGCACCAGCTGCAATTCCTGCAGTATGAGTACCATGCCAGTGAACAGGTGCAGCAGCTCCTGGTCCAACCATAGAAGTCTGTCCATTAGGGCATCTTGCGGTAAAGCATGCTTCAAGTGCAACTCTTCCACCAAAAAATGGATGAGATGATTCTATGCCAGTATCTAACAAAACAATGTAAGTGTCTTGGCCTCGATAGTTATTGTTGTATGCTGTATCAATACCAATTTTTGGTCCAACAGTTCCTAAAGCTGGAAGAACAACATTAGTTGTCTTTCTGTAGAACTTTACTGTAGTAGTTGCAGGTGCAACATCTCCAGCTAGAACTGTAGTATTTTTTGTGTTAACAAGTAATGCTGACAACAGAGTTGCTGATAACAGAAACTTGTATACAAAATTTTTATTCCGCATAAAAATCCTTTGTATTGTGCCCAAGACGGGAATCGAACCCGTACGCTATTTCACATAGCGAGGGGGTTTAAGCCCCTTGCGTCTACCAATTCCGCCACCTGGGCAGACAGTTAGTCTGTTATTTCAGATGGATCATATAATTCTTGACCAAATGTTCTATCAGTTAGAATTGTATGAATATCTTTCAGCCAATCAATAGCTTCTTCAACAGATTGATTCTGGTCAGAAACTTTTGTTTGTTCTAAAGTATTAATAACAGTATTAAGTTTTTCTATATCTTTAATGTCATTGCCTATTACTACGCTTAACATATTTTTTCCTTGTTTACTTACTGGGTTTTTACAATCCCCAGGGTTTTGTTGTAACTTATAGTTCATAACAATAACTTTCATATAATCTAAAACATTGTTCTACAACTTCGTAAGGTACAGAACAATCTTTATATTTAGATGTAGATAAATCTATTGTTGTGCCATAAATTAAAACTGGACCATGTATTATTTCGGATGTGTTTCTTCCAATATTATTAGAAAAACACATTCTATATAATTTAGTTGCAATTATATTAATTGAATCAGGATCAATATAATTTAACAAATCTAAATACATGTGGTATCGCGAATGCAAGGGAACAACTGTTATTGTATCTTGTTCGCCAATACAATCATGTATTGCATTTTTAGGATCAGAATAAATAATTTTTACTGTTTCAACAGGATCAGCAGGTATGTATAAACCTTTTAAATAATTAATTCTTTTATCTGATTTGTTAAGTATGTATTTTTCAGGAGTTACCTGCGGATGCTTAATATCAAATCTGTCCATTGATATAAGTATATCAGATTAACTCCATTTTTTTGAAGCTATTTTATTTTGTAACCATTTAGGTTTAGGATTAGCTTCATAATATTTAGATATAATTTGGCTAGCTGTTCCTTTAGTCATGTCTGACGTTACAGGAACACCTATTCTTTTTAACATTTTTTGTTGTTTGTCTGTTGGAGCATCAGATCTCCAAGCAGCGGTGTTATCAATAAGATTCAAGTTATGGGATCTATGATTAACTATCCATCGGTCAGTTCTAACGAACGCTTCGCGCATGTCTTCAGGATGACCAAGAATGGTGTCAATAGATCCGGTAGAAGATCTTTGCTTTAAAGTGGTAGTCCATCTACCAAGTGCATCAATATGTATTCTTAGAGATTCGTTTTCGTTGACGCCTAAATGAAAATCATTTTCGGCTACTTCTGCCCAAACAAATCTAGAATATGTCTGCACTACTTCATTAGGTGGTGGTGGCATAAATAGATCTATGCGTTTGTAAGCTAATTCTATGTCTTCTAAAGATAGAACACGAATAGCTTCACCAGGACAATAGTCTTCTAGTTCTTTATACTTTTCAGCTATATCAACAAGGTCTCCACCTTTAAGATCAAATTCAGGTGGCATACCTAAGAGTGTTGGTAAGCCTAAAGGTTTCTTGCCTTTTGTAGTATCGGCTATGTCTATAATAATACAATGTTCTTTGCCTTTATATAGACGCGTGCCACGACCAACAATTTGGGTATACAATAATGTTGATCGTGTAGGTCGAGCAAGTATAATTGCGCCTATTGATGGTTCGTCAAAACCTTCTGTAAGAACACCTACGTTAACTATGACTTTTATTTTGCCAGAAGCAAAATCAGTTAAAGTCTGGGCTCTCTCATCATCTGGTGTATCACCAAGTATTACTCGTACAGGTATTTGCTTTTTCGCAAAGGATGCGGCCAAGTCTGCTGCATGTTTGATTCCGGATGCAAATACGACTGCTTTTTTGTCTTGAGCAAACTCAAGATACGATTTAACAACCAAAGTGTTACGAGCAGTATTGTTAATAGCATCTTCCAATTGGGACGCCATGTAGTCGCCATGTGATGTCTCCACTTCCGAAATATCTGTTTCTGTTGTGATTCTATAACCAACAAGTCTACACAAGTATCCTTCTTGTATTAAATCTTGTATTGTTTTATAGTATGTTATTTCCTGAAATACATCAGTCAATCTTACAGAATCAGATCTTTGTGGAGTAGCAGTTACTCCCAATAAAAAGTTAGGAGTAAAGTAATCTACTATTCTTCGATAAGTTTCTGCTGCAGCATGGTGTGCTTCATCAATAATAATAGTTTTAAAATAATCTTTAGGATATTTTAATATTCTTTGAGAATCAGCTCTACCCAGTGTGGGTACTGATGCAACAACAACATCACATAAATCAGCTGTGTCTTCAGCTTTTTCTATTTGAACATCGAGTTGAGGATTAGACCAAAGAATTTTATCTTTGGCCTGGTTGAGTAATTCTCCACGATGTGCCAATACGAGCATTGGTAGACTATCTTTTATAGTCTGAGGAATATTACTAAAAATTACAGTTTTACCTGCGCCTGTTGGAAGCACAACGAGCTGCTTAACAATACCTTTATCAATGTTTGTTTGTATTGCTTCAAGTGCTTCTTTTTGATAAGGACGCAAAGTTAAAGTCATTTTAATAAGACTCCATCCAATGGAATTGTTTGTGTGTTTGCATCAGTTGATCTACTTCATCATCTTCATTTTCATTAATGATAGTAGATATTAGAACTGATTTGTCAGATATATAACAAATTTTTTTATTATTTTTATTTACATTATTTTTATATTTTTTAGTATTCATAATTAATCTTTAAAGCTGTAATCAAGGTATGTTGTTTGTAGATCTTTAAATGATCTAAAAGAATAATTCTTCATAGAATAATATGAAAGAAGTTCTGATGATGTAAATGGTGGAGATTCTAAATGAGTATAAACAAATAACATTTCAACAATTTTATTTGTAGCATCTCCAGTTTTGATATCTATTTCTTTATATCCTTCATCTGATGTGCGCCATTGAATGGTTGTGTCGTCAACATATTTATATTCTTGGTTAAGAACTGCTGCAGAATCTTCTGAAGCAAAATATGTAATGAGTGAACCAGATGAATCTTCATAACTAGTGCTAGATGAATCTAATACCATAATGCAAGAACCAGCGTGAAAAGCTGAATAAGAAAACAGCATTTCTGATATAGAAACAAAAAAGTCGTCCTGATTATCATACTGTCTTGACGATATACCAAACTTTTTGTTTTGAAAATTATCAAACAAAATAAGTTTTGGTCTGTAAGGTTGACGTCCAGACAAAGAATAATATTGTTCAAACGAACTTTTAATATTTTGTACTTCTTCTCGTGGTTCTTTACAAAACTGTTCTAAATATAAATACATTTTTTCGGTATTGCTTGCTACATTAGACATGCGGTACCTTCTATTTAGCAGTAATAAATGAGAATAAGGCATAGGTGCCATAACCATACACTGCTAAAAATAACAGTGCTGACAATGGTGCACCAATCAAAAGTAAAGCATAAATTGTTGTAGCAAAAGCAAGTGTGCTAACAGCCCATTCGGCTGTAAGCCACGCTGCTCTTGTTTCTTTGCGTTTCATAAAACGAAAGAATTTAGCTGTATACTTTCCAAGTTTGGATGCGATCTTCATATTGTCTCCTTAGTATTTTGAAGTTAAACGAGTTTCGTTTGGAAGTAACGAAGCAGAATTTGTAACAAATTCAACTTTAGAATAAATGGATTGAGCTTGTTGAAACTCAACGGGATCGTTAAAGATTGTAGTGTTACCATCTGGATCGGTAAACTTCCATTCGGTAACAATGGATTCAACAATCTTTACTTCACCTTCTTCATCGGAAAAGAAGCTGACAGATCGGCCAATGCCATAATACTGCAATGCTGCTTCCAAATAAGGATAAACAAAACGGTTCATCATATAATGATCCGTGATTTTGCCACCTTTGGTTGGAACAGTCAAGCAGACTTGATACAATGCAAGTACAAAGTCATGACGATCTGATTCAAGTTCAAACGAGTTGATGATGTCAACTTGCTTTGAATAGAGATATTCCCATGAGTTACGAACAATGTTGCCATTTTCTGCAGTTGCTTCAGATGTATTGATAGACCAAATACCTGAGCGGAATTGGTTGACAATGGGCAGGGCGTGATAAAACATTTGCAGTTGACTGTTACCAAGTTGTGCGATGCGTTCGTCAGATGGGCGGGCATTAGCCTGCGACCATTCACGAACACGCGCACAGTGCTCAGCAAACTTGTCGTAACAAAGTTTAGAAATCATTGTAAGCTTGCCATTGTCATCAAGGATGAGTTCATCATCTGCTTCGAGCAGTCTAGAAGAACCACGAGTTGACCAAACAAATTGGTCAATCGGAGTTTTAGACTGAATGATTTGGCGTACGATGGATCGAGCTTCTGCATCAATTGCGATTACATCTTCGACAGAGTCTGGGTTGATGCATTTGTCGAGAGCAGTCTCCAAAGTACACAGCTGCACTGGTCGGTGGCGGTGAATAACAGATGAATGCAGCATGCAAGCATTTACATATCCACCGATTTGACCGCCGGCCATTGCAATGTTCATGTCTCGAATAACATCGTCTGGAGAATACGGTGCTGGTTCAAACTTCTTTTTGGGCAAAGATTTGGATGGGAGACCAGCATATGAGATATCGCCATCATAGATGGCTTTGCTCAAACGCTTAGGCCAATCCCGTCCGTTTACTTCTGGAAACTCTAAAGGAATACCTTGAGAGTTAGTCCAAGTTGGATACCAGTCACCTTCAGTGTATTCAAAGATTGAATACTCGCCAAGATCATTTGGAGAACGACATATGATGACAACTTTCTTGCCATCATATTCTCCACCACGCATGGTGCGATAGAACAGCTTGAAGTAGTCGTCCTCGTCATGACCGCCATGAGATTCATACATCTCGAGCCAGTCAAGGTCGCTAACGACGTGCACTCCAAGTTCTTCGATGCGGCGGATCTTGCCCATGTCTACTTCTACGTCATAGCCTGCCATGCGAGAAAGCGACTCAGGAATAACCTGCTCGCTAATTGCGCATGGAATTGGGATACGAGGCTTGGAAGAGTCGGCAAAGGGTCGGGCATGACTGATTGCCAAAGTTTCAAAGAGCCATGGCGAATCAGTAATTTTCATGCCCAACTTACGCCAACGGTAACCGACATAGTTCATGCGAGCATAAGCTTCTTCGTCTTCCGCCTCATGTATTTTGCGAAACTGACGCTTGTAAACTGCACGCCAGTTGGTCAAAAGTTTGTCGGATGTGGCAAGATCAAAGATCTTTTTGTACTCTTCATCAAGCCAGTATTCAAGATCGTTGAGCGGAAACAATTTTGGCAAATTGATTACAGTTTGAGTGTCAGTAAGAACTGATTCATATGAGCCAACTGGTTCTGCAAGAAACTTGAAACCATTGTGATACTTGATTTCGTTCTTGATGTTGGCTCGACTAGTGATGACGTCTATGCCTTCTGGCATGTTGTCTGATACGATGGCATTGCCTTTAAGAAAGCCAAGTTCAAATACAATACGAGTATTGAAGATTGAACATTCCATCATATCTTTAATGAAGTTTTTGCGGACACGCCAGTCATAATAATATTCTTTTGTGTCGAGCGTTTTGTGTGGTTCGTAAACAGGAAGGTTCTCTACTGCTCGCTGAATGAATTTGCGAGAAATTACGAAACCACCGTCAAGCAAACGCTCAATGACTTTAGGATCTGTAACATCTACGTTAGGATATTCATTGCGAATCCATTCAACTACAGATGGATCTTCATATGACCAAGATGAATATTCGTCTGAATTAACAATCTTAACATTGATTTCATGCTTTTCGAAATGTGCGTTGAGCAAAGCTGCGCGATGAAAAGTCTTCAAACGCTTTGCTGTTTTGTCACCGCTGAGAATTTCATAACCAAGCTTCTTGTACACATCAAGCCAACCGTCGTTGCCTTTAATCTGTACGAGAACAATTTTGTTTTTGTCTACTACAGAATAGCAGATGTTTGGGTTCCGAATGTAGGCTTCTGCAATCTTTGCTTCAGCCTTGCTGGTTGGAATTGGCATGGTAGCCATCTTAAAGATTGGGTTCTCAACATCTTCAACAGAGTTAAGATATTGTAGTGCTTGGCGAGCAAAGCCTACATCATAGAACCCAAATTGATAATCGTTAATGCTGCGCAACGGACCGTTGTGCATTGTGTGCAAGCGTAAAGCTGGCTTGAATGTTGGCATGTTCATATCCCCTTCTGGTTTAGTTTTTGCTATACTTTTGGGTTAGCAAAAAAAAGTGTGTTTTGTGTTAATTAAAAAGGGGGGCACAAGGCCCCCCGTCTTATTCCTACATAATTAAATAATTAATTATTTAAGAATCATTACATTTGTGTGCATATTGTGGTCCCCATGCACATGGGTCCCAAGGATCCCAACCAGCTTTTTGATACAGTATGTATCCAGCTTTAAGGTTGGTTAATGGATCAAGTAGCTGTTCTTGTGTACAAATTTTATAATCTGCACACAGTATTTGTCTACCTGATCTTTTAGGATCCCAGTTGACGCCATTGATTTGCAACAATCCTGAATCGGACTTATTGGTTGCACCAGTATGTCCTGTGATGTTGCAATTAGCATCAACTATAGATCCACCAACTCGGTTGGGGCATCCACCAGATTCACGGAGAATAATTGTACCTAGCTTCTTCCACGTTTTACGTGGCCAACCAGCCTGTTCGGCTAATTGTGGAAGCCAGGATATATCTCCATGTTTGAACGCAATGGGTTCAGTTTTATCTCTAATATCAAGTAGGTCAGGTGCTTGTTGTACCCAAAGGGTACTGGGAGGTTCCTCTACTGGCTGGGCCAATAAAGCGCCAATGCCAGATGATAAGAATATTGCAACTAGTATGCTTGATAATATAGAGTTTTTATGGTTTTGCTGCATTTCCGTGTTCGCTCCTTTTCGTCTTTGTCTGACTTCTAACTGAAGAAGCCATTAGTACGGCGCAGGTTGCGAAACCGAAGATGTGCGGACATATACGAAATGCCCGTCACAGTGGCAAGGTTAGCCATCTCCGACTTCACAGTATTTCTCTGTTACGTTAGGGATTATTCCCCTGCCCGCTGGTTACGGGCATTGGTATTAGTTTATCACATATATGGTGGTGTAACAAGTATGTCTTCAATACATATCCTTTGTTAGAGGATGGTAAGTCTAAACTTACCTGCGCTATCGCTTGTTAGGCGATAGTTGAATAGTACCTGTATAAAGATTAAAACTTAAGTTTCTTTCTTTATTTTTATATATGTTTTAGTATGTTGCTTGTGCGTTTACTTCAATCTTGTAAACTCCATATGCCTGTTGGGCAAATGACTCAGGATTGTTTTTGATGAATGCGAGAAGTGTTGGAAGGCTGACGCCGATCTCTGTGCACATCTCTTTTGTTGAATAAATCTTGCCATTGTTGGCTGCGATGAATTCTTGAATGAGTGGAGTTTTTGAAGGTTTTGCCATGATAATATGTCCTTTTTTGTGTTGTGAAAGGTGTATAAAGTTATATATATAATATGTTATTTTTAGTGAAAAAATAGTATAACACTTAATTTTGAGAAAATCAACATTACAAAAAATATATATATTATGTATGCGCGAACACCAAAGGTGTATAAATTTAGGTGTCCAACATTTTTGAGTTAATATTTAGACTTTGGCGGGATATAATTTTCATAGAAAGGATCAGTCGAATACACTAAATGTGTAGCTCCATGATCATACTTTTCTATGAGTATATCTTTCTTGCCGTCAAAATATTGACATGTTTTAATCAAGGCGCAATAATAAAATTCGTTGTTGCTGTTGTCGACAATCCATGTGACACGTTTATCGTCGCCTTGTGAGCGAGCTTTAGCTATTTCAATTGAAGCATAGCTTGACTTATTTAAATTCTGTGTAATCCACAGGAAGTTTTTGCCTGTATCATTGGTTAAGATAACGGAAGCATAGCCACCATGTCCAGGAATATAGATATCATACTCGTTGCCTTTGTATGATAGTTTATTTACCTGGCCATCAATAGATAAGGCGTTCCAAAGAGTGTCGTGTACATCGAGCATTCTTTGTACGTGTTCAGGTAATTGTGTTTCTGTTATGGTCATAATATTCCTTAAGTTGTTGTCTGACTGGGGCTCACGCCTGGGGGAGCGGAGCGGACTTAAATTCTCAGGAAATTTAAGCTGAAAGGGACCCTATGTAAAATGAGCATGAACGGGTTCATTTACATAGCCCAGTCAAGACATCTGTTAAGCCAGATGTTTGGCTAGATTGTTTATTTTAACCTATATTTCAGAGCTATTGCTCTGTATTTATTCGGCTAAATTCTGTGGTTTTGGACCAGCATTTTTGGCTGTTCTTGCGACTTTAAATTTAGGTTTTGAAATGCGTGATAATTGAACTAAAGTATTTTTGCTCATTACAGTTGAGCTCGTATCTACTTTAGATCCAGCTTCGCGAAGGCGGCGAATAGCAAAAGTTACTGTTGATGTTGGGGCATCGGCAAGCTTTTTAAGCTGATCAACTGTATAGATCTGACGATCCATAAGTATGGCAGCTATGTATGCTGCCTTGCCTTTAGCGGTTGCTTTATCTGGTGCATAATAAAATGCAGCCTGGATAAGCTGACGCTGTGGAACAGTAAGTCTTGCTGTTACAGGAACTGGGAAAACAACGGTTTTGACTTGCTTCGCCGGCTTTACACGAACAACTTTATCCTCTTTAATGTTGTTCATTTCTTCCTGTATTTGGGGCCGCAAAGATTCGTTGTGTTTCTTTAAACGTTCCTGATTCTGCTCTGGTGTGAGTGTTGTGCCAGAAGAAATTTTGTTGAGAATTTCTGTGGCTTGGTCGACGGTAGCTTCAATGATGAAATCATTTGGGAGTATAATGCGAACGGTGTTCATGTCTATACCTCGATTAAGTTTATTTTTATTGCTGGGTTGGTCACTGTTTTGTTTTTATTTGAGCGCCCTGAGTAGGAGTCGAACCTACGACCTGCGGATTAGAAGTCCGTTGCTCTGTCCTCTGAGCTATCAGGGCTGTTTCGGCGCAAAATTTTTTTGTAATTTTTAGTGTTTTATACGATTGTTTATTGCTAGTGCTATTTGTCGTATGATTCTAAATAGTAAGGTTATCATGGTATTGCTCTGCGTGCTTTGATTGCGTTGATTTTGTTTACTGCTGCCCGGGTGGCCCAGATGGGGAATGTGATTATTCTGATTATGGTGTATATGACTTTGAGTAGGTCTTTGAATGCTTGGTGCCATTTGGCGCGAAGATGAACCATCATATTTCCACCATGCTTTTGTGCTTCCTTGGAATCATAATTCCAGTGTAGGATGGCATAGCCTGGGATGGATAGGACGGTTGAGATCATGGCTGCACCTAAGGCGATCAGTCCGGCGGCACCGAACATGAGGCCTAAGATGAATGAGAGCATCAATGACAGAGTCATATTTACCCATTTGTATTTGTGTGCGTTTTTACGCCATGCTGGAATCCTGGCGGCAAACATCATCTCTACAACTGTAGAAGCTATAGCTAACCATATCATCATCATAAAGAGCATATATGTATCCTTTCATAATACAATGTTTTATTCTAATACTATTCTAATACTTATCTGTATGGACTAGGCATTGTTAGCCTGTCTTATTTCTATATCAGAATTCAAAGGGAGAATTCTTTATTGTGTACACATGGGTATCAAATGGTTTGATGTATGTGTACACATGTGTTTCACTACGTTTATATTGTTTTATATCGATTTATATCAATTTATATAAGTTATATAAGTTATAATGGGCAGTGCCCCGAGAAAGTTTATTTTTATTGTTTTTTTAACATTTTTGGTTGGGTTTGGTCTGGTTTTTGTGTGTGTGAGGTAGGTGTTTTTGTAGGGTTTTTTGTGGTTTGGTTGAGGTTTTTGGGGGTATTGTGGAGGGTGGGAGAGCCCACCACCCACAGTATTTCTACCACCACCTAATAGAAGTACAAGATGAGCTCTCCCGTGGAAGCAAACATTTTTAAACGTTGATATCTATGTTATAATATTTTTTAAAGTCACGGCGCATTGGGTGCAATGCTGATTCCGTGCCATGTGTCGTATACATTGGACCGTCTACACCTGGAGGTGGAGTGATCCGATAGACACCTGATTTTTTTTGTTCAACGTTAAAGCCTAGTCTGGTTAGTTCTGCGAGAACTTTCCGGACTGCTTTAGATTGATGCTGCCGAGGCATACATAATCTCCTTATGTGTTTATTTCCTAGGATATCAGTATAGCAGACTCGTGTACTCGCTTGCAACATTTGTACTTCTTTTTTTCTCGGCGTCCTGAGGACTACTCGAATTTTTTTAGAAGCTTCCTTACGGAAGTCTACTAGGGGGTAGGGGGGCTCGCTTCGCCCCCCCCCCCCCCCCCCCCCCCCGAAAAAATAAAGTTGGTATGATGGTGTTATAGGAGATAGTCATAATGGTTATGAGTGTCCTGTGCGTGGTTTTTTGATGTGTTTCAACATAATAGCTATTTGGTGTTCTTGATGCTTTAGAAGTATGTTTTTCTTTATTTTTGGTTTTGCGTAGCAGGTGTCGCATGCTACTATGGGTTCTTCTAATTCTTTGCCGCAGTAATCACATAGCCACATTGTGTGACTCCTTTCACTGAATTTCCCATTTTTCGCCGTCTTCGGTGGGCATATAAATAAAGGATGCATTTCCAATATTTTCTTGTTTCCAAGCATATTTGCAGCATGGTTTTTCGCTGGGTCCCCACATTGGGTGTGATCCACGGGGAACAAACATACTTAATAGTGGAAATGTTTCAAGGAATTTATTTACACATTCATGACACATTCTGATGTTTATTGGTCCTTCGTCGATTTGGTCGGTGAATCCACTGTAGTATCCGAAGTTATTGATATTAAATGTCCATCCATTATTTGGAAGGTTTTTATGAGTATGATGCGGAGCCATAGAGCCACACCCATGACAGATGTGAAAACCGTGGCGAGGATAATTGTCTGGATATTCATTCACTTTATTTCCTTCCCATACGGATGTGTCGGCGTTGTCTGTGTGATGTGCCACCCCAAATACCAAGAAGTTCGGGACGATCAACAGCATAGTTTAAACATTCAGTTTTAACATTGCATCGTGAACAGATTTCGTATGCAAGTTGTGATTCTTTGGTGTAGCCGCTTTCTGGAAAGAAGTTTGCTTCTGTATTTCCTTTGCAGCCGGCGTCTTTCATCCATTGCAGTATTTCAAACATTTCAAGTGGTGATGACATGTTATTCCTTTTTGAATTAATAAAAATTTTTTTATAATAAACTAAATAGTGGGTAGCAAACGGTTGGTTTGCAGCATATAATCGGGGATATGCTCGTCTACTACCCACTAAATTTAGTTTTATTTATCGAGGTAATTGACTACAGCGTCAACGATTGCAGATGCGCCTGCAATTGCCAAACCTGAGCCCACTACATCAATCCACTGTTCTGTGGCACCAATACCGAAGGTTCTTAACACTGATGTGTCAGTGAGCCATACGATAAGGATAGCCACAATAGCGTAGAGTCTGATTGGGTCTCCAACAACAGGGATCTTTTTGATTGCTGGAACAATGTCCAATACAATCTGAGTCACAGTTGCGGATACCAAACCAAGCAGAACGACAAGTGCAATTGTGTACATGTCTTGCTCCTTCGTTTGAGTATTTTTATTATTAGAGGGGTTGGCCTGCGATCATCAGACCAACCCCACTAAACTTGGTTCAGAACGGGTCGACAGCAGTTGCGATGCTGCTCAGTTCCTGTTCTGTGGTGTTGACTGCGCTCTTGGTCGAGTTTGACCAGACATCGAAGTCCACAACCGTACCGTTTACAACGGCAGACCAGCGACCACATGGTGCGTTGGATGCGTTGTACTTGTTCTCAACAATCTTGCGACCGTTGTCAATCTTGGTTTGACGAGCAGCACCAGACCAGCAGTTTGCGTAGTCCTTGGCCATGTCAAGCTCAATCTTGATTTCCCCTTGTGCCTTCTTGATGTCTTCCTGACTCATCGAACCAATGCCAGCGTCCAACTTGTCCTGCAGCACCTTGGCCACAGACTTGTGGTTCTTGACACGCTCGAAGTTCTCGGTCACTGCACTGACGATGTCAATGAAGCCCTGACCAGTCTTGGACAGGTTACGATCCGAGGTACCAAGCTCGAAGGAAACCACGTCAAGTCCGCTACCATCAGGCATCTTGTATGCTGTGGTGAAGGACTTGCTGGATCCAACCGAACGAATGTCATCGAATGCACCAGCCGACTTGAATGCGTCCACAGCGTGTGCAATGCCAGCAACGCTAGCACCCATCTGCTGGAACATGAGCGGTCCACCATTGCGGATGCCGTTTAATGACAAGTTGGTGCTCAACATCTGGTCGATCTTGTCGTCGGTCAACGACTTGCCGTACGATTCGATGCAGAACTGCTTCATGAGATCGTACAACGACATTTCGGTGCCGTCGATTTCGAGGGTGACGTCTGCCTGAAGGTTGTTGAACACACCACCAAACACCTGCGAAACGCGTGCTTCTGCGTCTGCGCGGCGAACGATGTGGTCACGAACCGTGAGGCGGCTCCACTGTGCCTTCTTGACGAGAATTGTGGTTGGAACCGCAACTCCGTTGATTGAACCAGGAATCCGAGTTGGCTTACCAACTACGATCTTGGTGGTGGTTGAGTTGGAAGCAAACAACTCTGGGTTCTCCAAAGCGATTGCGAACTCGTCCTTCTTGTATCCGAACTTTTCGAGTAATGACATGTTTATTCCTTTGTGTATTTTATGGATATTGTATTGTGGATATTGCTTACTTTGGGACTAGCCCAAATCTTTGTATTATTACAGTCCTTCTGAATCGGACTTGTTGAACTCGGTCTTGAAATCAGAGACGAACTCATTTTTAGCATTCTTCAATGCTTCCATGGTTGCCTTTGTGTTTGTCTTCACAAACTCTGGCGTAGCAGTAACAATGTCAACTGACTTGCCAGTTACTTTTCCAAGAAACTTGCCTAACATAGTTTTCTCCTTAGTTGAATAGTGAATCTAGAATGTCATGAATTAAATCAAATAGCCAATCTAACAAACGGTCACCCCCTTCCCTAGATGTGCCGACTTATTCCTACTGGTTTCGATAAGTCGGGTGGTTGTAACGTGCAACAATGTTATTGAATTTAGTTTCAATATCATTGCACGCATCGTTTACCCACATTGGGAAATCGAGTGTGTCGTTTGTCACAGTGCGCTTTTTGCGGACTATTACTGCGTTAGTTATTAAGCCAGAGATTACGCCGGCGAGGAATAAAAGTATTTTAAACATTATTTCTCCTTCTTGAACAATGTCATGTTCTTGACGTATAGTGCAAGGCCGGCGACAACAAATGCTATCGCTGTGGTGACTAGCGCAACTTTCTTTAGAATCTTATTCATCGTAGAGTCCTATCTTGTATCTTGTGGAAGTCTTCAAGGCACCAGTCTTCAGTTGTAACTATTGGACTGTTCTTTGAAGATATTGCGACGGTTACTGTCAGTTTGGTTTTGTGACACATGGCACACAAACCTTTGCGCGGTACGTCATCGATGATTTTGATTTTCATACGGGTGTGTTCTCCACGATCCACGCTTGCATCATTGCCGAGTGCATGTCCACGATGTTCATTGCTTGCGTGAAATTGGCACACGGGAATGCGAAGTTGTGATGGTCGGAAGAATCACCGGTGGGTGATTGGATGCTGAACTCGATGTAGCAGGTTTCGGTTGCAACGTGGTAGTGTGCCACAAACGATGAATACATGCCCTTTGGAAGGCTGCGTCCATCGGTGTACCACGCGTTGAAACCATATGCCTGCTCGTGTGCTGTGTCAATGTCGACTTGGCGTACGGTGATGATGCTCATTATTTGTTCTCCTTTGAGTCGATGAAAAGAGCAGCGCCAACCACACCAATGGTGACTGTCACTACCCAGATCAAATTGCTGATGAGATTACTGATGATCATTTTCTTCATTATTCGCCCCTTTCGAGCTGATTGATTCGGTCGTTCATCATGTGAAGAAGCCTTTGGTGTGTTTCGATGATGTTACCGAGCTTTTCGGTGATTCTGGTCAAGCCCTTCAAGGCTTCCAAAACCAGTTCGCTACTGTCCATATTCTGAATGTTTGTCATGGTGTTTTCCCTTTCCCGACTTATTCCGAATGTTTATAATGCCCCGTTATCAACTTTGTCCCGGTGGGGCAGACCGAGGGGTTTTTGGGTGTTGACTACCCAGCCTGATTCGACATCCATTGGTGTCAGGCTACCAGTACATAGGCTTTTCCTGTTTACTGGATCGTGTCCTATGATTATTTACACGCCTAGTTATAACTAGGATTTCTCGTGAAAAGGTATTCGACATAGGAATTCCAACCTATTGGCTGGCTATTCGAAACCTTACACAAGATCTTTTAGATGATCTTTTCGATGAAGGTCTCCATATTATTGGGACCGAGTTCACCTTCAGTCATCTGAAACAGCCATTCGGCTGCTCTTTTGTGCTTGTTAGAGCCTTTGAAAATTTGGACATAGGTACTGGTGTTGTCGGTCATTTGGTACTGAACCGTAACACGCAGAGCCATTTTGAGATGAGTTTCTCCGTTTTGGACTACATCTCCAATTTCAAAGTTGATAAAGCCATCACGAAAGGTAGCTTCACCAATTTGCTTGAAGGTATCCAAAAGGATACGGGTTGTGAACGACATGTTTTACTCCTTGTTCAGTTCTTCGAATTTGGATTTCCAGTTGATTTCTTCGAATTCGGATTTCCAGTCCAAGGTGGCTTGGGTTTGTGCGTCGAGCTTCTTGGTCAGATCGATAATGATCTGGTGAAGGCAGTCTACGCAGTTGACGTGCTGGTAAGTGGTACCCAGTGTTTCGTGGGTGAACTCTTCGCAACGAGGTGCGAAACCTTCCGGGGGGTGACAACCCCAAGTGATCATCCAGTGTCGCAACATGTTTTACTCCTCTGTTCCGTAGAACTCTTCGTCGATGATCTTGTTGCATCTGCCGCAGTACAAGCCATGTGATTTTTCATCCATGAAGTACATTGCAAGGTGTCTGTCGGCACACGGGTTGTTCGTTGGCTTCTTATTCTTTAAGACCCAACGAATGAAAAGTGCACACACGATAAGAGTGTACACGAGAATTGAGGCGTAGTACATCATGCTTGTTCCTTTTTGTTTTCGGGTTTCTTGAAGACTTCATTCCAGCATTCTGGGTGAAAGCCCATGAGAATGAGGTCTCGTTCTTCTGGGGTCAACTGGGGGAAAGCGTCCTGAATCAAAAGACCACCAGTTGTCCAAGCAACAAACTGTTCCTTGTTCAACTTGATGTGATTGATCTTTTTGCAGTGATGACACTGGTTTCTGCCCCAGATTGTTTCTTGGCCGGCGTCCGAAAGATCAAACGCACGGATGTTGGTGTCAATGCTCATCTTAAGCCTCCTTAAATACCGACTTATTCCCTAAACAATAATACTATTATTATTAGACTAGGGGCTAAGTAAGAAAAAAAAAGAAGTCCAACCAAGTCGATGCATGTAGGGGACATGCACCGACCTGGCTGAACAACGGTTGGGTGACCGAACCCGCTAGAAGGGGTCTTCTTCGGTCACGATGGATGGGGCTGCGGGTGCGCTCAAGAGAGCCATCCCCTTGGTGTCGACGAACAAGTCGAGGTCGTCGAAGTCGCCGGTCTCCGGGCTGATCGTCAATTCACCGATCTCCCAGCGTGCGATGGCACCTTCCTTCAGGAAGATGGATGCCTTCTGCGAGGTCCGCTCCACACCGAACGAGGTGTACTTGTCGGTCTTGATGGCGGTCATCTCGAAGTCCGAGATGTCGTTGGCCACAGCGAGCCGGCAAGCACGGTGGTAGTCCTGACCGTCGCGGGTCTTGGCGGTCCCGTCGATGAAAGCCGTTGCACCGGCGATCACCTGAGCGTCAGCCTTCGGGTCCATCCACAAGGTGTAGATGACACCCGGGGTGAAGCCGGCGGGGCTGTCGAACTTCACCGAGAGGGTGAGAGGTACGACGACCTTGGTGAAGGTGGACCCATCCTTGCGGGTGTGGGTGTGCGTTGAAGGTGCACCGACCTTGGTGACGAGAAGAGTCATGAGACTCAACTCCTTTCTGTGACCTGAGTCACATCAACTGCGGTAGCCCGATTGCTACCAGCAGGCGGGAAACAAATCCCGACTTATTCCACGGCCAGACCCGTTAGGGAACTTACCGCAGAACATCTTAGAACGAACAAAAGCCAAACCCGAAACCTACGGACTATAGCCAGCACTGGGCTCATTTAGAATCGGGGGCAAGAATATTACTAAAGACCCAGATTCTTGAGTCCTTCGATCAGCAGATCCATCATGCACTTCTGTCCACGCTTACCGGCCTGGAACACTACGCGATCCAGCAAGCCGTAACGCAGGTGAGCATTTGCCTTGACGTACTCACCACGTCCCTCGTGCCACACCTTCTCGTAGCTCATCTTGGGGTCGGTGAGCCAACGATACAAGGCCACAGCCATCTTGCTGGGTGACTTTGCCTGTTCGATCTCGTCGACCATTTCCTTGATGATACCCGACAGATTGTCCGATGCGATGACAGCGTTCCATGCCTTGAAGTAACGGCTGGACCACTGTGTCTCTTCGCTCTTTGCTTCTGCCTTTGCCTGATCGTATGCACGGAGCTTGCGCATGTACTTGGTGTTGAACTCTTCAAGAACCGCCTGAACATCAGTGGAAAGTGTTGGGATCAACTCCTGCAGCTTGGGAATCAACTCAGAACGGTTACGCAAGTAAATCGTGTTCTGCTTTTCTTCCTGAACCTTCTTCAGTACCTGGACATAGGTCTTGACAAGTTCGGTCAATGGACCATCGTACATGTACTGCGAAAGCTTTTCGTACACGGTCTTTGGCATCCTGTTGGCAATGTACCCGTCAATGCTGACAGATGGCCGCTTCACAAGGTCATTGACCATGCTGTCCCAGAGATCACCAACGTTGCCCCTGATGTAGTCAAATGCATCAAGGTTTGCCGTCTGTGACGATGCGTCGATGATGTCATTGCCCGTTGCCGGCATGAAGCTTGGGTAGCTTGGACCGTAGATGCATGCGTAAACCATCATGAAGTTGGCAAACGAGCCAAACCCAGGGTTCAAGCACTGAGCCTTGATCATGTCCGTGGCGTTTTCACGAGTAAACGTGCGCTTTGAGTACGGAGTGTTGTCAATGATCTTGTTCAACTTGTCATCAACCGTGACACCACTGAGCAGTGAGCTCATTGATGGTGTAGCTTCAGCCAAGTCGATTACCTGAACCATTGCTTCGTTTACACGCATGAACGGCATGTAGTCCTCGTGGTAAGGCTCAATCGAATAGCCGCCAGGACCGTTTGGTGAACGGATCACAACGACCATGTTGATTGCTTCCTCTGGCGTAGACGGCACGTCCAGGTTAGCAGGGATGATGAATCCACCCTTTGCTTCCTGCAACATCATGTCGTTGCTGCACCACAGCTTAATACGGATGAAGCGAGCCATGTCACCATCCTGGTCCCAGGTGTCGTGCATCTCTGCGGTTTCGGCAAAGCGATACCCAGGGATGACTGCACCAAAGCGCTTGTCAAACCAGACAAGGTTATTGGTTTCCTCGGGCAGGTTTTGGCCTCCAAGCACAGCCAATGCTTCGTCAGTGATCACCGGTGCCATGAATGCGTTGTGCATGGGCAGCCAGATGTTTCCACGCTTGAGCGATGCAGCCATCCTGTTAGCCAACTGACCATAGGCCAGATGGATGAAGTTTGAGCTGTCGTACAGGGAGAAACCTGCTTCCTGCCACTTGACGTAGTTTGCCTGCCACTCTTGGAGTTCGTTGTTCTCGTTGACGATTCCACCTTCCTCCTGATCAATGGCATCCACCTTCATCCACTTTGGCATGAGTCCAAGCTCAATTTCATCCTTGAAATCAGCCAACAGATTATTGCATGTTGCCTTCATGTGTTCTGGCGTGTACAGCCACGGGTTGTTGATCATCGATTGATCATCAACTGAGACTTCGTACAGGGTTGGCATTTCCCATGCAACAAAAGTGTAGTTGCCATTGGTAGTGAACAACTCCTTCTTTTCCATGGATTCGTGGTACACCAAGTCTGACTGGATGTCTTCATCTTCAACGATGTGCAACAAGCCCTTCAGCATGAAGTTTGGCGTGATCATACGGAACAGCCAGGTGTGATTGCCGCGGTGAACTCCACCGATGATACGACGCTTGGTTTCCTCATCCTCAATGCCAAAGCACATCTTGATGAACTTTGACTTGCGCATGAATGCAGGACCATCGAACATGACCTCCTCAGAAGGATCATACCCAATGTAATTGTCCTGCAACCACTTGTTGGTGTACACGCCAAGCTTGATCGTGTTCATTGGCTTTGAGCGGTAGATCTCGGTAAACCGCGTGATTTCCTGAAGACGCTTTGGTGTCTTCTTCATATCAAGCACGTTGAGACCCAATTCGCTCAATGACCAGCTGTTATCGTCGCGCATCTTCAAGAAGAAAGCGTGGGTTGCGTTGGCCCAAGCAAAGTTGGATTCTGCGATAAGCGCATCCAGGTCTCCGTTGTCCTTTTCCATCCACGTCTTCAGCTCCCTGATGGTGATCATCTTGAGCTTGAACTTCTTGCCCCGGCTGTTGAGCTTGTGTTCAAACAAGCCGTATTGCCAGGTCGGGCTGTTCTTGATGGGCATGAGCCACAAGTTGTGCTTGTACTCACCGTTCTGACCCACGCGGGTTACGGTTCCCATCTTGAATGGCTTGTTCGTCTTGAGTGACGTGTCGTAGCCCAGCTTCTCAATGTCGCTTGGGTCGTTGGTTACGACGTGGAAGAAGTCATGCATGAATGCAATCACTTCTGCTCCTTTCTGGTTGTCGTGGAACTCTTGCGTCAAACGCTTGAGTTTTTCTTGTGGTGTTTCTTCTTTCATGGGTTTTACCTCCCCATTTGTTTTTGGTTTCATTGCGTTACCTCCTGTGTTTGGTGGTATGTTTGGTTGATGACGTTGGATGAACTCATCCAATTCTGGGTTGTTTGCAAGCATCTCTTCAATGCGATCTTGGATCCTTGCGTTACGTGCAGCCTTTGTTTCAGCAATAGCCCAAACGTTGATCGCCCATCGGTCTGGCGATACATCACTGACACTATGCGTGTGTTTGCAGTTGAAAGAAAATACTTCTCCCCCCTTAAGCAGCATGGTGTAATCGGGTTTGCTGGATTCACGATCTGAGGCAATGCTCCATTTGCACTGCCCAAGATTGATCGCAAAGGCCCATTCGGCGGCGTACGTGGTGTCACGGTGTGGCTTGATTGACCCACCCTTTGAGATCAAAGCAGTTTGTGCCTTCATCCCATACTGGTGGCAAATGTTAACAATCCATTGCCAGAGTTCCGCATGCATCAACTTCGGCTCAAATGGCTGAGTGATGTTTGATGCCGTGTCAAGTGGAGCCTGATATGGCATCCAGATCCTCTGGCGACCACGTGCGTACGAAGAGACATCAGTCTCCAGGATTGGAGCAATGTCACGCTCAAGCGTATCACGCAACCATTTCTGGACTTCTGGGCTCAGTACGACATGCTTCCGGATTGAATCCGGGGCTCTGCCTACGTTTGGTGGTGTTGTCATTGCGTTACCTCCTCGGTAAAGTATGGGCGACCACAGGCCTCAATGTGCCCCTGGTTCACCAGGTTTCTGATTTGCGCCTTTGTTAAGGGTATGTATTCCAATGGAAGCTCTGCCCCACCGTTTGTGCGCATGAAATGCTTTAAGGTCTTGTTTGACTCTATGGCATTCCATTTTGCCTTTGCTTTTGCATTGGCTTCTTTGTGCTTGGGGCAGTTTTCACTCCTCAAACACTGTTTGCCAGCACGTGTTGTGCCAACGCATCTTGGTGATGTTCTCATTTTGTACCTCCTGCGTACGTCTTGAGAGTGTCGATTGCTGCGCTTGCCCACAAGGTGGACTTGAGCTCGGTTCCGCTGATGTGCTTCTCCATAATGGAGATCAGGTTTTCCTGCTTGTCAACGGACATTGCCGGCCGTGCCTCCTTGAACAGTATCCTGATCAAGCCGATTTGTGCCTTGCTCATCGGGTCGTAAAACACAACCTTCTTCCCACTGCACTTAAAGCACTTGCTGTCTTCCTTGTCTTGGTACTTGCCCGTGCCTTTGCAGCGTGGGCAGGTTTCTTGGATCTTGCTCATGTTTTCTCCTTTGTTTGTGTTTGTGTTTTCTTCAGCAACCTGAGGATCGGATACACGCTTTATGGTGCAGCCTCTCTTTTGGTTGTTGAATCCTTGAATGATTGGGGTGAGGTCGACTAAGTTGTCTGCCTCAACAATCATCTTTTCTCCGTTATCGGAGAATGTGAACTGATACCTATTCATTGCTTTGCCTCCTTAAGGCTGTTGTTTTGGTTAAACGTTTTTCCAGGTCTTGAACACATTGTCGATGAACTTGCGAATTACCTTGTTATCGTTGTCTTCAAGAATTTGGTTGTACTTTCCTCTGAGCTGGATAACTACCCAACCATTTGTTGTTTGACTCAATTCAGCGTGTCCAATCCAATCATTTGTTGTTTGATTCTTAAATCCAACAATGATTGTCTTTGAAGGCTGCATTACCTTGTTCGCGTAGCTGCCAATACAGTTGTGCTGGTCTGAACCCCACGAAACAAGATCGTGTGTTGATTTCGGAAGAACGGAAACAATGTTATTTGTCACCATTTGATTATCCAATACCGCATATTTCTTGTTGTATTTGATCTTCTTGTCTTCAGTCTTCAACTTGTTGAACTCAGACATAATTAAGTCATGAGTTTCACGAATGTTTCCTTTGAAAGCAAGAATGTTTCTACGCACAGCACGATCTCTTATCTGGTGAAGCATTCTTCCTGCGTCTCTGCTGTAGATCATCATTGAGCTAGTTCCAAAGAAATCCCAGTCAAAATGAATATCTTCTGGTTCATCTGGGTGTATGAGTAAAGAATCGCCATCAGCTCTTCTATCAGCTATACTGATATATCTAACAGCATCATCCAAGATTTTCTTGTGATTAAAGTATTTAAAGAAATACTTAATCATTGGAAGACCATTGGGCTGATCTCCTGGGAATCGCATGTTCTCTGTATCAGTGATTTTAATCCGATCAAAGAAATGAGGTGGAAACGACCTGAGACATGACACCAGCTTGTATGCTGTTGCAAGCTGCTCCAACGATGTGAAGTTTGCAACTCCACCAAAGGCGTTCTTGCTAAGCCCATGCTGACCAGACTTTCCATAGGCCTTATTCAAGATATCCCGAGGATTTGTCCCGCCAGAAAGGTTGTTTATCCATTTATCCGGGAAACCATACAACATATCTCCGTAGAAAATGTTTTCTACCGATGAATGGCGAAGGTACTTTGCAATTGGGATGAAGTCTGCCGGAGAATACCACTGTTCAATTTGTTTAAATAGATCTTGGACAAGTGGTTCCATTGAATACAGATGTGCGTTTGTAGCCCATAATGCGTTCATACCCCATTGTGGCTTGTTCTTGAAGAACCACAGGAGCTTAACTCCAGATGGTGTTTCGTTGATTGTGAGCCTGATTGGAAGATCACGCATGAACACTTTGTTGCCCTTGCGTGGCTTGAAGGAGTTACGTTCTCCCTCAAACATCTCATCTTCAACCTCACCTGCTGTTGGCATTGCAATGGTAAAGAATATTACCCATCCCTTACCGTTTGCTTTGCGTTGTGCGGTTGCAATCATTCCACGAGTGTAGTGATCGTAACCACAATTCTTCATAGCACAAGACAAATAGCACCTGCCATTTGCATCGAACTGCATGTCTTTGAAGTTAACTTGGTTCTCTACTGCCTTGTAGAGAGCCCTCCTGAACTTGGCGTACAGTGTGTCTTTTGGCACTGCAGCTGTGTTGTTTGTTGTTTTGTTTGTCATGGTTATTTGTCTCCTTTAGTTGGAAGCTTGACTGTTTCTGATGGCTGAAGATCACGCTTCTTCAACTCTGGGTTGAGCTGGAAGATGTCATCAACCATGATGGTTGTGCTGTTACCGTGGCAGTACTCTTTTGCGATACCCCACAGCGTGTCACCTGGTGACGTGAACACAGAACTCACATCACAATAGGTTGGGTTTTGCTTGATCAGTCCAAAGCACAGCAGCGTAACCAAAGCTACGATGAGTGCAATGAACATTTTTGTTGCTTTGCTCATTGTTTTCTCCTTTGTTTGAGCATAAACTAGTGGCCTATCCACTAGTCATAAAAAAAAGACCCCCCAGGGGCATAAGCCCCCAGGGGAATCTTAACGAGTGATTATTTTTAACAAAGCGTCACTACTGCTCTGGATGGGGTACTAGCCCATACTTCGCAATCGCAAACTACTCCTTTTCGGAGCAGCCTGCGCACGGTGCGTCCGTCTCACAGACGAACTCCACCTGCACGAGGTTTTCGGACTCCCTCTGGATGCATGCATCGCAGAAGTTGCCGTAACCACGCTCGCTTGCGTAGGTGTTGACTTTCATTTTCAGTTCACCTCCTTTAACCTGCCATAAAGCAGGAGGGCAAAGCCCTTGGTTTGCTAGAGGCTCTTCCTCTAGTCATAAAAAAGAAAACCCCCAGGGACCGAAGTCCCCAGGGGTTATTCTTTGTTTTTCTTAGTACAACGTTACGTTGTTGTACTCATCAACGCAGCTGGTGGCGAACTTCTGCGCCTCCTCTTGTGGCATGACGTTGCCGTCCACAAGAATCTGCGTGATGTCCGCAACCGTCCACTTGGCATGTGCTGCCTCGTCAAGGCCGGCGATAACAGCAAGTACGAGGAGTGCTTCAGAAGCTGAAGCAGTCGTTCGCTCGCCGTTCGTCTGCCAAAACAGAAAGTTGTAGTGCTTCCTGACTGACTCAACGATTTCGTTGAGAGTGTAGGTCTTGTCGCTCATTTTTAATTCACCTCCTTTTTACCTGCTCAATGGCAGGAGGACTTTGTCCTTGGGTAGTTTGCGATTTTAAGCCGACAGCTACTTCTTGAGCTTGGGCTTTGAGTTCTTTGGCTTGCGCCAGTGGTGGCGGTAGTCCTCTGGAGTACGGATGCCATACCCGTTCATCGCGTGGAGGGACTCCATCATGGGCAAGAGCTGCAAGAGCTCCCTGTGCTTGGGCCTGCGCAACCGCTTGGGGTTGATCGTGGTGGCCGACTTGATCCTAGCCATTTGTTTCTCCTTGTCTGTTCACGAGTTTGCATTTGCAAACTTGTGTCTATGGTTCATACCACAGAGTTGAACGCACAAGCGATACCTAGTGTGGAAATCTCTTGTGCGCTCTCACCGAGTACGAATCGGATTACGGTTACTTCTGCTCCTCGGCAACCAACGCATCCAGTTCGCCAAGAACCTTCGAGTAGTGCCTGATGAGTATGTAGTTCGTGCGGAAAGCCTCGACGACATCACGGAGTTCGTCATTGAGGTCGAACTTGATGTTGCGTGGATTCTCTTTGTCGCCAGCAAGTTGCACTTCGCTATGAATGCAACCAAGCACGATTTTGCCAGCCTCGGATACGAGTCGGTCTGACTCATTCCAAAGTTTGCCAACAAACTCGGCTGTGTGACGACGCTTTTCTTTGTTGTTCATTGTCTTGTACAATGCCATTGTTATCTCTGTTTCTGTTATCTGTTGATGTTGCACAACAGAGTTGATAGCACAAGCAGGACGAACCAACTCTTATGCTATCTCACTGCATTGCAACGATGATTGCGATTACTTACGCAAAATTCTGCACACAAAATTTGGAAACTTGCCAGCCCAGACGACAGTCGCAAAGTTGTACTTGTCAAGTGTTGCCACAACCGTATCTTCGGGGAAGATGATCATAGACCCATCATCTGGGTCTCGAGCGACGAGCATGCCGGACTCGTCGTTTCGCTGGTTAGCAAGCAACTCATCGACTCGCCTGTGTTCTTCTTCGTTCATCTTTTCCCATTCGTCATGGGTTGAAATGACATCGAGCAGAAGAATTTCCGTCTCCTCGTTGTCACGACGAACTTCAATTAGTTTCATCATTTGTTTTTCTCCTTTGTTTAACTGTAAACTAGAAACCTTTTCCCTAGTCATAAAAAAGAAACCCCCAGGGACCGAAGTCCCCAGGGGTTACTTTTATTGCAATCAGCTACTTCCGGCTGATCCACCAGGTTGCAGCAGCAAGGTTGAGAGCCTGACCAAGGATCGCGCAGACCACGCGAGGCTCGAAACCACGTGCGATGCCCTCGTTGAGCACGAGCTCGTAGATCGCACGGTACTCGATCTCCTCCTGCTCGGTGGACTCCAACTCATTTGGGGTCAAGTCCAAGGACTTGATCATCTTCAACTTGCTCATGACGGCGTCACGAGCCTGCTGCTCAGGGTTTGCTGACATTTCTTTCTCCTTTGTTTGTTTATGTGCTACTGTCCTTTACTTGCTGTCCAGGTTTTACTTACTTACTTACTTACTGCCTTCTGTCGTACACGATTCAGAAAACCCAATGTCATGAAGATTGTGAGAAACCACACGACAAACGTTGAGTTACTCTGACTTGCCAGCAGCATGTAGTACACCACCCCAAACGCAGCAGCCTTCACCGCTTCGTAGGAACCGTACTTCCTGTTGATCTTGCCGGCAATAGCCAGCAAGCTCCATGCCACCTCACCAACAATGGTGAGAACGAAGATGCCAATCACCGATACGGCGAAGAGCACCAGGATGATTTCTGACAATATGTGCATGTTTTTCTCCTTGTTGTTTGTTGTTTACTTAACAACCTGGACAGCAAGTAAAGAACAGTAGCACTGTTGTTTAATTTGACTTGGCTTCTTCAGACCGTGGGCAGTCATCCCACAGTGACCCTTGGTAGGGTTTCGCCTTATTTGTTGCGGTACTCAGTACATGGCACACCGATCTTTCGTGCGCTAGGAGTATGGAGGGTAGCTTTGATTTCAACACCCTCAATGTAGACAGCTGCACCTGGGTGGAACTCATTCAACGCCATGTCTAGATGCATGTTGTCAAGCATCTCTTGAGTAACCTCTACCTGCCACATATCAAGGTTACGCATGTACACATACACCCCATCTGCATTAACATACGACCTGCAAAGATCATAGTCTGATGGTGTCACCGATGGATTTACATAGAAATAAACCCTGTTGTTGGTAGGCGTAAGCACCATCCCACCATTAACTATCCGCCTACTGTTAGCCTCTGTGGTAAGGTGCCACAGTACACCAGTATTAAGAATGTATTGCTTGATTTGTTCCAACGTTTTCATGTTTACCACCATTTCTTTGCATCGAATACTTTAATTCCCAAACCCTTGAACATTTCCAGGTTCTTATCGCTATCATCCATAGCAAATACAACATCATACTTTTTCATAATCCGTTGCATCATAAGCCTCTTGTATTCAACTGGTGGTAATTCGCTCCACTTAATTGGCCTGTGCCACATCGAGTCCACCAAGCTATGAATGCCTGCTTTCTTAAATCTGATCCAAGTGTTCTTCTTGCAGCTTTGTCCTCTTGCTGTCAAGAAAACCAACTTAAATCCCATCTCCTTAAATACCTTAATTAATCCAATCCCAACTTCCAACTCACGCATCTTAAGTGTTTCTTCCACCCACCATGCATCAGTCTCCATTGTCCAGCCTGGCGCCTCTTCAAATAAAGTGCCATCAATGTCAACGATTATCGCTTTTTCTTTCATGTTGTTCTCCTTAATCACTTGTTTGGACATTCGCCGTTAACCAAGAATCGCTTGCTCCTCATACAACCATATTCATTTATACGAGAAACAACCTTGTTGTAGTGCTTTGCATCACCAATAATCCGTACATATGGCTTACCAAACAAACCACCAACAATACGTCCTATGCCCCATGCAATATCACTTAACTCATCCTTGAATTCTTCAAAGCTTTTCACTTCAAACAATTCATACAACTCACCTTTTCTTTTACCTTCTACTAGCTCCCTGCTAAAGATGTCAGCAAAGCCATCTTTCCATGAACGCGCATCCATGCATCCACACCATTCCATTTCTTTCATTATTCTTCTCCTTAATTAAAGATTAGTGGCCTATCCACTAGTCATAAAGAAAAAAGGGCCCAAAAGGACCCTTTTCTCTTTGACCTGATACCCACTTCTTGGTCTTGCACTTTGAGTTATTAAAACTTCTCGAGTTCCAATTCCTTCTCTCCCAACAACACTCCAATACGACTGCACTCATCGCAAACTTCACGCAATTCACGATTTATCTCATCGTACCTTCCCCTTGAACAACTCACCCTACTCAACAGCAAAACCTGTTGTTCAAACAACAGATTCTCCCACTTCATCTGGAGATCATAGATCTCTTCGATGAGCTCAAAGAACTCATCCATTTCTTTCTCCTTTACTCTAAAACTAGAGACCTATTCCCTAGTCATAAAAAAGAAACCCCCAGAGGCAAAGGCCTCCAGGGGTTTCTTAGTTGGTGATTGTTCTGTTACCAGGCGTCACCACTGCCCTGACTCTTAGTCAGTTTGCTGGGAACTCGTGGTCTGTCCCGTCAGCATGGCGATGGCCACATATGGCTTCTCCATTGACGAACTTTATCCACGAATCCAACGGGTCACCCCATTTGTCCACCATGAGTCCTTCACCCGTGATGTGACAATATGGCGTAGGCCGTTGCCCATGCATATTGCTGGTAAGCATTCACCTCCTTTCTGAGGTCTATTAACTAGTCATAAAAAAAAGATCCCCCAGGGACCGAAGTCCCCAGGGGAATCTTTTTATTTGACTATCTTCAGGTGTTCTCTTACAGCCCGTGTATGTATACGGGTTAGTAATTACTTGTGTGTTTTTGGCTTGTTTCCGCGGATTCCGTGTGAACGGAAAAAGTCCATCTTGTTATGAGAAACGAATTTCCCATCATGATACAACTGGTACCCACACTTGATAGTGCCATTGTAGCGCTTAATCCCGTTACCGTCAGGAACTCCTGACCAAGATTTACGTTCAATTTCACTTTCAAGTAATTCCGCAAAGAAATCAAGATCACTGATTTCTTCTTCATTTGCAAAAGCGTAGTTATCAATCCAATTGTAGTAATCAACATCGTTTTCAGTGATGCCAACTACAAAAGGTGTTGGAAAACCTACTTCTACAAACTGGTTTACCTTTTCTTGCAATTCCTTCTGGGCAAGAATTTCATCCATAGCAGAAATCATGTTCTTAACGAACTGTTCTGCAATGGCTTCCTTCTTGAAATCCCAATTGATGTACCACACTGCCAAAAGCTGTGGAACCATGGAAATGACAAGAAATGCAATCACTACTAAGTATGTGCTCATTTCGTTCTCCTTTTGTGGAGTACACATACACAAGCAGCAAAAGCACACCTGCTAACTAGAGACCTTTTCCCTAGTCATAAAAAAAAGATCCCCCAGGCCAGCAGAGGGTTACTGGCCCAGGGGAATCTTCTTTGTGCAAGATAGCTAGTTAGCTAGCAATCCTGTAGACGATCTTGCGTATTTCGTTTCCTTCATACGCCATGATCCACTTGCGTGTTTCTCCGTTGATACGAAGGTCACTGTAGCTCTGCATGTACTGCCATGATCCAAGCTCGGACATTTGGCTTACTGTCACCGTACCGCTCCATGCATGGATGTAGTCAAACCACATTACAGTACCGTCATGCTTGAAATAGACAAAGTATTTGCCATTTCCAAACATGATACGGTTTTCTTCAGCAGCCCTCACCAATTCGCTGAGGTAGTACTCCATTGTTGAAGCAGTGAACTCAGCCGACACTTCCTTTTGTGGTTCTGCACCACGCAGGAAGGTGACAAGGTCTGATGCCACACGGTGATCAGTGTACATCTCACCATTGTAGTCACTGTACTCTACTACAGAGGCATCCACAATATCAATGATGAGCTTCTTGCCACCCTCATTGATGTACCACAGAGCACTATTACCGAAGTAGTAGCGCCCTTCCTGTGCTGCAGAGATAACCCGCTTGTACAGGTTGAATTGCTTGTCTGTGATTGGGTTTGCGTATGTTGCGATAGCAACACCTCCTTATTACACTTTTTATTATAGAGAGATAGTGTCTCTCTGATTACATTATTTAACCTGGGTAATCAATAACCAGGGATCATGGACAGTTATAGTCGATCCAATCAGACTGTATGGGGTATACCCGGGTGGGCTCGTTAAAACCTTTAAGGTTCAACAAATACCCACTAGTACTGGCCCTAATTTTTTTCTTTTTTTCAGCCTATTAGTTTTTTTTATATATGTTTTTATATGAAAAATTTTTTTCTATGTTTTTATACCTATAGGGAAATCGCCGGCGAAAAAAGATAGAAATATTTCTCTACAAAAGGTTGCTATAACACACATGCTTTGCTAGTATCTTCTCTGTCATATACATATCATGTACGTTAAACATATAACCATCAATGCCTAATACAAAAGGATAAGAAAATGAGTGACAACAAGAATATGTTGGTAAAAGAATCCCAAGATAATCTCGAACTGGATATGTTTGAGGATTATGAAGGGTTAGATGTTGAAGATGATATCTTTTATCAATTTGACTCTAAGACATACTATGGGGCTAAATCTATGTATGTTGATGTTGAGGATTATGATTTTGATAACTATGGCTACGATGACTAATATTAAACATATATAAAAAGAAAAACCCCCTGGATATACCGGGGGGTTTTTTTATATCTTTATATGAGTATTATTAGAATTTATCTAGATCATCAGGAAACTCTGTAGGATCAACAATCCAAGACTCAATCTCTCCATCCCTACAAAGATCTTCTATAACATCAAACTTGTCTTTGCCGGTCAACTCACAAATATCGTCCATCATCTCCCACTGTTCCACGCTAAAAGTATTAAAAACAACATTCCCATCATCATTAGAATGAACAGTTAAAATAAAAGACTTGCCATCATTTTCGTCTTCAGAATCCATGATATAAACATTGTCATCAAAAATGTCATCACCCAAAGAGTTAATAAACTCAATAAGCTTTCGCAAATATTCCATGAACACCAACTCTTGAGATACTACACATATAGTAATCTCTCAAAAAATAAAAAAATAATTTCGCCGCGGGAAACGCCGAAAATAAAAGATTATTCTTTAGAGTCTTTTACCAAAGTTTCTTCCCACATATCACCACAATCTCTACACTTAATAGAAAAACGATCTATAGCTTTATCTTTAGATCCAAGTTTAGTAACTGAATGATTTGGTGGGAAAGAACACTCCGCACAAGTTGTTGATTCAAAACTTGAACTCATATATTGTTTTTCTCTTTAATCAAAGAAACAAGATCTTGATTTAGCTTAAGTTTTTCTACAGCATTATCTCTACCTTGGGCAAAATTTTCGCCATCGTAATAAACCCATGCTCCTTTTTGAGTAAAAATACCTTGTTCCAATCCGAGGTCAAACAAACAACCGTATTGGTCAACGCCCTTGCCATAAAGAATATCAAACTCAGTTATCTTTAATGGTGGAGCCATTTTGTTTTTAATAACTTTAGCTTTTACCTTAATTCCAACAGCTTCTCCTGATTTATCTTTTAGGTCTTCTTTTTTGCGAAGATCTATGCGAACTGAAGCAGCGTATTTTAATGCCATTCCACCAGGAGTGGTTTCTGGATTACCAAACATAATACCAATTTTACTTCTTAATTGATTAAGAAACAATAAAAGTGTTTTTGTTTCCGATGCGGCAGAAACGAGCTTGCGCATAGCTTTGGCCATTAGACGAGCTTGTAAACCCATCTGAGCGGACTCCATTTCACCTTCAAGTTCAGCTTTTGGTATAAGCGAAGCAACCGAGTCAATAACAACAACTCCAACCTCTCCTGATCTAACAAGTCGATCAACTATTTCAAGCGCCTGCTCGCCGTAATCTGGCTGAGAAAATATTAGCTTATCCAAATCCACACCAAGAGCATTCATGTAGATCGGATCTAACGCATGCTCGGCATCAACATATGCGCACTTAAGACCCATCTTCTGTGCTTCGGTAACAACTGTTAATGCTATTGTAGATTTGCCCGAAGACTCAGGTCCATATATCTCTACTATTCTTCCTCTAGGAAGTCCACCAATTCCAAGTATTCTATCCAGTGTTGGTGCACCAGTAGGTATCGATGGCCATTTTTCTATATTAGTAGAACCAAGTGTTATTACTGAACCGGAACCAAATTGACGCTCTAATTGAGCAATTATTACATCTAAAGCTTTTGAATCATCCATGAAAATATTTTATCATACTTTCAGCGTCAAAGCTTGTTGCACTTCTTTCATCTTTTCCACAACTCTAGATTCTACAAATCTTAACTCTGCTTGAGTTTGTGGATCCTGTCCAAGCATTGACTGTCTCACTTGCTCGCGCAATTTTGTTAACTTCTTAAGATATTCATATGATGGTTTGATTGTTTTAGTCACTGTGTTAGCTCCTAATGTTGATGGTATAATTGATACAGAAATTATATACAGATAGGATACTTAAATGCAACACAAAGCACAAATGCGTGAAGATTATTATCGAGCAGTCTTTTTACTTAAAAATAGATTTAATACTGTAAATGATCTTGTTAAGTATTGGGCTTACGCGGGCGCGTGCGATCAAGGTCAACCAGAAATAGAAAACATTAACCAGAACTTGAAATAAAAAAACAAAAATAGTAGACTGGGATTTTACCCCCTACCCCCTACCCCCTTACTATATACATATATATTATAATTATATGTATATATATAATAATATAATTATATTAATATATAGGCATTTTAAAAAAGATTGGAGCATAGATGAAGTTGTACCAAATATATGTTCCGGATCTTAACGCCTATGTAAAGTATAAAGTATTAGAACCAGAAGAGATAGATTCTTTTATCTCACAACTTAACGCTAAAACAGAAAAAGAAAGAAGAAGAAAAGTTCTTCAATATGTGATATTTAATCTTAAAACAGAGATATCACAAGCACTTGGTCTAATGACAAGACCCGATGCAGAAAGATGCGTAGAAGCACTATACACTGGGTGTGTAATGCTGAACCCCGGTCTAGACATAGACTATTGGGTAGCAATTGCCTATTCGTTTGGTGCCGATGAATACGACTTATCAACAGACAGAAATTTTGAAGAACTAAAAAATATTCTAAGTAAAGTAAAAGAAAAATCTCTTAAAACAAATAAAAGCTTAGATAAAAATTCTTCTCTAACCAAAAAGATAAGTAAACAAAAATTTCTTGGTTTAGAGCATCATTTGAAGAATAATCTTATTGGACAAGATGAAGCGGTTGAAGCGATATGTGAAGCTTTATTAAGGTCACAAGCCGGTCTTAATGATACTAATAGACCCCTTGGTATTTTTATGTTTGCCGGCGCCTCTGGTGTAGGTAAAACACATTTGGCAAGAACATTGCACGAATATCTTTTTTCTGATGAATATCCAATGGTAAGAATTGATTGTGGCGAATTTCAACAAAAGCATGAAAATCAAAAACTAATAGGTTCTCCTCCCGGTTATGTTGGGCATGATGAAGGCGGACAGCTTGTTAATCAAATACAAAAAAATCCAAACTCAGTGGTGCTAATTGATGAAGTAGAAAAAGCACATCCAGATATTTGGAATACTTTTTTGAGAGTATTTGATGAGGGTATCATTACTGATGGCAAAGGTGAAAAAGTAGATTTCAGAAATACAATAATAATATTAACCACTAACCTTGGTAATGAAAAAACAGTTGATCATATGATAGGAACAGGAACTGGTTTTAATAAAAATGTAAGTTATCAAAAATCAACTTCTGTGATTCCAGTCAAATCTATGGTTGAGAGAAATACTATGGATGCTGCTAGAAAATATTTTAGGCCAGAACTATTAAATAGAATAGATAAAATTATTGTATTTAATCATCTTACAAGATCTGACTGTGAAAGAATAGCAGAATTAGAAATGAGAATTATTTCTGAAAAATTAAATAAAAAAGGTTTTAATATTGAATATAATCAAAATGTAATAAATGGTTTAATAGATGCCGGCATAGATTCTGTTAAAGGTGCCAGAGGCCTTGCACAGGTGAGAAGAGATAAGATAGAGACATCTTTAGCTAAAACTATCGTTAATAGCGCAATTCCAAAAGGAACAACATTTACTTTAGATTATTCAGATGATATGTTCCATTTTACGGTTATTAAACCAGCTAAAAAAGTAAAGACAACAAAAGCTTAATATTACTATTAATATCAAAGAATTAATTATGGAGATTATATGGGCATAGGCAAAGATGTTTCAGCTGCAATAGCAAAAGGGAAATCAAGTGGCAGGTCCATAGGTGCCGCAATTAGAAAGAACCCCAAAAAGAGCATGATGATTGGTGCCGGAGCAGTTATGGGTTATGGGGCCCTTAGAGGTAGAAGAGGTTCTGGGACTGGAGTAAGAATGCCAGGAGCACAAAGAGGAATAAGGAACTACTAACAATGCCCAAAATGCCTGGCAAAACGCTGCCGTATGTTATGGACAAACTTGGTTTAAGTGCAAGAGCCGCAGGAAAGTATATAGATAGTCCACGTGGCGCAAGATTAGTTAGCAAAGTAGAAAAAAGAGCGCCTTCAGCTTTAGCTAGAGTGTTTGCTGTTGATTCGGCTGGTTCAGCTAAAGCAATTTCCTCACCCGCAATGCTCAATAGAGCAAAAAACATTGCGGCAAGACAAAGGCAAGTTGCAGGTAGATATGCAGCAGGTGGTATTGGTCTTGGCACTTTGGGAATGTATAACAATAGATCAAGTAGCGCAAGAAGAGGTGGTCCAGCACCAATGACAAGAGCAAGACCAGGTTCAGGAAGAAATCCATAAACAAAATAGGAATAGTGATGAATGATTGGAAAAATTATACAGATGTAAATGGCGATTTTCAATTAGCCAATTTTCTTTATAGGAGTATAAATGAATTAATGAAAAATTCCTTAGATATGGGCACACTGCTTTGTGCTGACCAACAAAAACTTAGGGCATACAAAGAGCAAATTAAAAAGCTTTTTAAAAACAAATGGCTTAATATTGCAGACGCTTTGGAATATTTTGAAATCATAGAAAAGTGCGTTTGTTACACAGATAGATCAGAACCCTATTGCGATGTATGTAGAGGATCTAGATATAAAATATCTTCTTATCTTTCTCCAGATGAATTGAGGGAAGTAAGCACGTTTGTTAATGCTATTCAAGATAGCGAAACTCAAGAAAAGTTGCAGAAAGGTTTAATAAAACTTTTAGAAGACATTAATTAAAAATATGTTTTGCCCCCGTTGCAATTGCCAAATAGATTTAATGTCAGAAGAAAGTTTTGTTGATTATGATGAACCTTGTATAAAATTAAAAAAAGAATATTTTTGTACAACGTGTAAATGTATTTTGATAGAATCGTTTAAAGATTTAGATTTTTATAGCTCAGATTGGATTGATTTTAATGGCTGAAATAGAGAAATATAATAATAAAGAAAAATTTTTAAAGAGTTTTGAATCTTTGCGTCCTGATTTGTTTTTTCCAGAAAATTGGACCGAAGAAGAAAAAACAAAAGCAGTTGAATTGACAAGACCGCAAAAAACAAGATCAACAATGTTTTCTTCAATTCCAATGAACTGTGAATCAGTTAAATGCATCTTTGCTGCAACGTGCCCTTTAATAAAAGAAAACCTTGCTCCAAAAGGCAAGCCATGTCCGATAGAAATGAGTATGGTTGCACAATTTACCGCTGAATATATGGAGCAGTTAGATGTCCATCCAGAGAATTTGATAGAAGTTTCTATGATAAGAGATTTGGTAGATCAAGAAGTTCAATATCTTCGCAAAACAAAACTTCTTGCCAAAGAACATTTTATACAAGAAAATATTATTGGTATTGATCAAGAAGGAACACCTATTCTTAAAAAAGAATTACACATGGCTGTTGAGCTAGAAGATAGACTTCATAAAAGAAGAAAAGATTTGCGTAACCAATTGCTTGCAACGCGAGAAGCAAAAGCTAAAGCCGGACAAATGCAAGCTGATAGCGCACAAGCAATATCTGACATTCTATATAGAGTACAAGCTGTTCAAATTGAAAAAGAAAAAATGTTAAAACAAAAACTTGGCATATATGAAGTTGATGACTATATTGAGGCCCAAACAAAAGAATTAGAGGTTCCGCCAAATGGCGATAACGAATGATTTTAACATTCATCCATCAGTACTTCTTGCAAATGCTTTAAAAAGCACGGGTGACATTGGTTCATACTTTGGCAAAATAGCTTCTTCGCAATCAGATAGCGTATATCGGATCAGGCAAAGAATTTTTAGAAAGATATCGTCAATTTGAAAGTCGATATCAACAAATGCTTAAGACCGAGTTAGATTTATCAAAATCTAGTGGAGTTGACATTGACTTTTTAAAACGAGGCGGTGCAATAAATCTAGACGTTCTAAATGCAAATGTTAAACAAATACTTGAAAGAGAGTATAGAGAAGATGTTCTCAGACTACCTAAACTTTTTCAACAAGTAGGAAGTCCATCATTACAATTGCCATCAAGTAACAGATATAGGCATGCATTTAGATATTTTGTTGACAGTAACGAACGGAGAATTAAATCCAGCAAATATAGTGTTGAACAGAACAATATTTAACGTAAATCCAAATAGAACCGGTTTTGATGCGTTTAATCTTGGTACATCAAATTTAATGGGTTTTAGATCTTTAAATCAAATGTTTTCCGTTGATGAAACAACAGGTAAAACAACACTAAAAAATATGAAAGATGTTATAGCTGGAAGATCTGTAAAAATGTTCGACGTAGAAACCTCTGGTGTATTTAGAAATTCGCAAATAGTACAAATGGCTTTGGCTGACATTTCAAGTGACGGAACAATATCTCCTGGTTTTAATGCAAGTTTTAAATCTCCCCAACTAGGTGGTTTAATGTATGGGGAGCAAAAACCTTTTTCTGATTTATTTTCTTCCGGAAAAATTATTGGTTCAGAAAATGGTGGTAAAGAATTTTTGGACGAATCAACAAAAATGATAAATGATTTAATAGATTCAAGATCGGTTATTGCTGGTCACAACTTAAATTTTGACATTCAAAAATTAACTGGGACAATGAAGCAAATGCCCGCTTACGCAAATCATGAAGGTGCTAAAGCGGCAATAGAAAGATTGCATTCTAGTATCGAAAGCGGAGAAACAACTTTATTAGACACCCTTGAATATACCAGAGCTTATATGAATGATTTAGTTAATTCAGCAGTTGATGAAGAGTTTGCAAGAACAGGAGCTGCTAGAACAGATTCTGAAGTAGCAAAACTTTACAGACAGTTTATCTATTCTCCAGAAACTATGGCCGATATAAGAATAGGTGGTGGAGCAGCATATTCTTCTGTTGAAGCAATAGCTTTAAATACCGATTTAACCGCAAGAATAGTTAGAGACGCAGAAGCGGGAGACGAAGCCGCAAAAGTATTGCTAGATAAGATGCAAAGAGGATCTCACCTAGCAGATACAGACACAATTCTTCAATCATTTATATTAAGATATACAACTACATCAGATTCAGACGAAAGACTTCAATTAGCTAGACCGGGTGGTGGAAAAAGCAGTTCAGTTTACGAAGCTTTATCAGAAGATGCAAAAATAACTGCAGACAATATGAGAAAAAAAATATATAGATCTAGTGCAAATGTTCCAACAAAAAATATAGCCGATATAGAACATTTATCTGAATCAACATTTAATTATATATTGACAGATGAGGGCATTCAAAAGGTTACTCTATTTTCTGACGACGCAACAAAAGGTTATATTAGATACGACACAACAGAAGCAAAATTTATGCAATACTCCCCAGAAGGAGTGTCAGAATACTCTGGATCATTTGATTCAGTTAGGGGTATATTGGAAAGAGCAAGAGGCGGAGATTCTGGTGCTGCTAATTTAATTGCAAATTTTGGCGTAACATATGGGCAACAAAGTAGAGCTCAAGAAATGAGAAAAATTACAGAAGCAATTGGGGCAGCATCTTCTGGTGAAATGACAAAAGAAAGCATACTTGGATCAATAGGTAAAGTTTATAAAAACTTTTCATCTAGTCCATCTTTGTCTGAGGCAATAAGAATAAGTTCAAGCGGCAAATCTGCACCGGCGCCGTTTACAATGGGCTATGGAGTGGGTAGCCTAGATGAATATCTAACAAAAGCTATAGATGTAGCAAGATCAACAAATCAAGCAGCAATGCCGTACGGATTTTTAGATGAAAACAGTAGAGTGTTTAGCACAATTTTAGCGGAAGCAACACATACAAACGCCGAAGATGCAAGATTAAATATAATTAATCAATTAAACAAAGAGGGAATAAGTGAAGAAGCTAGAGCTAAATTAATGGCTGAATTGGATAGTTTAAGTTATTCTTCTTATATGGATATATTTTCAGAAACTGGTTTATCTCATTTTCAAACACAAAAAGAAGCATATTTAGGATTAAAAGTAAACGCCGACGCCGCAGCTGAAAGTACAATTGATTTTGGTTCAAGAGTATTTTTGCCCACAGAAGTTCTTCAGGATGTGGTTAATTCAGAGGCTGTTAAAGGTGCTCTTGGTGAAAATGTGATGGGAAGAGGTAGAGTTTCTTTAAGCGTTCTAAAAAACAAAGAAAATGAAAATGTTATAAATCTTTTTTGGCAACTAGATGCAACAGCAAAATCTACAGATTATGAAATCATAGCTAAACAGTTGGTTGACGACGCATTAGCTGCACATCATGCACGAGCAGCCGATACTGCAGTTGAAACCGGAATAGACACAGCAACAGCACTGCAAAAGTTAGGCGCAGAATTCCAAGCAGCAATCGATTTATCAAAAAGGGATAAAGATTATTTGGTAAAAAATTTAGCCTCAAGAATAGAAGAAGGTGGAATAGGTTACGCTTATCAAGGTGGAGCAAAAGCACAAAGAACAATTTCGAGCCTTTTAAGAGCTGGATGGGATTTAATAAATGATAAATTAATTAACGAAACAGCGTCACATATAGATGTTGTTGGTGACACCGTAAGAATCAGCGCTTTTGCCAACGAAACTGCATTGCAAGTATCTGGTAATGTTGCCAATATGCAAGGTGCAAATGCTACAGTTGTTGAATCTTTAAACAAAGCTGCAAATATTTTAGAAGAAACTAAATCAGTTGCGGAAGCAAGAAAAATTATGACAAGATCCAGACTTGGAGCTGGAGAAAATGTTGCGTTAAATTTCTTTATAAATAATAAAAAATTAATATATGGAACAGGACTTGGTATTCTTGCAGCTGGTGCCGGTTACTATGCATATGGTAAATATAAAGAAAATCAATTTTATAATGAAACTTTAGAACAACAACCAACTACTCAAAGGCCATCTAATTCAAATATGATGTCTTATACAATGCAAGAACCACAAACAAGTTCTTCGTTTAGAAGAGATCCATTGGTAACAGCTGGTGTAGTTGGAAATTTAGATAGAAATAAAATAGGTCATTATAATATGAGTTCTAAAAAACATTCTCATTTATTTGGAGGATAGATTAAATGGGATTACTAAATGTAGGTGAAAAAGTTGGTTCTAGATTTGGTGGCATGACAGGTCTGGCTCTTGGCGCAATAGGTTTGGCTGGAGTTGGAGCCGGCGTAGGTTCGTCCGCCAAAGAAGCGGCACTTGATATGGCATTTAACGATCCTAACGCAGATGAAGCTTTTATGGGCAGATCAATGTCTAGTGGGTTTTTAGCTTCCGCAGCTACACACGGAACCGCCGGTGCTGTTGGATTGAGCCTTGGAACTACAGTCGCTGGTGCAGCAATAGGTGGCGGCTTTGCAGCAAAGATGATACCAAAAACTGCAAAGTTTGGGAAATTAGCAGAATTTGGTATGGGTCGTAAATCTTTAATTGCAGCAGCAGCTGCTATTGGTGGAATGATTGGCATGGCAAAAGGACCTATGGGCGAAACCGCTTCTGTTTATGGTCCAGCTCCTTCTGTTGGTTTGCAGGCAGCTACAACTGGCATTGGAGCAGTTATTGGTGGAGCAATTGGTGGGCTTGGAGTTGGATATAACAAAGGGTTTAAAAAAGCAGCAATTATGGGTGGGATTGGTGCTGTTATGGGAGGAATAGCTGGGGCATCGGTTGTTCCTGCGGCAACTTTAGCTAGAGTAAGAAGTAATCAAAATTTGTTGACCAGTAGTCCATATAGCACTTCTTTGGGTATGGCTCAAGCATTGAACGCATCTGGCGATATTGTTCTCGGAATGCATAATTCAAGGAATGGTTACTAATGCCAATTAATCCAATGACCGGAATGCCTCAACCATATTCTCAAGAAGAGATGTTGGACGCTCCCCTTGTTGTGAGGATGGGAGGAAAATTACCAGCTACAACTGCAGGTATTGGTTTCCAAGCTGGCCGTTCTGCTAGAACAATTATGGCTGGCGGCGGTTTTATGGATGACGCTGTACGATTTGGGATTAACAAGAAAGCTAGAAGGTATGGAGCTTTCAGGCGCGGATCAATGACACTAGATGCAGCAGATTTAAATTCTGGTGAACAATTTTTACGCAAAACAAGAGGCTTAAGAACATTGGGTGAAAAAGAACCTATTTTTTATGGAGCCAGAGCAAATACCATAACGCTAAGACCTAGGGCTTTAAGAAGGGGGTCAAGCCTTAGTATGTTAAGTCAAGATGAAAGAACCTACACCTACGCTCAGGGCGTAAGGGGTTTGTTATCAAAATCGAGAACTGGTCCATTAGGTAAATTAGCAGAGGAAAGCGGAACAACAGCAGACGAACCTCTTTTGGGTCCTGGATTGTTTGGAGCAATAACAGCTGGAAGAAAAATGGATATACTAGAAGCAAAAGCTTACGCTGGAAATGCAAGAGCATTGTCTAAATTGGGCAGATCAGAAGTTGGCATAACCAGATTAGCCGGAATGAATAATCCTAGTATACTTGCAAAAACACATCTTCCTCGGACGAGTTAATTTAAATCCATTAGAAGCTTTTCCGGAAACCTACAGTTTGCCTAATATGGTTGGTCCTAGCGCAATGGAAACATCCATGACCTCTGCTGTAACTGGCAAAGGTGTTGGCGAAATTGGGACTAGAGGTAATTTATTAGCTTCGTCAATGGCTGGCAAAGGCACTCGCTATATGGCTGGATATTTTAGAGGAGCACAAGGTTTCGTTGATGTTGCTGGTCTTTCAGGTGAAGCACTTGGAGGAGCGCAAAAAGCTGTTGCCCATATGACCAAATCTTTAGGAGCAGAAGGAATAGTTGGTGCGGCAGGTGAAAAATTGGCTGGAGAAGTAGCCGCTAAACAAATTCTAAAAGAAGGAGTATTTAAAACTTTAGGAGCTAAAGGAACTATGTCTGCTCTTGGAACAAAAGCCGGCGCAACTGTATTGGGGGCAAGGGGGCTAGCATTTGCTGTCCCCGGATTGAACATGTTGGCCACAGCATCGTTAGTTTATGATCTTGGTAAAATGGGTGGCGAAGCAATTAAAAGTGGTATAAACTTAATTAGAGACGCAGAAAAATCTTTGCAAGGTTCTTTTAGTAAACCAATGTTTGGGATGGGTTACAGGGATACCGAAGCTGCTGCTACTTCAAGGGCTAGAGGTGTTATGGCTATACAAAATTCTAGATTAAATGCAAGAAGCGCATTAGGTAGCGAAGCCGCAATGATGGCAGCACATTTTGGATAATCATGGATAATAAAACTAAAGAGTTTAGAAAAAAACTAGAACAACTTTCTAGAGAAGATCTTTTAGAGTTGATAAAAGATCAAGACATAGAATTATATAAACAAATTAACCGAATTGAATGGGTTTTTGAAAATAAACTACAACATATAAACTGGGCTGATGGTACGCCAATTACAAGTAGGCCATTAACAAATAGAGAATTATCTTTTTTAATTGATGAACCATTTGAAATAGATAAAGAACTTTTGGAACTTGGAATATCGGGTGAACAACAAAGACAAATGCATGTAGCCAAAGATCCAGTTGTTTGGGCAAAAAACTTTTTACAAGTTAATCCAAGAGTATATCAAATCCTAATACTGAGAGATCCGTCGCTTAGAAAAGTGTTAAGAGCTGGTCGTCGTTTGGGAAAAACATTTACCTTAGCTATAACATTATTGCATTATAGTTATACACATAAAGACGGAAGATGTCTTGTTATTGCTCCAATGAAAACTCAAGTGGAATTAATCTATCAAGAAATTGGAAGAATAGCTGGCAAAAACGAAGCAGTTATGAATTCAATAACCAGAAAGGTAAGTAGTCCTCAATTTATGATGGAATTTTCTAATGGTTCCACCATAAGATTCTTTACTTCTGGTATGCGTTCTGGTGGCAAATCAGACGTAGCTCGTGGTCAAGAAGCACATGTTATAGTTTTGGACGAAATGGACTACATGCATACGGATGACCTAGATGCGTTGTACGCGATGCTTCAAAAAACCGCCGAAGATCAACCAGACAAAATGATGATTGGTGCTTCTACTCCAACTGGTAGAAGAGAAAAATTTTGGGAATGGTGTAGATCAGAAAGGTTTAAAGAATTTTGGTTTCCATCATACTGTAATCCTTATTTTTCTAAAGATCAAGAAGATGAATTTAGAGAACAGTATACGGAAATGGGTTATCGTCATGAAATAGAAGCTGATTGGGGAGAAGATTCTGAAGGCGTATACCCAAGAAAATATGTTGATAAAGCATTTATTAGCCCTTCATGGGATTATGAACCAAGTATAACTTCGGCAAGATCTTTTCATGTTATGGGTGTTGACTGGGACAAGTATGGCGCCGGAACAAATATAGTTGTTGTCGAAGCATGCGCCGATAATCACGAAGACCCAAGGTTTAGAGGAAGATCACGAGTTGCATATAGGGAAGAAATAGATAGATCTGAATACACCTTAACTAAAGCAGTAGATAGAATATTTGAACTTAATGATATTTTTAAACCAAAGCACATATATGTTGACAGAGGTTTTGGAGAAGTTCAGGTTGAACTACTGCATAAATACGGAATAGAAAATCCTAAATCAGGATTAAAAGAAAAAGTTAAAGGCATATCTTTTGCAGAAGCAATAGAAGTAAGAGATCCGTATACAAAAATGCTTGTAAAAAAAGAAATAAAACCATTTATGGTTGACAATCTTAGGCAATTTTTAGAAAAAGAAAAAATAGTTTTTCCTTCTTCAGACGAAGAACTTTATTTGCAATTAATATCTTATGTGGTTATTAGAACAACCCAAATTGGTAGGCCAATTTTTGAAGCAAGCGGAACCGCTATGGATCACGCGCACGACGCATTGATGCTTGCTTTATTGGCAATTACGCAAAATTATGGCGAGTTTTCTAAAGGTAACTATGCGATGAATACGGAATCTTTTTCAAATGATTTTTATATGCCAAAAGTTAAAACAGCAGACGAAGAAGAAAAACCAAAGTATGCAATAGTTGGAAGAAATAGTGGTTTATCTGCAACTAAGTTTAAAAAGAAAAGTTCTGTTTCTTCTAGAAATCAAAGAAAGATGTTTTAATCATGTCTGTCAATAATGTTGAAAATAATTTTAACCCTACTGATAAAATATTTGATGGCTATAAACCAGACGTATCTTTTTTTGAAGAAAAAACTAGAAACGATTTAATTATTGACCACTATCAAAACAGTGTGCCAACTAATTTAGATTATTCTTTAGCGCCAGATTTTTCAGTAAATTTATCTTTTTTAAAAAACCAATCTTTTCAGGTTTACGATTATATAGAGCAAACAATAAAATCAATAGAAGAACTTTTAATAAAAGTAGTTTATATAAATGAAGAAATTACTCCGGACATGGAGGAATGCCACACTAAATTATGGGAAGAATTATGCAAATATAATGACATCGAAATGTCTGAACCAGAATTTGTGTGCTTTGAAGAGTACAAATATGCAGAAAGATCTACCTCCACTGTAGCCAGAAGATTTATTTCAGAGTTTAATCAGATTTGTTCTCAAAACGCTTTTTCTTTTTTATTGAACTATAGATCTTTATTAAAAGCAATGTTAAATGAAGCATATTATATTAAAAATTTTATTTTGATAAATTTTGAGGAGCAGTATACAGATGATTCGCAAAAAGAAATCGCAGTACAGTTTGACGCGTGGGCAAAAGTCGCAACACAATGCACGAAACGCATTGTCGAGTCGATCTCATCACCAGCATCAGAAATTGCAGCTTCCGAATTGGGTCAAGTCACAGAAAAACAAGCCGTTGAATTTCAAGCATTTTTTTCGATTAGATTAGAAGCATTAAATGAAGAAATAGCAAATTTGTTGAATAGTTTAAAAAGAGATTATGTAGATAGTTGTAATATTTTTTACGATAGGTACTTAGCACAATCTTTAAAATTTAAAACCAATATAGTTTTGCCAATGGAAATAAATTTTTACACGACAACCTTTGCCAATAAGTTTCCAATGTTAACAGAAGAATTGGTTATAGCAACAAATATAATTAATGCAAACTTTGGCATGATATTAAGTGATCTAATACAAAGAAATCAAATAGTAAAAATTAAACTTGAAAAATGTTTAGATCTTATAAAAGATAAAAGAAAATATTCAAATTATATTTACCAATTATCATTTAAGGGACAAAATAAAAAAATTATTATAAAAAAGGTAACAGAAGATAACTATTCAGTTATTTTTAAAAATTCCCATACTACCTATAAAGATCAAAGCGATTTATTATCCGACCACGCAAGTTTACATAATTTGACAGAAAATCATCATCCCCAGTATCTGCTAAGGGATGGCGGCGAAATAATTGGAGATATTTCTGTAGCTAAAAATATAAAAATAGATGGCGTTTCATTGTCTGGTCACGCGCATACAGGAAACGATGGTAGTAAAAAAATTAGGTCGACAGATATAGATTACGATACACCAAGAAGTGATTCAACCGTAGTTGTTCCAAAAGTTAATACAGTACAAATTGATGATATTGTTCAAGAAATAATAGACGGCGGAGTGCCAGTTGTTGATGTTATTGTAAAAATAGAGGTAGACGATAATAATGTTTCGCCTAATCATGAATATGAAATTTTCGTTTATGAGGTTTAACTATGGCTTGGTTTAGATATTACAATTTTGACAACAATTACGTTTATCCTAATTTAAGAAAAAAAATAACTTTTTCTGAATTAAAAGAAAATATAAGTAAAGATTCTTGGATCTTTTTGAATGTAAAAGATTTAGATATTGATATTTATTATCAATTAAGTAAAACTAATTCTCAATTCACACAAACACCTGAGGTTGATCCAGAATCTTATCTTGTTGTTTATGAAGATAAATCGTCTGAAGTTTTTGATTTTACTCCTGTTAAAACTCATATTGTTGGTGATTTGCTTTATTTTAAAGCGGCAGAAGATCATGCAAAAAATACAGAATTAAAAAAACAATATAGTTTGTATTATAAAACTCCCAATTTAAAATTAATTAAAAAAAGAACACAGGATAGTTCTTATCAAAGTTGCGAGGAAACGGAATCTGAGTTTATAACTTCTGAAGAAGATGTGAATACAACCGCCGATGTAAGAAATATAAATTCAAACAATTACTATAATCTATCATTTATAAACAATGAATCCAATTGGAATGCAGGAGTATCTAAAAGTTCTGGTGCGTCTTTAATGGGTACTTTTACTGGACCAAACCTAAAAGTATATTGTGATAAAGGTCCAGATTATGGAAAATTTAAGATGCGTATAATTTCATATGATGAAAATGAAATTTCAAGCAATGAGGTTATCTTAGATTGGCAAGAAATAGATTTATATAATCAAACAAAACAAGAAAATGTTTTAGTTTTTTCTAAGACAAATTTATTGTTTAAAAATTATTTGTTTGAAATAATATCTAATTATGAAAAAAATATACTTTCTTCAGATGGAAAAATAAATATTAAAAGTTATAGTTTTTCTTTAAATAATTATTTAATTTTAGGCAAAGAAGAAATAAGCGCATCGCTATTGGGCAGAGTGGTAACAGGAGCAACCTTATAATGGCTGACATAATAAAAAAAGTAGAAAATCTAAAACCAGGTAAAAATTATATTTTTAGCGTAAGAACAAAAAATACAGACCTTAATGCTTACTCAGAAAATGTTAACTCTATTTTAGTTTCTATTCCAAAAGACTCAACAATCCCTGGGCTAATAACAAACCTTAACCTGTACGCGTCGTTTGAAAATGTGATGTTTGCTTTTGATTTTAGCAATGAATTAGACATAGCAAAATATGAATATGAATTATATGATAATTCTTCGGGTACAGGAACTCCTGTCTCAAGTGGATTTAATTTGGCTAATGTTTTTTCTGTAGCAGTATCAAACAGTACAGATACACAAACAAAAAATTATTGGGGTCGAGTTAGAACAGTTGATACATCTGAAAATGTTGGACCTTGGACATCTTTAGTTCAAACAGATCAATCAACTCCTTTGATAAACAGCCAATACATAAGTAGTTTAACAGCATCTAAAATAACCGCTGGAACAATCGGTGCTCATACCATAACTATGGCTGGAGCAAATTCAATACTTAAATCAAATAATTATGCGGCAGCAAATGCTACGTTTGGCGGAACCGGTTGGAAGATAAGCGGAGATGGCAAAGCGGTGTTTAATGACGCTAGCATTAGATCTAGTTTAGATATTGGTGAAGACCAGGGAACTTCAGATGCAACGTCATTCCACGTTGATGTTAATGGAAACATGTGGCTAGGTTCCAATAGCGCAAGCCTTGAATCAGCTCCATTTAAAGTTTTAAATACTGGTGACGTAACAGCAAATAGTTTAACGTTAACAGGTAAAACAGTTTTAGATCCAGATAGCACAGCATCAATATATTTAACTAATAATGAAAATGGCATTGGTCTTTATAATGACGCTAATACAGCTTTTTATGTTGACGCAAATGAACAATTTTCTTTAGGTAACAAATTAACCTGGTCAAACAGTGTTTTAACTGTACAAGGTGTTTTGAAATTAAGCGACGGTTCTGATGTATTAGATTCTGGAGATGTTTCAAATATAGCGCAAGATCTTGTTGATGAATTTGGTAACGCCATCTATGAAGATGGATTTATAGGCGGTTTAACTATATCTGCTAATACAATGTATTATGGAAACGGAAATTTTGCTAGTGGTGATACAGCTTTTTATGTTGGGAAAAATCCTGGTGGTCAAGCTAATTTTTCTTTAGGAAACAAATTAAGTTGGGACGGATCAACATTAAGTGTTGATGGAGAAATAAACGCAACATCCGGAAATATTTCTGGCGCCTTGGTTACGGGAACTATTGACGCAGCAGATATTAGTGGAGTTAATATTACTGGGGTTAATATTACTGGTTCAGAAATTAATGGAACTTTATACCAAAATCCAAGCGGAAGGATTAGATTGCCAACAGATGATAGCTATATAGCTCTTGGTGTTGATTACGCAGGCTCTGCAACACAGTGCTACATTTATACAGGTTATGATGGTGGCGTTGCTCAAGGTTTGAGAATTGATACGAGCTTTAATGGTAGCACAGTGATTGCAGGTCAAACTTGGTATATTAATAATGATGAATTTATTTCTGCAAGAACAATTGTTGGCCTTGATACCCACGTGTCGTCCGGAAGCGTGCTTGTCGTCAACGGCGGGGAGGTGTACAGGCAGGCCTCGATGAGGGAGCTCAAAGAAAATATCGAAGACTTCAGTAACGTAGGGTTGATAGATGAACTGCGTCCGAGAACATTTACTTGGAAAGCGCCAAAAAACGCTCACAAGCCGGAGACAGAAGAAGAAAAAGTGCGCAGAGAGTCCTCAGTACATATTGGATTCGTTGCTGAAGAGGTTGAAGAGGTCAGTGACGGACTACTGTCGATCTACAACTATGAAGTAGGAGGCAACGGAGAGGTCGAGATGTATAAGCACCTTGATATTCTGGCGTTGACCGTGGCTGCGGTCAAAGACTTGCGCAAAAGGGTATCAGAACTAGAAAAATAATATTATAATAAAATTGACAAAACCACTATTCAAAGATAGTATGTAATATACATATGTCTAAAATGATTAATAAAGAAGAAAAAAATATTTTAAATATGGAAAACATAAACAATCAAAATCTTGATTCTAATTTAGATATAAATATAATTATAGCAACATTTCAAGAGAAACTTAGTAATTTAATGACTGAATTAGTTATTAAAGAAGCTACAATTAAACAACAAGCAAATTTAATTAAAAGATTAAAAGGACAAAATTATGAGTGATGTAACAGATGTAGATACTGAGAAAAAAGATTTTTCTGTTGAGATTAAAATTAGTGAACAGAACCTTTCTTACAGAAGCGATTTTGCAGAAGCAGAAACAGTTTTTTGGCTGGAAGCAGTAAAAGATCTTATTATCAAGAATGCTTTCAATAAAGCTGGGCTTGAACAAGGTAACTAACTTATAAAAATATAATCTAATAAGTACTATTCTTATTAGAATTATATAGGAGCTGCCGATGCCATTAGTAGATTATTTGCCATTTCGTCAAATAGACGAATTTAACAATGGCAATTTTGTAGCCAAAACAATAGAGCCAGAAGACGTTGGTACTCTGGGCAAGGTAATGAAGGTGGCTTCGCTTGCCCTTGGCTATCATGGTTCTGTTTATTGGTATAATACAAGAGCCACTTTTGAGCCTTCTCCTTACGATTTTGACAGAATCATGCAGGCGATAGATACAGATTCTTATATTCGCCAAGCAATGAATAAGTATAAAGAATTGTTTTGGAAAGAAAATTGGCAGATAGTTGGAGAAAATCCAGAAGCAGTTGCCTACCTTTATCAAAGAATAGACTTTTTAGAAATGACTATGAAGAGACCATTTTTAGATTTTCTCATAGAAGTTTCAGATCAGCTTTTTAAATATGCAAACTGTTTTGTGGTAAAAGCTAGAGGCGATATATCAGATTACTTTCCTGAAAAACTAACGCCCGTAGGCGCAGAGCAAACAGTAATAGGTTATTATCTAATACCAACTGAACAGGTAAGAATTTTAAGAGATAGATTTAATAGACCTAAATCATATCAGCAAAGAACTGACCCTTTAACTTATTCACCGTCTATCAAAACTCCGGTATGGACTGCTGACAGAGTTATACATTTGCACTTTGATAAAAAAGCTGGGCGAGCTTTTGGTACTCCATTTTTAACAAATGTTTTAGATGACGTAATAGCATTAAGACAATTAGAAGAAGATATACAAAACTTAGTACACAGAGAATTATTTCCGTTGTACAAATATAAGATTGGTACAGCAGAACAGCCAGCAGAGCCAGAAGAAATTTCACGCGCAGCACATGAGATAGAGAATCTAAGAACAGAAGGTGGTTTAATACTACCTTTCAGACACGACATAGAAGTCGTTGCATCAGGTAATCAGCTATTAGATGCATCAAGATACTTAGAGCACTTTAAGGAAAGAGTTGCTGTTGGTTTGGGTTTGGCGCCACATCACTTGGGCATGATGATGAATGGGGGAAACAGATCCGTAACAGATAGATTAGATGTTGCTCTTTATGATAAGATAAAACAGTATCAAAAACAATTTGCTGAGATAATTAGAGTAAATATATTTAATGAATTATTATTTGAAGGCGGATTTGATCCAATTAAAAATCCGGTTGAAGACGGTGTATCTGATCGTTGTTATTTTAAATTTAATGAAATAGATGTTGATACTCAAGTTAAAAAAGAAACGCACGTAATTCAAAAGTTTACAAACTCAGTTATATCTTTACCTGAAACAAGAAAAGAATTAGGTTTAGATCCCGAGATTGACGAAGCAGAACTATTTGCTGCTATTCAGGCAAGAATCCAAATGGATCTTGCTACGCATCAAGCTGATGTCCAAGCAGCAACAACACCAGAACAAGGGGCAACAACTAAAACCTCACCGAGTGGTGGGACTACAAAGATTGCTGCACCAAAGCAGCCAAAATCAACAAACCTGCCAAATAAAACTCGCGGAGCTGCAAACATTATTAGACCAACAAATCAACAGGGTACAAGAACTTCTCCAAACATAAGAAGAACAGATGATTTATCTTGGTTATCAGTAGTTGAAAATCTTTTGGAAAAAGACTATACTGTGATATACACAGACGAACTAACGTCAGATATTCCAAAGGATGAAGATGGGTCTATTAATTAATTCAGAGATAAGTAAACAGTATCTTCTTGAAGAAGATGCAATTCAAGGTTTTAAAAAAGCTGTAGACAACAATCAAATTAGATTAGCTTTGCAGGTTCTAACAGAAATAGTTGATGCTTTCATGGAAGCGTTTGAAGTTTTAGTAGAACAAGAAGATACTCCTGTTGCTGAAGAAGTTGCACCGGTTGAAGTAAAAGCTGAAGAACCAAAAAAACCAACCGCTAAAAAAGCTGAAACAAAAGAAGAAAAAACATCGTAAGCAATGAAGCTAATAATTGGTTGTCCAATTTACAAAAGAGACTGGATTCTACCAGGATGGATTAAATGTGTAATACGTCAATCCATCGATATGAGAGATGTTGGTTTTATTTTTGAAACATCTCCTAATGATTTTGAAACTGTAAACTCTTTAATTACTTGGAAAAAAATAGATACAAGATTTCAGCTTTTTGAAATTAATGAAAGAAATGATATTCCTCATTTTGAACATGAGAACAATGGTAGACAATGGACTATGTCTAAATATCACAATATGGTTTCTTTAAGAAATTCTATTTTAGCTAAAGTTAGACAATACCAACCAGACTTTTATTTAAGTTTGGATTCAGATATTTTATTGGAAAATCCTAATACAATAGAACTTTTGATAGCTCACATAAAAGATGGAGCAGACGCTGTTTCTCCGCTCATGTTCATGACGCCAAATGATACTCGTTTTCCAAGTGTAATGTCTTGGAGAGACGAAAGCCATGATGTGGCATACAGAAAAGATAATTATCCTTTGGGCGATTATTTTAAATCTGATGTTATTATGGCCGCTAAAATGATGTCAAAAGATGTTTATAATAATGTAGATTATGAATTTCATAAGCAGGGTGAAGACTTGGGTTGGTCTAAAAACGCCACAGAAAAAGGCTTTAATCTTTATAGTGCTTCGTATATCTATGCTCCACACATAATGTCTAAAGATATGTATGCGCACTATTTGACAAATGGTGATTATAGAAGTAAAGTTTTACTTACCAAAGTTTGATAAAGTAGGATATATTTATATAAGATTGTTTAATCTTATAAAAACAAATTTACTATAGAGATGATCAGTAATAAAGGAATAAATAATGGCTTTTGATTTTGTAGAAAATTTCACCATAGAAATGCCAAACTTTTCTGAATCAAATTATAATTTTTCAGAAGCATTTGATAATAAACAAGGTTTAATAATCGAAGTCGCCGCAATACACGAGCGGACTAACAGCTAACTATAATAATTATTCTGCCATAGAATTAGAAAAAGCTTTGCAATCTTGGGTTGAACCATACCCAAAGCCCATTATCTTAAACCATGATCTTAATTCTGAGCCAATTGGCCGTGTTATGGCAGCAAGAATGGATAAAGAAGAAGACGGGTCTTCCTATGTCCGTTTGCAAATAGCTGTTACTGATCCCGTTGCGGCACAAAAAATAGCAGATAAAAGATACATGACTGGTTCAGTTGGCGGTAGAGCCGGGAAAGCAATATGTTCTATATCTGGCGATGATTTGGCGGCAGAAGACGCTAATGGCAAACCAAACATTGCTAAATATAAAAGAGGTAAAATTTATAAAGGCAAGATGGCTTTTGTCGACATGCAGGATATTTCTTTTAAAGAATACTCTTTTGTAAACCAACCAGCTGATCAAAGATCTGGCGTAAGAGATTCAAAAACTGTAGAAGGTAAAGCCCCAGTATCTGATTCAGAAAATTGGGTAGCAAGAAGCTCTGCATTTGTTTTACATATGGATGATGATGATATTGTTTCCATAAATGAAAATCAATCAATGTTTAAGAATATGAAGAAAAAAGAATCAAGGCCAGTTTATTTGCATCTAAAAGGAGCATTCCTTAGTGCAATGGCTGTCCAAGAGAATGAAAATGTAAATAACGAAAGGGTTTCATTACTATCTAATGAAGACTCTATCGATAAAGAATATGAGGAGAATCTTAAAATGGATGATGCTGCAGTTACAGAAGACATCCTCGCCGTCTCTCAAGAGCTTAGCGAAGACCTTTCTAACCTAGCGAATGCTTCTGTAAAAGAAGAAGCTGTTACTGAAAAACCAGAACAAGAAGAAAAAGTTGAAGAAGTTAATTCAGCTGAAGAAAAAGTTAAAGATACAATTGTAGAGGCCGAAGATTCATCTTTAGGTTCAGCTCTTCAAAAAGTTTTGAATGACACAATAGTATTTTATTATGCAGCTCACAGAGCACACTGGAACGTTGAAGGTGAAGATTTTACTGAATTCCATCAACTATTTTCAATGATTTACGAAGATGCAATTGGCTCAGTAGACGACATCGCAGAAAATATGAGAAAACTTCAAATGTTCCCAGTAACATTAACCGAATCTGTTATGAATGCATCTTTTAAAGATGATATAACAATAACTGAAGCACTTGGTTTGGCACAAGGTATTCTTGAAAAGAATAATATGGTTAATGCAAGCGTTCTTGCAGCTTTTGCAAGCGCAAACGCAGCAAACGAACAAGGCATTGCAAACTTCCTTGCAGAGCGCGATGACAAGCATAAGAAGTGGGCTTGGCAGTTGCGTTCGTCACTAAAGATGGACGCAGAAGACGCCGCTGAAGAAGCATGGAGAGAAGAAAACAAGTCTACAGAAGTTGCAGAAGCAACAGAAGAACAGGATGAAAAAGTAGTTGTTGATTCTGTTAAATCTGAAATTTCTGAAGAAAATAAAGAGACTGAAGGAACAGAAGCAGAGCTCACTAGTGAGGAAGTTGCTCCTGAGCAAAATGCAGATGATTCAGTCAACAAACTTCAGGCTCTTGAAGAAGAAAACCAAAAGCTTAGAAGCGCATTGCATAGAACTCTTGCAGAAAGAGTTGTTGATGCAAAGATTACAATTGGTATTGAATCCTATGAAGCTAGAGAAGAATTAATAGCTGATCACGTTAAGCGTACAGCTTCTTCTTTAGCTGATTCTTTAAGAGATCTTGCAGGTATGCCAGCAGCCAAAAAGGCAAAGGCAATCTTGCCAGAAATTAATTCTGAAATCGAAGCTAGCGAGAATGAGACAGGTGTCATAACTCTTGATAGACAAGATGAAGAAAAAGAAACAACGGAGACAGCACCGGTTGAGGACATCTTTGTAGATGCTCTTATGGGCCGTCGTAAACTTTAAAACATTAAGGAGATAACTTAAATGAGTTTAGCAAAATTTCGTAAAGTTGGCACCAAAACAGGTGCCGGTCGCTTTGTAGTTTCGCAGGGTATTGCACCTGCAGCCTACTTGCTCACACACCCAGGTCTTCCAACCTGGTACAAGGATTCAGAAGATGATCGCTTCGAGGTAGTTATTACCAAGGGAACCATCTTGTCTGTAGTTGCAGACAGCAACGGCGATGCCCGTGTTGTTCCTGCAAACGGTACATCCTCATCCAAGTCTTGGGGCGATTCAATGCCATCAACTTGGGACCCAATGAATGGTGCAACACCAAACTATTCTTCTGGCGCAACTGACACAGTTACTGTAGCAGCTCGCTCCATTCCAATTGGCGTAGCACAGTATGACCTCTATCGTCCTTTCGATAAGGGTACATCACAGGGTGCAGGTTTCATTACCCATGGTTACGTAGAGTACCCAATGGTTAGTGGATTGAACGCTGACGTAACTGTCGGTTCGGTTGTTAGATCGGACAGCATGGGACGTCCAGTTAAGGCAGCTGCTAGCGATTTTTATGATTCGTCAGCAGCCTATTCTTACCTCCAGGTTGGTAAGGTAGTGGAAGTAGAACAGTTTGCAACCAACTTTGATGATGGTCTACTGTCCTACATGCAATTGCCATCAGACCCAGGTGCTTTGAAGACCGTATATGAGCTTACTCGCTCAGGTACATATTCTGGCAAGTTGGGTATACGTTCCAACTTGGACGTTACAAATGTGATTGGTGCATTCCGCGTCAATCTTACACTTTAATAAAACAATAGCAGGAGGAAAGATCCTAAGATGAGTAAGACAATCCAAGAGCTCCTCTCGGGTCTCCCAGCATGGGAGACTGTATTAACCGAGGATGGGCACATCGATGAAAACAATAGAGTGACCATCAAAGAGGCTTTTGCATCACCAGATGCAGCAGCACTTTTTCCGAAGGTCATCTCTCGTACACTAAGAGAAGCAGCAGAGCCACAACTTCTTGTTACTCCGCTTCTTTCAACAGTGCGCCTAGGAAAGGGACGCTCCTTGGAGTTCCCAGCAGTCAACGCAATTCAAGCAGCAGAAATTCCTGAAGGTCAAGAGTACCCAGAGCAGGCACTCGCATTCGCCAAGCAGATTGAAGGCAAAGTCTCGAAGAAGGGCGTTAAGCTCTCCTTCACAGAGGAAGTCATTGCAGACTCCCTTTGGGACATCGTAGGTCTTCACGTCCGCGCAGCTGGTCGTGCGATGGCCCGTTTGAAAGAACAAATTGCCCTTAGCCGTTTCAAGGATGCAGCTACAATTGTATTCGACAACGACAGCGGCAGCTACCCTGATACAACTGGCAGAGGAATTGATGGCGAGTTCAATGACACACTCCACTGGGATGATGTTATTGACATGGCAGCAGTTCTAATGGCAGAAAATCATGTCCCAACAGACTTTATCCTCCACCCATTGATGTGGTCGGTATTCTTGAAGGATGCGATTTTCCACACAGGTGGTTCAGCAGCAGCCGTCAACACAAGCTGGGGTTACCGTCCAGATTCACCAAGTGGTGCACTAAACGCAACAGCTCCTATGGGCTTGAACGTAATTGTTACACCATTCGTAAGCTTCACCGCAAAGTCCGGTTCAACACCTGCTAAGTCAGATGTGTTCTTGATTGACCGCAATGAAGTTGGAACTCTTCTTGTCAAGGATGAAATGAGCACAGATCAGTTTGATGATCCAACTCGTGACATTCGTCAAATGAAGATGAAAGAGCGTTATGACATCGTAATGCTTGGAGACGGTGAAGGAATCACAGTCGCTAAGAACGTTAACCTTGCTCGTAACTACGAAGTAGGCGTTTACAATCAGGTAAGCATCTAATAAAACCTTAGGGCTAGTTATAGTTACGAATCCCTAAACTATAGGGGGTGTGAGAGCAATCTCCACCCCCTATTTTCATATTTGGTTTTTCCGTATTACTATTGATAACAGTAAAACTTTTTGGAGAGTATTGTGGCCTTGTTTCTTATTGACCAAGCAAAAGTTAATGCGTATAGCGTATCTATAAAATTTGGCAGAACAATAAAAATATCTTCATTAAAGAATGAAAACTTTAAAGTATATACAGATGTAGCAACTCCAGTACAGGTTACAGCACCATTTGAAATTATAAATACAATTAAAGATTATAATCAGATTTCTAGAGTTATTAGTCTTTATTGGAAAGCAAATTTAGTTGATGGGCAATCATATTATATTAGAGTTGAAAACCTTGTAGATTCAGCTGGTTCTATAGCGCCAAATGAATTAATTAAATTTACTTTTGTTTCTTCAGCGACTCCGTCGGATAAAGAATTCGTAGATCCAGGTATGGTTCCTGTTTTAATTGAAGATAAATCAGTTAGAACAGAAGCCGATATTAGTTATAACGTAGTTGCAAAAAATCCATTATTTTATATAGAAAACGTAGATCCAATTGACGGAGATTTTTATTTATCAAATGATTATAACTACGGAAGAATAACAGTAACATTTAATGAAAAACCCGCTTCAAACTTTTTAAATAATAAATATTTTTTATGTCAAAGAAAAAAAATACAAAAAGCTCCAAGCAGATGGGAAAATATTTCAACTAATGTAAGTACACATTCTTGGAAGTCAGAAGTATATATTGATTTTCCTTCATTAGACGAAGCAACGCCATCATATTTTACTAGCGGTAAAGATTATTTTGAACAAGGTTATAAATATAGAATCAAAATATCTAAAGATATTGGTATTTAATTATGGCTAATTTTTTATATAAAAAAGCTAAACAATCAATATTAAATGCAGAAATAAATTTTATTTCAAATAATTTAAAATTATTAATTATTGATAAAACACATTATACTCCAGATGAAAATACAGATCAGTATGTTTCTGATATACCTGCAAATGCAATTAAAAAAAGATCAAATAATATTCAAAACGTTACAAATTCTTTAGGCGTTATAGATGCAAATGATATATCTATAAGTGATTATAGTGGAGGATTTTTTGATGCAATAATTATGTACGCAGATACTGGTTCTGATTTAACTTCAAGATTAATATTTTTTATAGATAGTTCATCTGGTTTACCTTTTGATGTTTCCAATTCAATCACTCCTATTACTATCATTTGGAATGATTTATCTAACAAAATACTTTCTATTTAGGAGATTTTATGGCGACTAATTATCCATCATCTTTAGATAATTTTGTTAATCCCACCGCAACAGACACATTAAATTCTGTTACAGTACCTCACCATCAACAGCATGCAGATTTAAATGATGCAGTAGAAGGTATACAAACAGTTCTTGGTCTTAGTCCAGCTGGATCTCATTTGACAGTTAAAGATAGAATCATTGCAGCTGAAACAAATATTTTAAATCAATCGGTTTTAAATGGATTAACAGATGTTACTATATCATCAGTTGCAAACGGTCAAGTTTTAAGATACAACGGTACACAGTGGGTTAACTACGCAGAATCAGATCTTGTTGATGGAGGAAATTTTTAAAAATGGCTAATACTTTAAGAATTAAAAGAAGATCTAGTTCCGGTGCGTCTGGCGCACCAGGAAGTTTAGAGAACGCTGAGTTAGCCTTTAATGAAGCTGATGATACACTTTATTATGGCAAGGGAACTGGCGGGGCTGGCGGTTCTGCAACAAGCGTTATAGCAATAGCTGGTTCTGGTGCCTACATCACTAAGGGCACAGATCAAACAATATCTGGTAATAAAACTTTTTCTGGAACAGTAGCTGTTTCAACTCCAACAGCAAACGCACACGCAACAACTAAATCATATGTAGATGGATTAGTAGCCAATATTAATGCAAATGTTTCTAATGTTGCAACTTCATTTACCGTTGCTGGCGATAGTGGTTCAAATCAAACCATAACTTCCGGTGTTGATACTTTAACAATTGTTGGTGGAACTGGACTTAGTTCTGTAGCTGGTGCAACAGATACAATTACTCTAAATTTAGATAGCACAGCTGTAACAGCAGGTTCATATGGCGGTGCAAACACAGTCGCAACCTTTACCGTTGACGCTCAAGGTCGTTTGACAGCAGCAAGTAATGCAACAATTAATATTAATGCTGGTCAAATAACAGGTTTTACCGAAGATGCACAAGACGCAGCCGCTGTTCTTTTCACCAACGCAACCCATTCTGGCGTTTCTGTAGCTTATGATGACGCTAACTCAAAGTTGGCAATAACAAATCTTGGAGTTACATCTTTAACTGGTACATCAAATGAGATTTCCGTTTCTGCAGCTAATGGGGCAGTAACACTAAGTCTTCCATCTAATGTAACCATTTCTAATAATTTAACAGTTACTGGCGATTTAACAGTTCAAGGTAATGTCGTCACATTAAATGCATCTACTGTAACTGTAGAAGATAAAAATATAGTTCTTGCAAATACTTCTTCGCCAACAGATATTACTGCTGATGGCGCTGGAATTACTGTACTTGGTTCAACTAATAAGAGTTTTAACTGGGTTGACGCAACAGATTCTTGGACATCTTCAGAACATTTAAATTTACTCATTGGCAAAGAATATAAGATTAATGGAACAACTGTTCTTTCTTCTTCAACTCTTGGTTCTGGAGTAGTTTATTCAAGCTTAACAAGCGTTGGAGTAATTGACACTGGTATTTGGCAAGGTACGCCAGTTAGTGTGCTATTTGGTGGTACCGGAGCAACAACGGCTTCAGACGCAAGAGTTAATCTTGGCTTAGGCACTATATCAGTGCAGAATGCAAATAACGTAACAATAACTGGCGGATCTATCGACGGTATCACATTTGATGGTGGAACCTTTTAAGTAGGAAAGGTTTTTCATGGCTACACCAAATATAGTTAAGGGCCAAATTGCAATTGACCCTACAAACGACTTGCTATATTATGTAAATGAATCAAATACTTTAGTATCAACATCTCTATCGTGGGCAAAAAATAATACTGCAATACAAACAACAGAAAACGTTGTCATAGATGGTGATCTTACTGTTTCTGGAACAACTGTAACAGTAAATGCAGAAACGCTTCTTATTGAAGATAATATTATTGTGTTAAACACTGGGGCAACAGGTTCTCCATCACTTAATGCGGGCATAGAAGTTGAAAGAGGCACTTCAACTAATGTTCAAATTCGTTGGAATGAATCCACTGATAAATGGCAGTTCAGCAACGATGGAACAACTTTTTATAATATTATTGGAGAAGGATTAGATTTATCTGCAAATGTTACTGGTAATTTAACCGGAAATGCAGACACAGCAAGCAAGCTATCTTCCGCTAAAAAAATAGAATTAACAGGACCAGTTACTGGATATGCACTATTTGATGGATCAGCAAACGTCCAGATATCAACATCATTAATGTCTGAAACAACAAGTATAAATTCTTTATCTGATGTTACTTTAAGTTCACCCTCTTCTGGAGAATTCTTAAAATATAATGGCAATGCTTGGGTTAATGATGCAATAGATCTTGGCACAGATACTACTGGTAACTATGTTGCAAATCTAAATGCTGGCACAGGCATAAATCTTTTAAATGCTTCTGGCGAAGCTGTATCTCCAACTATTTCTGTCAATACTTCTGTAATTCAAACTAGAGTAACAAATGTTTCTGATACAGAGATAGGCTATTTGGATGGTGTAACGTCTGCGATTCAAAATCAATTAGATTCTAAAGCTCCAACTTCATCGCCAACATTTACTGGTACTGTTTCTGGAATAACAAAATCAATGGTTGGCTTAACTAACGTCGACAATACTTCAGATTTAAATAAACCAATCTCTACCGCAACGCAAACCGCTTTAAACCTTAAGGCAAATATAGCTTCACCAACATTTACTGGTAATGTAAATATTTCTACTCTTTTTGTTGATTCTATAGAAATAGATCCAACTGGGGCAACAGATGGTAAAGTATTAAAATTTAATTCTTCTTTAGGTAAATTTGTTCCAGCAGAAGACAGTGTTGCTACAGCAGGATCTCTTAATATAAGTGACTTAGCTGATGTTACCATTGGCTCTTTGGTTAATGGGCAAGTATTAAAATATAATGGTTCTGCCTGGGTTAATCAAACAGATAATGTTGGGACAACAATTAATAATTTAGATGATATCGGAGACGTAAATGTTTCTTCAAAATCAACAAATGATTTACTAAAGTGGGATGGTAGCGCATGGGTTGCCGTTACACCAACAAAATCAATGGTTGGCTTATCTAATGCAGATAATACTACTGATTTAAACAAACCAATTTCAAATGCTACACAAACCGCACTTGATCTTAAAGCAAACGCAAATACATCACCAACTATAACATTAAGTGGTGATTTAAGTGGAAATGTTACTTTATCAAATTTAGCAAATGCAACACTAACTGCTACAATTGTTGCAGACTCAGTTGCATTAGGAACAGATACAACTGGCAACTATGTCTCTTCATTAGTTGCTGGTACTGGGATTACGTTGACCAACGGAACGGCTTCCGAGGGCGGAACTCCTACTATTTCTGTAACATCGAATACCTATCAACCACTCGATGCTGACCTCACAGCAATCGCTGCGCTTTCGGGGACATCTGGAATTCTCAAAAAAACTGCTACTGACACATGGGCACTTGATACAGCGACTTTTGTAACCACATCAGATACTGGTTCGGTCACTAGCACGATGATTCTCAACGGAACAATTGTTAACGCAGATATCAATTCATCCGCCGCTATAGCTTATTCTAAGCTTACACTAACTAACTCAGTAGTTAATGCTGATATTAATTCTTCAGCAGCAATAGATCTTTCTAAGTTAGCATCTGGCACTTCAGCGCAAATAGTATTAGCTAATTCATCAGGAGTTCCAACTTATGCTACAGTTTCTGGTGATATAACTATTACAAATACTGGCAACGCACAAATAGCTTCAAATACTATAGTTAATGCAGATATCAGCACCACTGCAGCAATTGCTTATTCAAAACTTTCATTGAGCAACTCCGTAGTAAATGCCGATATTAATTCAGCAGCTGCAATAGATTATTCTAAATTAAATTTATCAAATAATATTACTACAACCGACCTACAGTCAGGTGCCGCAAGAGCAGGATTTAATTCAATTTTAAGAACAGTTACCTCAAGCAATACTTTGGTCTCTACAGACCTTGCTAAATTAATAGTAGCAAACAGCTCCTCGGATATGACCATAACTATTTCTACTTCTGCTACATTTAATGATGGAGATAGAATAGATCTTTTAAGAGCTGGAACTGGAGAGGTTACAATAGCTGGATCTGGAATAACAGTAAATGGCACTCCAGGGTATCGTTTGCGTGCGCAATGGTCGTCTGCTACACTTATAAGATTAAATTCAACTACCTGGGTGGCAGTTGGCGATCTAAAGGTTTAATTTTATGACAATTCCAGCAGGTAGTGCAGGACGGAGCAAGAAGAAACGCTAAACCATCTGTTTCAGCTCGGCACAAGTCAAGCTAATGTTAATTCCGCGATCACATCTGCTGGATTTACAGTAGGAACCGTATCAACAACTGATACTAGCGACTCTAATGCGGTAGACACTTTAGCTATTGCCCTTACGGATACAACTGTGGCGTTATTAGGGGAAGCTATTAATTATACAAAATACATTTTAGCTTCTGCACCACCACCACCTCCTCCTCCACCAGATGGTGGTGGAGGACCTCCGCCAGATAATGGTGGAGGAGTTCCACCACCACCTCCGCCACCAGTTTTTGCAGCTTGTGATAGTTGTGGTGGCGGTAGCGGTTCTATATGTGTTACAATCAAGGGTACTGTTGGATGTATATAAAATTAATTTATTAATTATAAATTAAGGAGTTATATTTTAAATATGAGTGATAATAATAATTCTTGGCAAGATGTTACAACTGGTTATGAGCAAACTCAAGAAGGGTTTTTTCAAGAGTGGGCTTTCTTTGAACAAAAATTTGGTGAATTTGGAACTCCAGGTTTTTCTGAACAAACGCTTCCTGCAAGATTTCCAGGAATTACTGGTCATAATAATGAAGTAAATGTTAGATTTACTTTTTATAGAGGAGAAGATGGTCAGCTCCTATTTGTTCATGGGTGTTACATAGATGAATATGATAATAATCTACAAAAACCATTTATTTGGTTGGCGCATCCAGATCATCAAAGACAGGGTCTTGGAACAATGATGGCTAATTATATAATTGAAAGATATAAAGCAGAAAGAAATGAAGATTTTACTTACGAAAAAAGTTTAAGAAATACTTTATATACAGCTCCAGCAGCTAATTTTACTAATAAATATGTTAACAATATATATCAACAAAAAAATAAGATGTAATTATTATTGTGACATAATCATCATATGACACCATGGCAAGAATATAAAAAAAAGTTAGGTCAAACCCGTCCTTGGGATATAGTTAACCCTAATGCTGAGTATGTTCCAGAAGAAGAGGCTAAAAGACGATTGTCTTTTTGTGAGACTTGTCCAAGTTTAATTAAATTTACGCATCAATGTAAAGAGTGTGGTTGTTTTATGAAACTTAAAACAAAATTATCAAAAGCTGAATGTCCTTTAGGTAAATGGTAATGTTTGATTTTGGTAATACTGAAACGCATGAATATAAAAATTATATAAATTTTGTTGACGAACAAACTAATAAGCCAATAAATTATAAAGAAATAGATAAAAATAATTTTCCTTATAAATATGTAGAAAATCAAGAACTACCTAAAATTTTTACTCAAGAAAATTTTTTATCACAAGAAGAATGTGAATATTTAGTTTGGATGGCGGAAACAGTTCTTCAATGGCCAAAATCATCTTTAAATTTTTGGGATAAAAGAAATTTTAATTTATTTAATGATCTTCCAAGGCATCATTACGCAGGAGTAGAAACAGCTAAATTAATACTTAGCATTCATTCAAAGGCAAAAGAATTTGTTTCTACTGCATTTGGTAAAGAATGTTACGCTGATCAAATTGGTATCATTAGATGGCCGCCAGGAAGCTTTCAACCCCCCCACATTGACAATGTCCCAGAATTAAATAGAGTTGCTGGTTGTGTAATATATTTAAATGATGATTATGAGGGTGGAGAAACATTTTATCCATATTATAAAAAAATACATACACCTAAGACAGGAAGCATATTTGCTCACGATAGTGGTCATTCTCATCTTCATGGTGTTACTAAAATTAAAGAAAAAACAAGATATACTATTTCTTCAACTTGGACAGAAAACCCATATCAATCAGCGTATGAGAAACAGATAACTTTTACTCAAAATTATTTAAATAATGTACAGCCTAATTGGTAAATATATGATAATATAGTTACTATTGTTTATGATTTTAACAGTTAATTTTAAGGAGATAAAATGGCTTATAGTGGCTCGATATTTGCTGTAAATAACACGCTTCTTCTCAAGAGGTCAGACGAATCTAATAACGCGCCAAGTTCTTTGCAATTAGGCGAGATTGCTATAAACGTAGCCGATGGAAAGTTGTTTTACAAAAACAGTACTGCAAATGCAGTAATACGGAGTTAATTTAATATCTAATGTTGTTGGCACAGCTAACCAAGTAAGCGTTACTGCAAATGCAACTTCTGGAGTTTACACATTAAGTCTTCCTTCAACAGTAAACATAGGCAATGTTAATGCAAATACATTAACTGTTAATGGAATTTCTATTGACCCAACAGGCGCAACAACAAATCAAGTTCTTAAGTTTGATGGAAATAATTTTGTTCCAGGAACTGATACAGGTTTAGCTGGCACTGTTTACACCGCAACCATTGGGGATGGTTCCGCAACAACCTATACTCTTACTCATGGTCTTGGGACTAGAGACGTTGTAGTCGTTGCAAGAAACGCCGCAAGTCCTTATGAAGTAATTGATGTTCGTTGGGAAGCTACAACAACTGGAACAGTAACATTAGATTTCTCAGCCGCACCATCTAATAATTCCGTAAGAGTTGGCGTTTATGCCGCAGTTGCTGGTTCAACAATTACAATTGCATCAATTGATGATCTTGGTGATGTTACATTATCTTCTCCTGCAAATGGTGATTTCCTTCGTTACAATGGCTCAGCATGGATAAATGATGCAGTTAATTTGTCAACTGACACAATTGGTTCATATGTCGAATCACTTGTTGCCGGTACTGGGATCACATTAGCAAACAATAGTGGAGAAGGTTCAACTCCAACAATTTCAGTAACAGCTAATACCTACGATGCTTATGGTGCCGCAGCTGCAGCTGAATCAAATGCATACGCCAATGCACAAATTTATACAAATGCAGCTGTAAGATCTTTTGAGGTTGCTGGAGATTCAGGAACTTCTAAGACAATAACAACAGGTAATTCTACCACTAGCGGTGACACTTTAACTATTTCTGGTGGGACTGGTTTGACGTCGGTAACCTCAAATACCGATACCATCACCCTTAACCTTGATAACACTGCAGTAGCTGCAGGTTCTTATGGCAATGCAAATACAGTCCCGAACTATACTGTAGACGCTCAAGGTCGCTTAACTGCAGCATCCAATACTTCAATTAGCATTCTTGCAAGTCAAGTTTCAGACTTCTCTGCTAACACAAGAGCACAGATAAGCACATCTGGCAGTGAGTTAAATTATAATTCTTCAACTGGCGTTATAAGCTTCACAAGTGCAGGAGTAACTTCACTTGCTGGTACAGCTAATGAGGTTGAGGTTTCAGCCTCTAATGGAGCAGTAACAGTTGGTCTTCCTTCAAATGTTACAATTGGTCAAGATCTTACCGTTACAGGTAACCTTACGGTTCAAGGCAATACAACAACGCTTAACACAGAAACACTTGCGGTAGAAGACAATAAGGTTCTCTTAAACTCAAGCGTAACAGGATCTCCTTCAGCAGATGCTGGAATTGAAGTTGAACGCGGTACTTCAACAAACGTTGAACTTCGCTGGAATGAAACTAATGATAAATGGCAGTTTACTAATGATGGAACAACTTATGTTAATATTGCAAGCAATACAGATGTAAGCACCGCCTATTCAAACTCCACATCATACACAGACAGTGCTATTTCAAATGTTAATAACACCATCGCAAATATCGCAACATCGTTCACTGTTGCTGGCGATACGGGCACAAATCAAACAATTACATCGGGAACAGATACCTTAACCATATCTGGTGGCACTGGTTTGAGCTCAGTTGGAAGCAACACTGATACAATTACAATTAATCTTGATAATACATCTGTATCTGCTGGCACATATGGCAATGCAAATACTATTCCAAGCTTTACTGTTGACGCACAGGGCCGTCTAACTGCAGCTTCAAGTAACGCTGTTAATATTCTTGCAAGCCAAGTTTCTGACTTTACTGCAAATGCAAGAGCTGCCATAAGTGTATCAGGAGATCTTTCCTATAATTCAAGCACTGGTGTTATAAGCTTTACAAACGATGCGGGTGACATTGAGTCGGTAACTGCTGGCACAGGTCTTAGTGGCGGCGGAACTTCGGGTGCTGTTACATTAAACCTTGCTAATACAACTGTAACAGCTGGTAACTACGGTGCAGCAAATACTGTAGCCACATTCACTGTAGACGCTCAGGGACGCCTTACAGCAGCCTCTAACTCAGCCATATCAATTGTTGCTTCACAAATTAGTGACCTTTCTTCAAATGCGGTAACATCTTTGACTGGTACGGCAAATGAAGTTGAAGTTTCAGCTTCTGCTGGTTCAATCACAATTGGTCTTCCTTCCAATGTCACAATTGGTCAAGACTTGACCGTTTCAGGTAACCTTACTGTTAATGGAAACGTTACAACTCTTAATACTGAAACCTTAGCTGTTGAAGATAATATTATAGTTCTTAACTCTGGAGTCACAGGTGCTCCATCAACAAATGCTGGTATTCAAGTTGAGCGTGGAACATCTGCCGATGTTCAAATTCGTTGGAATGAATCATCAGACAAATGGGAGTTTACCAATGACGGAACTAATTACACAGAACTTGGCGATACTACAACAGCAATACTTAAGTCTGAGATAAATGCAAAAGGTGACTTAATTGTAGGTAGCGCAAATGATACGCCTGCAATTCTATCAGTTGGAACAAATGGTTCTTTCCTAAAGGCAAATTCATCTGCAACATATGGTGTTGAATGGGCTTCAATCCCAACAATCAATGCAATAGACGATATTGGCGATGTAACAATAACATCTGTAGCTTCTGGCGATTTCTTAAAGTATAACGGATCGGCTTGGGTTAATGATGCAATTAATCTTGGAACAGACACCGTTGGTGACTATGTAGGAAATGTTACCGCTGGTACAGGTGTAATAATAACATCTGCTGGTGGTGAGGGATCAAACCCAACATTTGCAATTGGTCAAAACGTTGCAACTAACGCAGCAGTAGAGTTTAGCACTGTTGCAGCAGGCGCATTTACACTTGATTCAACTGGTGAACTTAACACATCAACTCAAGTTGTTAATGTTAATACAATTACAACAGTTGATAGCTTTAGCAAAACAGCTTACAGAACAGCTAAGTATTTGGTTCAGGTTACTCAAGGGTCAAAATACACAAGCTCAGAAGTTCTGCTTGCACACGACGGAACAGACTCCTACATGTCAGAGTACGCTGTTATTGAACTTGGCGCATCAAGAATACCAATGACAGTTTCAACTTCAATATCAGCTGGAAACGTACTGTTAAGAGTAACAATTACAGATGCAGCTTCAACAAATGCTACGGTAAAAGTTGCAAGAACATTAATAGCAGTGTAGAATATTTAGCAAGTATTAAAACTTAATAGCTAGTTTTAAACTAGAGGGATAGTGAACTTTAGTGACAGACAAAAATTTTATAGTAAAAAATGGGCTTGTTGTTGGCAACACTGCCACAATTAATGGCGTAGTTATTGACCCAGCTGGTGCTAGTTCTGGTCAAGTTCTTAAGTTTGATGGTACAAAATTTGTTTCTGCGGCTCAAACAATAGCTAATGCAGACGTAAGCGTTTCGGCAGCAATTGATTACAATAAATTAGCCGCTCTTACAAGCGGAAATATTTTGGTCGGTAATGCGTCAAATGTTGCCACATCAACAGCGGTAACTGGTGATATCACGATCACAAATGCTGGCGTTACAGCAATTGCTTCTGGGGTTATTGTTAATGCAGATATCAATGCTTCTGCTGCAATCGCCCTGTCTAAACTAAGCACCACTGGGGCTGCTTCTGGATACGTCATTAGTTATAATGGTACGTCTTGGGCCGCCTCACAACTATCAAATAATTCGTATAACCTGGATGGTGGAACAGCCTCATCCACATACGGAGGAATCACTTCTCTTGATGGAGGAAACGCATAATGCCAGTACAAATTCAATTACGACGAGATACCGCCGCTAACTGGACTACGACTAATCCCACGCTTGCTGCTGGTGAGTTGGGTCTAGAAACCGATACTGCAAAGTATAAGATCGGTAATGGGTCCACTGCTTGGTCCAGCCTTGCCTATTCGTCACTGCCATCTAACGCTATTGATACTAATACAATCAATGCAAAAGGTGATTTGCTAGTAGGTACAGCAGATAACACTATTGGTGTTCTTACAGCGGGGACTGCTGGGTATGTGTTGATGATAGATTCTTCAACTGCAACTGGTGTAAAATGGGCTGCTATCCCGCCTTCTGGTGGACTTGCAACCACTACAGAAGGTGCAATTATGACAATGGATATAGGAGCATAAAATGGCAGTTGGAGATAGAACAGAAAAACGTCTTGCTGGACCAACACAGCTGGGAACAACAACAACTACAATTGGCACTGTACCATCTGCAAGAGTTTGGGTAATCAAACAGATCATTATCTGTAACACTGATACGGCAGATAGAACGGTGACACTATCGATTGGTACAGCAGCAACAGCGGCTAATAGGTTTATGTCAGCTCTCCCATTAGGTGCTAATGACATTATGGTTTTTGATACAGCCCTGGTTCTCACCGCAGCAGAAACATTGCAGGGTCTAGCTGATTCAGCAAGCCTTGTAAATGTCACACTCGTCGGGTGGGAAAAGGAAGTCTAAATGGGCTTTGCTAGTGCCTACGGTCCAAAGAGCCTGAATAGTTATCAGTATGGCTCGGCTACTGGTGGTACCGCTATTTCTCCAGACCCAACAATTTCGGGGCAACAGTATCGCGTCTTGAGTTTTACTTCTGATGGAACTTTGACAGTTACTAAAAGTGGATTCTTTGATGTTTTGATGTTTGGTGGTGGTGGTTCTGGTGGTTCTGGTGGTTCGTCAGGATACAACTCTGGTGGAGGTGGAGCAGGAACAATTCTTCAAACTACGGTCTATCTTGCTGCTGGTTCGTATGCGGTGACTGTTGGTGCTGGTGGTGCAGGTTCTGCCAATGGTGGCACTGGGGGAAACGGTTCTTCTCTTAGTTCTGTTGTGAAATGTACTGGTGGCGGTCGTGGGTCTGGCTCTGGAACTGCTGGTAATACCTGTGAAGGTGGCAACGGTGGTGGTGGTTCGTTCAACTCTGATTCTGGTAATGGTGGGAAGGCACTGACGGCTGGTGGTTACGCAGGTGGAACTGGTGAAATCGGCGGTGGCTCTGGTGGTGGTGGTGGTGGAACAACTGCTGTCGGGTCAAATGGTGCTTCAAGTATTGGTGGCGCAGGTGGAGCAGGAACGGATGTGAGTGCTTTCATCGGTGGTTCTGCTCTCTACAAAGGTGCTGGTGGTGGTGGTTCTGGCGCAACTGCTGGCGGTGCTGGTGGCTCTGGCGTTGGTGGTGCTGGCAATACTGGAGCAGCAGGAACATCTGCGAGTGCCAACACTGGCTCTGGTGGTGGTGGCGGTGGTGCTGCAAATAAGGCTGGTGGTTCTGGTGGTTCAGGGATTGTCTATGTGCGATTCCCTATCACAACCTTCACAACGAACACCCCTGACACTAAGGCTGGGTACGGGACCGCGACTGGCGGAACCTCATCCTCTATCACCTCGTCGGGAATCAACTACACGCTGTTGACTTTTAGTTCTGATGCGACGCTTACGGTGTCTCAATCTGGTTTGTTTGATGTGCTTCTTGTCGGTGGGGCTGGAGGTGGCTACGCCGTAAGTAATGGCGGTGGTGGTGGCGGTGGTGGTGGTGTCGTTCAGCGCACTATTTATCTTGCGGCTGGAAGCCACTCAGTAGTCGTTGGTGCTGGTACTGCCGCCTCTAGTACATCAGTAACGGGTGGGTCGTCATACATCGGCACTACAAACAACGCAATTATTGCCGCTGGCGGCGGAACAATGGACAGCGCAATGGACATTGGTTTATGCGGTGCTTGTAGTTCTGGTGCAAGAGGTAGTAGTGTGACTGCTCCCAAAAACGCTATTGCTGGAATGGGCTTCAATGGTGGAACGGCGGTGACTTCTTGCGCTGGTGGTGGTGGTGGTGCTGGTGCGCTTGGTGGTAACGCATCGGGAACAACTGCTGGTACTGGAGGTGCTGGTGTAGATATTTCTTTGTGGCTCGGTCAATCGGCTGGCACAACCTACAAAGGTGGCGGTGGTGGTGGTGGGTCTGGTAATTTTACTGGTGGCTCTGGTGGTTCTGGTGGTGGCGGTCGTGGAACAGATGGAACAATCAGCAATGCGACTGCTGGCACAACAAACTCTGGTGGCGGTGGCGGTGGCGGTAATGGTGCTTACGCTGCTGGTGCTGGTGGTTCTGGTATCGTTTATGTGAGGTTTAGAACATGAGTGTTTCTGGTGGTCGCACACAACGATTGGTGACGCAATACGGCGTTGGGTCAGGTGGAAGTCAGGTTGACCCTACTGGAGACACCATTACGATCTCTGGTGTGTCATACCAGTTGCATACATTCACTGCTGATGGAACATTCACTGTTTCCAAAGCGGGGTGGTTTGATGTTTTGATGTTCGGCGGTGGAGGTGGCGGTTCTGCTTCTCAGGGAAGCAGCAGCAGACCAGCGGGAGGCGGTGGTGCTGGAGGAAAACTTCAGACCACCGTGTATCTTGCCGCAGGCTCCTACTCGGTGACGGTCGGAGCGGGTGGTGCTGGAGGTGCGGCATCTGCAAGTGGTGATTGGGGAACGATTGGTGCTGCGTCACGAATTGGGACGATTCTTGCAGTGACCGGTGGTGGTTCTGGTGGTTGCCCATTTGTTGTTGGAACATCGACACATGTCACTGGAGGGTGTGGCGGTGGTGGAGCTGGTTACACGGGGTACACGACCGGATATGCAAGTTCATATGCTTCGACGGATTATGGGTACAGCGGCGGAAACGGGTCAGATAATGCATTTGGCGGTGGTGGTGGCGGAACTGGTGGCGCTGGACAAAATGGAGCAAGCACTACAGGTGGCGCTGGCGGTGTAGGCACAGACGTAAGCGCATTTATCGGCGGAGCATCCTTGTTCAAAGGGGCCGGTGGTGGTGGCGGTGGTTCTACTGGTGGTGCTGGTGGTTCTTCTATTGGTGGTGCTGGTGGCGGTTCTTCTGCCGCAGGTTCTGCCGCTTCGGCAAACACGGCCTCCGGTGGTGGCGGTGGTGGGCAACCATCCGGAGGCTCCAGCCGTGCTGGCGGCGCTGGTGGTTCAGGAATTGTGTACATTCGTCGCCGTGTTCAAGGCGATGCCCTCGCTACTACTGCTGGATATGGTGCTGCAACCGGAGCTTCTTCCCCATCATCAATTGTATCGGGAGGGATCAATTATAATCTTTTAACCTTTACCTCAGATGGTACATTAACGGTTACAACCGCAGGTTTGTTTGATGTGCTTTTAGTGGGTGGTGGTGGTGGTGGTGGAACACCTGGTTCCAACGACTCTGGTTGTGGAGGAGGTGGCGGTGGTGGTGTAGTTGAACAAACTATTTATCTACCAGCAGGTAGCACCTCTGTAACAGTTGGTGCTGGTGGTGCTGTTGACCGTATTGGTCTTGCATCTCTTGTTGGTCGTGTTGCGGCAGTAGGTGGAGGATTTGGTCAAACATCTGGAAGTGGTGCCGCAAGTGCTGGTGGCTCTGGTGGTGGTGCCGCATCTCAGAATTCTGGTTCAAGTGCTGGTGCTGGAACACCAAGACAGGGTAACGCTGGTGGAGCAGGTAGTGCAATTTATCAAGGTGGCGGCGGAGGCGGAGGTTATGGCTCTGTCGGAGCGAATAATGTCGTGGGTTCTGCGGCTGGAAACGGTGGTTCTGGATTTAGTCTTTCAACATTTACTGGTGGCACAGTAACAACAACTGTTGCTGGTGGTGGTGGAGGTGGTGGGGCAAACACTACCAATGGTGGTTCAAATGGCACTGGCGGCACTGGTCAAGATGGTGGAGGTAATGGTGCTGGTGGTTCTGTTGCAACTGCTGGTGCAACTAATCGTGGTGGCGGTGGTGGCGGTGGTAGACGAGATGGTTCGCCAACGTATGCCGCTGGTGCTGGTGGATCAGGTATCGTCTACGTACGTTACAGAACTTCATAAATGATATAATAGGAGGATATATGAGTCAATACTTTGCACAAATAGATGAAAATAATATAGTCACCCATGTCGCAGTGGTCATGGAGGACTTTCTTAAGGCCAACCCTGATCGTTATCCAGGACGTTGGGTTGAAACCTTCTTTGACACTGAGGGCAAGACCTACGCTGGTATTGGCTTTATCTACGACGAAGAATCAGAAGATTTCACTTCACCAGTAGCACCTGAGGTTGTTGAATAATGCCTCTTTCATCTGTTCTCGGCGCATCATCTTCGATTAGACCAGGAGTCGTTACTTCATCTACTCGCCCATCTGTTCCTTATGTTGGTCAACTCATTTTTGAAACCGATACCAACCGTTTGGCTGCTTATAACGGAAGTGCATGGGTTACGCAGAATGGTTTGCAATATATTGCTGGAGCAAGTTTTAGTAGTTCTACATCAGTTAGCATGGCAACTGGGGTTTTTACTTCAACTTATAAAACATATCAAGTTATATTTCAAATAACAAGTTGCTCTGATGGTCAAATTTCAGTTCGCGTTAATAATGCTGGCTCGGCTAGGACAGGTTCTAGCTATTATGGAAATGTTCAAAGATATCCATATAGTGGTTCAACAGCAATTAATCAAACAAATGCAGGAACTTCAGTAAATATTGGTGCAACATCTACAATTCGTCTATATTCTGCCAATATGACAATTTTTAACCCAACTGAAGCAACAACAAGAACAACTTTTGCACTGACTGGTTTTGGTTGCGATGATGCTAATAGTTATGCAAGTATTAGCGGGGGAGGAACTTATCATGTTGCAGAAGCAAATGATGGTTTAACATGGATTGCTACTGCTTCTATAACAGGATTCTATCGTGTTTATGGATACTCAGATAATTAGGAGATATTTTAATGGCTATTGACTTTCCAGATTCCCCAACAAGTAATCAGATATATACATCGGGTGGAAGAAGTTGGATTTGGAATGGCTCTTCTTGGGATATAAATATATTATATAAATTTGGATATTTTCTAGTGTTATGATATAATTTCATTATGTCTATAGAACAACAACAAATTAATATAACAATTCCAAAAGAAAAAATCCAAGAATGGAATGTTTTTTTTGCTCTTCCTTGTTATGATTCGCACGTAACAGAACCTTTTATGATGAGCTTTTTACAAGCTCTTTTATATTATAAAGAAATTGGTTTAAAGTATTCAGTTTGTACAATTTCTGATTCTTTAATTAATCGTGCAAGAAATAATCTTGTAGCTAAATTCATGGGCAACGAGTCTTTTACCCATATGGTTTTTATAGATGTAGATTTACAATTTGATAAAGAAGCAATTCTTAAACTTTTGTGGCATGATAAAGATGTAGTGACAGCTTCTTATCCAATTAAAGAAATAAATTGGGATAAAATAAAAGAAGGTGCAACAGAAGGTTTAGAAGCAAAAGATCTGATGGAGTATGCCACAAGATATGTCGTACATATGGTCAAACCAGGAGAATCACAATTAAATATCGATAATGGTGCGATAGAGTGTTATGAAGCTGGGACTGGTTTTATGTTAATTAAACGTCAAGTCTTTGATAAGATGTTTAAAAAATACAAAAAATTAAAGTATAATGATGACACTGGTGCTTTAAATGGTGTAGAAAAAAATTTTTCTTATGCGTTGTTTAATTCTTATGTAGATGAAGATGGTAGATTTTTGTCGGAAGATTATGGCTTTTGTAGATATTGGCAAAAAATAGGTGGAAAAGTTTGGGTTGATCCAACTATTAATTTAACACATTTTGGTCGTATTAAATACGTTGGAAAAATGTTAGAATTCTTAAAAAGAATAACACAATAAAATTTATATAATTTCATTACTATAAAATTGGTTTGTACCCAATACTATAATTTTCAAAACCGATTTTAATAGGAGTATCATGGCCCGTTTAAGAACTGAGACCGCACCAGAAATTACAGTATACGACGAATCCGTTGTATTTAAAGCAGCAAGCGGAGCTACTGCACCACTAGTAGAGTTTAAAAATTCTAGTGGTAACGTTGTTGCAAACATCGCAGCAAATGGTGTTTTAAATGTTAGTTCAATTGTAGCTTCTAGTGCAGGAAGTAGTTCTACCGATCTTGCTACAAAAGGTTATGTAGATGGCCTTCATGCAAACGCTCAACCCCTTGATACAGAACTTACCGCACTTGCTGGGTTAACTAGTGCAGCAGACAAAATGCCATATTTTACCGGTTCAGGCACTGCTGCTTTAACTGATGTTACATCTGCTGCACGCAGCATTCTTGATGATGCCTCAACTTCAGCAATTAGAACAACTCTTGGAGTTGGCACATCTGACAGTCCAACATTTGGTGGTGTAACAGCAAATACTGTTACAATCGGCACTAGTGCAGCTGGAACAATTAATACATCTTCTGGTAACTTGACAGTTGCTTCAACCGGAGGGTTAATAACAGTTGCTAATAATTTAGTTGTTTCTGGTAATTTAACTGTTTCTGGGACAACTACAACTATTAATACCACAACTCTCAGCGTTGCTGATAATATTGTTACCCTTAACAGCGATTTTACAACCGGTACGCCAACAGAAAATGCTGGTATTGAAGTTCTTCGCGGGTTATCCAACACCGTTGCTGTTCGTTGGAATGAAACCAATGACATATGGGAATCCACTAATGATGGAACCACTTACGGTAATATAGTAACAACAGCAGATTCCGGCACGGTAACTAGCACAATGATTGCAGATGGGACGATTGTTAACGCTGACGTAAACGCGTCTGCAGCAATTGATTTTAGCAAATTGGCAACACTTTCAAGTGCCAATATTTTAGTTGGTAATGCAACTGGCGTTGCTACATCTGTAGCGGTTTCTGGTGACGTAACTATTACAAATACTGGCAACGTACAAATTGCTGCTGGAGCAATAGTTAACGCTGATATATCTGCTACAGCAGCAATTGATCAAGGTAAGATAGCTGATACTATAATAAATGCACAAACAGCAAGCTATACTTTAGTTTTAACTGATAAAAATAAACTTGTTGAATTAAGTAATGCTTCGGCAACAACTCTTACGGTTCCAGCTAATACTTCGGTTGCTTTCCCTGTAGGTGCACGCATCGACATTTTACAAACTGGCGCTGGTCAAATAACGGTAGCTGGTGCTGGTGGTGTAACAGTAAACGGAACCCCTGGTCTTAAGCTACGTGCTCAATGGTCTGCAGCAACGTTAACCAAACGTGCTACGGACACATGGGTTTTAATTGGAGATCTAAGCGCTTAATGCCTAGTAGAGGCATTTTTGCATCTCGCAGCGGGGGGATCCCCGATGCTCCTACGAGCGTTTCGGCTACCGCTGGTAACGCACAGGCGACAGTAACTTTTACCGCATCGACGTATAAAGGTAAATCTGGTTCTGTAACTTATACTGCGACTTCATCGCCAGGAAATTTTACGGCATCGGGGTCTTCTTCTCCTCTTACTGTAACTGGTCTAACTAACGGAACCGCCTATACTTTTACAGTTAGAGCTACATCATCGACTAGTGAAACGGCTACGTCTTCTTCGTCTGGTTCTGTTACACCGGTTCCTCCACCGTTCTCTGTGGAATATGTTGTTGTTGGTGGAGGCGGCACTGGGCGTACTGGAGGTAGCAGCGGAACATATTATGGCGGAGGAGGCGGTGGTGCTGGAGGATACCGTTCTTCTGTGTCTGGCGAATCAAATGGCGGTGGTCAGCCGCTTGAATCAGCATTATCAATCAACGCTGGAACTTCTGTTACCGTCACAGTTGGCGGTGGTGGTAGTAATTCGGTGTTTAGTAGCGTTACCGCTACGGCTGGTGCTAATTCAGGGAGTGGCACAGGTGGAAATGCTGGCTCATACGGCTATTCTGGTGGTTTTGGACCCGGCGGCGAGGCAGGTGGTGGTGGTGGTGGTGGAGCAGGCGGAGCAGGGGGAAATGGGTATACTCTGAACGGATACCAGCCATACGCAGGTAATGGTGGCGCTGGAATATCTAGTAGCATAACTGGATCAGCGGTTGGTCGTGCTGGAGGCGGTGGAGGTGGAGCTGAATATAATGCTGGAAGCGCTAGTTCTGGAGGTTCAAGCGGTGGAAGCGGTACAAACGGCACAGCAAACACTGGTGGAGGCGGAGGCGGAGGTGGAGCACAATACTCTGCGTGGAGTAACACTCCTGGCCTTGGTGGTTCAGGAATTGTAATCATTCGTTATTCAAGCAGCATGCCAACTATTTCATCTATCGGTGCAGGTTTGACATACTCAACATCTACTTATGGTAGCTATAGATATTATCAATTTACTGCTGGAACAGGAACGGTGACTTTCTAAAATACGCTGGTCGAATACAATAATTGATATTACTATTGTTATATACAATCTTTAATTTTGGAAAAACATGCGATACAACGAACCTATTTCATATAATTCTTCTAATGTTACGTACAATGGAACAATTTTAATATACGCAAGTAGTTTAATAAATCCAATTGTATTAAACAATATAACAGTATTTTACGCTAATAATGAAGATTACTCTAATTCAACTACAATTGGCGTTTTAAGTATTGATGTAAATCCAGAAGGAATTATTTCCATTGAAGTTTTAGATGAAGACGTAAGCGCTATTGCGTCCGCCCAAGTAATATCTATTACTACAAATGGCGAAGTATCTATATTAGGCTAAATATAGTTACTATAAAAAATATTAAACTTGGAGATTAAATGTTAACAAACACGGTTCTTGTAAATGATAAAATAAGAATAAAGGTAAAATTTGTTGACGTAAACAACCTTACTGGTGAACAGATTTTAGTTAGCCCCACTTCTGTTTTGGTCGCTATATATAAATCAGATAATACAGAAATTGTTTCAACTAGCGCGACATCATTAACTAGCTCTGAATATTATTATGATTTTACTCCAACTGTAGCTGACACTTATAAAATAGTTTTCATTGGCAATATCCCTGGTGGAAGCTCTATAACAGTAAATCAACAGTTATATGTCAGCACATCAACCGATGAATACAAACCAAAAATAACTTTAAAAGCAGATGAAATAATTACATTTGCACCAGATGTTGATCCAATTTATTTAAACCCAGAAGAAATGCAAGCATATTTTCCTGAAGCATCTTTATTGGAAATAGGAGAAATAATACATTTCCATTCTATGGAAGTAAGAGATATTTATGGGTTTAATGATTTTTATTCAGCATCAAATATTAATTACACAAGTTTGGAATATATAAAAGCAGCAACAGCGTGCGATTTAAGTAGAACATATAGTTATGGTGGTGATGATGACGTATCTGTCCAGCTTGGTGATTTAACTGTAACTGCTCGAAATCTTCCAAGAACAAATATAAGCAGAGGCAACGCCGTAACCTGGTGTCAAATAGCCGCTGCTCTAAGAAAAGAAATGTTAGCTGGAATAACCGGGGCGAGAGGAGTTCAGCCTAAAGGTATACCAACACTCCCAATAGTAAATGCAGGCAAGTATATAGACCCAGACACAGGAAGAGTTACATATCTAACCGAAAGGGATATATACGGGGCTAGCAGAAAGAAAGAACTATCGTATGACCCAATGCCAAAGAGGGGTCTACATAATTATGATTAATCTTGAAAAATCTTTTTTAAACATTTTAAAAAAATGGGGCTATGATGTTTTTATACAAAGAAAAAAACCCAATGGTAATTACGAAGAAAACTTACAACAAGTAACTACTAGAAGTGTTTTTCAAAAAGGAAGATTTTTAGCCAAATCTGTTGATGAAGAAGCAGAAGGTATATTGGTTAATTCTGATATTGTTTATTATTTTGAAGGCTCAATTAATCCAGGAGAAGGCGATAGAATATATGAAATGATTCCTAACGCCGCAAATAAATATACAATTTACGTAATAGATACAAGTGCCCCAATTAGAGGAAAAAATGGAAAAATAGTATATTGGACTGTTGGGGCGACTAGAGAAAAACAGGTTTAAAGTGTTAATAGTAAAAAAGAATCAACAACTTAAATTTAAATTTACTTTTGTTGCTGATGCAAAAGATGTGTCAAGTACGTCTACTAATACTAAAAATATTTCATTTAAACAAATTTTAAATGGTAAAGCAACAATAACAACAGTTGTTAATCACGGTTTTCAAATTGGTCAAGCCGTAACAATAGCCGGTGTTGATAGTATTTTTAATGGAATACATACAATAGAAGAAATTACTGATTCAACATTTTCTTACAGAACTATGGAATCAAATGTTTCAGTTCAAGTTTCTGGTGGGACAGCATCAGTTAAGTCATATTTGTTAAATGGTGGATTATCTTATGATCCAATAGCGGGTGGCTCAGATGTGGTTGTAAGCGTCTATAGAGGTCCAGATCAATCTGGAGCGCTTATAGGGTCTCCTATTTCATATAAGTACACAGATGCAAATACCAGTCCTAACGCTTATATCCAAAGAAATGGAACAACTGAATTTGTCTTTAATTATAAGATACCAGAAAATATAGAAGCCCAAAATTCTTTGTTTAACGGCATATATACCGTCGTTGCTAAAACATTTATTAATGGTAATCCGCTTAGTTCAATAGCGCAATTTGAATTAAAAGATACATTATATGATTTAACTTCTGGAACAGGGCAAGGAAACAAATCTGCCACAATATCCTATAAACCATCATATGATGATTTGAATCAAACAAACATGCAATCAATCTTATTAATTGGTCATGGTGATGGAATAGAAATAAATAATCCAGTAAAGATAAGTTCTATACAAAACGCAATAGATTTATTGTCTGGCAATAAAAACAGCCCCCTTCTAAGAGGCGTGCTAGATGCGTATGGGGCTGGAGCAAGAAACATTTTTATCTGTGCAGCAGCGCCGATGTCAGAGTATGTGCCAAGTGTTCCAGATAGAAATACAGCATATGCAATTTTTAGTGAAAGTCAATCTAATGTTGTACCACAAACTTTTTATGAAAAATATTATAAAAGATTAATTGAAACTTATAAAATAATAAAACAATTAGATTATATTGATATAGTTGTTCCGCTAGAAGCTTCCATAATTAAAACAGAAGGTGTAGATTTTCTTTCGCAATTAGCTCACTATTGCCATGATTTTCATAACGAAACAGGCTATGTACAAATGGGGGTGATTGGAAGTAGGACTAATGGAATAAATGCAAATGATATAGAATTAATTAAAAATAGCAAATATCTTAAATATAAATATACAACTTTTATAAATACTACCTCTAGCACACAAATAGCTTCAGATATTGGCAGATATGTTATGCCAGTTTACGGAGAGGCAGTTTTTTCACACATGCAAATAGATTCCACCTATACTGCTTCGGTTGCCGCGGCAGTTGCTGGGATGGTAGCCCAATCTGATTTAAATATGGGTTTAACAAGAAAAAGAATTCCTGGAGCGTTATCTTTATATGGAGTTGATTTAACATCAACACAATTAAACGATCTAGATTCTATGGGAATAAATACTATATATAGAGGGGTTAAAGCTCGTAGAGGTAATGTCTATGAGGTTTATTTAACTGGAGACTATACTTTGGCAAATGCTAATTCGGTATTTTCAAAGCTTCCACAAATGAGATTAACATCTTTTGTTGCTAGTCAAGTTAAGGCTTATGGATATGACTATATAGGCAAATTTGGCTATGACAAAGTGGTAACAAATGTTACTAATATGTTAGCTATTTTAAAGAAAAATAAATCAATTATTGATTATGAATTTAAAGCTGAACAATCAACAAGCGAAAAAGGTTTATTAATATTAAATATTAATTTAACATCTTCTTTAGGTTTGAAAAAAATAAATCTTTCTTTATCAGCAGGACCGGCAGCGTAACATGGCACAACTTCCGATAAACATGCCTATACTTGGGTTTGCAGATGCGATGGATAAATCACGTTTTGCAAATATTCTTCAGTCTGAAGGAAATTTATCATATTTAGAATTCATTTCAGCAGTAAAATCTTTATGGGAGCAAAGTTTTCCAAACTATCCTATAAAGGCAACTAGTAGCGCAGAAAATTCTTTTACTTGGTTTAATCCAGCAACTCAAGAGTATGATTCAACAGACGCAATAATAGTCTATTCTTTAGAGTTAAGAAAAGCTCATTCTGTAGAACCAAAACCTAGAATGAGACAAATAACAAATAATAATATATATGTTTATGGGCAAAGATTTCAAAATGTTGTAGCATTCACGGCTATGTCTCCAGTTGGTAAAAGACTAGGATCTAACCCAGACTCAGGTTGCGACGACCAAGACAACGCTTATCTTGTTGAGTCTTTAATAGAATCATTTGAAGATTTTATGTTGGAATATACGCCTATCTTTAAAAAGATAGGAGCTTCAGAACTAGTATATTCAAGAAGGCTTTCGGACTCAGAGGTCAATAGAGACGTAAAAGACGTACATAAAAGAACCGTAACGTACATGCTGACTACTGAAAAAACCTTTGCGGCACAGGCAAATACAATAGAAAAGATCGCGGTAGACGTAAGACAATTTATGGCTTACGAATCAGAACTATTAAATGGCGCAACTCCAAACTATCAAGATATACCAGTTAATCTTATAGATTTGGAAAATACCGCTACTCCAAGGCACTAAAACATATATTAATTTAAGCTTACTTAATATATTCATAGTTATTTTTATGAGTTACTTGTTACTATAAGACAAGAGTTATTCTGTCGGAGGTTCAAAAATAACATGGCTACACCAGGTGTAACAACATTAATTAGAGATCGCTTCTACAGCGTCTC